TTAGATTGTATCAGCAGAGTCTAATCCATAAATTCTATCAAGATTAGCGACAACATGATCAGTCATAACTTCTTGAATAGAAATCATATAATATGCATTAAATTTAATAAACTTATTAATTTCGAGAAAATTATTAACTATACATGTATCTACACAGTTGAGACCTAATTTAATAATGAAAGGTTTTGCTTTATGTTCTAATACTACTAAATTTTCAATATTTAATTTTTCTTTATGACGATTAGGTCGTTTTGTAAGTATAAAATTATCGTGATCATCATAGTAGATATTAGGTATTATACCTATTTCTTTAATTCTATCTTTTACTAATAGAGCGTGATGTTTATTAGGGAATGCGAAAACAAGAGATTGTGATACTTTCGTTCTATCGTTAAAACCGAGAAAACGATTATTGTTATAGCGAACAGAATAGATATTTTCTGGGATGTTCATATACTATAAATTATAATATATATAATTCTTAAATATAGATATATTTATCTTTTTGAAGAGTAGGGAACTCACTCATGTTAGAAAATTTACCTTATGATGTCCTTAATGTAGTATGTCAATTATTAGTCGATCCCCAAGACTATATGAACCTTTATTCAACTTGTAAAAATACAAATAATTTTATCAAATATCATTGTCAGGACATCACAGTCCATTTAGAATATAATTCATCAATCATTTTTCTGCGTGAGATGAAAGGCTTAAAGAATATAAATATATTCCGAACTTATGACTGTTTTTTGGATTTTACACCTATTCTAAAAAATAAGAACCTCTCTACTATATATGTAAATAATCCAATAAATATTTTTAATATACCAAGGAATGTACTTATGTTCAATTCAAATGACCTTTTAATAAGTTATGAACAAGTTATAAGTTATAGTGATGATGAATATGAGGAAGATGAGTTTGATCATATTCTCACTGCAAAAGAATATTTTACTTTAAGGTATAATATGAAGAAATATGGTAAGATGAAATATGAATATAAGTATAAATATTATAATAGTAAAAACAGACAATTACGGAATAGTATTTAGAAAGTAAAAAATTTTTGTCTATAATATATAATACAATACAATGAGTTTTAACAGATTAAATTTTGATTCATGTGCTTATAAGCATAGTTTAAATGAGTCTATTGGTCCGGGTGAATATATGTTAGACCGTAATAATAAGTGTTCACCTTGTTTTGTTCCATCACCAACAGTAAATACTAATGGATATGGGGCTGCAATTTGCACAAAGGATCTAATAGATGTTGATTCAGAGTTAATAGGAATAACAAGAAAAGCATCAGATTGTCCCAGTAAGAAATATTTACCATCAGATAAGGCATTTTGTAAGACGACATTACCAAGAGAATGTAATGAGTTAGATGCTGAAGCTTGTCGTATATCTAATCCACCTTGCACACTTCGTTGCAGAGGTATTAACAGATGGGAGTGGTTATGTAAGAATCCCCAAGATAATATTTTTATGCCCTTTGATACAAATATTAACAATCGTCAATTAGTAAAACAAAATCATCGTCCTTGCGTTCCTAAACCCATTGATCAAACCTTAGCTCTACCTCCTTATACACAGCATCAACGCCAACTATTCTGTGGAATTGAAGCAGAACAACATCCTCTTAACTATAGAACTTGCAATGAACTAAGACAATATTAGATAATTACATAATACAAATAAGTTTAGAAGAAGAATCAAGAAATTTACTACCACCAATCATAGTTTCATAAGGTGGTTTATCTTTTATTTTTTGAATATATTTACCGTCAATAAAATTGATAGGAGTAATATCTTTAGGATCAATAATCCATTTTCCTCTAAGAAAATCTATACCAATAAATATGATTTCTTTCATAAAAGCATCTAACCAAGTTGCAAGAAATTCATAAAATTTAACTGTATCCATTGTTATTGAAAGTGTTTTGAAAAATTCTCTATAATTTGAAGAATTCTCATATATATCTTTATAATCATCCATAATTTGAAAGCGTACACTTATATATTCCCAATGCAATTTATTAGGAGATACTAATTGCTGTAAGTCTTTTTCATATTTATCTATATAAATTGAATCGTGTAATTTTGCGTGAAAGTGTTTTTCATACCAAGTTTTACCATATAATGCAATAGATAAATATGATAAACTTATAGAACTACAATTAGGTAAGCATATTCTTGCATTTGCATCCATTAAAGAGAATTGTTTAATTTGGAGTTCTCCAATATAATTCTTTTTACTAAACATCATAGAAATAATCATAATTGCAGTTCTAATCATATGATTTATATTAATTTCAATATTGAAATCTTCTGTAATATTACATTTATTTGGTAATTCAATATGATCTATAATTGCCATAGAGTTGTCAATAGATGAACAACTTGTATTATCTATCATTGGATTAATAGATATTTTCATACATCCACTTTGAGTACTTCCTAAATCAATTTGTATATCTACTAATAAATCATCACGAGAATCATAACGTTTTCTAATAGTCATATAGTAATTATTTGTAGTAGTTAAAATCTTGAAATGAGATTCATGATACATATTTATCATACATATCCATAATATAAAGAATATATGTTTTATACTTAATAATGACTACATTTATATTTGATTACCATGATATGCACAAATGGTATATTAATAATTATAATGATCCTGTTTATTTTGAGAGTATACCAAATACGATAGTAGGATATAGTATTTTTAGAACAAAGAAATATTCAAGACCTACAAAAAAACAAACTCTATTACCAAAGAATCATGGTTATTTAGATGATTTTATAAAACAAAATATAGGTTCAAATACAGTATCTAAGATTAGATATATAAATAATGAAGCTGAATATCCAAATGGAATATATTTATTATTCGATAAAAATGATAAGACAAAATCATTATATTTTGTTTTCCCTATATTAAAGCCAAGAACAATTACTGAATCTGTATTAACTGGAGATCATTATAGGTTTTTATGGGATAAAGGAGATTTAAATAAAAACGTACATATTCATAAGACAAGTTATGAAACAATCTATAGTTTAGCAAATATTGGTTTAATAAGTCATATTCCAGAAAATAATATTAGTAATTTAATTCCTTTACCTGTATCTGGTTATAATACAAATATCTTTAATAATATGAGTCCAGTAGAGAATAATATATTAGATATTGCAAGAAAATATAATTCTCCAAAAGGATTAATAGGTGGAACAAAAAAACCTTTAAAAACAAAAACTAAAACAAAATCACTTTCAAAATATGTATCTAAAGTTCTTAAAAAGTTGTTATTAGATATGAATATAACTTCAATTATATCATTTGGTATAAAATACAAAGATATGTATCATTTTACAGTATGTATTGAAGGGATTGAAGGGATTGAGAGTGGGAGTGATAATGATAATGAAAATGAAGATAATGAAGATGAAGAAGAAGAAGAAGATGAAGAAGAAGAAGAAGAAGAAGAAAGTGTAATAAGTGGAAATAGTTACTTAGATAAAAGAGATTTTCCTAGTGGAATTTCTTTCATGAATAAATCTAGTAGTTATACCGTATTTCAAAACGAATTAATTAAATATCTAAGAAATTATAGAAATTCAAATTATAATTCTAATTCTCATTAAAGCTATGGAAACAAAATAAAAAATATATTATATAATATAAAACACTATGCCACAAAAGAATGGTCAAGCTTATCGCTCATTTACAATTGAAGGTTCTTCTATCGGTTTTGATGGTGCAAAACTAATCTCTAAATCTCCTAGTGGTGCTGCAACTAAGGCTGCCAACAAACTTTTCCGTCTAATTGAGAAGGAATCTAAATATTCCCGTTTCAAGAGTGATTCAGTTGTCCAATTCATTATCCGTGAACAGACTGTAGGATCTGCCAAGAAATTCCATGCTTATGATGCCCGTAAAGTAAAACTTGATACTCCCGTTACTCGTGAATTCCCTAACAAGAAAGACCCTGCTAACCCTATCAAGTATGTTATTACACACAAGGTAAAGGTCAAAGCCCTAAAAGAACATGAATTACACACAGCATTAAGAGCCAAATTCGGTGGAAGTCTATAGATTGAGAAGCACTATTAGATATGTTATAGTAATTTGTGGGAATAAATAAGGGATGTATAGGTGTATTAGAACTATTAGAAGTTCCATTAGACTTAGTAATTTGAACGACAGCTTGAAGTTTTTCAAATTTTAATGGTTGTATTATTAATTTTTCATTAATAGATATAGAAATTTCAAATATATCTGTTAAAGACAATGTTCCTAATATAGTAGTAGTCATATTAGGATTCATTATATGTATAAGTAGATGTCCATACCATGGAATTTCTAATCCAGAATCAGCTTCAATATTTTGTCTATAACTGACATATATGTTCCTATCAATAAGAATAAAATCAAATGAGTGATATGATGTATTATATATAATAGGAATATCATTATTAAATAGTTTAGTATCAGCATTAATAACATTTCTAGACCATCCTAAATAATCTGTACCTGGAGAATTATGACAACGAAAAGTACAACAATAACCCATAACACTTGATAAATCCCCATATTCTTCCGTAGGAGTATTAGCATGATCTAATCCCCACATATGACCTAATTCATGATAAAATCCTACAGAAGTATCCACATTATCATATCGTATCCATGCTCTATTACCACCAACAAGACCTAATCCAATCGGACAGGAAGTAATATATTCTTGTGGTGTAATCATAAAAACATAATAATCTTTATAATTTTTATTTAAATTTATAGGTAATAATGTTTCCCAACTAGGTTGTCTTGAACATGTATAGATATCATTTTGAGTGCATGTTATAGGATATGGACTAGATACTTGTGAAGAAGGACTCATATAATTATTACCATTAGAACAATTATTAATAGAGTATGCAAGATCATTTAGAGTATTAGTAGGAATAGTAGCAGGAGGATTATTACTACCCAAACAATATAGAGGAATAATAAGTAATTTTACTTCAGGTGTAATATTTTGAGCAATAGTTACTAGGAACATATTCAGTAGCAACCATATTGGGATATGAAAGGAATTCATTGGTAAATAATAATAAAGACATTTTCTTATATGTCTTATAAGGTAAAAATAAGATAAATTTTTTTATATAAAGTATATAAATATGGTAGAACTCTATGCCTTTATGTCAATACTTGGGTTAGGTTATTTATTAAGTAAGACCAATAAAGAACCAGAGAGACGAGATACTCAATTAGGTACAAGTGAAATACCTACATCAAATACTATGTATGATTCTTCTTTTGCTGAAGCGGTAAAGAAGATGGAAATAATGAAAGGTCAAGCATCTTTTAAAAAAGCAGAGCACCCAGTAGAAACAGGTGTAATAGGAAGTCAATTTAGAGAAAATCGTAGTAGATCAGTCAAGAAGACAATCACAAGTAATTTAGCAGGTATAGAAATACCTGCAGATGATTTTGTACATAGTAATATGCAGCCTTTCTTTGGAGGAAGTGTAAAGCAGAACATGAATCCAATGGCAAATCGTGGTACTCTTGAAAGATTTACAGGTGAGATAGAGAGTGATATTTACATAAAGAAGAAGGAATGTAAACCTCTATTTGACTTAGAGAATAATATAGGAAATGTTTATGGTAATCCAGTACAGACGGAGTTAATCAAGGATCGTTATAATGAGTCAAGAATTCGTAATAATGAACGACCATTTGAACCTGTACATGTTGGTCCAGGTATAAATGATGGTTATTCTTCTCAACCAACAGGAGGTTATCAACAATTTGATGCTCAAGAAATGATTATGCCTAGAACAGTGGATCAATTAAGAACAGGTTCTAATCCCAAAGAGACTTATGAAGGGAGAGTATTAACAGGAATGGGAACAGCACAGCGTGGTAAGATTGGTGCTGTAGCAAAGAATAAGGCAGTATCCTTCTTTGAGAATTCTCCAGATAGATACTTTACAACAACTGGTGCTCAAATAAAAGATACAGAGAGACCGGAATATGATGCTAAATCTACAAATAGACAAAGTACTACAAAGGAATATAAGGGTGATCTTTATGCTGCAGGGTTTAGTAAAGCACCACCTGTTGATGGTGCTGTTAAACAGACAACACGACAACAATTTGAAGACTTTGGTTTCCGTAATGTAGATGCTGATGAGTATGGTAAAGGAGAACAATATGATTTCGGTAAAGGTAATATATTATGTAAGGAGAATGAGAGAGATTTAACTGTAGAGAAGACATATGAAGGTAATTTAGTATCATTAGTGAAGTCTATAATTGCTCCTTTAGAGGATATTTTCAAGAATTCAAGGAAGGAATATACGATACAAAACCAGCGTCCTTATGGTCAATTACAAGCAACATTCCCACCTAAAATTACAGTTAAAGATCCTAATGATGTTACAAGGACAACAATTAAGGAAACTAATATACATGATGCAGTTGAATCTGGAAATATCAAAGGTCCAACTAAAATTCTTGTATATGATCCAGATGAGATTGCTCGTACAACAATGAGAGAGGCGACCAGACCAATGGATACAGAACTAAATATTCGTGGTGGTACTTATAAGGGAACTATTCCAATGGATGATAAGGCAAATGTAACAACGAAAGAAACTTTAATAGATGGTGAGAGATATGGTAATATTGAGGGTCTTGAGAAGGTAGTTGGTGCTTATCAAACAACTGAATATGATGCAAAGACTACACAGAAAGAGTTCATTAGTGATAGAGATTACATTGGTGGTGCAGATAAAGAGAATGGTGATGGTTATAGAATTGCACCAGATGTAGCACCAGCGACACAAAAAGAATTTATTAGTGATAATGATTACTTTGGAGTAGCAGAGGCAGCTGCAGATGCCAAGAAACAGATGTCTTATGAGGATATAATGAATGCTACAATGAATGAATTACGAGAGGGTACATTAGTAGGACGCAATCCTACAAAGGAGAGTGTAAAGGTTGCTGCAGGTTTAGATTCAATGAATACATATACACGTAAGTTAGAGATAGATAATATAATAGAGAGGGAGAATAACAATATAGAACATATAATGAATCAGAAGACAACTTGTCCAGAGGATATAACAATTACGAAGGAGAAGGATCAATTAGAGAATGATGATAGATTAGATATAAATCTATTATCAGCATTACAAAATAATCCTTATGCCATTAAGCCATTATCATCTGTTTAATTATAGTCGTAGTGTACGGTCTGCGTAATTTTATTATTGTTTATTTTCTGTGTAAAATTCAAAAATGCAGACGAAACAAGATTTAAGTTTGTTATTAGATAGTAAAAAAGAGTATTCTCAAGAGGTTGTAAGAACAATTTCTCCTTTCATCCAAAGATATTTTAGTGATGTATACAAGTTAGTTCAAAATCAGAATAAACAGCATCGTTTAATTTTGAGAGAATTTCAAGATGAGATCAGTAAAGTTTCAAAGTGGGATGAAGAATATAAGAATAAAGTACATGATACTATAAAGTCAAAATTTAATTATATAGATAGTTTGATTAATTCTATATATGTAACAAGGATACAAATTTTAACAGCTATGAAAAAGAATGCTACAGATAAATTATCCTTAGAGATAGATACACCACAAAATTTTATATATCAGTGTTTTTTAAATACTGCAAGAGAATTATGGAAACAACCTCATTTATTATATCATAAAGTTTCTTCAATTGATCATCAGAAACATATGAATGATTTCAATGCATTAATATATAATTCTCTTAAGGAAACAATAAGACAATGTCTACCAATGAAAGATATAGTAGGTACAAAGTCTGTAGAAAGTATTAGTAGTGATGATAAGTATAGTTTCATTAACTATGAGAAAACAAATATAGGTGAAGTAGATGCTAATGAAATGTTTGATGAAGATAGTGATGATGAAGCTGATGATGAAGATGATGAAGGAGATGATGATGAAGAAGAGTTAGGAGATGAAGAAGAAGAAGAAGAAGAAGAAGAAGAAGAAGAAGAAGAAGAAGAAGAAGAAGGGGATGTTAGTGGTGAAGAATATGAAGATGAATTAGGAGATAATGAAGACGAATTAGAAAATAAACAAGAACTGGAAGATAAAAAAGAGTTAGAAGATGAGGAAGAATTTTCACGAGATATTGAAATAAATAAAGATGAAATTCTAGAAGACGATGAAGAGGTTGTAGGAGGTGAAGAAGAAGAAGAAGAGGTTGTAGGAGATGAAGAAGAGGTTTTAGAAGGTGAAGAAGAAGAAGAAGAGGTTGTAGGAGATGAAGAAGAGGTTATAGGAGGTGAAGAAGAAGAAATTGTAGTAGGTGAAGAAGAGGTTGTAGTAGGCGAAGAAGAAGATATTATAGTAGGTGAAGAAGAAAAAGAAGAGGTTGTAGTAGGTGAAGAAGAAGAAGAAGAGGTTGTAGGAGGTGAAGAAGAAAAAGAAGAGGTTGTAGTAGGTGAAGAAGAAAAAGAAGAGGTTGTAGTAGGTGAAGAAGAAGAACAAAATAGTGAAGAAATAAATATAGAAACAATTGTACCAAAGACAAAAAATATAGAATTAAATGAGTTTGAGGGAGAAAGAAAGAGTATAGAAATAAAAGGAAATGAGAATTTTCTAAGCGAATTTATAGAAAGTAATCTCGATATAGATAATATTACAGATAGTAATAATAGAGAAAAAGCTAAAAAGAGAATAGAGGATATGGTAGAGAATGAGAATATAAAGATATTAGATATAGAGAATGAGTTCTTTTAGGCAATAAAAATATAGTTGGTTTCTATAAACTAGAAATAAAATGAATAGTTTATATTTATTTCCAATTTTAATATCAACAGCTGTTTTAGTCGTTATATATTTAATGAAAAAGGACGAACCAGACCCAAGTAAGCGTCCAAATTACCCTATATTATTTGTAATACTTCTAGTATTAAGTGGTGGTATAGTATATGTGTTTGGTAATCAAGATGATACAATTAATATTGTAATGAAAGAAATTCATACAGGTGATCCAAATTTCTAAACATAATGCATAATTAGTAATATTATGTATATAGATAGTAGAAAATTGTATTATATTATAGCATTTATTCTAATATTAGCATTAGTATTTGTAGAAGATATTGATATTTTATATGAATCATATATGATTCCAGTAGTATTTATATTATTATCATTAACAATATTATTTATTTGTAGGGATAGTATTGGTATAGGAATGTTATTAATTTCTATATTTATTCTTGTAATAATTCGTTATTATGCTAAGAAACACTTTCAAAGTTCTTTCGCTTCATCCAATTACCAAGTTCGCTAAGTTTAAGTTTCATAAGATTATAAGATTGTAATATTTCATCTAATTCGCTATGTAATTTATCTATTTCAGTATAGAGATTAGTAATTTGTTTATCTTTTTGTTCTAAAACAATTTTAACATCTTTTATTTTTTTATAGTTTATCTCTAAAATAAATTGTTCATCTACAAGATCTGTCATAGAACACTCTCTCTTTCGTTTCCCAAGAATAGTATTAATGTCGCAATTCATTGGTATAAGTATTATATTATAAAGATTTAAATACAAAAAGACCTTATATCGGTTTATTTATGCGTCAAATAGAAAAAATAATGTTGTGATGATATAATAATCTATAGACGAATGAGATTACAACTAAAGAAATTCGATTTGTCTCGTATTAAAGATACGAGTGTAGTTGTGATGATTGGACAACGAAATACAGGTAAATCTATTTTAGTAAGAGATTTATTATATCATAATCAGGAGTTGCCGGTAGGAATGGTAATATCAGGTACAGAGGGAAGCAATGAGTTCTATGGTAAAATGATTCCGGGTGTATTTATTCATGAGGAATATACAGCTGAACTTTTAGAGAAATTTGTGAAAAGACAAAAGCTGATAACTAAACGCATGAGAAAAGAGGAGAGAATATATGGTTCTTCTAAAATAGATCCACGAGCATTTATAGTAATGGACGATTGTCTCTATGATAAAGCTTGGACTATTGATAAAAATATTAGGGCATGTTTCCTTAATGGGAGACATTTTAATGCTTTTTTTATCTTTACATCTCAATATGCTCTTGCAGCACCACCTATGTTAAGAAATAATATAGATTTTGTATTTGTATTAAGAGAACCAAGAATTAATGCTAGACGTAAATTACACGAGAATTATGCAGGGTTTGTACCAACATTTGATATTTTTAATCAGATCATGTCGCAGTTTGGAAATAAAATCCTTGGCTGCTAAAAGTTCTTTAAAAAGAGCTAGTAGGTTAAATAACCTGCAACATTTTCAAACTGCTGGAACTTCCTTATATATTCGCCAAACACTTGTGTTAAATTGTGTGAATTTGGAAAATCAGCAACCAATCCTATGACCAAGTGTCAAAAGGAAGGCTCAGAGACTGAATGGAAATGGGCATTTATAAAAAATGCTTAAGATACAGTCCGACAGACTAATGAATTTAGTCATAAAGTCGCTACAGAAAACTATGAATGCTTAGTAATAGATAATACTACAAAGTCTAACAAATTAACTGATCAACTATACTGGTTTAAAGCTGATCAACGACCAGACTTCTGTCTATGTGATAGATCATTTTGGCAAATGAACCACACTATGGATAGTGATGATGATGACGAAGAAGAGGAACTATTTGACATGGATGCTTTACAGAAGAAGAGAAATGCACCAGTTATAAATGTAAATAAGACATATATGTAAACTTATTTATTTAGTGGTCTAGAATGTGATTGTGAATGAGAACTATTCAATATAGACAAGAAGCGTTGTATTCTATAGTTACTACCGACGTTAATATCGTGTGTCTTGATAGGTGCTAATTCTTCAAATGTATCAATAATTTCACTAATGAATTTATCTTCAAGATTATGACGATCTAAGTCCATAAGTTTAGCATATATAGTAATACCAGAATACGTTCTGACTTTCTGAAAAAATATTGCATAATTGATATAAATATTTAATAAGTAGGAAACATTTAATCCTTGTAATATGGATGTATTGCAAGTCATAAAATCATAATTATTACCGACATTGGAAATAATATCGTGTAGAAGGAATTGGAGTAATTCGTGTTTATCTATAATACTATTCGCTTTTAATAGCTTATTAACAGTCTGTAATCGTGCTCTTTCTTTGCAACCGAGTAGTGCAATAATATTTCCCAAAACATGTTCAGGAAGCTTATCCATACTATTTAATCATATATTTATGTTGTAATATATGCATCTACTTTTTCTCTAAGAAGTATAATAATATGTTAAAATCATATTTAATACTTTTATTATTTATAGGAATGTTCCTTATTTTGAATGGAATATATGAACAAAAAATATCAAATGTGAAGAAGTTAGTTCGTACAGAGTATAAGTTTGTACCTCGTACTCTATATGATGAGGTGTTATCTAATAATGATGTACAATCTACATATAAAAATTATTTCAATTCTCCTGATCCATGGTATGGTCGTACTATAGGTGTAGATACTACCTAAATCTAGGAATTCTTCTAGTATTTTCTAATACAGTAACTTTTCTACCTAATTCTTGAACAGCACCGACAAGATGACCAACAATACTATTATAATCTACATAATGGAAATCTTCAATACCTAATGTAGAGTTTTCTTTAATAGTAACAGATTCTGGTAATATTTCAATAAGTTCTTGGGCAATAAAACCAACTCTATGACTATTATCAGTAGTAATATTGAATGAAGATGGTGATAATTGCATAATTTTATCAAGACACACAGCATTATCTAATCTATTAATATCAGTTTTAATACGTTTATCAGAAGCAGTAGCATAGTTAGTAGAAATTATAGTATCGGAAGCCATAATAGTTCCATTAACATCAATAGAATATTGAGGGAATGTTTTGTTTAATCCAATATTACCAAAATAGTAAATATTAGCATTACTATTCATTGCCCAAAATTCACTTCCAGCTATACTTGTACTCCCTGAAGTATTTGATGTATTTGAACGAGCAGAAACTAATGTATCAAGTGTATTAAAAGTGGTTAAAATTTCTGTATCTGTTATATCATTTTCTTTATCATAAGTTGATACACCGAAACCAAAATGTGCAACTTTTCTATACTGTGATTTACCAGTTTTTTGCACATCTCCATTAGAATCTAAAAAACTAAATCTTTTATATTTGAATAATTCAAGTTGTTCAGTATTAGAATTTATTCTAAAACCATAACCAATTTGATTAGTCCCTTTATCAGTTGGATTTTCATCTTTATTAATCCAAATATTCATATTATTACCATACATACCACCATTAGCAACTTGATGAGTAACATTTAATGAATTTTCAATAACAAGATTAACAGCATTAAGATTAGGTGCAAAGAATTGTCCAGTTAAATTGAAATCTCCTAATACAGACATATTTTTCATAACTTTAAATTCACTTTTATCAGTATTAAGGAGTTGTGATATAGTATTTTCATTAACAGTCATACTGCCAACATTAGTAGTTCTATCAGTATCTCCAGGAGATAATTTAAGTTTACTATTTGGAGCTAATAATTCAGTAGAGTTATTACTAGCAGATAAGGTCATAAATCTATTTTCGTGACGTGTTTCTCCAGAATCAATATTAGTATGATAAAAATTCACATCTTTACTAGGATCTACATGTAGATTAGTATTACCTTTACTTTCAAATGCTAAATCGGATGATGCACCAATTACTAAAGGTTGAGGTAAATTAGACATATTCGGATAAGAAACTATTTTACGAGTAACTATATCAGACATGACATTGAACATATCATCTGGATAATCAATTTGAGATACATTAGGTGAAAGAACAGATAAACTGGGAGACATTGATATTACTTTAATATTTATGTATAAAAAAATTAATTATATATTTTAAGCACTAAAATGAACGCATAAAAATTAATTCATACATCATATTCTTTGCACTGTTCATCATCAGGGTTTTCATCACAGAATTCTGCTAATGGATCTTTAACATAACCTTGTTCTTTTTCTTTTGTAGCATAATAACCAGTTGATATATCTGATACAGCATCCCATGCAACAATACAATCTATAGTATTTCCAATTAAAGCACATATATTTTTAGCATCTTCAATAGACTTTCTTAATTCCTTTCTTATTTCTATAGTTTTTAAAAGGAGTTCATCATGTTTTATATCATTATTATTATTATTAGATGCTTTAACATATAATACTCTTCTATCTATATGTTTATGTTGTTTAGTTCTTACAAATGAAAGTTTAGTAGTATTTTTTGTGAGAAATGTTGAGTGCATTTACTTATACAGTTAAAAAATTCTTATATATTTTTCAAAAATATATTGTATAAAAAATTCATAGTAACATTTACATAAAGAATCTGCCTCTAGCACGTAGACGAGCAATAACACTTTGAAGATTAGCCACTGTTCTTTGTAACTCTTGTACTTGATGAAGTTCTCCTGCTTCAACGTCTTTATATTTATGTTTTAAGTCAGCAAGTTTAGTAGTTAATGTATCGACTTGTTTTTGTTTAGCATCTAATTTAGCATTTAAGTCTCCAACAACACTAACATCGCCTTCTTTATGAGTATCTAATTCTTGTTGTAAAGATGAATTACTAGTTTCAAGACGTGTAACAGTATCTCTTAATGCAGGTAAATCTGCTAATTCTACATTTAGACTATTAACAGTTGATGTAAGAGTTTCTTTTTCAGATGAAAGAGTATTATTATTTTGTGTTAATACGATATTTGCATTAGTTAAAGTATCTTGTTGTTGTTTTAATGCTTCAATATCACTTGTTAGAGTTGCATTATCACTCGTAAGTTTATCTAGTTTTTCTTGTGTATCTTTAGAAACAGTTACATCATTACTTAATTCACTTTGTAATTGAATAATATCATCTATTAAAGTTTGATTTTCACTTACAAATTCATTTAATTTATCTTGTAATACATTTGAATCATCAGTTAATTGAGCAACTGTTTCATTAAGAGTAGTAACAGATTGTTCAAGTTCTTGTTGTTTAGTAACAAGAGTATCTTTTTCTACTCCTAAAGCTTCTTTGTCTTTTGTAAGAGCTGCTATAGTAGAATCTCTGGTAGAAATGGTTTCAGTATCAGTAAGATCATCAGCAGTTACTTTATTAACAGTATCTTTTAGAGTAGCTATTTCAGTGTCTTTTTCGGTTAAAGCCTTATCTAAATCTTCTGCTTCTTTAGATACTTGATCAAGACTATCAGTTAGATTTGTAACAACGGAATTTAAGTTTTCAATTTCAGAATCTTTTGAAACAATAGTATCTGTTTGTGTTTGATTTTCTTCTTTAAGACCAGTAATAGTCTCATTAAGAACATCAACACCTTTTTGGAATTCTGCTATACTTGCATTATATGTAGAAATCGTTTCTTTAATTGTTGCATTTTCAGTTGTTAAGTTATTAATTTCGGTTTTGAGTTCATCAATTTGACCTTCATATTCCTTTTGGAATTCCTCTAAACGCACAGCAAATTCTGCTTCAGTTAAAGTGGGGTCTGTTGATGGTTGATCTGGTGATGGTAAATTTGACATCGCTTATATATATTTAATTGCGATATTTTATGTGAGACTAAATAAACAATAATGAAATACATAAAAAAATCTATGTTGCCTTATATTTTTTATTTAATGCCCGTGTTACTAGTAATTATTCTATTACTATCAAGAAAGTGTAAATCTAAAGAACATCATAAACATCATAATCATAATAATAGATGTAATAGGTGTGATTGTGGTTTACAATTTATGGCAGGGAAAAGTAAATGCTATGATTGTGATAAACAATTAGCACGTCAATATTGTACTTCTTGTGATAATAATGGAGTACCTCAAGATTATTTAATGAGAGAATTATCTGTTAATAAACCGAATGCTAAATTAGGATATTTAGATAATTAGACTGCAATAAATCTAAAAATGCCAACGGTTATAAAAAATCAATAAATAAGTTTTATGTGTTTAATAGATTTTTAAAAATTATTCAGATATACTAAATAATGTTGTCTTATAGTAGCGCAAATTATCGTGAAAATCCAAATAATATTCGTATAAGAGAATTGATAGTAGAATTAAGAATTCTTTGTGAATTATCTTCTTTAGCAGAAGATGATAATAAATTGAAATCATATCTAAATGCCAAAATACAATCTGCTAAAAACCAATTAGAGAATATTTGATGCCTAAAATACTCTATAATTTTTGTTTATAGAATATAAGTATGTCGGTAGGGAAAACCTGTGGACAAGAACCTGTAACTATAACAGGACTTCTTTTTGAATTTATAAAAAATCATAAATACATGCTTGTTATATACTTATGTTTTCTATTTATCATGCCTATAAAAGATATAGGTATTCCGCATTTATTTGGAAAACTTATTAAATCTATTGAAGATAAAACAAGTCTTATAGTTCCATTAATATACCTTTGTGTAATTACAATTATTATGCATGTTGGATATTCTATAATTGATTTATTAGAAGTTGATTTAAGTCCTTTATTCCAAGCATTTATTAGACAGAAAGTTATAAAACATATTATAGACGAAAGTGATAATAATCTGAATGAATTAGAGAGTGGTAAAATCATATCTAAATTAATGCGTTTGCCAGTAGGATTATATGGTTTCTTAAATCAATGGAAATATATATTTATACCAAATGTTCTATTAAGTATAGTTGCTGTTGCATATTTCACTTATTATAATGTTACTCTTGGTGTACTATTACTATTACTAATAACATTTTCGTGGATAATGATAATAATATCTGTAAAAACCTGTTTAAAATATTCATATCCAAGTGAAGTTGCAGTAATGTATATGTATGAACAAGTTGATGATGTATTAAAGAATATGATGACTGTTTTAAGTAGTAATCAACAAGATCAAGAAATAGAAAATTTACAGAAGTTTGAAGTAGAATATAAAGATTATGTTAAAAAGACATTATTGTGCTCTCTAAAAATGAGATATATGGTAGTACCATTTAATATATTATACTTTGCATTTTTCATATATATAGGATATACACATGTTAAACAGGGTAAAATGAGAGCATCTGTATTTATTGCCCTTGTAATTGTTATGTTTAAAGTATTTAATTCAGTTTGGGATATAAGTGGTGTTATGAATGATGCTGCAACAAGATGGGGAATTCTAAAACAATCAATGGAAATATTTAATTATGAAAATTGTCCAATTGATAATCCAGATGGAAGGGTACATTCAAATGTAAAGAATGGTTTTTATATGAAAGATATTACTTTTAAGTATCCTAATACGGAGAAACCAATATTAAATAATTTCTATTTACATATTCCCAAAGAGACAACAATAGTTATATTAGGTGGTATAGGTTCAGGCAAGTCAACTGTAATGAAATTATTACTAAAACAATTAACACCTACAAATGGTACAATATATTATCAAGGTATTCCATATGATATGTTAAATACAGAGGATATACGAAAAAATATAGGATATATACAGCAACATGCAGTATTATTTAATCGTAGTATATTAGAAAATATAAGATATGGTCTTGATCCAAAATTTATAACAGAAAGGAAAATAAATGAATTAGTAGATACATTAGATTTACGAGAAATGTTTAATAAATTTGCTGATGGATTAGAAACAAATGTAGGTAAATATGGTTCAAAATTATCAGGTGGTCAAAAACAGATTATAATATTATTGCGTGTTCTATTACAAAATCCACCAATTTTACTAATGGATGAACCTACAGCATCTATAGATGAAAGTACCAAATTATATATTTATAAGATTATTGAGAAGGTTATTGCAAGTAAGACGGTTGTAATGGTTACACATGATAAATATTTATTGAAATTTGCTAATAGAGTAATAACAATGGAATCAGGAGAGATAATAAAAGATGAAAGTGAAAAAAAGTGAAATAATCTAAAAACAGATATAATATATTACAAATGAATTATCTATATGATTTACCGATAGATTTACAAGATAAAATATTTGGATATAAAGAACATATAGAACAAATTGAGAAAAATATAAGAACAATTAGATTGAATATTGACAATATATTCATCCAAAATACAAATAAAAGATTTAGTATTATGATTGAGTTACATATACGAGATGATATGATTTTTGCAGATTGCCAAGCATTTATTTATGATTGGTGGGGATATACTTGCCATAATATATTTAATATTCCTATGATGTATTATCCTACTACTAAAGATGGTTTAAAGAAACTTGCCAACATTACAAAAACAGTATATAAAGAATATATCAAAAATATTTATAAAAATGCTAAAGAAAATTTTGAGATTGTAACAAAATCTTATTATGAAATATCATTTCCAGATTGGAAAAAGTCAATATATTATAATAATCTATGTGAATCTGAAATAATAAAAATAGTTAAAAATCTAAAAACGAAATATATATACAAAGCATTATGTATCACATGGTTTCCAAATATAAATTTTTATGAAACTTCTGAAATTTTTAATAAGTATGAAAATGAAACACAATCATATTCTAGTGATAGTTATTGGAATAAATTTAGGATTGAATATACATTATCAGAAAGATTGTCAGAACCAATAGAAGAACCATTTAGTTTTGAAGATCTTCAATATATTCAAGAATGTTTTCCAACTATATATTCATTATTGGAAGAACATGGTAAATTATATTCACTAAATCGTAAAAATTCTGAATAAATACTAAAATTAGATATTACTAATGGATATTATTCAAAGACTTCCTAATGATCTCAAATATACAATCAAAGATATAATTATTGATTATTGGGATAAACAAAAATTTATTAGAGATAATATAAAGAAGCACACTTTTAAACTTGAGAAAATATTTACTAGGAAAAAAAGAGGGAACTTTAGTCTCTATATTTATGTCTATATAATAGATAATTTTATATATGGAAATTGTTTCACTGATAGTGGAGGTTATTGGTATGGAGTACGTAAAAATATAGTATGTATTCCAATTATGCCATTTACAGAAAATAAAACAGATCTAAAGAAACTTGCTAGAAACATGAAAGATATACTAAATGAGTATATAGTATATACTTATAATATTTGTGCAAAAGATTTTCAAAAAGCCTTTAAACATGAATATGAATTAGATTATACTGATTGGAAAAAGTCAATAATAGATAATAAAACCTGTAAAATTACTAAGAAAAAAGATAAACTAAAAACAAAAGATTTATATAAGGCTTTATGTGAATTATGGTTTCCTAATTTGGATTTTATGGAAAGTATAGATATGCTAAAAAATGATAATGTTTATATTCATAGAGATACTGACTTCAAACTAGAAGATGATTTGTATGAGATAGAATCATATCCTATTTGTGAACCATTTGCATATCGTGATTTAATTATGATGCAAAAAACACTACCTATTTTATATTCATTTCTTGAAAAAAATGATAGATTATATTCTATCTATATGAAATTACCAGATGATATATTTGAATTGATAAAAATGAATAAGAAATTAGAAGATATAGATAGTGAATACTGTAAAATACATAATATACATAGAGATGAGAATTTACATATATTACATACATTACGTGAAGTATTTATAATATATGACACGAATGATATTGAAGACAGAGAAACATACAATACTAAAGTAGAATTAATATTTGACAAATATTGGATACATGATGGATGTTGGCGTTATAATTGTGATTCTGGATATATAATATCACCAGATATGCGTTCTTTAAGATATAGCATAGAACTATATGAAGAAAGATTAAAACGAGATAAAAAAATTGAAACAAATAGTTAGATTTCTGAATAAGTACTAATGGATATTATTCATAAGCTTCCTAATGATCTTAAAGATACAATCAAAGATATAGTTATTGATTATAGGAATAAACAAAAATTCATTAGAGATAATATTAAGAAGCATAGTTTTGGTATTGAGAAAACATTTTATAGAAAAACAAGATGTTCATTTAGTTTAACTATTTATTTGCATATAAAGGACAATTATATATATGGAAATTGTTATACAAATTGGGGGAGTTATTGGAAGGAAGAAGAGAAACATATAGAATGTATTCCAATTATGCCATTTACCCAAAATAAACAAGAACTTAAAAAACTTGCAAGAATTATCAAAAATATACTCCATGAATATATAATCTATACTTATCACCATGAAAAAACAAATTTTAAGGAATCTACTAAATGTGAATATAAATTTGTTTATACTGATTGGAAACAGTCAATAATCAATAATAAAATATGTAATATTGAAAAGAAACAAAATAAACTAAAAACAAAAGATGTGTATAAGGGATTATGTGAATTATGGTTACCCAATTTGGATTTTATGGGAAGTATCAATATACTAAAAGAACAGGATGTTTATATTCGTGAAAATACACAATTTGAACTAAGAGATCACGTTCATGATCTAGGTTCATATTATATTTATGAACCATTTAAATATTCAGATTTAATTATGATGCAGAAAGAGTTTCCAATTATATATTCTCTTCTTGAAAAAAACGATAAATTATATTCTATCTATATAAAATTGCCAGATGATATAATTGAATTGGAGAGAATGAAGGAGAGATTTGAATATGTTGATTATAAGTATTATGAGGAACATATAGATACTATTCAGTATATATCACCATACAAAGAGATATTATATGATGAGAATTATATTGAAGATAAAGATACATTCAATAGTAAAGTAGAAATGATATTCTATAAATATTGGATAAGTGATGAATATTGGCGTTATAATTATGAGTCTGGATATATAAAAATACCAGATATGCGTATTTTTAGAGAAAGTCTATACGAATAAAAAAAATTGAAAGAAATAGTTAGATTTTTAGATAAATAAAGTACTAAATGGATATTATTCAGGATCTTCCGAATGATCTTAAAGATACAATCAAAGATATAGTTATTGATTATCGGGATAAACAAAAATTCATTAAAGATAGTCTAAAGGACCATAGTTTTTATATCCAAAAAAAATTTTCAAGGGAAACAAGAGGGCCATTTTATCTCTATTGTAATACGCATATTATAGACAATTTTATATATGCAAGTTGTTATACAGAGTGTGGTGGACATTGGTCGGGATGGGATAAAGATATAAAATGTATTCCAATTATGCCATATACAGAAGATAAAAGAAAATTCAAACAAATGGCTAGGATTATAAAAAGTATATTCGATGAGTATATAGTCTATATTTACCATTTAGGTAAAAGAAATTTCACAGAATCTACAAAATGTGAATACAAACTAACTTATACTGATTGGGAAAAATCAATAATTGATAATGAAATCTGTGAAATTAAAAAGAAACAAAATAAACTAAAAACAAAGGATATATATAAAAGTTTATGTGAATTATGGTTACCCAATTTAGATTTTATGAAAAGTATCAATATACTAAAAGAGCAAGATGTTTATATTCATGAAGATACACAATTTAATATGGAAGATAGTCTTCATGATATAGGTTCATATACTATTAGTGATCCAATTTCATATTCTGATTTAATTATGATACAAAAAGAACTTCCAATTATATATTCATTATTGGAAAAAAATGATAAATTATATTCTACTTATGTAAAATTACCAGACGATATAATCGAATTAATGAGAATGAAGGAGAGATTTGAAGATGCTGATAGTAATTATGATAAGATACATACAGGTACAAATCCTTCTAGATTATGTGATGGAGAGATAATATATGATGCTAATTTTATTGAAGACAAAGAGACATTCAATAGTAAAGTAGAAATAATATTTGAAAAATATAAAATACGAGATATAGGTTGGCGTGCTGATTCTGGATATAGATTAATACCATATTTAATAGAAATCATACAATATTATCTGCCAAACTATTATGCCGAAAATGGAAACTTAGAATATTAGATATTTTTTGTCAGATAAGGAACAAGTATAATTAACACACCATAAAGATATATATCGTTATAGAATAATGGTTTAGCTTCTATATACATTATTTCTCTTTTATATAATATGCTTCTTTTGACTTTCTTAAGATTAAAGGCATTATTATATGCCCATTTCCATATTGATATATCATAGAAATTTAAAGTATCAAGATGTTTACCTAAATAATATTCTAATGGATAATGTTCAAGTAAATCATCATGAGTAGCATGAATACATATTTTATCTTTATCAAATAACCATATTTGAAATCTATTTAAATCTAATTCATAAGGTATTCCTGTTTTTATACAAGTATTACGATCAATATTATTTCGATTTATAGCTATATTATTTTTTGTATGAATAAGATTATTCATACAACATAAACATCTTTGAAAATAAGTTGATATTTTAATATATTTAATATTTTTCATATTTTCAATTTCATCTCTAATCGTTTTGCTTGGTTTATATATAATTAACTTACCACTTTCAATTTTTGTATATTTTTTATCAAATAATTCTATATGTTTATCGATTATTTCATATGGAATTAGAATTAATAATACACCATATATATCATTAAAATTATCTCCATAATATAATGGTTTTGATTCTATATACATTAATGTATTATTTACAAGGGTTGTTCTCTTTGTTTCAATCTTTCTAAAAGCATCATTTACTATATGTTTCCAAGTATCTCTATTTGTAACATTATTCTCTTCTAAAGTAATTTCAAAATTATTATTAATAGTATTATCAAGTTTATTATAAGTTTCTTTATCAAATTGAGGATCAGCAGTAGTATGTATTATTCTATGATCTTTATCAAATACCCATATTTGTAATCTTTTAATATCTAATTTTTTATCTGAAATACCTTGTACATTATAATATATTGTATCAGTTTGTACAATACCTACATTGATATTATGTATCAACGGTGTTTCATTTATATTCATTACTATATAATTACATAAATTTAGAATTCTAAATAAATTTCGTAATAGTAAGTAAAAAAGAAAATGCCACCTAAGAAAATCACTAAAGGGCACAGTGAGAAAGTAGAGAAAGTAGAGAAACCAGACAAAAAACATGAAGGGAAACCAGAAAAAAAACATGAAGATAAAGAGAAGCAAGATGTCATTTCACATTTTGATAATAATAAGAAGATTGATGATATTTTAGCAAGACTAGAAAAATTAGAAGCACTTAATATACAGGATACACAGATTAAAGTGAATGACCTAAAAGTAAGTCTTGATAATTTCAAAACCGAGTTTTTAGATCATATTCCAAAACAATTTTATAAATTACAATTATCTTATGCGGAAACTAATGATTTCCCTACATTATCAAAGTTAAATGATTTAGTAAATTATTTCTTTAGTAAAAGAACACAATTTTTCCCTACTTTTGCTTTATGGGATTGGACAAAATATCAGAGTTCTACACAATATGTTCTTACAGTAAACTTTATATTTAGACTAGATAAACCAATTTCTATTTTTGATTTCAAGAAAATTCTAATGGACAATACAGATCAAAATCTTTATATTATTGCTATTGAAGATGGAATTTATCAATTAATTAATTATATTAAATATTATAAAATTGGTAATAAATTAGATTCTTCAAATCCAGATGAAGGTGCACAAATATGGAAAATAGGAGGAGATTCTACATTTATGTTAGATACACATATGAATACTGATCCGTTTATGGGTAGTAATAATTATACAGGTGATGTAAATCTCCAAGTATATTTTAAGGAACTTATTGATAATAAAAATTGGTTTAAATTATTTACTATTAAAGCATACTAAACCATCTCTTTCAAGAATTTGCTTTCTCCTTTCAAATATAATTGACAATTTCCCTTAAGTGGTATAATATTATCTTTTTTAATCTCAATAAATTCAATATTGTTTTTATGAATAATCCAAGGATTAAATAGGTAATTTTTGTTAGATCCCATAATATAGTCTATATAGTTTCCAATCCAAGGTTGAATGAATTCCAGTAGATCATCTGTATCCTTAAAATGTTTGTCTAATTTTGTAAAGAATATACGATTCGTATCTGCTTTATCATAAATCTTTTGGATTTCCGGAATATGTGTCATTCTAAATCTATTTACTACATACCAATAATCCATTTTGTAAGTTGGATCTGTAAATCGTTTTAGTCTTTCACTATATTTTTCATCTTCGGTTGTTGCTTTGAATAGCATTTCATACCATGTTTTTCCATAAAGTGCTATAAAACATCTTGATAAACTTATTTCTTTTCCATTTCCTAAAACTCTAGTTGCACTTCCATCTATGATATTTATCTGATTTATCCAAGGGAAATATTTAATAGCAATACTCATAACAGTATTCATAAGATATTTCAAATCTTTACCATTAATATTGTATTTATGTGAATAATATATATAATTCATATTAGCTGTTGAAGGATCACAAAATATATTTCCATTGGGTCTATAATCATCTCTTTCAATTGATAATTCTACACATGATCTTTTTGTATCACAAAGAATTAATTTATGAATAAATGGTATGCTGGTATTAAGGAGATATGTGGTTTCAATTGTAAGATAATAATTGGTATATTCAGTCTTTACAAGAGAATGAACTTGTAAAGTATTTGGTCGTGAAGACATGCTGATTATCTAATAGGATTGAGAGAACATGATATACATAATTTTTAACAATTCATTTCATATTTTTTAAAGTTGTATGAAGTTTATAAAAATTCTTATATTCTTATATTCTTATGGAAACTCTCTATCTGGAAATACTTGAATTTCCCATTGCATGGTAGTAAAATTGAATTGATATGAATTGCTAACCGTTTCATTTGTTATATCTTGTTCAGATTGGGTATAAACATATTCATCATTTTCACCTACAAAGAATTTCCAATAAACATATGTTTTATTAGCAATTATTTTACGAATATCGATAAATCTTATATTACTTAAACTACAGTTTAGATGATATATAAATGGTCTATTTTCAATTTTATTTAATTCATTTTGTAAGTTTGTAATTATATCATCTGGTATTTTTTGTGGTTTTATTTTAAGACTCAATTTAGTATCAATAGGTAGTAATGGTAATATTTTTTGATAAATAATATCATTAGGTATATTAGACCAGTTCATTACTTATATAAGTATATTATTTATGTTCTTATATATTTTCATTTTTTTGTATCCATTTACGATTTTCAATATTATAGTCCCAAATAGTTTTAATATTATATTCCCACATATTATCTACTTGATCTCCATAATCTTGGTATATGTATTCTGCATAATGATCACCTGCATGAAATCTAGAATGAACATATATTTTCTTTTCTAGATGATCTAAATTTTTTTTAATTTGTAAAAATTCTATAATTATAGACTCACTCCTATATATCGATACAAAAGCTTTATGTTTAATTTTATCTAATTCTTTTTGTAAGTTTTCAATAATATCATCTGGTATTTTTCGTGGTTTTACTTTGAGACTTAATTTAGTATCAATAGGTAGTAATGGTAATATATGTTGATAAATAATATCATTAGGTATATTAGACCAGTTCATCATATATAATAACATATACTAAATAGTCTTATATAATTGGTATTTCTGACCATATGTTTCGAATAATATTATTATTATATTGCCATATTCTTACACAAGGTGTTGATATTGAAAATATAGAGATATAATCCCAATTACCTTGTAAATCAATATAATATTTATACACATTTGAATTAATATATTTTATTGTTTCTATAGCTATTTCTGTTTCATTTCTGTAATATATTCCATATCTATGTTTAATTTTACTTATTTCTCTATTTAATTTTGTAATTATATCATCTGGTATTTTTCGTGGTTTTACTTTGAGACTTAATTTAGTATCAATTGGTAATAATAATAATATTTTATATATAATTTCATTCGGTAGATTAGACCAGTCTATCATATAATAAAATATACTAAATATTCTTATATCTAAAATATTTACATTTTCCATGAGTGATTACAATTTAGACAACGGATAAATAGAGTCATACTTTCATCTGCAGATCTTGTCTGCATTTCATAATAACTTGTTTCTCTCTTATGACATCTTGCACAACGGAATTGATCACTCATAGAGCATACATTTTCTGTTCCAATCAATTCATCTCGTTTCAATTTCATATCCATAATATCGTGCCATTGTTCTGGGAAAACATTTTCAGGTTTCATAAATGGAATATCATGAGGAAGAAACTCTTTAGCAATCATGCGTTCAAGTAGTCTATCATTACCTAAATATGAGGTTTTATCGAGATTAGATACTACTGATCTAAACTTATCATTATAGATATTTACAAATACAGGATTATCCCAGTTCTTAATAACTCCCTTACTGTTTGCATAGTCAATACACCAATTATAAATTCCTCTTTCAAGGTCAGTAGCATAATAGTCAGATACATCAATTTTGTCTTTAATAAGAGTCACAGCACTTTGTCTTACTGTAGTAGTCATAGTAATAAGTAATATAATATATATTATATTAATTCTTTATATAATTTCAAATTTTTTTATGATATAAACAAATTACAATTTGTCTATATATATTAGTAATGAACAACGAGATTGATACACACGAATTAGAAAGATTACATACAGAACTCAAAGATTTAAAGACTAAACTACGTATGACAAAGTCAGATCGTGATATGATAAGGAAATATACATCTCAAGTTAATAAAGATATGACAACATTACAGGATAAATATACTGAAACACTGCAAGAACGTGATTATTATATGTCAACTCTACGAGATGTGAAGAATTCTTACAATACTGAAATTACACGATTAAAGAAGGATAATGATAAACTTCTTACTGATTTAAATGCGACACAAAGAGAATATGAAATAATGGATAAAGAATATACGGAGAATAAAAGTGAATTACGAGGTTTAAATTTTGAATATGATGTATTACAAGTGGATTATCAAGATCTTAAAGAGAAATGTAATGAATTTCAGAATCAATTACGAGATGTGCGTAGGAAATTTCGTATAGCACAAGCAGATATTACAGAGAATGATAAATTCAGTACAAAACGAATGAATAGATTAGTAGAGCGTAATGAACTTGTAGAAACTGATAAAAAAATATTAACAGATCAATTACATTATTATGAGACTGACTTAGAAAAAATAGAATTATTATGTTTTTTATGCCGTGCTGGTGTTAAAACCGTAAAATGCACTAAATGCAAAGAAATGTTTTGTAAAAGTTGCTATAAGAATGTTGAAAGATGTCCTTTTTGTAGAAGAGAACCTCTATCAGTTCAAATGATGCCTAAAATACATAGTAATAGTAATATGGATATTAATACAGTAGATTTTAATGTAAGAACTCATAGATCTACAAGTCAAATACCAGAACTACTAACTGAAGGGGGAGAGGAAGAAGAAGAGGAAGAATCTGAATCTGAAGAAGAAGAGGAAGAAGAAGAAGAGGAAGAAGAGGAAATACCAGAAGATATAGAAATAGAAGAATTTGATCCAAATGGATACACAGAATTACAGTTGGAAGATGCAACCGAACTAATCTAATAGTTCATCGGTGGTGTTCAGATAATGAACATTAAGTTCAGGTGTTGTAGGTGATCTATTAGATAATATTTTATGAATAAAGTATTTTTCCATTGACACAGATTGTTTAGAATATATAACCAAGTCAGTAATCCATGGTAAATTTAATCCAGCACCACAATGGAATTCATTTGCTAGTAAGACTTGAAACTCTCCTCTATTATGTTTTTGAATAACTTTATCAATTTTACCACATAATACACGAGATCTTATATCATTTTTATAAAGCTCATCTATAATACTAAAGAACTCATAATCCCAAATACTAAATACAAGAAATTTTTTATCTTTACTATTTTCAATCAATTTAACTAATTGTTTTTCTTTATGAATAAGTTGTGAAGGAATAACCTTCAGCTCTTCATAGATTTTAACTACTTCATCATTACCGATAAGAGTTAAATCAAAATTACCAGTACGACAATAAGGACATTCTGTATAAACAGTATTCATAAATTTACAAACACATTCACTACAAAATAGATTGCCACAACATTTACTTACAACATAACTATTAGTTCCTTTAAAATTATTATAGCAAATAACACATGCTTCAGGTTCAGGATTATCTTCATTATTAATATTATCAATTTTCTCTTTTATATTTTTATAAATATTTTCATTTGTATTTGTTTCCAGTTTATATGTATCTTTCATATTTAGGAAATCAAAATTCATATTGATCAATGCAACATTATATTTTTTATTATTAATATACTGGCGTGTAATAGGTGTAATTCTTATATTATCATTAAAATGATTTAAACATTCGATAATATTTGTTTGAATATTTCTACCTCTAAATAAATTATCAGTTACTATATTTTCATCAGTTTCTACAGTAAAATATAATCTATCCATCCAATGATTTTTAAAAGCACTAAAATATCGTGAATACAATGCTCTAGTTCTTCTAAATTTACTCATATAGAATAATTTAGTGGAAGTTCCAGATACAAACCATATAAACTGATTATTTAAATATCTTTCCAAAGGAATTTTAATAGTATCTGCTTCATCAATAACAATTCTTTTGAAATTATAGTTTCTATGATTAATATAAAATCTATTAAAAGCATTTGATGTCAATAGACATATAGGATCTTGATCAGTTACTTGTTCTAGAGAATATGTCATTCCACAACGATTAATTTCATTAATCCAATGTGATTTAAGATAATTCGGAATAATAATCAATGTTGAATTGGTGTATCTAAAAGGTGTTTCATCTACATAACTTGTAATAGTTGCAACTTCACAACCATTAGTAGATATAATTTCTTTAAAATTCATATCATTATATGTAGATTGAATGAGGGCTAAAATGCTTGTTGTTTTACCACTACCCGATTTACTAGCAAGGACACCAAAATATGTAGATATAGTTTTATTATTAATTATATATGAAGGTGATTCCATATTTCTCATTTGATTTAATTCTCTTTTTTGGTGATCCCATAAAGTCGTATTGTTTCTAAACTCATAATCAAAAATAGGAGATGTATTTGTTAGTACAACCATTTCCGTTTATAATGCTTATAATAAGTATAATAATATATTTCAAATTTTTTCTAAATAAAAATATGACATAAAGATATATTATTTATAAATAATATAAGACATACCAATAGATGTCTGAAGTAATTTCATTGCAAAAATATTGTTCTCAAGGTAATTATATTGAATTTGTTATACTTGATGGAGAGAATATAACAGATATTCCAGATAATATGTTTTTTAAACTTCTAAATAATATGAAGAATAAAGGTTATGCATGTTTTCAGAAACATTATAAAGAATATATATATCGTAATATGGTATATGAAAATAATGATAAAAGTCAAATAAAAATATATAAGATTGCTTTAAATAATCATGATACATTAGAAAATGGATTAAAAGTACTAATATATCATAAAGAGAAACTACCCTATCATGTATTTCCTTCAACTACAATGCTTCATAGTATATGTTATGTAAGTAAAGTAATATTTAAGATTAATAATCGGATTTATATTAATTTTGAGAAAAGGAAATATGATTCAGAAGATAGTAATAATGTATCATTTAACAAAGTATTTATTAACTACAATCATGATGACAATGTAGATCTATCAAATATAGAGAATGCTCTAAATACTTGTATTAGTCAATTAGTTTAAGACATGTAATGGAATCCATTTATTAAATTTATCAGAAAGTTCGCATAACATAATAATTTTATCTGTAATATTTTTATCTTGGAATAGTGCTCTCATCATTTTACTAGTTTTAAGTGAAGGCATACAAGCAGTACTATTTAATTTATTATCAATATCATAAAGTTCATAAACATCAGGTTGACTTGTTTTCTTAACATAGAATTGTTTTTCTTTAAGTTGATTAAAGTTAGTTGAAATAGATCTTGTTAATGATGCCTGACTTTCTGTTGCCATAATTTTTTCTGTATCTTCCAGTAATAGGAAACTACTAACACTTTTATATTTTTTCCTCATAACTTTTTGGATTAGGGAGTCATCGAAATTGAGAAGAATATCTCTAAATTTAAGGAATAATGGTTTGAAATATACACCTCTACAAGTATATTTGAGTTGAGGAATAAATTCTTCAATAATATTTTCTAATTCGTCATATTTAAAATATTTTTTAACTTGAAAGATACATACATCATGTTCATCCGCAATATATTGATTTTTCAATAATGTATAAAGAATATTCATTCTTTTAACCAGATTAACATTTTCTAAAAAGTTTCCTTTATGTCCAATAATATCATTAATCATGAAAATCCAAGTTCCATCTTTATCTTTAACCATTTCTCCATCTAATAAAGTCCCATTAAACAGATCATCATCAAATCTAAATTTGGAAATAATCATTCGTGGATAGTAATAACCACTTTGAATTTTTTTATCTATAAATATACATTGATTTACAAAATTAAATTTAGTTAAATATAAAAGGTAAGGATTTCCATTTGTCCTTACACTAATTAAATGAGGATTGTTATTAAGTTTGCATAAAATAGCATCAGTATATCTTTCGTGATGCTTTTGAATAACTTTAAATTTAAATTGATCTTCAAGATCTTCAAGTACTCTTTTCTTTACATCATCTATCTTAATGTTATAGGCAATTTTATTGGCAAATGAAATTTCACCTAATTGGCACATAATTTATCTTGGTGGTACTTTATAATATATATAATCAAATTTTTATATGCTTTTCAAATTTTTTTAATTATTTAAGAATAAAAATTTTATGACATATAAGAAATGTCATTTTCCGTCTCCTTAAATTTAATAGATTCACTTGGTTATACAGGTGGTTCTATGGTTGCGTTTAATTCTATACCTACTATAATATCAGTATTGAAAGATAATGTAGATGTTTCAATGCCAGAAGAAAAAATAAATGTTGCTGTTTTATTTATGAATGTTATTGGCGGTTCTTTATTAATTGCTTATGGTGTATTATTAGATCTCATGCCAATATATATAACTTTTTCTGTAATTGTTCTTGCAAATATTATAGGCATATTTGTAAAAATAGGTTTATGTATATCAAAAAATAGAAACGAAATATTATACTAATCAGCGAATTGTCGTCTTGGACTTAAACATGTACGTTCTGCTTTAGGTGGTGGTTCATCACCTTCATCAGTACCACATTTATATGATTGGAACATAGTATTATATTCATCATATCCATCTAATCCACCTAATAATTTACCTCCATTTAATGTACTTTCATCTTGATATTTATGTATAACTAGGAAGTTATTATTTTGATCAGGTGGATCATTAAATTTCTTTCTATCAGCAATAGTTTCTTTAACAGCATTACGTGCATCACAAGCAATATTATATTCGTTTTCAAATTTATCATTAGGTTCAGGTAATACAGTATTTATTGTTGGCTCAAAGAATTTTTCGATATTATCTTCTTCCATTACATATTTAAATAATTCTTGTTTATGTTCTGCAGGTGTTTTAGTATGTTTAATGGCACTAATAACATTATCTTTAGAAGGTGTATCTATATTACTTTTTAAAGCAGTATAAGTATCAGAAGTATTATTAGTAGGTGCTGGTGAAAGATGTTCTTTACCAGCATTCTTTCTCTCTAAAATAGCATTTTTAATAAGGAAATGTAAAATCAGTATAATCAATATAAATAATATAACATTCTTAAAACCTGTGCCCAGCATTGGGATTATATTTATTATCTGTTAGAAAAAAATATATTGCTAATTATCTTATTAGAGTTATAGTTGTGGAACTCTAAGATTAGAAAAATCTCAATGTCTATTAAAAATGATTAATAAATCAAGATATTTAGAAAAACTAAAGTCATATTATAAAAAATATTATAATAAATATCTTATAAAATATCATCGTGTCTAATTTACATAATATTCACATAAGACTAATTATTAATCTAAATAATTCTTTGTTATACAGTATATTAGTATGATCTGTTTCATTAATATTTATAAAATTATAATTTGGAAATAAAAGTCTATTTGATTCATGAAAAGAAAGACTTTTAAATGAAACTACACCATCACCTTTTCTAGTTTTTATTTTATCTGGTCTTTTTAATGTTTTAAAGTCAATAGTATCATATATATATGAAAATTCAGTCTGTTTAGATAAACAAGATAAAAATATTGTTTTAACACCAGTATTCATATAAAATGTCTTTAAATATGGTTCAACATTATTTTTCCATATATTATATTGATTATTTGGTAATATATCAAAATATTCATTTACATTAAAACTTTTTGAATTTTGCTTATCAAATAGTATATTATCTATATTATTATAACCCAATAGATTTGGTAATGCTAATATCATACCAGAACTATTTAGAAGAACATTATGATATTTTTCTTTTAAGAATGATAATTTAGGTAAACCTGATACTAATGTTTTAAGTGCTATTGAAGAACCACCATAAGGACCACTTATAGATATAAATACATCTATATATTTAGATTTCCATTTATCATCACAATATTCTACAAGGAAAATATATGTTATAAGTGCTCCTATACTATGTGAAATAATAATACATTTTTTATTATTTTTTTCGTATGAATTTTCAATAAGAGTTTTAAGTTTGTCTATATATGTAAGTAAATATTCTGGACTCATAATTTTTCTAAAATCATATGGTGCTCCAAGTAAATCATCTTTAGAAATATATCCAATATTCTCTAGTCGATTTATTAGTGTATCATAATATTTATAATTATACATTTTGTTAATAACTTCTGTTCTAAATATCTGTTGTAACATCTCATCAAATCGTGTACAGTCTTCACATAAATTTCGAATACCTTCTATACCACCGAAATCATATACATCAATATTATCATCTTCATACAACTTATAATTTTCATCATATTTCAATTTAAATTTATCTTCCCAATCACTATTAAACATATTGAGGTTTATAAATGTATTTTTGGGAACAGATTCTATTATCGTTTTAGATGATTTTTTAGTAGGAACTATTGGTGGACAAATATCTACTAAACGAGAACCGCCAAATCCCGGAATTAAAATAAGTGGTTTTCTATTCAGTAACATATAGATATACTATCTTATACACACGAAAATTTTTTAAGATTACTTAGTTTTTGATTGAGGACACAAATAAACTCTATAGTTTACATCCTGAACAAAATGAGATTTTTTAGAATTTGGGAGACCAAAATAAGTATAAATTTTTGATTCAAGTATATCATAATCATCTAATTTAATATTATCTAATTTAATTTTTATATTTGAAGTTGATATAGATTTTTTTATAGGTACAGTTTGTTGTATTACAGTCGTTATAGTAGCATTTTTACGGACAATTAAATTTAGTTCTGGTCTAACTAAAGATAAAAAGGATTTTGAAAGTTTTAACAAGTTATGCATTTTTAAAAATTTTGGATTATTTTATACAATTAAATGAGATATTCTTATATCATTTTCTTCATGATATATGCATAAAGAGTTGTAATGTAAATGCTATTATACATAACATTCCTATAACTATTACTATAACTTGTAATATTTTTTGAAAATTATTACATAAAATAAATTCTGAATCATGGATTTTTACCAAAAATTTAACAAATGCATTTTGTGGATAATGACTTATTGTTCTACACAAAGGACATTCTATAAATTCTATACCATATCTAGAATGTACTTGTAATCCATTAAAACATTCTATATGATATTTATGTCCACAAAGTAATATTTTCATATCTTCATCATCTTCAAGATGTTCTATACAAATTACACATATTCTACTTCCACTAGAACTAATACTAGTAATATTATTTGATTCTATTAGGTTCTTGTCCATTATATGAATATAATTTCATATTCTTAAATTATAATAATATGGGAAATGCTTTATTTTCACAGAAAGAAGTAGGTTGTAGTAGATGTGCTTGTAAATATTATAGAAAATATAATGAATGGCCTGAAAAATCTAAATACAAAGCAATCTATAAACTTGAAATAGAAACAGATGATATACATACAGATACAGATTACAATGACCTACCTAAAGATATATCAAAATATTGGTATTGTACGAATGGAAATACCGATAGCGATAAAAAATGGAAAATACGATTCAAGGCGTGTGAACGTTGTGTAAGACATAATCCCAATATAGCAAATTATTTTGAATACGTTCCAGATGGTTGGACAGAAATGAGTAAATAAATTATCTTGTATAAGTAAAAAATGGATTATACTGATGAAGATGATGAACCTAAATTAACATATACATCACTTTGGATTTCTTTAGGTTTTGCTATATTAGTTATACCAATCTCTGCATATATGCTAATATCTAAAAATAAGAAATAAAAATTTGAAAAAGATTTATTTTGAATTTTACATATATTAAATGAACCCAATAGATATTGCACGTGTATTCAAATATAAATATACAATCATTCTACCAACCTATAATGAAGTAGAAAATATTGGTTGGATGATTGATAATATTGCATCTTCTATGAAAGGTTTCAATTGGGAAATCGTTATAGTAGATGATAATAGTCCAGATGGCACTTTTGTAAAAGCTCTTGATAAATCTAAAGAAGGATGTTATTTAAATAGAGTAAAAGTCACATATAGATGTGCTAAGTATGGTCTTGGTTCAGCATATAAACATGGTATGAAACATGCGACAGGTGATTGGATTGTATTAATGGATGCCGATAGATCACATAATCCCAAATGTATTCCAATGATGATAAGAGAACAAATGGAGAAAGAAGCAGATATAGTAAATGCTTCTAGATATTCACATGATGGAGGAGTAATAGGATGGTCATTTCATAGACAATTAATTTCAAAGACAGCTAATTTTATAGCAGCAATTCTTCTTGGTCTTAAAAGGAAAGATATGACAGGTTCATTTAGACTATATAATGTAGAAGTAATAAATGAACTATTAAAAAATATTAAATCGAATGGTTATGCTTTTCAAATGGAAATGATTTGTCGTGCCGAGAAAAAAGGATATAAGATAGTCGATTTTCCATATATCTTCGTTGATAGGTGTTATGGGAAATCTAAATTGGGAATTAAAGAAATAATAGGTTTTATTTGGGCACTAATGTTCTTGTTTCTATATAGAATTTAGATTTTAGCTAATCTTCCTTTACCCAAACCATTATATGATACAAATTTTTTATTACTATCCGTTGTGGAATAGTCTAAAGTATTGGTTAGACGGAAAGTCTCAAAATAGTCCGACTGCTTGATATTGCAATGATGCTTTTCAGGCAATTGGTGACTGCAACAAAAATTACTGTGGCAAAACTTACACTGAAAACTCATTATATTAATTTTTTTTCGGCAAAGGTCTTCATCACATCTTAAAACTTCAACAGGCATTTGTATACTTTTTGTTTAGTAAAAAAATATTCTTATATAGTTTTATTCATCAAACTTATCATTTTCATCATCAACAATGAAACATTTTCCTATAAGTTCCAATGTTTTAGTAGTAGAAATTTTATCATTTTCAATTTCATATAATTGTGATTGATAATATTTAAGTCTTTTTTTAGCTTGATTAGGGAATATACTAAACTTGTCTTCAATATCTATAACGAGTGATTGATATTCTCTATCTTCTTTTTTATCTCTTAAAATTCTTCCGACAGATTGAATAATATCAGATTTAGGAGAAGCAAGTATCATAGTATTTAATCCAGGTTTATCAAATCCTTCACTAACATATGAATATGTTCCTAATAGGACTTGTTTATTTTCATTTTCTTGTAGAACTTCTTGTTTTAGTCCTCCATAATATAAACCACTATCTATACCTATTTTATCTAATAATACTTTAAAATATTCTAAATGATTTCTTCTATCACTTAATATAAGTACTTTACGATTAGGTTCTTTTTCTAATACTTCAATTAGACATTCAATAACGAATTCTGATCTTGGATTAAAATTACATATATTATTAATCATACGAGACATATTAGGTTTTTTATTAAACATCATATATTCCCTACTATATTCATAGTTAGGATCATAATATTCTTTAAATATAATTTTCATATTATCTTTTTTTTGAACTCCTTTATGTACAATATCACCTATATGCCACTTAAAGACTTTAGTTAATCCATCTTTTCTATTAACAGTAGCAGATAATCCAAGTGAATATAAAGTTGTTGCTTTATGAAATACCCTTGAGAACACTTCTGCTGAAAAATGATGTACTTCATCTCCTATCATTAAACCAATTCCCTTAAATACTTCAGGTGGATATTTTTTCATACTAAGACTTTGAAGGGAACCAATTACAATATCTTTATTTTCTACATCACAAATAGGACCTTTAATAAATCCAACTCTTGCTGTGGGAAGAAATTGTTGAATTCGTTCTTTCCATTGGTCTAATAGGAATTCTTTATGTACTACAACAAGAGCTTTTTTGCCTAACTTAGATATAATATAAAGTGCTAATACAGTTTTACCAGATGCACAAACGAGATTGATAATACCACCTTGTTTATGGGGATCATTTGCAGCTTTCATATAACTATCAACTGGTCCTAATTGTGTATCTCTTAATGTTCCATTAAAAGGAACATTAATATCAATAAGATTATCATATAATTTATTTTCATCAGGTTTGCCATAATGTTTTAGACCATATGCTTTAGGAATATAGATTTTCTTACTGCTTTCAATATATACAGGGAATGTAGTATCTACTTTATCACCACCCATATCCATCATATTAAATGGTTTAACAGTGAGTTTAGTACGGAGTTCAAGTAATTCATCTTCAGTAAGAGATGATTTAGTAATACCATAACCTCTATTTGTTAAAGAAGTCATAACTATATTATAGTATTTGTTTAAGTCTTAAATAGATTTTATCATCTTCAAATTTTTTATATGCCATAATATTAATATAATTAACGATGTATGATATTAAAATCTTAGATATTTTCAAAGTTATTGTTCTATTATACATACTTATCATTTCTTGGGTTAATGTAGATTACTTAAAATTTATAGATAATCCATTTGTTAAAATCTTCTGGATTGGTACTATATTATCAGTATTATTACTTGTGGATATTGTATTAGGTATTGTATTAGGTATTGCTTTTATTATTACAGTAGTTAAAGTTGATAATATAACATCAGTAGTATTAAATTTACCTATATATGAACAGAAACCATCAACCGAAGTAGAATTAAAAATTCAACATCATAATGATGAACGGATTGATAATAGTATGGAAAAGAAATATGAGATTGAAAGAGATGCTGTAACAGATCCTAAAAGGGATCAAGGAGAGCATGAAGATCATCTACATGAATCAGATGAAATAAGACATCATCCACATGAACATCCTCATCAACATCCTCATCCACATACATTTCAATATCCTGTAAATGTACCTGTACAACAACAAGAACCACAGCATATACATCCTGTACTTCATAAAGACCAACCACAATGTAAAAGATTAGAGGTTATGTCAAGTCATCAAGAACTTCCAACAGAAAAACATAAAGTAGATCATCAAATAAGACATTGTCAAATAACACCACCAGTTTATACAGAAGTAGAACCACCAATTGATCAACCCCGAACACAACCTATAACACCAGTCTCAAAAATAAAGGCAGTAGAAGTTAAAGAAGTTAAAAAAGAATCTAATGTAAAACATCCTGCTAGAGAATATCCAGTAACAAAGGAACTTCCACAAAAGGAAGTACAAACTCAACCACAAGAGATAAGTATGTCAGAAGAGGATGCACATAAAGCATTACAGAAATATATTGTAGATGATTATCTGCAAAAAGCATCTGTAGATGGTATAATTCCAGAGAATTATGATGTATTCCCTAATCCACTTGGATTACAATATAATATCCAAGGAATAGAAAAAGATATAGTAGGATTTAATTATACAGATTAGAAACTAGAAAGTACTAATAGGTTTTTTAGGTGTTGCAAAATATACTATAACTGCTGATATAAACATAAATACAGCAAAGAATAATGTGTAAATAGTGATGTATGTTAAACCAACATAAGATTTATCACCTTCAAAGCAAGTTTTTTTGTTATTTGTATATAGAACAATAAATAGCGAATAAGCTATTAAATATAAACATATTAAAGCAACAAACATACTAGGACTATATCTAAATATAACAGCATATATAACAATAGTTAGAGAACCTAAAAATATTAACATAATATTAATAAATTGAGTTCCTAATGGTGAACGTGCAGGTTTAGTTGCTACAGGTGCAGGTGCAACTGTTGTTGTAGTTGTTGGTGTTGAAACTATAGAAGTTGTAGTAGGTGTAATTGAATTTGGAGAACTAGTTGATATTACAGTAGTAGTGGATGCTGGTGTCGTTGTTGACATTTTATTATTATTATAGTTAGACAATTTAATTTTGAATTACTTTGAGCAATTATTATTACCATTATTATTGGAAATATCACCCCAATTATACTTATTCCAATCAGTATGACTTCTATATGTATTAGCGTATAATAATACGAATACTATACCTATATAAATAAATACTGCAATACCAGATAATACATAGAAAGCTTTTTGTGCTATATAATTATTTAAATTATATGTTGCAAATACCATTAGAATAATAGCAAGTGCTACTGTTAATAAGAATAGATTTTTATAGAACTTTAGTTTATTTGTTTCATATTCATACATCTGTGCTTTTTGTTTACTAATATAAATCTTATTCTTTAATTTATTAGTAGTGTCATCTATACGAGATTGTTCTTTTCTTAATTCCTTATCAATATATTTATTTGTATTATATATTTCATTAAAATCATTTAATCTATGACTTATTCCAATATATTTGTCAACTTTATCTTCTAATGATGATTCTAAATAAGTTTTAAATTCAGAACTTTCGGCAGAATATGTATTTGCAATATTATTTAATGCATTTGATTGTTGTACTGTAGTAGATTGACCGGCGGGAACCATCTGTTGAATATCACTTAATAATGATTGTAATGTTGGATAATATTGAGTTATTTGAGCATTACCACTTGACATGATTTATTATATTATAATTATATAATATTTTGCGATCTCAAGATTGCAATAGTTGCATTAATAGCAATAGCTAATAGAACAATTCCAGATACGATATAAACAAATTTATAAGATTTCATTAATATTAAACCTATAATAATACCAATAATAAATAACATTATGACGATTGTAACAATTAAATATACCTTTGTTCTTCTAAGTTCATCATAAGTAACAACTTCATTATTAGAATAATTTGTTAAATTATTTTGCATTAGAAGTGCAACATCTTTTGTTTCATTTAAAGTATTAGAACCAGTAACATTTTTATTTGACATATCTTTTATTTGATTATAATATGTTGTTATAGATGATACACTACCAGATCCGTCTACATCTAATATATTTTCATTTTGTAAAAGTGTTAATATACCATCCATAACATAAACCATCTTATATTTGATACTCATTAGGTCAGCATTAGACATATTTAAATCAGATTTGAAATATGCTACTTTATTCTGATCTGCAAATACTAATAAGAATAATGTCATAAATGTGTAATAAACAAATACATACTTAATTAATATATATGCTCTTTTATATTTAAAATCAGTAGCATTTTTAGTTAATTTCAGAATATGTAAATAGTATATCATAGGATAGAAAAATTCCATAATTTTAGGTACTACTTGATTTTTAAAATCTCCAGCATTAAATTTAATGTTTCCTGTAATTGTTCCAAACATAAAAAAACCGTTATCTAAATTCTTCATTTGTGATTCTACTGTATCAAGATCACTCCAATCTATAGATGAATTAAATATATTAATAAGTGCTGTAGTTAATGACATATTTAATGGTATATCAACAGTAGTAAAACCACTAATACTTTTAATATAAGGAATGAAAGATAGGTCATAGCAAGCACTAAATAATACATTTAAATAACTCTTACTTATATTTCCTACGTCCGTATCATAGGGACTTCTAAGAGTATCATTATCTAGGAAATTCTTAATATCACTTGCATAATAACCAGTTATTAATTTAGTAATAAAAGTATTAATTTTTTTATTATCTGTACCTGTAGATCCATTACTAACGACAGTGTTAATTTTTGTATGAGCTAAAAAAGCATCAAAATCAAATATATCAGTTATATCCTTATTATCAGATATTCCTGAATAATTAAATTTGGATATTATCGTCATTTATTATATGAACAGATTTTTTCTATTACACGCAACATCTGTAGATAAAATATTCACCAGCCGAAGGACTAACTCTTGTAATTTTAACTAAATTACCTGATTTAATACCATAATATTTTGCTACTGGATCTGTTTTTAAAATATTTGGAAAATGATGTCTATTTTTAATATTATGAGATTTAACAATTTCTTCAATAATATTTTCATCTGTAATAACTTCATGTTTTGGAACTAATACATGTTTGGTAATATTAAATAGAACTTCACGTAATTCAAAAAATTGCATTACTATAGGTTTTTCATTTTTATTTTCAATATTATATTTCTTCTCAAATTCATGAATTGATTTTAAATTATTTGTTGTAAGTTTCTTATAGACTGTTATATATAAATCAAAGTCACCCTTTTCTACATATAATTTAAAATCGGGCATTCTAAATTGTTGAAGATAATATATAATTCGTACTTTATTACCGATATCAATATTAAATACTTGTTTCTGTGTAAATGCTGATAATTCATTACTACTAAAACTTTTGAGAATTGTAAGTTCATCATCATTCAAAAATTTACGATCAATTAACATCTCTTCAATAGTCTTAAAACTAATACCAACATTTTCTTTCCAGTTCATTATGTTATTTATTACTTACTTATATTTTCTTTATACTGTTCAATTTTTTTTCATAAATAATAAATAATAAAAATTATATAAAATTCTAAAATAAAGTTTAATCATATTCATCTTCAGATGCTTATAAATCGTAAAATTGATATTTTACGACCCACATGAATGGTTTGACCCTATCATTTTAAAGGGTAGGCACCAATACCCTATAGGAACTTTTAGAACTAATAATACCATTTTACTACAAGTATCTATAATGAATTTATATGTATCTATAATAAATTGTATATGCTTGGTTATCACATAAGTACCATTTATTATAAAATATTAATTATAAACACTTTGAAGTCTTGAAAGTTCTATTTTTTACTATGTTTTCTATCAACGTTCCATAATCTAATATATTAGTCTTGTCTTTATATGGTTTTCATTTTAAAATTTCTTTAAGTATAAAATTCCAATTCATCTTCAGCACCAAAATCAGCTGCTGATGATTTTAATCTATAACCAACCCATCCCTTTAACATTTTCTTTTTAATAGGTTTTCCAAATTGTTTTTCTATATAGTTCTGGAAATCCGTTTTTCTCATAGTTTTATCAATTACACCTTCTTCTTTTAACCATGTTTTAAATTCTATAAATGCATCTGTAATAGATAAGAATCCTGTATCATATCTTTCAACAGCATTATCTAAGAAATCTGCTATAATATCATTGCGTCTTTGATATTCTCGTGTACATTCTAGAACTTCATCTGGTTCTTTTATCTTTGGTGAAGTAACCAATTTCTTATATATATCTATAAGCATACTCATAAATGGTTCTTTCCAATCATCAAATCTTTTAGATAAGTCTGTATCTATTGGAAATTCATTTGGTTTATTAGGATCTGGATTTTCACAAAATCTACTTTCAAACTTTACTACACGAATACGTCTCCAAGTTCCTCCATCGTCACTTGGAACAATTGGTAAATGATTACAGGTGAGTACCATTTTGAATTGAGGTTTAAATTCTGATCCTTCTCTATATAGACCACGAGCATATAATTTGTCACCACCAGTCATTTCTTTCATAAGACCAATATTAAGTCTTTCATTTTCACCAGGTTCTTGAAGACAAGCAAAACGTTTAGATTTTGCACGTGCAAGTTCAGGACTTGCAGAATTCGATGCTGTACGTTTTTGTGTAAGAAGTGCAATCGGAAGAGTACAACAATATTCTCCAAATGCTTTCTCAAATAATTCTAAACACTTAGATTTTCCATTGGATCCGACTCCTGTCCAAACATGGAATCGCTCTTCACGAATATTACCATGTAAGAAACTGGCAAGCAATCGGAGTACATATGCTCTTAATGCATCGGATTGGAATACTTGTTTTAGGAAGATTTCAATATCTTCATTAATAGGATTATTCGGTTCATATTCTATATAATTATTACCAGTACTAATAGATATATAATCTTCTGGACGTCCATCTCGAAATTCCATTGCATCTAAATCATATACACCATTCTCAAATCCAATCAAATGTGTATTAGTATCCATATTTTCATCTATTTTTTCTATATTAAATAGCATTTGTGCCTCTGTCATAATACTTGCTTGAAAATTTGCCTTTTTCAGTTTATTAACAACAGCATGTAACTCTTGTCCTAATTTATCAAAACGATCTTTCTCTTCTTGATTTTCAATTGTTGTTGCACGCTGAGCATAAAATAATATGGATTTACGAAATTCATGGATTATTTCTGTAGGAAGTTTTCTTTTAAGAGCCATTCCATCATCTGTAAGATGCCACCGATGATTTTTAAATATATACCATAATCTATTACGAGAATCATATATGAATTGATGGTTATGTAGTTTTTCTACTACCTTTGCTACATCATATTCTGTACCACTCCGTGCTTGTCTAATAAGTTCACGTAATTCTGATTGTACTATTTCTGCATATTGTTCTGGACTATCTTCTTTTGCCCAGAGATGTAATGTTCCCATACCTAAACATACACCATCTTGTCGCATAAAATTCCAAATCTTTTCACATTCACCATCTTCAAATTTTCTAGATCTTTTACTGAACTTGATCCAGTTTTTTAGAAGGCGATGATCAATATAACGTAAACACCAACCTACACGAATCCAGTCATTATAATTATCAGCTCTGTCTATACTTAATAAATCCACAAGAGATTGTGCAAGTTCATATTCATCATGTATATTAGTGTGACTATTCTTTGTTTTGCTTAAAATACAACTTTTAAGATGATTTTGCATTTTTCTCTTATTTACTAATTCTTCAAACTTAATAATATCTTCTTGTTTTTCAAATTTTATTTTTGTCTCGACATATTTATTTCTAATTGATAGGATTTCGACATAATCACTGTGATTAGTCGATACATTTTTCTCTTCTAAATTACCTGTAGCAGTATCATATTCATAAATATGTGTGACAACATATTTATCTAAATGTGGTTTCTTACTACCATACATTTGCCAATTATTTCTTTCTATTACTGCTTCATCTACTATATCTGTAATTTTATTTTTTAATTTTAAATGTTTTAGTGCTTCATTAGTTTCTATAAGGATTTTATCTCTTAACATAAATTGAAATATTGGACGTGTTACAATATCAGGAATTACTATATGAATACCGTCTTTGATTAAACCCTTTTGAACTACAGGGTTAGGTTTCTCCATTACATACAATGTAATCGAAGGTTTATCTATATAAGCCTTCAATGCGTTTGAATAAATTTTTACAATATTTTGGAGATCACTTTCTGTATATTTTCTTACTACAGCAGTGTTCTCTATATATTCAAAACGAAAATCTAAATCTATAACAATGGGACCGATGTCTCTATGCTTCTCCGTCAAATAAAGATCGGCGTTCTGCAGAACCGATGCGTTGTACAATTGATAGAAACGGGCACTTTGATCAGGGTTAATATAATATGATGCAGTAGGATCATAAATACTAGTATGGGTAAATTCTTGCCCTTTATGTACAATACAATTCTTTTCTAAATAATCATACAACGCATTTCTTTTGTTCCGGGAAGCGTCCATTATTATTTCTTTGGATTTTATTTTTAAGTTGTTTAACAACAACTTTTATTACTGATAATTACACCATAAATATTTCAATTTTTTATTTTTATACACTGTAAAGTGCTTAATTAAATTCTAAATATATTTTTGATTTAAGGAATGAATTCCTATTAGAAATCATCTTGAAAAATATATATATTATACTATAAAGATAATGCCAAAGCAGAAAAAACAGAAATTATATGGATTAAAAGGAGGAAAGTTTATAGGTTCAGGAGGATTTGGTTGTGTATATGATCTTACTGATTTAATAGCTTTTTGTCAAAATACCAATAATAAAGCAATTTTATATTTAGATACTATTGAAAAAAAAGGTAGAATGAAATCAACATTACGATTTAGTCCTAGTACTAACAAATTTAATGGTAGTAGCGGAGGGAAAAAGAAAAATGTAAAAGGTGGTGGAATAATTGGTGACTATAAATTAGCGGAGGATGATGTAGTTGAAAATATTAATGATATATGGAAAAATACTAATAGTAATAATAGTAAAGTAATAAAAGTACTTATAAATGAAAATGACTATGAACAAGAGATAAAACAATTATGGTTTATTAGAAAGAAAATTGGAATCATATTCAAAAAATTATTTCCAGATTTCTATGAATATGGTAGAGTTGAATTTGATAAAAACGTAAATTTAGATCCATATTTTCCACAATGTGACCATTTTAAGAAATTAGAAAAACCAATATTATATTTTATTGTTATGGATAAATTATCATATTCTTTACTGGATATGATTAAACAAGATCCTAAAAGACTAACAATAGAATTTTTTCTTAATGGCATTAAAGACCTTATATTTAAAATGAAAATTATGCATGAAAGAGGATTTATTCATTGTGATATTAAACCCAATAATATTTTGGTTAAAGAAGATGGACAATTTATATTTACTGATTTAGGACATACATTACATAGATATACTGTATTAACAAAAGGTTCTAATGTATCAAGTCCTTCATATACAATAAGACTAGGAAAATCACAAAGTAATTTCCAAAAACTATTTCCAAAAACTAATGGTGGTAGTAATAATAGTAGCATAGGTAAGCAAAGTAATAATATTAAAACGATTGAAACAGAAGAAGATAAACTTTTTGGTAAAATAGAAACTGAGCAATTATTAGAGTGCCAGAAATATACTATATGTAGTATACTTAAAATTAAGAATATGGAAACTCTATTTAAGGAATTAAATAAACTGAGAAAACAAGATACATTTTTGAAATATAGTAATTCTGGTATTAATAGTAGTACTAATCCATGCGCAAAACAACTAAAGGACTATGAACTTGTAACTTATATAGATCAATATGCTATGGCTATTACTATAGTAAATTTCATTATATATTTCAAATACAATCAACCAAAAAATAATAGTCAAATTAGCAAAAATAATAGTCAAATTAGCAAAAATAATAGTCAAATTAGCAAAAATAATAGTAATAAAGAAAATAATAATAATACAGAAAATAATGACAAATATATGGCAGAATTAGAATTATTTGTTCAAGAGCTATTTATTAATATTGCTTCAAATTCATTAGAATTGACTTATAGTAATATCAATGACTATTCGAATGAATTATGTAAAGAACCAGATCATATTACTACTGATAAAGTACAAGTAGTATTAAAAGAAAACCCAGAATTAAAACCAATGTTGCAAAACTATAGACCAAGACAACAAGTTGCATTAGCTCAAAACGTTAAGAGACGTGCTAATAATGCAAGAGCAATAGCAATGGAAAAACAAGCAGATTTGATGAGAGCATTAGGTATGTAATTCTGATTTATGAAAATCTCTTATATATTCATCATATTTCTGTAAGTATTCGGTTTGTTCGTTAGTATCTAATTTGGATACTTTTTTATACAATAAATCCAAATGTTTTTTCATTAATTTTACAAGTTTATCCATAGTTTCATCTTTACAAATAGACTGTGAATATAGTTTATCTATTGCTCTTCTGTTCATTAGCATTTCTGCTTCTAAACATTTAGGATTTTCATCATCCATTATTACATATATGTAAATAATATGTCTTATATGGAAAAATTATCTATAAGTATAATAAATCGCAAATGGCTTATAGTAAATTATATTGGCTTTCTGTTGCTCTAGTTGTTATAATTACTGCTTCATTAATTTTTAGAGCGTTTGAACCATTTGATCAGAGTCTATCATATGTTACTACTGTAACTTCGCAACAAAATATTAATAAAAATATTACTGGAAGTTTTAATGGAAGTTGTTCATCTTGTGGATTGGCTCTGAATGGAAGTAATTATGCTATAAGTTGTAAGTGTAAAGATAAGTCAGGAAAACTACAAAATGCTAATATTACTTATCCAACTTCTAATACTAATCCTAATATTGCTAATTGTAATGGAAATTTAGCATTAAATGGTTGTCCAACTTCTTGTTATGGAGCAAAACCTGTTAATGATTGTAATACTTGTCAAAAAGTAAAAGATGCTTATAAAGCTAAAAATTGGGCAGTAAATGCGAATCTAATTGATCAATGTAAATTTGGAATGTAAGCTATTTTGTAGTAGGAGATAGTGGTCTATATAGAATATCACGGAATTGATTTACTTCATCATCTTTCCCCATATTATTACAAATATCATCATATTTGTGTTTTAACATAAGAATTTGGAAAAGACAAGAAAACATACCACATTCTGTGCCTTTATATTGTTTTCTAACTTTATTAATTCTATATTCTATCTTATCTTTATATTTAGGTTGCAATTCTTCTAATTCCTTTTTCATTTGTTTCATAAAAACAACAATTTCCTTCTGTGGGTTCATTCCAACAGAATCATAAAAATATATTCCAAAATTTTTGCTTTTAGGATTTAATCCTATATGACATCCTAACCAATGTGAACCAGAACTTTTAGAATCATCTGTATTAAAGACGACTCCTATTTTACGAATACCTTTATGCCATTCATCTTTTAAATTAAGTTTACACATCTCATTAACTATACATTGACCAGATGCAGAATTCTTTGAAGCAAAATCTATAGGAAATACTCCAATAAAATGAAAAGTTTTATCAGCTTCTTCATACTGTTTCATAACATCTAAAATATCAAATGTATTAAGCCATTCACGAGGGTTTTTCTCCCATGATTCAGGTTTTTTCGGTTTAAAAGATGTTTTTAATTTATCATATTTAGGTGTAGCTTGTACAAATGGTTGGTCAATCCAACAATTTTCTTTTTTAGAACCACATACAGGTTTCATCTTATCATTTATAGCATTCCATAATTTCTTTTTAGTTTTCTTTGTACCAATTTCAATTTTATCACTATGACTATTATTATATAATTGTGCTATAAGAACTAATGTTTCATAATTAAAACATGTTATACCATCCTTCTTTTTCTCCTTTATTGCCTTTGGAGAACAATAATTTTCTGTTTTAATCTCACTTGCCCCAATCATGTTTGTATTATTTCTGTTAATTTATTAGGAGAAAATTCAACCATCACAAATAAGAGAAAATTCAAGTCTATGATCTTTATTTTGGAAATCATATGGATTACCATGGTAATCTAATAGTGTAACTTTCAATTTATTAAGTCTTGCTAATGGTGGGCTAAATTCTTTACTTATAGCTAAAGAAGTTAAATCAGTTATATTTGATTTAGTTATAATTGCTGTGCTACCATTTAGTACATCTGAAGTACTAAAATTCACTCCAAACTCATCAATATTAAGAACAATGCAATCTGCTGGATCAAAATTTATTTTAAATTCACTATAAATTAAATTTACTCCTGCACTTTGTTGTGTAGAAATATAATTATTTCTACCAAAACCTAATAATATTCCCATACCTTTATCTACATATGCAGTATCAGTACTTGAAAGATAAGAATGACGGAAAGTTCTACCTCTAAATATTAATCCAAAGGAATTAGTACATCTAAATTTAAAACTATCTTTTTTAACTTCATATGTTACAACAAAATCAGTTGTACCTGTTGCAGTATTAATAGCTGTAGTTAATTCTGTAGCTAATTCTGTAGGTGTATAATTACCAGTATCTATAGTAATAGCATAAACATCTGGACTTGTTTGAGTATATGCAACATATAAAACATTATTTCCACTATTTACTATATAACTATTACCAAATGGGATATCAGCAGCTAATAAAGTCATACCTCTAACACCTGAAACAATATCAATTAAATTTATTTCATAAGAATTAGGATTAGGAAATAATGTAGTATTTCTTTCTCTACTATCAATAACTAATCTTACTACACTTGTTGAAGTTTTTTCAGGTGCTCTAATAAGAGCTTTATTATAATATAATGCAGGATCATTCGTTATAATTCTCTGGTTCATCTTTACTATTTGACATTATTATAGATATTAATTTGTCATTAAATTGCGTGGAAAATGAAATAAGAAATTGTATTAGTATAATAATAATAAGTATAATTATGAGTAAAGAAACATTTCTTTCGGTAGACAATTATAAATTGTGTTTAAGTGTCTTTCAACAGTATATGTATGATAGGTATCAATTTGATATTAATACTGATGGTAAAGCAACTAATTCTAAAAAGTTATTCTTTGATATTATGAATGATACAAATAATAAATATCAATCTGATCAAAAAGTTACTCTTAAAGATATGAATAATATTACATTAAATATTGCAAGAGATTATTACAGAACCAACTATAAATTAAATAAAAAAACTAGTAAACCTGCTGTAATTAAACCGTTAGAACGTGAAAATGATTTATATGGACCAAGAGTACTTAACTTTGAACAAATTAAACCTGAAATGAATATTAGAAAACCTGTAGATGACCAATATAAACAATTAGAAAATAATAGACGAAGAGAACAAGAAATGGTTATTCCAGATGTTCAAGAATTAAAACCTATAATGGAATCGGCATTTGATCCTAGTGAATTTATGGTGAAACTTAATGAATTAGAAAAGAAAAGAGATAATGTAGAAGTTAAAGATCTTAATAGTATGGCAGATGCTCGTATGAAACAAGATACAAATATACACAATACTATTCAAAATGATCCTAAAGCATTATATCAGCTTACAAAAAGTTCAAATGAAATTGCAGAGAAAAAGATAATTGAACAAGAATCATTCGCTTCTGTATCTCGTGAAGATTTATTACCTCCACAAGTCAATCAAATGATACTTTTAGATAAATTCTTATCTATTAATGGATTTGATCGTAATTGGTTAGTTGATAAAAGTAGATTTGATTTTAGAGTAGATTTTGGTGGAGGAGATAATAGTATTCAACAGCGTCATAGAAATATTAAAAGTATCAAAGCAACTCGTGTAATTATACCAATGGAAATATTAGAAGTACAATCACTTCAAAATGTTCCAAAGACTTACTATAACTATGAATTCAGTTTCTCATATCCATATATAATGTTATATATTGATGAGTTTGGAGATATATATGATGGTACAAATGATAATGTTAGAAGATGTTTCTGTCATTTAGTATTTGATAAATGTTATAAAGCACCGAATGGTCGTGGTTATATTATCTTAAATCCTATTCAAAATGAGAAAAAAGTATTCCATCCTACTCCTTTAACGGCACTTTCAAAAATGTCAGTTTCATTAAGAAAACCGAATGGAGAATTATTAAATAGTAGTAGAGATGAATATTTAATATTCAAGGTAGAATATGAAGCATATAATAAACAATATTTAAAGATTGTAACAAATAAATATTTTGATAAAAATGAATTCTTTAGAGGAGATACTATTATTCTAAAGAATTTTGAAATAACAAATGTACCAACTACTCCACCTATGAATAATGATGCCATTACAAAACTAAATGACTTTATTAATCGTAAAGAAGGACATGAAATTCTTGAAATAGGACAAGCAAATGATAGTGGTTATTTCCAGACTTATTATATTAATGCTCCTGGAGGATTTGATACTACAGCAGGAAAATATGTACTTGATACTGTTTTATTAGATAATCTAATTCTATTTAATAACACAATTGACTATAGTTCTTGGACAGGAACAAATGGATCAATATTAAATACATCATTACAATGTACTTTAACATTCAAATTACAAGCACTTGCTACGGATCCAAGTATAGTAGATATATCCTATGGTGCTATAGGTAATTCTGGTAGTTTATTGACAATGTAAATATCTTAATTTATAATAATATGATTTCAACAAATTTAGTTGGATTAAATAGAGAAGTAAGTGATGCTTTCTATACAAATACTGAAGTTGCAAATAAATTAATATTAAATCTTAAATCTAAATTTAAATTTGAAAAATTTGATTATATAGTAGAACCATCAGCAGGTGCTGGAGCTTTTTCAGATTATTTTCATGATAATAAAAGTTTAAGAAATAAACTATGTGCTTATGATATAAATCCGCAGAAGAATTATATAAAAAAACAAGATTTTCTAAAACTTAATATATCAAAATTTTCTAATAAAAAAATTCTTACTATTGGTAATCCACCTTTTGGAAGACAAAGTTCTCTTGTAAAACAATTTATTAAAAAATGTTGCTTATTCTCTACAATAGTTGCTTTTATTCTTCCTAAAAGTTTCAAAAAAGATAGTTATAAAAATACTTTCCCATTGAATTTTCATCTTATAAGTTCTCTTAAACTGAAAGAAAATGCATTTATAATTAATGGTAATCCATATAATGTTCCGTGTATTTTTCAGGTATGGCAAAAAAAGGATACTAATAGGAAAGTACCAAAATATAACGAATCATTATATTTTGAATTTGTAAAGAAATCTAGTAATCCAGATTTTAGTATTAGAAGAATAGGAGTAAATGCTGGTAGAATTTCAAATAAAATAGAAGAGAAATCTGAAACATCTCATTATTTTATAAAACTAAAAAAGAATATAACTAGGAAAAAGTTTATGAATATTTATATTAAAGTAAATTTTCCATTTGATAACACAGTTGGACCTAAATCTATTTCTAAAAGTGAATTAATTAATGCTGTAAATTCAATTACTCCTTAAAGTCTTTTTTTCAATCAAGGCATAATTCTAAAATTTTATGCAACCAATTTCATTTTATTAGTAAGTAAATCTGGAACTAATCTTCCTCGTTTTTCTAATGAACCTTGTTTATATGCTTCGTAATCATATAAAATACTTGTTTTTGTATCAAATGCATACGGTGTTCCATTTAATACACATTTTTTCATTACACCCTCTGTCTTTGTAATAGTAGTCTTTACTTTTTGTTTATATTCAAAGTCGCTTTCTTCTTTTTCAATTTCAAGATGATAACTTAACTCATTTGGATTCATATTCTTTGGGAAACCAATACATTTAACATTGGGACTTCTATATTTATTATGAACAAGACAATCAACTGAAGAACCTTTCATTAGATCCTGAATAGAACCTATAATTCTTGCTTTTCTTTGTGCTATATTATTTATATATTCATCTGTTGTCATACTATCATCCTTATTTTGAATTGTTTTAGAATCTTTAAGTTGTTTAGCAGTTAATGATACTAAATATCTATAAATACTTACATTACGTTTTGCTGGTGGAAGTTCAATATGACTATTAGCACGAATAGCACGCCCTATAACCTGTTGAATACGTACTTCATTCCAATAAGGTTCCATAACATGTACTTCACGAACATGTTTCAATGAAATACCTTCTGCACCAGATTGTGTAATCATAATTAATTTAACAATATCACCATCAAAGTTATTAGGTGCTACTAAATTCTTTATTTCATCTGGTATATCTACTAAATCATTATTGAATATTTTCATTATAAGTTTAGTAGTATCTTCGCCACCATGATATTGGAAATATTTAGGTTTTTTCATATCTTCTTCTTTAATATCAAGTTCCCATCCACCAGAAGCATTCTTTTTAATTTTGAATTCTGCCCAACCATTTGCTTCTAGAGCTAATCCTAATATACCTAAACCTTCTACTGTTCTAAATTGAGAATATACAAGTGCTTTACCTACACAACTATTCAGTTTTTCTACTATAGTATAGAATTTAGGAGATAACATTTCTAAATCTTCACCAGTTAAATAAGTAGAACCATTTCTTTTAAGTTCATTTAATGCTTTTTGTAATTTTTGTTGATAATTTTTACTTTCTTCAGCTGCACATTCTTCACCAACACATGCTACTTCTTCACCTTCCATAACATCAAGTTCTTTAGTCATCATACCTAATTTTTCAGGATAAGGACGTTTAATAGTTTCAGGGAATACAAAATTACAATTAGCACGTGAAAAGGTACGATATACTTGTCCCTTTGATTTAAAAAGATCATCATCGTCTGCCTCTTTCTTATTTCTTTTCTTTGCCCTCTCTTCTTTAGTGCGTTCTTCATGTCTGTTTTTTTGATATATATTGAACTGATGAGCACTCATTTTCAAGTTCACTAATTCTGTTTTGAGTACTTTTGGATATACATCATCTGAATATGACTCAAAATAAGATACAGCTCCTATCATTCTCCTTGCTAACATTCGTGGATTATTTACTAATTCTTTTCTAAAATCAATAAATTCAGCATTAAATATTTCTTTTTTAAGTGGTAAAATATAATATACTTTTGGTCCAGATATAGCACATGATACTTTAGATCTAATATTTTTCAAAATATCTTCTACTTTAACTGGAGTATCTTCTCTTTTAACAGTGAAATCTTTCTTACTAGTAAATTTAAAACCATAAGGTGCTAATTGTAATTCTATCTTCTTATGAACAGTATCTATTTCATAATTATCCACATATTCATTATTATCAAGTAATTTAGAAATAGATTCAATTTCAAATTTATCAGCTTTAAATATTAAAGTATATGTTTCTTGAGGACCTTTTGCTAAATTAATAATATATGCTACTTCATGAGGATAATTAATCATAGGTGTTCCAGATAACATAATTAGTTTAGCATCTTTTGCCATTAATATTAATTCATATATGCGTTTTCCAAGTCTTCCACTTCCTACGGTTCTTGATATAAGATTATGTACTTCATCAATAATAATAACTTTATTATCAAATGGATTTCCTGATGGAGCATCTTTAATCATTTCATCAATTTTTTTACCATTAACTCCATTATAATTAATAAATTTATATTTAGTTTCTATCATGTGATCAAGTTGTTTATTTACTTCTTGTTTTTCAGTGTCAGAAAGTGATTCCCAATTTGGTGTATCACTATTTGTAGGTATCCATAAACCTTTATTCTTATTAATATATGCCATACTTACAAATGATAAATCTGATGCTATTTCAACACTATCTTTAAAGGCATTAACATGTACAAATTTCCAATTTTGATTTTTTGAGAAAAATATATTACCACATCTATTTTTTATTTCTTCAATATAATTTGTTCTTAAAGATGCTGGTAATAATATAACAACTTCTTTATATGTTATAAGATTTTCAATAGATACAATAGAAGCACAACTTTTTCCTATACCAAGACCATGATATAATAATATTCCTCTATATGGACTTTGAAATTGTATAAAATCTTTAATAAATCTTTGAGATGGGAAAAGTAATGTAGGTACATCTTTAGGATATATGAAATTATCATGAACCCATTGTGAAAATTTAACACGATTTGGTAATACCCATCCTTCTTTTGGTGATACTTCTATGTGTTCTTTAGGACGAAAAGTCTTAAATAAATCATCTAATCTCTTATCATCCACCGGTGAACCCTTATTTTTAACAATTCTTTTAGGTGGCATTGAATATTATTATAATAATAACATAAATAAATTTCATATAAGGCTTACTATAGATTATACAATAGAGTTTGTATAAAATGCTTTTAGAGATTGATAACCGTGAAAAATATCTTATAGAAGCACTTAAAGAAAGAGATATAACATTTGAAATAGTTACTTTGGATGTCGGAGATGTTCGTATATCTCACGATAATAGAACTATTGTAATCATTGAAAGGAAAACTATTGCAGATTTGGATCAATCTATAAAGGATGGAAGATATAGAGATCAAAAGTATAGAATGTTAGATAATTATGATAGAAAACAAATTATGTATATTATAGAAGGATTTGAATATGCTTGTTATGATAGAGTAAAAGGGGCTATTATTAATACATTAATTCGAGACGATATTAAGGTATTTACTTTAGATGCAGTAGGTGATACAGCAAGTTTTATTAATGATATTGCTAAAAGAATAGAAAAAGAACCAGAAAAATATTTATCTGAATCTGGTGGAGGTAGTAGTAATATAGATAATATTAAAACTATGGTGAAACACACTAAAAATACTTATATAACAAAAGAATTATTTTTCAATCTTACTCTATGTAATATTCCAGGTGTATCTGGTAATATTTCTAAAATTATTGTTGAAAAATATATAGATCTTAAAAATATGATTAATACAGCTAATATAGAAGATATTAGCAATCTAAAATTACCATCTGGTAAAAGAATTGGACCTAAAGTAGCAGAGCGTATTTGTATGTATGTTATTAGTAGTTAAACATAGCATATGAACCTTCAATAAGACTATATTTTGCCATCATATCTTTTATATTACGAAGTTTCCATAGATTCCATAGGTTCGTCTCTTCTGAAAAATAGTTAATCTTTTCAACTTCACCTTCATAAAAATCAATAAGGGCATCATAGTTTTGGTTATTTACAAGTTGAATTAGTTGATCAAGATTTGGAGTATATTTCCAATCTTCCATATCACCACCTTCGAGAGAAAATGGATATAGGTCTTGTAGATATTTATGTACCATTTGTGAATACCATTCCATATGTTGAGTATTCATAGTATCAGATCCTCTAGCATTGATAAGATCACTATGACCAACTTCAAGACCTTTACAAGTAGTATATTCAAGAACTTGTCCGTCTTTATTATAGAATACAAATTGAGCAGTCATTGTTATATGTTTATACCTAAATATCTTTATATGATTTTCAAATTTTATTTATGTATAAGAATAAATTAGAATTGTATATAATGTCTTTTTTATTACAAAAATATGCTAATATACCTAAAAAAGTTAATATATTTATACCGTATTCAATAAAAGATAATAAACCGATATTTAATATTGGGAAAAACGATGTAGTTACTTCTATTTCTAATGCTAGAGATGTCTATAATAATTGTTCTAAATTATCTAGGACACGGAGAAAAGATATGTATATATCTTATAATTTAGATAGAGAAGCTGTAGAGAAATATATAGATATTGTAGAAAATTTAGAAAATACACTTTATCCACAAGAAAAATTCTGTTTTAGTACAAGTTATTATTGTTTTTGCCTTATGAATTTGATAAACTTTTTGATCTGTAAAATATTATTTAATTTCAGATAAAATTTAAGATTTTCAAAGAAAATATAAAAAATTTGAAAACTATAATATTTATTCTTCTACATAAATATATACAAAATGGCATATCTCTTGTTCAAGTCTCCTAAATATATGTGTTCTGTTTCAAATAAGACAAAACCATTTATTACACAGAGACAAAGAGTAATTTGCCATAATAATAATGAAAACAAAGCTATATTTGATATTGTTGCTAATAGTAATAATATTACTCTTAGAGAAGCAAGAGAAGCGTATGATGAATGTTGGGATCTACCAGACCATTATAAATATGATTGCTATACAGTCTTAGGTGTGGATGGAAAAGCGGTTGAGAAATATCTTAGTATTATAGAGAAACTAGAAGATACACTATATCCACCACACGAAATCTATATTTTTGGATACCATATAAACCGACTGATCTAAAATTACTTAAAGATATTTTGAGCTATATAAGAAAATAATGAAATATCTCATTATTTTCCTATTTCTCGGATTGGCTCTTGGTAAAAAGGATGTAACTGTTCGTCCCATTGATTGTTATTACGATACACCACCATTCCCTGCAGATTATATTACAAATAATTCGGATGATCAAATTGAAATTCAAAAAGCTATTGATGTTGTAAGTAAGGCAGGTGGAGGTACTGTTATTTTATGGGCATGTGATTTTACTTTATCAGATAGACTTGTTATGAAATCTAATGTAAATATTCGTGGTTCTCATGAAGCAGATTATTACAGTTCTTTCAATTATAATGGTAAAAAGAGTATTGATAGTCTAATTGTATTTGAAAATGTAAAAGATATAGTAGTTCATCGACTTGATCTTGCAAACCTAAAACAAACTCATAATTATGCTGTAAAAATTACAAAGAGTAGCAATATTAAACTTACAAATATGCGTATTGATACTAAATATACTGGTTTTAAGGTACTTGATAGTAGTAATATTAAAATAGTATGTGCTCCAGTAAGAAATAGTCAAATTGGAGTTGATGTTGCCCGAGTTAATACTTTAGATATAGGATGCTTAGAGACTAACAATGCCGATTATTGTATTTGTTCAGATTTCTTTAATCTTGATGATCCATTCCAACATAATTCATATACTAATAATGCTGTAGTATTTCAGAGTAAAGATAATATTAAATTTAATATTTATGGATATAGAGTAGGTCTTAAATCAGATAATAAGGTTATTATGAAAGTTATTCAGTAATAAAAGAATTCTTTATTAATTCGTAAAAAACTACTTAAAAAAATATGAAATATATTATATTATATTAAAAGCCAGAGTTTATGATGCAAAAACAAAATAGCGGTCAGATTGACTCTGAGGAAATTATGCCATATAATTTCAAAAATAAACTTCTTTCAGTTGAAGATTTAACTGAACTCTTAAAGGTAAATGGAGTTACCAATAAGTTTAATGATCTTAATATTTATCGCATGGCTTTTGTCCATAAATCCTATTGCACTAGACGCAATGAGAATTTTGTGAACGGTAATACAAAATGTCCCCCTGATTGTTTAGCATTACAAGAGTGTAGTAATGAACGACTGGAATTTTTCGGTGATAGTGTTTTAAATCTTGTAGTTGCTCAATATTTATATGAGCGTTTCCCAGAAAGTGAAGAAGGATTTCTCACTAAAATTCGTACTAGACTTGTGAATGGACAGATGTTGGCTGTTCTTTCAGAAAAAATAGGTCTTGATCGATATATGCTAATCTCAAAACAGATTGAAGATAATGGAGGTCGAAAGAATATGAAAATTCTTGAAGATACTTTTGAGGCTTTAATTGGTGCATTATTTTTGGATTTTGGAAAGGATGGTTTCGAAATGGCTAGCGACTTCATCGTAACTATTATCGAAACAAATATAGATTTTTCAGATCTAATTATGTCTAATAATAACTATAAAGATATGCTACTTAAATACTTTCAACATAATTTAAATTATCTACCCAAGTTCTATGAACTAAGTGTAGAAAATAAGCAAAACGGTAAAGAATATACAGTTTGTATAAAAAATAAAGAAGGTCTTGTAATTGCTACTGGTACTGGTTGTAATAAAAAACAAAGTGAAAATCAGGCAGCAAGAAACGCATTAGTCTATTATGGACAAATTTAACATATATTATATTACTTAAGGTAATCGGGGTTTCTCTTCATATTTGAAATCTGGTAGTATAGAACCAGTTTGAGTACATTTGGCATCACATAGGAGAGTACCAATAAGAGCAGTTTGATCTATTAAAGGTTGATAATGATTACCTTTAGTATAACAAACAGGGGGTCTTTTTTGAGGTACGGACCATTTAAACTCAGGATATAGTACCATATTATTATTGGCATTCGTATATATACTTTTATTAGGGGCACAAGAACTATTTAAATCATTATTTCTACCATTCACATAGTCAGCATATAATTGTTGATCATTTAATTCTAATACTTTTTCTAATCTGTTTTTATCAAAACCACATTTCGCTCCATCTTTAATACTCTGGATTACTCTTTCTGTGGTTTCAGAATCAGGATAACCTGTCTTATTTAACATACTATTTGCTAATGCATCACAACATCTTGTATCATATACATTTACAGATTTATTTTCATTTGGATCATTTATTGCATTATATGTTATTGTTGATCCTTGAGGTGTATCTATACCATTTGCAGTACTATCATCAGAATTAGGATTATTACCTGTTGCTGTATTGGCATTAGTAGTAGTATTATCACTTACTTTTTGACTTGTTCCAGGAGTTGTAGTTACACTTGTTGTTGTAGATGTAGATGTAGATGTTTTTATAGGTGCATCTATATATCTTTCTGGTTTCTCAAAGAAGAATGAATTCATATCTGGTTTATAATTCATAAACTTTTCTATAACAGCATTATTTATCTGTGCATTAGTTTTATTTTGTTCTACAGGTTTACTAATTGTTGTTGTTGTAGTTGTAGAAGTTGTTAAAGATTTTGTTGCTGGAGCAGGAGGTGCTGGTGTAGGATTTATTCCTGATGGTGATGTAGAAGTTGTATCTATCGTTGCCTGTGGTACTGTACTATTTGTACTCTGTGTAACTGGTTGTGCTGATTGTGTTGTAGAATTATTTTTAGTAGATGTCTCTGCTGATTTTAATTGTTTTATGAATATTACTAATTTCTCATCATCAAGATTGAAATCTATAAATTTGCCTCTTAAGTAATTGTATGTTGCTTTATCAGGAGGTGTCTGATATACAGATTGATATAAATTAGTAATAACTATTTGTAATTGTCTTTCTGTAATATTACCTAATAACTCTCCTTGTACAACATTTCTTTGATTCATTGATAAAATACCATATTCACGAGAAGTTAATAAAGCATCTTGTAATTTATCAAGTGTAAAATCATGATCTTTCTTCATCATTACAAAATAATGATTGAGTTCTCCTGAATTAGGTAGGCGGTCTAATACTTTTTGATATGTGTCTATAATCTGCTTATATAAGTTATAATCATCTCTCTTTAATTCTTGTTGTGGAACGGGAGGACTATTAGCAGCTAATTCAGGAGAATTAGATAGAATACGAACAAGATCATTTGGAGAAGTTAATTTACCTGACATATAGAGATCAAGATATTTATCCATTTCTTCTGGTGTAGCAGGTCGTTTAAGAACTTTCATAAATACCTCATTAATCATATCTTGAACTGCAGATGTTCTTTCTATAGTAAGATTTCTACAGAAACTATCAGCATCAAAATTATCTTTATTTAGTTCTGCTGTATATCTTGCAAGTTCCTCTGGAGGAATATCTTGGAAATATACCTTTTTATATAATGCTCTTATTTGTTGATCTACTGGATCATTTGGATTTATTAAATTTGCTTGTGCTGATGTGGAATTTGTAGCTTCTTCTTCAAAGTATTCTTGGAGTTTAGACCTACTGTTTGTCATAATTAAATATGCTGCTATAAATGTGACAAATAGTAGAATTACTATTTTACATGACTCACTCGTACAAAAGTTCATTGTAATCTATTATTATAATGAAACAAAAATAATATACAGATTACTAATAAAAACCTATAATTAACAAATTTTTATTATTTATAATGTTTTTTCAAAAATTACTAAACCCCAACTAACCCTGAAAAATTTTTAGAATTTCTCCTACTGAAAAAAAAAAATTGAAAGGGACTAACAAAAAGTTTCTACTTAACCCCCTTTCTAAACCGAAGGTCTCCTATCAATCTACAACTCCCACTTAAAATGGCATTCTCGTTCAAATCTACCCTGATGACTCATCAGGTTGATGCGGAGAAGTGGTGCTTGGAGAAGGAATTTGGCGGTTGCATCTTGGCAATGGAGATGGGTCTTGGAAAGACTGTTGTGAGTTTGGCAGTTGTTGCCAAGCGACCTATCAAAACCCTGATTGTGATGCCGCTCTCTCTCCTTTCCCAGTGGGAAAATGAGATTACTGCTCACACTACGGGTTTCAAGGTTGCTGTGCATCACGGTACTGCTAGGATGAAGGAGGAAAATGTCATCATAGTTGGAAATGCTGACATTGTCCTTACAACCTACAATACCATCTGGTCAGACTACAAGAAGGAGAACATGGAAATCTACGACGAGTTCCAGCGTGTCATTATAGACGAGGCGCACAAGTTGAGAACCATCAAATCCAAGATGCACAAGGCACTTCGTGAGATGTTCTACCTCGTGGAAAACAAGATCCTACTCACTGGAACTCCTATCTGTAATGGCATCAATGATGTCATCGCATTGTTCCAGTTGCTGAACCACGCTCCCTACAACCAACAGGCGTACTGGAAAGCAAATCAGTTGGAGAACAAGATTATTGATGTGAGCATTCTGCGAAAGCAGTTTGTGCTTCACATGAAGACGGCAGAGACTATTCCAGACAAACTTCCCAATCTGGAGATAGTGAATAAGAGCAGCGAGTTTCAACGCAAAAGGCAGATGGGCATCTATGATGACATCTTGACTGGACGCATTCCTACTGAGTACAAAATCCAAAAAATAATCAAACTGCGACAATGTGCCAACGAGGCAAAACTCATCAAGTATGAGGAAGGTGCGGAAGTTGAGGTCATCACAGAGATGTCTGATAAACTTCGGATGATTCAGGACATCATCAGGGATATTCCAGAGGGAGAAAAAGTGGTGATCTTCTCACAGTGGTTGGAGATGTTGAAACTCCTACAGTCCAACATTGACGAGACATCTGTGATCTACCACGGAAAAATGAAAAAACATGAGAAGGATCAGGTGATTGAGGACTTCAAAAAAGATCCCGAGATCAAACTGCTATTCATCACACTCAAAGCGGGAAGTGTAGGATTGAACCTCAACATAGCAAACAACGCAATACTAGTTGAACCCTACTTCAACGCAGCAGAAGAGAATCAGGCGATGACAAGGGTGTTCCGCATTGGGCAGACAAAGGATGTGAAGGTGTATAAGTTGCAAATGTCCAATTCAGTTGAGAACTGGATGAAGCAGTTGCAGCAGATAAAAACAAAAATAACAGATATGGTTCTGGATGGTGTGGGTTCGGCAGATGATATTAAGGCAGAGATGGAGAACAAGATCAAGATGTCAGCAAGGTTCATTGACAACGATTTCAGCGATGACGAGGAAGAAGAAGAGGAAGATGAGGAGTAAGCGAGATTTATAGTGGGGATTAGGGGAGGTTAGTTAGGCATAAATAAAAGTAGTTAGTTTTTTATTAGTAAGAAAAATAATATATCTAAATTTTTATTATTTGCTATTTAATTAGTATCTAATTGGTAATAAAGCGAGTTGCTAAGCTCATAGTTTGCATTTCTTGGAAGAGTAATTTACAAGCATAAGGAAGACGAATTTCACTAAACTGTGTAGTATTTCTACAAATCTTACAGTTGTATAATTCTTTTTCTGGATTTACAGTTGAGATCATACCGCATTTCTTACATACGAATACTCTATAATTATCTGACATTTCCATAAACCTTTCTTTGAGGAACGAACTAATACCGTGAGCGATATTACATTCTACTTCCATCTCTCCTATACGCAATCCACCTTCACGAGCCCTACCTTCTGCTGGTTGACGGGTTAATAAGCATTTTATCTTATAGAATTGTCTATAAGATGGACTATATCTTAATTGTTGGGTTTCCTCCCCAAGCGAGGAAGACTGTTCTCCGCTTTTAGGGCGGTGTCCCTAACAACCATATCTATTTAGTCTCTGGACTAGGAAACTTGTTCCTAGCTGCGGATTATCCAAATCTACATATTTTAACTTTGTAAGTATAGTAGATACATAAGGATGTCCCCGCAATTTAGATATGTCGCAATAGTTGTACAACTATTACTAACAAATGCTTTTGGCATTTATTTTTAGCAGCCTTATATTTGACTACTGGTCCATTTGAAGAACGAGAATTACCACACCATACGGATATACCGTTTTTTCGTACATAAATAACACCATCACCCTTGGGCACAGTGCAACAATATACTTTTCCAGAATAATCTTCCCATACATCTTGTCGTGGATTATGAGGACGATGATTAATACAAGGTTCATTTTTACAAGTATTAATTACAAGTTGCCAAGAATCAACTGTAGATGTAATAGGTTTTCCTATCACTTTGCTATAACTTGTTGTTCCAGCAAGTGAATGTAGTCGTTTATTACAAGAAACACCTGAATGAAGACATAATCTTTGGAAATCATCTGCTAATCTTGTAGAAGATGTAGAATAAGTCCAGTTTCCCTTACCCTTTTTAAGTTTACAACCATCTCCTAGACACATACCCTCAATCAAATGTTTACAATTATCTCTATCCAAAAACCAAACCCATTCTGGTAGAAACTTATTGACAGCACCTACACTAAATGGAAGCATATATCTTCCCATACTTGCTTTATATATTCTCCAAGAATTCGTTTCGCCAATTTTACCTTTATCAGTTGAACCATCTGGTCTTTTTAAGAAGTTTACTCCCAAATCTTTTTCAATAAGAGTTAAAGCATCTTTAACTCTTTGTTTTTCTGCTGATATTTTTATTGTATAGTCATATTTACATACATACCCTTCAGCAACCCAAATACCAAAGAATATTAACCAAGATTTAATATCAAATACCATATCTGTATCTGGGATTCTGAAACTGATTACTTTTTTATCTTTAAATATGAGTTCTACAGGAGCATTTATGACATCAGGTTCAAACATATTAACATTTCTTTTCCAAACTTTACGTTTACCATACATCTCTTCTGCTGTAATTAGTCCATAAGTTTTTGAATGATTTCCTCTTACATACATTCTATGATTAGGAGTAACTAATAGATTGACTTGTTCTGTATCCATTTTATACATTTTACCAGTATAATCAAACTCTTGTAATTCAATAGGATTTTGATAAACAAGAGCTTCATTAACCATAGATGCTACTTTATGTTCTTTTGTAAGTTTATTGAATTTTATCCAACCAAGATTTGTAAGAACTTCTGTATCTGGATCATAACAATGTTGTTTATCTACTGTCATATGTTTTAGTCGTTGATAGAATGTTGGACCGAAGAAGATTAGAGTATCAATCTGTTCTCCTGTTCGGGGATTATAGAGGATCTCATTACCGTATCTTTCTAAACCCTGACTTTGAAGAACCTTTGCTATATCTTCTACAGTTAAATCTGTAAAAGGAGAAGCATCTCCATAAGTTCCTAAAGAAGTACATGCTTTACCAAGCAGGCATTCCATTAGTTGGGCAATCGTCATACGACTAGGAACGGCATGAGGATTCATGATAATATCGGGAACTAGTCCATCTTTTGTAAATGGCATATCTTCTTGTCTATAGTGCATTCCCATAGTGCCCTTTTGCGATTAGTCTTGTTTATATAAACAAGTCGGACTGTATCTTAATTGAGTTTCCCCAACCATATCTATTCAGTCTCTGAAACGGTGTCATACTTTCATATAAAAGGTTAGACACTCGTCTGCGGATTACCTCATTTATAACCTTCTTACCATTGGGAAGAGCAATTAACTCTGTTCCCTCTATAGATTTCTCATATAGAGGTGGTAGTCATAAACTTATAAGGTTTCCCGCATCAAGATATGTTGCGTTCATATAATAGAACACTAGCAAAGAATATTGAATTCTTTACTTTCCACAGCCTACAAGGTGACCGTGTCGTGAATTTCCAGACCATACAGTTGTACCGTTGCGTCGTATATATAGAATCCCTTCTCCTTGTGGCACTGTACAACAATAAACTTGCCCATTATATTCAACCCATTTATCTTGTTTTTTATATTTATTTACTTTTGGTTGATTTTGGCATTCTGTTATAGTTAATCGCCATGCATCTGCTGTACTTGTAATAACATAACCATCCTTCTTAGTAGCACTATGACCAGCTGCATATTTAAGATAGAAATTTGCGGAATATCCAGCATGTAAGCAAAGTCTTTGGAAATCATCTCTTAGCATAACTGATGATGTATCATATCTTCTTGTTCCATTTTTCATCCAATGACCATCTCCTAGCATCATACCATCTATTAGAATTCTACATATATTTCTTGGAAGATGCCATACCCAACTAGGCAGTATTTTATGTGTTGATCCAACACTAAGAGGTTCAAAGAATTGTGCAATATCTTTATCATGAATACTCCAACTATTAAGGATAGTATCGTTTGTTCTTTCTTTTCTCATTCTTATCTCAAATTTCAATGACTGATTACACTCTAATATAGCATTTTTAACTCGTTGTTTATGTGCTGCAATTTGAACATAACTATCACGACATGTACAACCTTCAGCATACCAAATACCAATTAGTTTAACCCAGTCTTCAATTTTCATAACACGATTTCCTAACTTATAACTTATAAGATTGTCAGATTCATAGATAAATTCACTAGGAACTTCTAGTTTATTAGGTGTCCAAACATCAGCATTTTTTTTGTAGTGTCTTGTTTTATTGAATATTTCCTCTGCTAGTTCCATACTATAATCATTCTTATGATCTCGTTTACTAATATACATTCTATGATTAGGTGTTACAAGTAGATCAACTTGATTTGTTTTAATATTATACATGTTCCCACTATAATCATACTTTTGAACTTCTGTAGGATATTGATATACTAATTTGTTTTCTACAAGGGACGCTACACAATGATTTGGAGTAAGTTTATCAATAGAAATCCATCCTTCAGTTGTAAGGATGTCATGATCAGGACTATAACAACTAAATTTGTCACCAATAGTAGGCACACGCATATTTCGTAGTCTTACTTTGGCGAAGTTATAACCATCACCATTTACATTAGTGAAGTACTTATCACCGTAACTATTCTTATCAATATAACCGGACTCGTTGTTTTTGAGTGATACGCTTGTATCTTTATAGGTAATTACTGTATCAATCTTCTGAGGCATACATTTTCCTATAATAATGTCCCCTGAATCTACAAAGGTGTTTTCTGGTACAAATCCATCTCCATTCAGTTTGTCATAGTTGAATGGTTTAACACCCTTGGTATTATTGTTTGGACTTGTAAAGAACTCTTCTTCACCGTTGCTATGATTCTTATTACATTGTTCCTTATAGGTTCTATAATAAGTACTTGAGAAGAGACCCCTATCTATTGCTGACTTGTTCATAATAACACTATCTTCTTGGTTGACTGTTTATACCCCTCGTTTCCGATTGGCATAGACTATATCTTAAGCTCGTTAAAGCCCATTCCTTTTTAGTCGTTGAACCTTCCTCAAAGAGGCTTGGCTGCTGATTGTCCCCCTATCTAACATTATTACCATTTGGTAGTTAGATAGTTAGAATATTTAATTGATATACTTTGCTCTGTCTACTTCAATTATAGAGTATTGTCCAATGTATTTTTGTGTTTCATTTTCCAAGAATAACGCCATCTTTTTCTCGTGTTCTTTAATTTCATCAAGCGTAGCACGGTTGTTTTTACTAATATTATCAACCGCATACATCGGTTTCATATTGCTCCAGTGAAAACAAATTTTTTGTTCACTGTCATTTGTGAAGTTAAACTTTGAGCAAGGGATTGTATGGTCAATATGCCATATATTCCCATGATTATCAAAGTTCATATCTTCAGCAAAGCAATAAGTCAACCACGCTTTGAAGAAATCAAGTGTACACCCAAGAAACTCAAGAGCACTATCTGCTCGTATATTTCCATTGAGTGTTTTTCTAACACGGGCTCTAAGAAGATGTGCTACCTTGAAGTTTGGGTCTTCATGGTATAAGCGAAGGTAGTTAGCTGAAGACCTTTGTTGAATAGTATCACGGTTATTCAAACTATATGCTGTATTATATATGCTAATTTCATCACGATGTTCAGCTTTGTACTTTTTATTGTACTCTGCTACACGCTCACGATTTTTTGCTTTCCATTCATTAGCATATAATTTTTGACAACTATAGCAATAATTTTTACCGTATTTGAATTCAGACAAGGGACATACAGATTCACACCTTTTGCAAATTTTTGTTTCCATTTTATACTCTATAATGAAGTAGTCTTAAGTATTTCAATTTTTTTTCACAGGAGTTCCCAGCAATTTAGGAATGTTGCAGTTTGTTATTAACAAACTACTTGCTGTAGGTTTCCCTACAACATTTAAGGGCTCAACACACGGTTAACCCTGTATATGTCATAATAGCAACCATAACATTTACACCACAAGGCATTTCATCTGTATAGACTAGTTTGCTGATATTTGTTTCTACAATCGGTTTCTGAGGATAGTTGAGAACATGAGCCATTGTATCAAACCTGTGACGGAAGTTGGAAGCATAAACACCAATCGCTTGCTTCCCCATGGCCGATTGATAGGTATTACCTACAATTGTAGCTCTAGATGCTGGTGTATTATTAGAACCTTTGCGACGAACCATGATAAGATGGTTCTCGGTTGGAACAGCTACACAGAAGATAGGAACAGGTTCTGGCATCTTCACAGTATTGATGTCTTCTCCAACAATCAGATATGGTGTAGCAGATATGCTTGAAGTGCTGTATTTCACTTTCCAAATACTTTTATCCTGATCATATTGTGTCAAAATAGAATATCCTGCCATGATGCATACAAATTCAACCTCATCTCTAAAGCGTGGTGATGATGCATGGATTGTTCCACTTTCATTTCCATTTTCATAGCACAAATCCTCTATTAGTTTTTTGAGCTTTGGAACGTCAAAGGATTCTACACCAGCTACTCGAGGAGAAGCAATACCCTTAATAAAGTTGCACTGTAGTTGAAATACAGGAATATTGGATGCTTCATGTTTTTTGGGAGCAAGTTGAATTACTTCACCTGCTTCATATGTTCTATACTCTGGTGGTACTCCTTGTGTCCAACTATACGAGTTAGGTCCAAGTTTATCTGCAAAACCTAAACGTCCGTACATGTTGTGGTTTGTCGTTGCTAGCAAGGAAACCCCAATACTATCTACATCTTTCTTTGACTCAAATGAAACAAACTCAGTTGCTGTAAGAGGATATCCTTCGTCATCTTGATAAACTACACGATCACGCCCAATCTTATGGAACTCAAGGTGTTCATTAACATAGCAGGCAACTGCCAGTTGATTTCCATTAGCAGTATAATCAAGGATCTCTGTAAGTCCAAGAAATCCATGTTCGGTCAATACCTCGTGATCTTCAGTAGGGAAGCAGTTCCTTGGTGCTTGGTTATGATCACTAAATGGGATACTGCCAGCCAACACACCTAACATAAGTGAAGGATGAATTTCCATATGTGTATATACAGGTTGCTTATTAGCACCTTTATCACCCCTAGTAAGATCCGTAGGTTTCATAGCAATCAATGCCATATTAGTTTCTTCAACATCCAAATACTCTACAATAGAATCCAGCACAAGTTCCCTCCAAATAATCTTATCACCCTTCCCCATATGTTCAGAGTCAAAGAACTTAACTTTGTTGTCTTCTACAAGATATAGAGGTCTAACACAACGCCCTCCTTCACTATTGATATTAATCTCATTCTTATGAACATTCCAAGTAATCCCCGTATAAATGTTAATAGCACCATTCCTTTTTAGTCTTTTAAGTGTCTGATATAGAACAGCAGGACTATCGTGAACGCCAATAATATCACCATTCACAATAATCTTCGTCTCTCTATGGAAAATTCCTACATTAGTCCCATCAAACTCAACAAGACCCGCTTCCCTTAAAACCGTCCTGATATTAGTAGAATTAGATGAAATCGTAATATTACAAGTCATCGACATATTCTTAACTAGTCCTACTGACGCACCTTCAGGTGTCTCCGCCGGACATATATACCCCCATTGTGTGCTGTGAAGCTTGCGAGGCTGAATAAGTTTTCCAGTTTTTTCAATAGGAGTATTAATACGACGCAGATGAGAAAGCGAAGCATTATAGGTCATCCTATTAAGAACCTGTGCTACACCCTGTTTGTTTTTGTTGTTTTTAATACCCCAATTACCAGTAGCAAGTGCAAACTTAAGTCCGCTCTCAATCACAGTACTCTTAATAATCTTATAGACATTCACTTTATTGATAATATTACTAAACTTACCTTGAGACTTCCAAGAACCAGAATTTAACTCCTTCTGTATCATGTTTTTCATATCCTTTACCATCTTACCGAAGTATTGCCTAAACAAGTTAGACATGAGAACACCAGGGGAATCAACACGCTTGTTGATATATGAATCACGATCATCCATATCCCATAGTCCCAGATAGCAATGGATAAGTTTATTTACCATATAACCCAAGTATAGTGCCTTCTTACGGAAATCAGCACCAACATGAGGAAGGAATTCTTTTTCTAGAATGGTCTTCATGATATTAAGACGGTGATGCTTGTTAGTGACCATCTCCTTAGGATAACCATTAATATGAAGATACTTGGACATATACTCAAAAGCATCACGAGAACAGATTACTCCATTCGCTTCATCAATAGTACCAACTAACTCTTTCATAATCATCTCATTAGCAGGATCATTCACATCATATACGATATATTCCAGAATCTGTTTATCACTCTCAATACCAAGAGCTCTAAATAGAATGAAGATAGGAATATCGTGTTTAATATGGTGAATATTCACACGGATATACTTACCGTATTGAGTGCTTTTAGAAGATAGTTTAAGAGTTGTAGTCTTGGGGACACCGAACTTATTTTCAGCAACAGAGCGAATTTCTGCAATGTGTGAGTATGCTGTCAATTTGTTATTGGTGAATACATGTGTTTTATTCTCACAAATGCGGTCTTGAGAGACTACTACTTTTTCATTTCCGTTAATAATGAAGTATCCACCCATATCATAACGACATTGGTTGATATTAGAATAGTCAGAGTGTAAATCTAAAACACAATATCTTGATTTAACCATTATAGGCACTTTACCAAGGTTAATATTGTTTAGTTTTTTCACATCTGTTACATATTCATCAAGAACTTCGTCATAGGTAGATGCGTTTATTTCAATATCAACACTTAGGGGTGCTGCATAAGAGAAGTTGCGAAGACGAGCATCATTGGGAGTCATAATTTTTGTACTCCCATCCTTCTCATAAATGATAGGTTTAGAGAGAATAGGGTTTTTAATATTAATTTTCAGGACATATTTAAACTTATCCTTTTCTGGCAAATACAAATGATAGATTTCAATAGGGTTAAATCCTTCAATAATCTCATCAATTTTGCGTAGGATGAAATCATTAAACGATTCAATTTGATGCTTTACGAGACTATTTTCACGGAAATAGGTATGAATGACATCCCAAGTAATGTTATTGAATTTGGTTGTGTCTTCCATTAACGCTAATTATATTATACTTATTAAATCTTTAAGTAAATATAAATTTCAATTTTTTATTTTTTATAATATTTTATAGTTTTCAGTGTATATTTCCTTAAATAATTCCTTAAATATGGCTACATGTACTTAAGGAAAAAGGTATTATTTATTTTTATCTCATTAATTTTAAAGATGCTAGGATGGGTAAAAATAGGAAAGGTGGGAAAAAAAGAAAGAAAGGCAAGAATTCTGAAGAATATACTGATAAAGACATCGTATTTAAAGAGGATGGTTTGGATTATGGTCTTATAACCAAAGTTCTTGGTAATAGATGCTTTGAGGTATATTGTTTAGATGGGGAAACACGATTTGGTATTCTTCGTGGAGGTATTAAAAAGAAGGTATGGATAGCATCTGGTGATTTAGTTTTGTATAGTATAAGAGATTTTCAGGATAATAAGATTGATATAGTTCATAAGTATACTAATGATGATGTACAAACATTATATAATCATGATGAAATAAATAATATGATGTATAAAATGTATAAGTCAGATGTATCAAATACAGATTATGATAGTTCTTCACATCATAATGATGTAGAATTTATAGATGAAGAAGGTTTAATAGGAAAAGAATGTGATAATTTAACTGATTAAACACAAGACTAAACGCATACATAGTGCATATATAGAGATTATTAATATATAGTGTTAGTATGGTAATGCCAAAATGGGTAAAAACCGAAAAGGCGGAAAAGGTCGAAAGAGAGGAAAAAATTGTGAGGAACATATTGATAAAGAGACAATATTCAAAGAGGATGGTATGGACTATGGCTATGTCAATAAAGCTTTAGGAAATAGTCGCTTCGAAATATATTGCGGAGATGGAGAAAACCGTTTAGGTATTCTCAGGGGTAGTATAAGAAGGAAAGTCTGGATAAAATCCGGTGATTTAGTTTTGTATGGTATGAGGGATTTCCAAGATAGTAAGATTGACATAGTTCATAAATATACAAATGAAGATATTCAAAGATTGTATAGATATGGTGAAATAACAAAAATTATGTATAAGATGTACACAGCTGATATATCAAGTGGCGAGAATAATGGTAATGGTTCTTCTCATGAGAATGATATAGAGTTTATGGACGAAGATATGGAAATGGAAATGGAAAAGGAATTAGGGGATTTAGTAGATAGTAATCAAACCATGTCTTCTCCAGATGGAGGAGGTGGTTCTTCAGGTGTTTGAGTGTTTATTTTAATATTTTCATTTTCTTTCATCTTATCAAGTTCTATATTACAAACGGGACATTTAACATTTTTTTCTAACCATTTTGTGATACAGTCTTCACAAAATATATGTTTACAGAATGTTTTTCTAAGTTTCACTTCACTTTTGAATAATTCTTTAAGATCTTCTTGGCAAACAGCACATATATCATCAGTAATATCTTTTTCATCAGTAATTACATAAGAAATAGTATCCATATTACTAATACCTCTATCAACTTTTCCCATTAGACTTCCTAACATAAGATTAAATTCATAATCATTAAATTGATCAGATCTCTGTGGGAAATATCTGGCTAATGTTAATAACATGCGACTTGACATAGGTTCATTTAACATTTGAGATGCTCTTTGTAATTGTTGTTGTGCTAATTGTTGTTGTGCTTGTTCAGGTTCAAGTGTAGCAGGTGTAGGTTGTAACGGATGCATAGGAAAGCGTTGTGAAAATATATGTTGTCTATTCATTGTATTACGATATCTAATAGTTGCTCTTCTATTACCTGTAAATGGACTTTGAGTACTACTAAAATTAGCTTGGAAACTATCAATTTCCGGTTCTTGTTCTATTTCACCTTCTTCTCTTTCGCCTTCTTCTTCTTCTTCTTCTTCTTGATTTTCTGGATTATTATTGGAACTATTTGTATAATTATTAATTAATACATTTCTATTAGTCATTTCAGTATCATGAGGAAGTTCCTGTTCAGGTTCAAGTGGTTGTAAAAGTTCTGGATTTGATGCTCCGAATACAGATTCGAAATAATTAAAGTCTGTTAATGGAATTTGTTCCATATCTTCGTCTTCTTCTTCTTCTTCGTCTACTTGTTCTTCTTCTGGATTATTTTCAGCATTAGCATTCTGTTGAAAAGTTTGTATATCAAAATGAATATGTGAAATAATATTTGGTAATTGTAATGGTTCATTTTCAGCATTTTCACCTGCTTCTGGATTTAAAGCATCATTACCTGCTTGCATAAACATTTGTAAGAATGATGATAATGATTGTGCTCTTTGTAATACTTGATCAACTTGTGAAAGTTGTGTATTATTAGATTCGCCATTTAATTCAAGATTCGATTCAGTATTAGAATGACTATTTAATAGTTGCTGTCCTTGTTGTAACATAGATTGCATAATATTAGATAAATCAATTGTTCCTACTGGTAGTGCATTATTTATGAAAGGATTTTGAGATTCTACTTCTCCTTCTTCTTCTTGTTCTCCTTCTTGTTCTCTATCATTACTTGTTTCACCTTCCATTTCACTGCTATTTTCTTGTTGTGTATTAGGTACTAATAGTGGCATTAGACCACCCATATTCCCAAACATAGGATAATGAAATCTACGTCGTTGTTGTACGCAAGTTTGAATATGTTCAGCATAATCATTAAATCGCACCATTGTCTCACACATTTCACATTCACAAAATGGATTATCGTAGTCTTCAATATTACTTCTTGTAGCCATAAGAATTAATAAACTAATATTAAACTATATTCATAAATTTTTAAATAGTTTTCAACTTTTATTAGTTTCTAAGATAATTCCATTTGTTGTCTGTTTATAACCTTTTATATCTATAATTCCATTATGAACATCAATATGACACTCTTTGCATAGATTAATTAAATTAAATAATGCATTTTTATGAGATGATCCTATAAAACCATTACTATCTGCTGTATGTTGTTCTTTTATATGATGTACATCATCAGATGGTTTATCACATATAGAACACCTGCCTTTAAATAATTTAGCATTATATTTAGATTGTTTATTACCAATAATATTAGGTTCAATATTAAGTAATCCCTGTCGAATACTATTAGAAAGATTGATAAATTCTATATCCATTCCTAATCCCTTCATAACTTCTAATCCATATAAAGTAGAACCTTGTCCTATTTTTAATTTTCTATCATATATAAGATTTTCAGTTGTCGTATCATATTCCACTGATAAATGATATATATCTAAATTTTCTAATTGTTTAATACAATCTATACTTGTAAGATCATGAAGATGTGTTGCAAATATAAAAGATGTATTTCGTTTGCATAAAGTAATAATACCTGCAGATACAATAGACATAGCAGATATACTTTCTGTAGCAGAACATAATTCATCTCCTATAACAAGACTATGATTATCTGCTCTTTTCATAATATCCCTTAATTCACTTACTTCATTGGTAAATGTAGATTGTCCTTTACCAAGATTATCACCAGTAGGAATTCGTGAGAATATACATTTATAAGGATAGAATACGAATTCTGAACATGGTACATACATACCTGCAGATGCCATAATAACACATAATCCAATTGATTTCATAAGACTACTTTTACCACTTGCATTGACACCATATAAGAGTAGTCCATCTTTATTATCAATCCCAAGTTGAATATCATTAGATATATACTCAATATTATCTTGAATACGTTCAATGATAGGGTGTCTAATAGATTTAGCAATTACATATGATTTATTACTATTGTCTATACTATTAACACTATTAATAATAGGACGACAATAATTATAATATTTAGCATTATATGCATTAGTATATTGGTAGTCAATTGTAGCAATGAAATTAATAATATCATGTAGAAATTTTTCATAAACATGACATGATTTCAAGAATTCAATAAAGTATGATGTAGTATGAACTTTAATATTTTCTAATGTATCAGCAGCGATATTATTCATATCCTTAATAATATTATGATTTATCCTAACAATAGTACTTGATGCCGATATTTTATGTACTTCTATTTTATTTACATCAAATTCTATATTATCAATAATAATATTTTTGGCAGATTTTTTAAAAGTATCATAGCGTTTTGCAGTAATAGATAATATGAAACCATCTTTTTCTGTATTTTCCAGTTTAAAGAATGTACTATTAGGATTTAATAAATCAACTTGGTTATTTAATTGTTCACATAGTTGTTTAAAGAATTGTGTAATATTATTATATTTATCTTGAAGAATATCAAGGTCTTCATTAATAAATTTATTAAAAATATTACTTGTTATATTATCAATATGATATTTAGGAATTTCATCTAAATTTAATTTATTAGCTATGAATTCAATAAATTCTAAACTATCATTTTTAAGATTTTTATAATTAATCATATTATTTTGATTTGATATTATCATATCAATAATAATTACAGACTGTTTCAGCGATGATATAAGTGTTATAAAGTCTGTAGGATGTAATTTATTCATCATTAATTTTCGTGAATGTCTTTCAACATCACAAATAGTAGATAGACAAGTACCTATATTTGTAATAATATTACTATTAATAAAAAATTCAATATTATCATATTCTTTTTTAAGTAGATTAGTATCAAAAGAAGGATTTAATATTCTTTCTTTAAATCTTCTTTTTCCAATAGCAGTCTTGCAATTATTTAGGATTTCAATAAGTGAAGTCTTACATACATCTCCACTAACAATATTTAATTGTTTAGCAGTATTATATGATAATTTCACATAATTTTCATCATACATAACAAGTGGTTTTTGTAATTTTTCAATAATATTTTCAGAGTGCATGTGTGCAAATTGTAATAGACTAATATAACTGAGTAAAGCATATAAACTTCTTTCTAAATCAATAAATTCCACAGGTGAAAGAATACCATGATTGGGGAAACATTTTTGTAGTAATTGTTTTTGCCAACTTGGTTTTTTAATAGTAATATCATAACTATTAATTTTATTATGAATACACTTATTATGTAGGTCAAGATAAGTAATAATTTCTTTATCAGTAATAGTATTAATATCACCAATTAATAAAATTTCTTTAGGATTAGTTGCGATAATAATTCTATATAGTTCATCAAGTGCATAATATTTATCCATAGGTTTACTTGTACATTCATATACATAACTTTTACCAGTAGAAAGGTCAATATAAGATACACCAATACTAAGGATATATTTATGACTTCTATAATCTTGTGTTTCTTCAAAATATATACTCATTAAGAAGTTATTTTCAAATGATAATATTTCATCAATTCTTGTTCCAGGACTTTTAATATCAGTAACTTCACGTCTTGGTTTAGGTGGTGGAGATACTTGACTAACTACAACAACAGTATAATTATTTTCTAATAATATATTCATGAATTTACCAAGAGCATGTTCAGGAAATCCTGCCATCAAACAATTTTTCTTTGATATTTCCATTATTTGTTTGTTTTTGCGTGTAACCTGTATACCAAGTATTTCTCCAATCTCTTTAAGATCAATAAGTCCATTATTAATTGAATAAATTTCATAAAAGGACCCTACTTGAAGTAATACGATTGTATTTTCACCATATTTCTGTTGATATTCTCTAAGATATTTTTCATATTCATCATAAATAGCAAAAGACATGGCTTGCGTCATGATGAATAATATACTATATATAAAATTAAATAATCCTTAAGTGGTTTTATTTGATCATATTACGCTTGTAAATTTCAGCAAAGTATCTTTCAAAAATCAGAATAGGTTTAGATACTGATATAGATTTATATTCTAATTCTGTAGAATATTTAACAAGATCATAAATATATTTATCAAATTGTTTAAGTGTTCCTAAATAATTTAATGTTATTTTCATAATAGTAGCAATAGGTACATTAAAATGTAATATTTTAAAACCAAATGACCTAATTAATTCACATCCTTTAAATATATTTTTTTCTTTAAGTAGTTGATCAATAAATAGAGTGAGTTGTTTTTCAATATTATTTGGAATATCGCATTTAGATAGTTTAAGTATATTATTAATTACTCCATCAGTAGGGTCTATTTCAATTTCATCTTCTATTTTATTTCTTTCAAGAAAGTGTTCAAAAAATTGTTCAATATTTTCCTCTTGAATATTGCTTCTAATTTGAAAGCATCTACTTAAGAAAGATGGTTCAATTCGGGATGTAGTTTTAGCAGTAAATATGAAATATACATTTCTACTAAGTCTTTCAATAGGATATCGTAGAGCATACATACTTTGTTCGTGTAAAGAATTAACATTATGCATAACAATAATATGTTTTTGATATGAAATATTTTTAGTTTTAGCGATATGATTAGAAATGAAATCACTAATAAATTGTCTTTCTGCAGATACAATTTGATCAATATCTATTTCAAGATGAACATCACTATATTTGTAAGGGCAACTATATTTATTATTATTAGCCATAACATCATAAGTAGTGGATCGTTTTACAATTGTAGTTTTAAATATTCTAGTAAGGATTACATCAACATACATTTTTAAAATAGTGGGGTCATTTCCATAAAATAGAAGATGTGGCGAACCAAATAATTCGTCTATAGTAAGAGAACATAGACGATGAATTCTTGTATTTGCTAATAAATCAAAATAATGCTCATTAAATTCTGTTTGAAAATTATGTAAATAATCAATATTATCCATAATTTTCATAACATATAAGTAATAACTTATATTATAAATTAAATCAAATTTTTTTATGAATTTTGCAAGATGTCAAAAAAAAGATTATTATAAACTTCTGGGGATAGATAGAGATGCAAGTTTTGATGAAATTAAAAGGGCTTATAGAAGAACAGTAATTAAATCTCATCCAGATAAAGTAGGTGTAAATGCTAATACTGCTAATAATGCTTATAATAGCATATATGATATTAATGAGGCATATACTATATTACGAGATCCAGAGCAAAAAAAAAAATATGATAATGAGATAGATTATGGTTTTACTAATGATTATATAAATCCAATAGATATAATAATATTGGTTACTAAATTCATGAAGACTATAAATGATGCATTAAATAGTTTTCCACATAAATCAAAACCAGATATAAAACCTGAAGCAGATATAAAACCTGAACCTGATATAAAAATAAATCTAGACATAAAATTGAAAATAGATGTTTCATTAGAGGATTTATATTGTAAAAAAATTAAAAAATTAATTATTACACGTAAAAGAAAGGGTGAATATGAAAAAAAACTATTGTATATATCTTTATTAAATTATGAAAGCAAATATATATTTCCCAATCAAGGAGATGGAGATGCAAATGGTAATATAGGTGATGTTATAGTATCTATAAATATAACGGAGCACGATGTATTTGTATTAGATACACTTATAGATAAATATGATTTGTGGATGGAAATGGATATTAATTTATATGATTATTACTATGGAAAAACAATTAGGTTTAAGACCTTAGATAATACTGATTATTCATTTAGAATGGATAAATTTAATCAATATAGTATGGTACATCTATTAAAAGGTATGGGTTTGCCATATTATGATGAAAATAAGGATGATGAATTATATGGTGATTTATATATATCTTTCAAGGTTAAATTAAAAGATTTGGATGATGATATATTAGAAAAAGAGGATGTTGAGAATATTTTGGACAAATTTTTATCATGATAAATAGTAATATACCGTTAATGGATAAAATACAGCAATTATTTATTAATAACTATAAACTATATGATCCAACTGCTGTTAGCGAGTTTTACAGTAATGAAACTATAAATGTTAAACCAGATTTATCAGGTAGTAGATATATGAGTAAAAGAGTATATGGATTTGTACGTAATAGATTACACTATAAAATCGAAAAAGATTATATTTTTGATAATACAAGAGTATCTATATGTATATATTGTATTAATAAAAGTTTTTCTTTTTCAACTTTGTTTAATGTTTTGAATTATTATATATTTGTTTTAAATAAATTGAATCATAAACCAGTTTTCAAATTAATTCTATATTTAACAAATTTAAAGAAACTTTTCCCACAAAATCCAGACCAAACTTTAAATGAAGATAATGTAAATAGTGGAGTTACAATATTCAATGAAACAGAGAGAGTTATTATAATATATAGAAAGGAAGAGATATATAAAGTTTTACTACATGAAATGATTCATTATTATGAAATTGACTTCCATAATTATGATGCATCTTATGATAGATACTTTATTAATAAATATGCCATTCAAGTTCAACAACCTTATAAGAATAGAAATAATCCCCTTGCATTATTTGAAAGTTATACTGATAGTGTAGCGTGTTATGGTCATATGATAACAAATATTCTCTTTAAAAGTGATAAAAATATACCTGAAAATATATTATTAGATACAATAAAAGAAACTTTAGAAAAAGAAACAAAACATTATAAGTTACAAGCATCTAAAATACTTAAATTTTCCAATTTAAAGGAAGATAGTCATTGTTTCTCATATTATATAGTAAAATCCTGTATTTATTCTAATTTTGATAAATTTTTAGAATTTATAGACCATAATGGTATAAGACTTAATAGTGTTGATAAACAAAAACGATTTTTAGAATTATTAAAAGTATTAATAGATAATCCAGAATTTTGGAAAGAACTTAAAAAAATTAGAACAAGAAAAATTGTTTTAAGTGGTCTTAAGATGACAAAAATAAAATGGTAATGATGATAATGTAAAATTACTTAAGGATAAAATCGTAGCATAATATACTAAAATAGAGATGGCCCAAAGAACTAAGAAAACCGTTAAATCTGTTGAAACCCCTGCTCCCGAAACTACCGTTGTACCACCAACAACCCCCGCAGAGGTTGTTGCTCCTGTCCCTGCCACTGATGAGCCTGTTAAGGTTCAATCTGTTGATGGAGTAGTAAGTGATAAATTTGAGATTCTGCATACCAAGGTAAACGACCTAACAGTCGCTCTCCGTGATCTACAGACCAGTCTCCGTGCTATTCAGAAAGAAGTTGTTAAGATTGTTAAGAGTAATGTTAAGAAGACAAAGACTCGCAATACCAATGGAGCAAAGAAAACTCCCAGTGGTTTTGCCAAGCCCACCAAGCTTTCAGATGCTCTCTGTGATTTCCTTGGTGTAGAGAAGGGTACAGAACTCGCTCGTACTGATGTAACTCGTCGTATTAACACTTACATCAAGGAGCATAACCTACAGGATGAGAAGGATAAGCGTAAGATCCATCCCGATCTTAACCTAAGCAAGGTACTAACAATGAAACCCGAGGATAACCTAACTTTCTTCAATCTCCAGACTTACCTTAAGTCTAACTTTATCCGTCCCGTTCCCGTAGTTGCCCCTGCACCTGTTGCAGTAGCATAAATATAAATATAAATATATAAATAAAAAATAAAAAATTTCAGCAATCTGTTTAGTATGTCCTAAGTTATTATAAGTATAATTTCATCCATTTTAGAGTTTCGATATAATCTTCGTTTTTTATATTATTATTGCTAATGATATCAGCAATAGTATATGCCATCTTTTCAAAAGGATGTTCATATTTTTCAGTTTTAGAACAGGTTTTAGATAAAGTAGAATCCGTTAAAGATTTAGGATTATCCGAGGAATATTCTTGATAACAAACAGAATTTCTACGAGTATATATTATTGAATTTATATCTGGATTATTTCTAATTTTCTCATATTTTCTTTTAAGATCATATATCTCATAATTCCAAAAATTATGAATAAGTATACTTGTAAATAATGGGAATTGACGTTGATAAATATGTATTTTCTCATGAGCAATAGTTTCAGTTTGATGAGAATCAGAATATCTCCAATAATTCGTTGGTAAAAATATAATATCAACTAGTGTATGTGGAAATCCATTTTCAGTATTACAACATAATTTAGCAAATTTCCATTTAATATTATTAAAATTATTAAATTTAGTACATATTGAATCTATTTTTTCTACACAATTTTTAACTTTAGATTTTTCTTCATCAGAAAATTCTTCAACATTAGATTTATAATAATCTTTATATTCTGATGAAGTAATAAAATTTCTTGCACGAAGATCATATTCCGATAAACTTCCAAAATAATCACTTGCTTTATCTTCAATTATTTGTTGAATATTTGAAACCGATGGAAACATACTTATAAGTAATTATTATAATATATTTTCAAATTCTTCCAATTAATACAATAAAATTTGAAATACTTAAAGATAATTTGATATACATATATTAAGATACAATGAATACTCTCCTTTCTAAACCAATTAGTCTATCTTTTGGAAATTTCTCTAACTTAAAGAAATCTGATTCTAAAGTTGTAAATATCCCAAAACCAAAGATGCTTTCTCATAGATTTACTACAATGCCCACATTATCTAAAAATAAAAGTAGACTTACTACTATTACAAAAGTATCTATGGATGATATTACAAGAATCGTAGAATATGATTCATATATTATAACAAAAGGAGTACTATTATTCTGTATGTTTTACTTCTCATTAAATTGGATTCATTATAGAAACCTTCGTAAAGAAGATGAAGAAGAAGAAAAGAAATAAAATTACATATTTAGTAAGGGTATATATGGTTGATTAAGTATATTTGATAGGTTTTCTAATGCTATATCATTTGTTTGACTGCTTTGAGTGTTTTGATTTTGACTATTATTATTATTTGAACTACCTAATATTCTGTTACTATTTAAGTTAAGTGGTCTTGGTGGTGGTGGTGGAGGTGGATATGCAGGTGGAGTTGGTGGTAATGGAATACTTTGAAGTAAATATATTGCACTATAATGTATTGTATCTTGGCGACAGAATGGACATAAGAAAGATTGTTTAACATTAAACCAATTATATATACCACTTAATTCTAATGATGAAGATGGAGGTGTTGTGGGAGTATTATAACATTCCCAATGAAAATTATGATTACAACAAGAATTAAATACAATATCATCATCTTTAAAAGTTTCATGACATAAACAGCAATCTTGTTGTTCAATCATACTCTTTATATTCTTTTCTGTATGTCTTTTTCTAATATCATAAGGTTTTGATTTAATATTTTTCCATTTATTAAATAACCATGAATTTTTACCTAAATACAAATCATCCATTGTCCATCCTCTATCTATCAACGATTTAGATCTAATAAGAAGCACAATAATATCAGAAAAACTATTTTTAGGTATTGATACGAGTGCAAATCGTTTTGATATTGCTCTAGAAATAATATGATTTAATCTGTCAGGAATATGCATAATAGCAGGTGATATAATTGGTCTAACTTGGAGAACATCATTATTTTCAGAAAGTAAATTAACATCAAAATCACAAGGATATGAAAACCAATTTGTATATGAATTACATAATATATCTAATTTAACACTCCATGGATTTTCTCCTCTTGAAGGATTTCGTTGAGAAATTGTATACGATATAATATCCATTTTACGATAATTAATTCCAATTAAATTTTCCATAACATTAAAATCAACACTAAGAACATTAATTAAATATTTAATTAACTCTCTATCTACTCTACAATCTAAATCGTGAGAATTTCTAACATTTGCATATCTATCTCTTAAATAACCACCAAAAATATCACCATGAAATGATTTAACATATTTAATAATCTTTTCCATATATTTACTTGAATATGTAGAAATTTTGTTTAAGTATAAGGCGAATAAAAAAAAAATTGAAACTTATATAAAGATACATTACATACTTATAAATACAGAACCAACACTATGGCAAACACTAATTCTATCACTCTCGCTAAGGAATTCGATTCTTCAAAGATCACTTATAGCGATGTGAAGATGCTAGAAAACGGAGGCAAGGTAGTTTATGTATCCTATAACAAAGCTCCTCTAGTTCTACAAACACCAGAAATGTCTGCTCCTTTTGGAATGCAGAACTGGAATAATGATAATCGTATTAAATATACTATGGATCTATCCTTTAAGGGAATGGATCGTCGTGTAGGTGTTCAGACATTCTATAATGTATTGGAAACTCTTGATAATAAGCTTGTTGAAGATGCCTTCAAGAACCAAGCAACTTGGTTTAAGGGACGCAAGATTACTTCTCCTGAAGTAGCATCTGCTCTCTATACACCTCTTATCAAGCACGCTAAGGATAAGGATACTGGTGAGGTTACTGATAAGTGGCCTCCTACTTTCAAGATGACTGTCCCGTGGAAGGATAATAAGTTTATGTGTGAAGTTTATGATGATAAGAGGAATCCTCTTGATCTATCTGCTATTGACACTAAGGGTGCTCGTGTAACTGGAATTATTCAGTTTATGGGACTTTGGATGGCAGGTGGTAAGTTCGGTTCTTCTTGGCGTGTGCTACAAATGAAGATTATTCCTAACCAAGCACTTCGTGGTTATGCCTTCAAGGAAAACCCAGAAGATAAGATGGCAGAGGAAGATCTTGAGGAAGAGCCACACGACGCAAAGGAAATTATGGATAATGCTGACGGTAAGTCTGATGATGATACACAAGAAGTAGAAGGAGAGGAAGAAGCAGTTGTATCTGATAGTGAAGATGATCTTGAACCAGTTGTTAAGAAACCAGCAGCAAAGAAGGTTACAATTGCACGCAAAAAGTAAATAATCTAAATAATATAAATCTAAAAGTAATAAAATCTAAATCTAAATATTAATAAGTAGAATAAATAAAACATAAATATATCTTTTATTATTGTAAGTTTGTTATGTCTGACTTAAATGTTGAATTAAGTGTTAATGATTTAGCACATTTTTTATTTGTACGTAATGTTGATAATAAACCCATTACTATCAATATAACTGGAGATGGATTAGAAAATACTAGAGATATATTTAGTTTTTGTCTAGACATAATGCTTAAAGGTCTAGTTATTCTATTTGGAACAGATAATAAAGTATTAATTAATGATCTTACGATGGATCAATTTAATATCATTAAACAAAAAATGCGTTGTGCTAATATAGAGTGTCATTTAGAAGTTATACCTTTAGAAGAACCAAGCGAAGAAGTACCTGATTTATGGACTCAAAACTTCTTAAATGTTAATAAAGCTTATAATGCTGATGAGAATATGAAACTTACAGATTATCATTTTGATTTACAATTATCTAATTTTATATATAAAATTTGGTTTGAATTAAAATATAATTTACCACAAAACATCATATAAGGACTTCATTATGTATATCTAATAATATGAATGCCATCAAAAAAGTATTACAAGAACCTATACTAAAAGAAAAGAAAGAGGAAGAAGGAGAAGATAAAAACGAAAGTTATAAAACTACACCAAGTGATACTGATTCTAATAATAGTGATAGTGATGATAGTGATTTAAATGATGAGGGATCTGATTATGTAGCAGATGAAAATATAATACAATTAGATGTATCCAATATAGTTATATCACAAGAACTAAAACATATAAGTACTATACTACAACTATTAACTATTGGATTCTATTTTTATCTATTTATTAGATTTGGTGAATTTATTGCTCAAAATATTCACAGTTTTAGAAAATCATAGTAAATGCCATTCCTCTGGATTTGCACTGGTTGTATCTGCTATAATCTTATAACATAATAATGGTTCTTGAGGTGCTTTATCATATATAGGTAATCTGGATGGTAATTCTATAAAATATTCAATTGATAAATGAGGTTTCCATTCTATATCTTGGTTTTTGGGTAATGTATTACACCACCAACCTATAGCTTTTAATGGATCTTGTTTATGGATACTAGGAAATATTACTACAGGATCTGTAACATATATATTTGTTTCATAAGGAAATAATGTATTAGTATAAAAATGAGTAGCATCTTCTCTTATAAGATTAGTTTTAATTGTGATATGTGGTATATGTTTAATAGAATACCGTTGTTTTAGTTGTGTATAATTATAGGGCACATACCAAATAGAAAATCCGTAACTCATTTCCTATAATAAAGTTATATTTAAAAATAAAAAGTTTAATCAAATTGAATGGTTCTTTTACCTGTAAGTTGACTCATATTTTTCAAGACTGATTTAGATAATTCATTTCTCTTCTTACGAGTTTTTGTTACAACTCCATTTTCTGTTTCTACAAGTTTAACTTTCATATTATCTTTATTTAATTTTCTTTGCTGATTATCCTTTTGTGTCTGTATCATGTCTTGCTCTATATCTTTTTTGTATTCTGTTACATATTCTAATATATCAGATTGTAAAATCCATCTAAACATATTTAATTGACCAATAGTTGTTTCTAAAATACCCTTTCTATCATCATAATAAAATTTAATTCTATCACGCCTACGAAAAGGATCAAAATAAGTTTTACTATAACTCTTTAGTTGAGAACGATAAGATAAATATACATTTAAATGTATAACGTTGTTATTTGCCAGTTTCTTTGTTATAATAGTCTGATTTTTTTTACTATAATTTGTAATAAACCAGTCTATAAGACGCAAAGATATATCACTCTCGCCATTTATTATAGGAATAATTTTATGTACATTGTTTTTTGTCGAGTAAAATTTTGATAATGACTGCATTAATAAATCATTTTGCTTAGAACCTGAAACTTTTGAACTCTTGTCCATTTAATAATAAGTATTAGTACGAATACGCTTAAGTGAGTTTTTTTGCGTTTTAATAAATTAATTAAGTGGAAGGTTATGAACTGTTGTTCTAATAGAACCATTTTTTATATCATATTTGTGTATGTTTTTTGAAAAATCATTGAGCATATCTGTAAAACTATTGTAGTTATTCGCTACGAAATTATTTGTTCGTTGTGGTGAATCATCTATTCTTTTTCCTATAGAACCATCGTTTATATAATAGTTCCAAGTAGCATATAATCCGCTACCATAATATGATTTAGCGATTTCTATATATGGTCCATATATTCTACAATTTGATTTTTCAAATATACCAAATAAAAATGTTCCTAACTTAAATTGATTATATTTAGAAATAACACTCATATAATCATTGGGAAGAATACTGTGTAAAATATTATAATTATTAGTAGCAACTTTATAATGTTGAAAATCAGTAGAGATATATAATCTATAATACTCCTCTATATAATTGAAAATAGTCATTATATTACTTACATTTTGTGTCATAAAAGCTATTTATAATCATGTTAAGAAATACATTATGAATTAATTTAATTATTTGTTAAGAAGAATATCTAATCGCAATCTTCACCAATTTCTAGAGGTCTTCTCTGTGTATCAGGTACAATTGTTGATTGTAACCAAGGTGATACTACTTTTTGTGAATTAATAGGTTCACTGCGGAATTGTAAGTTTCCATTACGTTTATTACCAAGAGTAGTATTTAGACCAACATGATATCCAGATTGTAAGAAGTTCTGATCCTTAACATCACCTTGACCAGCAGGATTTACCTGTGCCCATCTGGAATTAGCAGCATCTTGAGGAAGTAAATCATCGGCAGTTAAACGATCTTTAGGGAAACAATCATTGGGTAATTGTTGTCCAGAATATTCTACGGCTCTATAATCTTCATTATCTAAAGGTTCTGATGCTTGAACAGCTGGACTATCTTTAGAAATACCACCATTTTGTACTAATGGTAAAATAGAACTCATATCTTCATAGAACTTCTCCGACTGATATAGTTTCTGTTTTTGCGAGTACCTTGAAATTAACACAAAAAGAGTTGCGCAAGCTAGGATTATCAAAAAGATTCTGACCAGCATATACTTGTCCATTTTATATTTATTATTAGATTATATTTTTTTTTAACTCACTAATAATATCAATTTAACTACTCGTTCCAAATAATTCATCTATTTCAATACTTATATTTTCCAGAATTGTTAAGTCTCGCTTATTAGATTTTAATTTTTCAAGTAAAGAATTTATATCCTCATATAAAGATGCGTATTTTATATGTTTATTATTAATTATATGGAATTTTTCATCTAACTTACTATACAAAGTTTCATATATATTCTCTAATTCCTCTTCTGTTGGTTCTGGTATATCATCTTCTCCTTCTACTATATCATCCTCCTGCCATATATCTTCATCATCACTCTTTATACTATTTAAAAAATCATCATCTACTCTCTTTAAATTAGCAATCTCCCATTCAGGAATAAATCTTTGTTTATAGAATCTTAAACCTTTTAGAGATACTACAAGATCTAATTTAGTAGAATCTAACATATCCTCTAAGTCTGAACCTTGTAATTTTAATTTCATTAAAAATCCATCATGTTCACTAAGAGATACTGATGATGTATAATATTCTTCTATAACATTCTCATCAAGTGCCTTTGTAAACCAACCTGCAATATTCTGTTTAACTTGTTCTATACAATGATTATCAAATTCTATCATTAATTTACATATTGACTTGGGTATTTTTAAGAATAATACTGTATAATATTTTGTTAAATGCTTTATTTTTTTATGTTTAATAACTTGTAGATTATCAAAATGCAAATTTAACTGTTTATCATTATAAGAAATCTTACCAAATAAACTATCATCAGTCTTCTTGGGTTTTGAGATTATTATATGTTTGAAATTAACAGAATTCATATCAGTCTCAATTATATCACTCATTATATCACTTATATACTATATATTATAAAGATTATTATGGTATATTATACGCATTTTTTTATACATATATAAATTAATAATACATATATGTCTAAATGTGAAAAGGAAAATATGTTGAAAAAAGTTACACATAGATTTATTGATATGATTATTCTAGAAATGAATAATGATGAAATGAAAAATACAATTAGAACTAAACTATTAAATCCTCTATTAAGTATGATTTATGTAGAAGTATATCCTTATGTATATGGAATATTTATTACCATGTTTCTTATATTATTATTCTCATTATTAACATTTATACTATTCCTTCTCTCGTTCTTCCCTAAAAAATCTAAAATTGATATAAGGTTATAGTACAATTATACTAAAATGAATGACAACTATATCAAAAAAGTAAAACGTTGGGTTGATTTAGATAATGCAATAGAAATTAAAAAATCTAAAATTAAAAATTATAGTGATGAAAGAAAAAAACTTGAAACTGAAATTGTAGACTATATTACTGATAATGATATGCAAAATGTACAAATTAATATTAGTGACGGTTATATTAAATTCCCTGAAAATAAAACTCTCCAAGCATTATCTATGAAAACACTTAAAGACAATTTAGAAAAAGTATTTAAAGAACACCCTCAAAGTGAATTAACACCCGAGATCATATATAAATACATTTTAGATAATCGTGAAACTAAATCTAAAATAGTTATAAAACGACATATTACTTCCTAGATTTTCTTAAATACTTATTTATTTCTTGTTCTATATAGAAATATTATAGCATCACTAATCATTCCCTCATGATCCATCTTCATCCTTGAACCTTCTGTGACAAATTCATCTGATAAATGTATAATATATGATACAACTCTATCGATAAGTTGATAATTTCTATCATACCATATATCAATTAAATCATATTCATTTTTATAAAGATGAGGTACTAAAACAGGTACATCATGTTTTATGTTCAGTTTTGATTTATTTACGGGTTTTTCGTATGTATATTCAATTTCACCATTAGGTTTTCTTTTAATAGTAAGCATTTTTGTTATTTATATAATCATATAAAGAAGTACCTTTATATACATGTATAAATGACTTCTTATGTTAAAGTTATAAAAATCGAAGATGAAGATATTGTTCCACAGCAAGAATCTAATAATATTATTATAAAACAAGACCAGTTGTCCGATTTTCTAAATAAATTAGAATTAGAAAAACAAATAGAAAAACAACTATTTCAACCACCTCTATTAACACATAGTCAATTAGTATTTTTAGATATTAATGGTGAAACTATTTATAATTCATATTATGAACTAAGAGATAGTTTTAATGATGCAGGACTATTTCATAAAATAGATTACAATGGGTTTTTAGATATATTTATTAACAATATTAAGTTTGAACAACCAAGTGATGAAAGTGATGATGAACATAATCATGATAATGATGATTAATTCTTGAAAATTTTTCTATACTTATTATAACAAATAAACTATTAAATGTCTAATACTAAAACAAATACAAATACTAATGCTAATGCTAGAACAAAAAAAGGAGGTATGATTATGGATGATGTCAATAAATTAGTAGTCCCTTTCGGTCTATTATTAGCAGAAAAAGGATTATCTAATATGATGAAGAAGGATAAGAAAACAGCTAAGACTACAACAGCAGCTGCAAAGAAAACTACAGTTAAACAAAATAGAAAAGCTGCAGTTGGAGGTGCTAATTCATCTGGTTCAAAGAAACTAACTAATGAATTTAGTAAACTATCAAGCGAAATCGAACACTTTTTATCTAAATACTAAATTACTACTATATTTTACGCATATTATCTTCTAATTCTTTTATCTTTTCCATTACTTCAGATGGATATTCACTATCATAATATTTATAACAAATCCATATATCAGCATAATTATCAATCAATGGTTCACAAAAATTCTTTACTACATACCAACACCTATCCAGAAACATTTTCTCTGTGAAATTAGCTGATTTATTAAAATTATACATTCTACCTTTGTATTCTATAATTGTTTGCATGACTTTATATACTTATTCTAATATCCTTAAACTATTTCAAATTTTTTATTCTATATGCATATATGCATATATGCTTATATAGTTATATAATTGTAAATAATTTTCTGTAAATTAATATAATCGTAATGATACTTACAGCACCCAGTTTTAACTATCCTGCACTTTTTACTATCGATGTCACTTCCAAATTTGGATCAGAATATATTATAATGTTCGAGGATATTTGTCGCATGATACTTATTCAAATAACCATTCAACTCATGTTCTATATGTCAATGCCTGAACGACAATTCTTATCTGATGAATTTATATTACTCGTATTATATATCATATTAGGTGTATGTTTATATTGGCTTGTATTTAAGAATATTATTAAATTTGTTTAAGTGTTTGAACACTATTTAAATTATATAACTTTACACAAATGACTACTCAAGATAAACCTAAAATTAAAAAAACTATATCACAACGTGTTAAAGACTTCTTAATTGATAAAGAATATAATGAACAAAGAAAACTTATATCAGAATCATTCTCACAAAACAATTTTGATGATGATTATATTAAAAATTTAATTCATCCACCTTTAGAAAATAATTCAGTTCTTTTAGGAAAAGATGTTATAGAAGATATAGAACTTTTTAAAACTTATCGTGATGATAATTTCGATGATAATTATAAAAGTATATCCGTATTTGATAGTATAAATAAAACTAATCTCAAAGGAAGCTCTATATATCTTAAAAATATTCTCGCTAATCCTGAATTATCTAAGACTATTCTCACAAAACGACAAAATATACTATTTCAACTTCAAGATAAACCTATTAATACTATACTCGAAAATATGGCAACTCAAGAAGATGACGTACTATGGCTTTTTGAAGATAAAGAAGAAAATGTAAAAGCTCTTTATGATATTGTTTATTTTAGAAGCTGGTTACTCAAAAATCTTAATAATGTTGATTATGCTGTTACTAGTTATAATATTTACCGAATTATCCTATCACCTGTTATTGGTATAATGTCTCCTATTGTATATTTTATTGTACCATTTTTAGTACTTAAATACAAATATAAAATCAAATTATCATTCAAAGCTTATCTCAGTATATTATTTGACTCTTCTAAATTAATGTTCTCAATGAGTGGATGGTCGTCTAATTTAAGATATTGTTCTTATATATTCTCATTGATTTTCTATTTTCAAGGTGTATTTAATAGTATAGAAATATCTAAGACTTTATACAATGTAACCGATGTTATAAATAAGAAAATGATTAGTATAATTAAATTTATTGATAATGGAAACGAACTATTAGACAAATATTACAATAATGAAATACCTTACATGTTCTTTAGCATGCACACTATCCCACCTTATACTAATCTAAATCTTAAATTAAATGGAGATAGATGGTGGATTACTACTAATTTCGGGAAAATCCTTAAATACTTTAAGCAGATTGATAAAGAACAAATTAAAAACCTTTTGACACAGACATATATGTTAGATTCATTAAATTCTATTATTTCTCTTAGAAATAACGGATATACATTTACAAACTATAGTATAGATACTAAATTACCTTATATGCAAGTTGAAGGATTAGGCCACCCTTGTCTTAAAAGTAATACTATCAAAAATAATATTAATTTAGGAGAAAAAGAAACTTATAATATGATTTTAACTGGACCTAATGCTGGTGGCAAATCTACTCTTGTAAAATCTATTCTTATTAATACACTTTTATCTCAAACTATTACTATGAGTTGCTCTAACAAATGTACTATAACACCATTTAAATATATTAATAGTCAAATTAATATTCCAGATTGTAAAGGAAAAGAAAGTCTATTCCAAGCAGAAATGAATAGATGTAAATATAATTTTGATGTTATACAATCATTAGACAATACAGATTATTCATTAATTATTATGGATGAAGTTTTTAATAGTACTAATCCTATAGAAGGTATATCAGGTGCTTATGCTGTTGCTGATCATCTAAGTAAACATACTAATGTTATGGTTATATTTACTACTCACTTTGTATATTTGACAAAATTACAGAAAAATACAAAGAGATTTACTAATTATAGAATGAATGTTAAAAGGAAAGATAATCAAATCATATTCCCTTATAAACTCAAGAAGGGTATTTCACAACAATATATTGCATTAGAATTATTAGAACAAAATGGTTTTAATGATGAACTTATAACTGAAGCTAAAAAGATTAGAGATAAATTATCAGTTTAGAGTGTCTTTTGCGTTTAATGATTTTAGATTTAGTATGACATATATAATAACTAAACTATGAAGTTTTCAGGATTACATTTTCACATGGTACTTGTAATAGGACTTATTTGTGTTATACTGTATGTTTTCTATATCTCAAAGGATATTTTAACGATTGATAATGAACTTAAGAATATCAAGAGACAAATGGAAACTATGCAGAGAATGCTTATTAATGGGGGTGGGGGATCTGGAAGTGGGGGATCTGGAAGTGGTGGAGGTGGTGGTGTAGGTCAAGTATCTGCCCTAAAACCATCTCTATCAACACCTTATAAGAGAGTTGATGTAGACAGATCTGAATTAAAGACCGCTACTTTTGCAACTGTTCAAGATACTAAAAGAGAAGTTGTTGTATTAGATGATGATGATGAAAGTGATGACGAAGATAATGTAAGTATTGATAGTGAAAACATTAAGAACCTACTTAATAATATTAAAACTGATAGTCCTCCTCTTGTTAAAAAAAATATTCTTTCAGAAGACAATGGGGAAGAGGAAGACGAAGATTTCTCTGAAGAAGAAGACGGTAAAGTTGAAGATGTAACTGACGAAGATGATAAAGATGATTACCAAGTTGATATAAAACCAGTTACTCCTCTTGTTGCTAAACCTGCTACTATTAGTAAGGATATGCCTATTGCAGAACTACGAAGATTATGTAAGGAGAAGGGTGTATCTGCAAAAGGTTCTAAACAAGAACTTAGTGATAGATTAATTGTTTAGAAAAACATATAAAGACATTTTCTTAATACAATAAAAGCTATGAATAGTTTCCATCCAGTACTATTCAGCAAACAACTATCTTCTCTTAAACCTAAACAAGTAACTTTGTTAGGTGAAAATTATGCTTTATGGAGAAATGAGAAAGGTGTTGTGAAATGTGTCGTTAATAGATGTTCTCATAGAGGTGCTAAATTATCAGATGGGACTGTTCAAGGAAATAATATAGAATGTGGCTATCATGGTTGGCAATATGATGCTAAAGGTATTTGTAAAAATATTCCACAAGTTCCAGAAAGTATCAAAGAAACATATAAACCTCCTAAAGCATGTAACATTCAAAGTCATTTAGCTTTTGTACATGATGATATTGTATGGATTAATCCTAATACTGAACTAAAACATTTAGATATTAGAAAAGAGATTAGAGATTTAGTTAAATGGAATAATAATGATGATTACTTTATTACTGATTATCCTCTAGATGCTCCTTATAGTTATGCATTTCAAATTGAAAACCTATTAGACCCTGCTCATTTATGTTTTGTACATAATGGTTTTCAAGGGAATAGAGACTATGCAAGTGCTGTATATATTAAAAATTTGATTTCTAATGATAAAGAGATTTCTGCAAATGTAATTCATGAGAATCCTAATATACCTGAGATTATCATGAAATTTAAAATTCCCTATATGGTGGAAGTCTCTATACTAAACAAAAATAAAGATATTGTTCGCAAAAATCTTATTTATGCATCTCCTAGTACTAAAGGGAGATGTAATGTATTATTTAGAGATGTTGCTATTAAAGAATTCTTAACTCCTAGTGATAATCAAATAGTTAAAGAGCATATCAATTTCTTTGTAGATTACTTTGCTAAAGATATTATTGATAGTCATTACCAATTTATTAATAATGAAGTCGTTAGTGCTATTATGCAACAAGATATTGATATTTTAGTAGGACAAGGAGAAAATGTTCCTAATTATTTAGAAGCTAAGTATGTATTACCTACAGAATCGGATAGACTTATTGTAGAATTTAGAAAGTGGCTTAGAAATCAAACTGATAAAAATTTACTCATCTAATAATATTTATTTTTTTCATTTATTATTTTTTATGTCTATATAATAATAAACCAAGTATGACTTCGTGTGAAAATAGAGGTACTGATAGAGCAACAGATTGCAAGTATAATTGCCCGGCCCGTATGAGCGATTCCCGTCATTTTACTGATCATAGGCCACGTTGTGCAGTTAATTTTGAAGCTCAACCTAAACCTATGTCCAGTTTTGACTACAGAATGTATTTAACTCATAATGCTGAAAGTCTTATTAACCATAATAGGTCTTACGCTGAAATCCTTATGAATTGTGGTTTATGTACACAGCCATCTACTATGCTTCCTGAACAACATCAACAGTTATGCGACAGTCGGAATTGTTCTTTTCCCGTGTTGGATCCAGATGGTCTTGGTGTTGGTAGAAAGTACGGCGGTGAAAAAAATTCATATAGACCAGAAGAGATTAAAGGATGCTCGGTGTCTACTAATGACATGAACCTATATCCTATTAATGGTAATGTAGGTGATAATTACAATCTCCTAACAGGTCCCACCGGATATCCAACAAGGTAAATAAAAAATTTGAAACTTATAATGAAGATTACTAATCATTATCAAATAGAATGGAAACTAAAGAATGTAGAACTTGTAATATAGTTAAATCTGCTAATGAATTCTATACGAATAATACAGTTAAATCTATAGATGAATCTAATGATGAATTCTATAAAACTTGTAAAAATACACGCAATAACTGTATTAGTTGTGAAAGAATTAAATGTAGAGATAATAAAAATACACAAAAAGGATACTTTGTTAATATATTAAGTGTAGCTAAGAAATCTGCTTATAAAAAGGGTGAAAAAAATAGACTTGAAGCTGGTATATTTGATTTAACTATTGAAGATATTAGAAATCTATGGAATAAACAAAAAGGATTATGTTATTATTCTAATATTCCTATGATTACAAGGACTTGTTGTGATTGGAAGATGAGTATTCAACGATTAGATGATACAAAAGGTTATATTCCAGATAATATTGTTTTATCTTGTCTTGAATTTAATAATAGTACAAAATGGACACCTGATAAAATAGATGTTCTATTTAAATCATATAATACAACAAGTGTAAATTTTGAATTCAAACATCCTAAAAAGAAACCAGAAAAAATTATATTAAATACTATTGATGGTATAGAATATCATAAATGTACAGATTGTGGTATATTCAAAGAAAAACATAGTTATATTAAAAATGATAGAGCTTGTGCAATTTGTCGAACGAAAAGACGAAATTTATATACAAGTACTCCAAAAGGACATATGCAAAAGTTAGTGCGTGGTGCAAGAAAAAGCACTAAAAAAAGAAAGAATAAGAAAACTACTAAAAAAAGAGATAGTGATTTAGATATAGATTTTGATTATCTTGTTAATCTCTATCATAAACAAGACGGTAGATGTGCATATTCTAATATTCCTCTTAACTTTGGTAGTTATAAAGATAATGATTGGATTTTAAGTTTAGAAAGGATTAATCCCCTAAAAGGATACACAAAAGATAATGTGTGTCTTATTGCTCTTGAATTCAATACATCAGATTATACTTGTATGTCTGCTAATGAAACCGTAGAAGGTTCTTCAGCATGGTCTAAAGAGAAGTTTGAATACTTCAAAAAGGTATATCTTGAAAATAGAAGTGCTATAGAAGCGTAAAAATTCTTCTCTTATAGTAATAAAATGCTTTTTAATCAAGCTTTCTGTCATGGAGAAATACTTGATGCAGATAATCAAAATGTTATTGGTAAAGATTTAAGAGTTAGAGTCACGATTACTGATATTATAGATGATGGTGTTGTAAATTACATCGCTTCTGCACCTCCCGATTTTCGCTACAGTTTTAGTGGAGCTGGTCTTCCTTTCCCAAATCCCAAAGAAGCCTTTGAGAATACTCCTAATAAAGGAACAGTACAAACAAATGACGGTTCATTTACATTAGACCTTCTATACCCTAATTCATATTATATTGGACTTGGCTCTGTAATAATTCCCCCTTCTTTAAGTTTATTCTATAAGAACGGTGGTAAAGAAAAATTAATTGTAGTAAAAATTGCTAATGAAGTCCCCTTTAGATTACTAACTACTCAAAGAGGTAATACATATCTACACGATAGTTGTATGTTCTTCAAAGGGAATGAAACACTTCCTATAAGAACACAGGAACAAATCTTAAGAGGAGCAGGCTATCCTTGCAAGAACAAGACACCTGTTGATTTCTGGGGAATCAGACCAAGATGGTAGATTATTATATATATAAATTTCATTCCTATAAGATTGTAAGTTTCTCTATTTATTTTTTATTGTATAACATCTTTTAGAACCATGATGTTAGCCATGACATAAATCCGTGAGGCGTAGGTTTAACTGGAACACTAATAGAATGTGATTGCGTTGGAACTGGTGTAGGTGTTATAGGAGGCACCGTATATGTATTATTGCTTTGAGTTAATAACTTATCGAAATTCGATGGTGGATTAAGACCAACTGTTAATAGTGCACCTGTTGTAGCAGGATTAACCGTATTTGTAGTTGTCGGATTACATGTTTCTTTAAGAGCACTATTATTCTTAATAGCATCAAAAGTCTTACAATCTAATTTTTCAATATCAGCAGTATCCATAGTAGTAGGTTGTTGTTTGAAAATATTACGGTAATTCTTGCATTGAAGAGTGTTATAGACATCTGATTTAGGATTCCAACATTTACATATCTCTTCTCCAGTATGTGCACTACAATAAGTATCTATTGCTTTTATACATGTTGGATCACTATTGATTACATCTTGTATTACAGTCCAATCTTGAACAGCAGTACATTTACCACATGTAGTAGCATCATAAGGACAGTTCTTAAGTTTTGCAAGACTTGCACTAATAGATGCTAATGTAGCTTGGTATTTCTTATAAGCATCATCCAACTTAGTCTCTTCAGCTATCATATAAGAATATATGTTTTTAACAGCTGCATCACTAAGGTAAACATTATATGCACCGAATGACCGAAGATAAGCATACCAGTTAGAATAACAATTGATACACATAGTCTTATTACTGAATAGCACATCACTAGCATTCAATTTAGCATTAAGAACTTCTACAGGTGTAGCACTAATAGACGAATACATAACAATTCTAACAGAAGCAGGTTTCTTTAATATGACATATGTATATACTACATTAGGATCCATAGGAATTAGTCCTGAAACGAAAGTCTGAGCATCAAAGTTCAAAGATAGTTTTCCGGCTTGAGTAGGACTACTTACAACGCCTTCAATATTAAGACTCATACCATTATTATTATCAGTATTACCATATATCTTGAAGATATTTACAGTTTGTTTTCCTAATGATAATTCATCGGGACGACATATAACAAATAGAGAGAATTCGCCATTACCACTAATACCTAAGTTAAGAGACATAGGTCCACTAACTCTATTGTTTCCTAAGAATAATCCCTTAGTTTCTGTATATGATGCCTCTTGATCTTCAAATGTGAAATTCTTTGTAGCCATAATACCCTGTGGAGTACAGATATTATCAGGAGAACAATTCTTATTCATAGAGATATTATATAATGTATTTCCTATACCATTATAAGATTGACCTCCGTATGTTGTAATAAGAACCTGTAAATCTTGAGATATTCCTAATATACTTTGAGTATCAATCGGTTTAGTTTGTGCTACATTAGCACTAACAATTGAACTATTAAGATTGGAATCAGTAAGTAATCCATTTAAGAATTTGATTTTACTGATTTCTGCTTGCGTAATATCAGTTGTAAATCCTTCCTTATAGGGAAGTTCCTTGCGTACAGGAGGTTCATATAGTATCATTAATAGAACGAGAATACTTGATAAGATTATAATGAAATCTAAATTAATTTCTTTGAAAAAGAAAATTTTCAAAAGAACTAGAGCTAATAAGAATATGATTATTACCATTTATTATATTATAAGATTTCTTCTTTTCGTTTATTTCAATAGTAATAATTCGTAAATATAAATATAATTAGTATAATAATATAATGAAGACTGAAACTGATAAAAAAGAAAATAAGGAGAATGTTAAGATTATAAATTTACCTAGTACAGAAAAAGGTTTTAATAGTGATGAAAGTGAAAGTGAAAGTGAAACAGAAAGCGAAATGAGTGTAGCTTCTAGTAAAAAGGTTAGTCCTAAAGGACTAGATTCTGGTGCTGAATCTGAATCTGATAGTGATGCTAAATTATCTGTAGGTAAGGCAAGTAGCAAGGCAAGTAGTCATGGTGGCAGTAAGAAATCTTCTACAACTTCTTCATCGGGAGATGACGACGATGATGATGATACAGATTCAGATTGCTCGGATGACGAATGTTCTACAACAGAACTTTTAGCATCTGATCCTCTATACTTTGTCTTAAGTAGATTCTTTATTACAGATGAAGGCAAAAGTCTTGTAGAGGTGATGAACGGTATTAATAATAAGTTAGGCAAGATTGCTAAATTACTGGCAAAAAAAACAGAATAATTCTAATAGAAACTAATTAATCCCCCTAATAGTACTCTTTTTAATATATACCTTTTTCTTTTTAACTTCTTCTATAGGCAAAACCATATTTACTTTGAATATAGAAGCTAAATTACTAGAAATGCATTTACAAATAAATTCATAGGATTCATCAATTTGTGCTATTGATTGTCCTCCTGTAATTATAATGCAACCACTTTGAAAGACAGCAATCGTAATCTTTTTACAATTACCATCTCCAGTACCACATCCTTTGCCATTACAATGATTAGTACAATAGCAACAACCATCTTTTAGATTGTTTTCACTATTCCACCAGTATTGAATTTTAACACCAGGATAAATACAAGGTTCATATGTACAAGATACTTGATAATCTGCTAATATAATCTTATATAGTTTATCTCTCTTAATCTCTAAACCAATTCTAAAATCACAATTGATAAGACGAATTCTATAATCTTTATTATCTAATTCATTAATATCACCTATAATATTTGGATGTGTTTTATAGATGTTCTTAAGTTGTTCTATAATAAAGTCAATTACAATTTTACCTTGTTCAATATATCTTAATCCAGTCATTTGAATATTACCATTTTTAAAAACCTTAGAATTTACAGTAACCGTTCTATCATTAATATCCATAAATTTATATACAATTGTTACTTGATTATCAAATCTTTTTTTCTTTTCAGTCTTACGATGAGATACTGATAATTTTTTAGAATGTCCTTTATGAATAGTCTCTGATTTGCGACTTCCATATTCAGCATAGACTATACCTATACTTGTAGCAGGATCAAGTGTATCATCTATAAGTTGTATATTTTCAAAAAGTGCATCCAAAAAGATACTTGTACTTACGCTTCCAGTAGCAGTAATAGTAGAGATTTTGTAAGGCGTTGGGGAGTATTTTGTTAGATCCATCATCTCTTAAGTACTAAAAAGTTTCAATTTTTTTTCTTAAATATATAATTTAGTTTTTTCCTTAAGTACTTTGAATCTCTTAAATAGTAAAATTTAATATAATTAATTAAAAATATATATGTTTATGTATTACTTTTTTCCACTAATCATTCTTTTTGTAAGTGTTGTATCATAATCTTTAACGAAAGCATCATACGCTTTCTCTAATTCATCTAAGTCTGTAATCCACATTTGCTCACAAGTCTTACTACCAATATCGTCTAATGATTTATCTAAATTTGCAAGATCTTCATCAAGTTTGAGTTTCTTCTCGGCAGTCAAATTATAGATTGGCATACCTACAAGATAATCATATGAATTATCCTTTTTAGGATACGACTTATCTAGTAATTGTTTTTCTATAGCTACTTTTGTTTGATTATAGATATTAAGAGTACCTGCTATAACTTCATTGATGAAATCTATTCTTGCTTTGAGATATTTACGATCTTCTGTAAGTTTCGCTAATTGATATTCTTTACGCTTAGAGTAATATACTATACGAATATTATAGAACTCCTGAATAATATCCTTCACAGTATTATATTTTTGAATTTGTAATTTAGCATTAAACAAATACATATTAGTCGTACTCATCATCTTGGAATTTACTAACTTAAACTCATTCTCAAACTTTGTGAAACCATTATCTGCCGGAACAAGCAACTTATCAAGTTCTGCAGCACTCTGGAAATGCAATATGAATTCTACTTTAACATCACTATAATGACTATCATAATTCTTAAAGTATGAACTCTTCGTATCTAATAGATGCTCAAGATGTTCCTTGAAATCTTCTGTCCAATATCCTATAGGCAACTCCTTGATCTTAATCTTAGTCGGTCCTACTTTCTCATAGACACCTTTACTATATACCTTACCCTCGCTTTCTATAATAGAACCCTGAAAACCCATAAACCAAGGTTTCAATTTACAATCTGGATCAGTTCCTTTCAATATCCCCCTAATACATTTAATAAGTTCTTTAGGATTATATGATGGGATACTTGTACTGAAACCAGTACCAATACCAACCGCACCATTTACAAGAATCATAGGGATAATTGGCATATAGTATTCAGGTTCTATACTCATACCATCATCATCCAAATAACTCAAGATATAAGCATCCTCCTTTCTAAATATCTTATTTGTAATTGCCGATAATTCTGTATAGATATACCTTGGACTGGCACTATCTTTTCCTCCCTTAATCCGACTACCCATCTGACCATTCGGTCGTAGCAAATTAATATTATTACTTCCAACATAATTCTGTGCCATCGATACAATACAATTATTTAAACTTTCCTCTCCATGATGATACGAAGAATGCTCACTAACATACGCTGACAACTGTGCAACTTTACATTCCTTACTCCAATCCCTCTTAAAACAACTAAACAGAATCTTCCTCTGTGATATTTTGAAACCATCACATAAAGATGGAATAGACCTTTGAACATCATAATTGGAAAAGTGAATAAGTTCCTTACCAATAAAGTCTTGAAACTTAACTTCCTTCTCTGTGTAATCTAATACATTCTCCTTATCATATTTAGAAAGCCATTCTTTCCTATCATCAGCACGCTTCTTATTAAATGCTAAATCAATAGAAGCATCTGACTCCTCTTCATCATAAGTATATTTGATTGTCTTCAAGTCCTTAAAATAGTGTCTTGCTTCATCACTATTAGAAGTACCCAATCCCTTATAATACTTAATATGCCATCCCTGTCCATTTTGATGAGCATCTTTCCAATTAACATAATCAGTTAGATTATAGAATTCAATTGATTGTGTGCCCTTCTTAACTTTTACGATAGGAGTAAGCATTGACATTAGGAATCCATTTTGTTTATATAGTGAAGGCCACATTGTCTGGAAAAGATTAAACAACAGACCTCTAATATGAAATCCATCTGTATCCTGATCTGTCATAATCATAATATGACCATAACGCAGATCTTCTACACCTTTATAAACCTTATCACTCTCTAGTCCAATAATCTTTTTAAGATTCGTAATCTCTTCATTCTCAATAATCTTTTTGATATTACAATCTTTCACATTTAAGATTTTTCCTTTCAATGGGAACACACCATAGCGATCTCTTCCTACTTCATCAATACCTGCCATAGCCATAGTTTTACTACTGTCTCCTTCTGTTAGGATAAGAGTACATTGACTACTTTTTGTTGAACCTGCCCAATTGGCGTCGTCCAATTTGACAAGACCTCTAATAATATTACGCTTCTTACCATCTGTTTTTTTCATATTCTTATTATCCAATAGTGAACCAATACTGAGTGCCTTCTCAATAATACCAGACTTGTACATCCTTTCAATAAACTTATCTGTCAATTCAGGTTTGCTCCCAAATTTAGAATAAGGTGTTGTAAGGGTTTCCTTTGTCTGACTATCAAAGTTAGGATTTACTATAATAGATTTGATAAAGATGATTAGATTATCTTTTAGATATTGTGGTTTTATTGACACTTCTTTTTTCCTTTTTTGTGCCAAATCAATTAGTTTCTTAACCAACTGATTACTCATATATTCAACATGCTTACCACCACGAATAGTCCAAATACCATTTACAAATGATACTTGTTCAAATCCACAGTCATCGTTGAATGAAGCAACAACTTCCCATCGTTCATCTATCTTCTCATATACACGAACATGGTCTGCCTTTGAACCAAGATATAGATCAACATACTTCTCAAATGTTTTATATTCTAACTTTTTCCCATTCAAGAATACATTAACCTCTGGATCAGTCACAGCACAAGTATCATAGGTTCTCTTGACCATAAGATCATACATATCATCTGTTAGACTTGTACATTTGAATTTCTCAAAGTCAGGTAAGAACTTGATAATAGTATAGGGTTTTTTAGTATAACTTTTAATAACAGGTTCAGATTTCCTACTCATATTATCAAAGAATTCCTGTTTATAAAGTTTTTTCTTTTTAGCATCTACAGTTTCAATTGTGAAATGCTTTGAGAAAATATTGCAAGCTTTGGATCCAATTCCGTTAACGCCACCAATAATTCTTTCTTGTTTATCGTCATAATTCGCTGATGTTAGAAGATGTCCAAAGATAAGTTCTGGAATATAAACATGATGTTCAGGATGTTTATCAATTTCTATACCATCACCGTCATTGAAAATCTCAATATATCCCGTAGTCTTATCAATACTCACCTTGATATTTTTTAGATAATTAATTCCTTCTTCTTTCAAAGATTTAAGACGAACACCGTGGTCAATAGCATTAACCAAGATCTCATCAAATATCTTATAAAGTCCAGGAATATATGTTAGAGTTTTCTTGACCATCTTATTTGAAGCATCGTCAAATACCCATGATGAACAAGTATCTTGATCTATATTCCCAATATACATATTAGGACGATGTAATACATGCTCACGATGATCAAGTTTTTGATATTTTTTAGAGATTTTGTCATCGGCAGTAGCCTTTGCCGATGCTTTAGCAATAGCTTTGGATGCTTTTGACATGTTTATAATTCTATATAGATAAATGTTTATATAGATTTTCAAATAATTATTTCAATTTTTTTTTGTCTAAAAGGCAACTAAAAATTTCGTATATAATTTAAGGGAAGGTCAGTTGATTATGGATATTTTTGAATTATGCGATTTCCTAATAGTAGGAGCAGGATTATCTGGTGCTGTTATAGCGGAGCGTATAGCAAATATCTTAGATAAAAAGGTAATTGTTATAGAAAAAAGAGATCATATAGGAGGTAATTGTTATGATTATATAGATAAGGATACAGGAATTCGTATTAGTAAATATGGACCACATTTTTTTCATACAAATGATGAAGGTGTATGGAATTATATAAATAGATTTGCTTCTTGGATTCGTTGGGATCATAAAGTAGCAACATCTATAGATAAAAAACTCATTCCATTACCAGTTAATATTAATACAATTAATAAGATGTTTGATGAAAATCTAAAAGATGAAGCAGAGATGACAACTTGGATGGATAAAAATAGAGAATATATACCTAAAATCAATAATAGTGAAGATGTTTGTCTGTCTAAATTTGGATATGAAATATATAATAAATTATTTAAACCTTATACTATCAAACAGTGGAATAAAAGTCCTAAAGAATTAGATCCACTTGTCCTATCAAGAATACCTATAAGATACAATTTTGATGATAGATATTTTACAGATAAATATCAAGTATTACCAGAGTATGGATACACTGAATTTACAAAAAATTTATTAGAATCTAATAATATAATTACATTATTAAATACAGATTTCTTCGATATTAAAGATTATGTTAATCTTTCAAGAACAAAAATAATATTTACTGGACCTATAGATGCATATTTTTCTGATAGTGGTCTCCCACCATTAGAATATAGAAGTTTACATTTTGAAACAACTAAATTATTTAATACAAATTTTTATCAGCCTTTTAGTGTTGTAAATTATCCTGATAGTAATATTCCTTATACACGAATAACCGAATATAAACATCTATTAAATCAAAATTCACCACATACACTTATAGTAAAAGAGACATCAACAGATATAGGAGAACCATATTATCCAATTCCAAATTCTATAAATTTAGAATTATATGAAAAATACAAAGAACTTTCTTATAATGAAAAGAATGTGTACTTTGTAGGAAGATTAGCAAATTATAAATATTTTAATATGGATGGTGCTATAAGAAATGCTTTAGATTTCTTTGAGAATTCTATTGTTTATTGAATGCTCTTTTTACTTGTCCTCCCTTAAGTAGTTTTGTTTTTTTGGCAACTTTTCTAATATCAGTGAATAATTTTTCTATTGCAGCTTTAAAGAAATGTCTCGCTTGTACCTTTTCAGTTTTCTTTAATATAATCTTTTTACCACCTCCGCCACTTTGTCTATAAGCTTTTAATGATTTTTCAAAGACGGAATCAGATAAAGGATCACCACTACCACCTACATGAGGGAATGTTTCAGGTAGAGATGGTCTTACAATTGTATCTGTAGAATGAGCCATAGATGGATTAGTACCGGAAGGATTATGTGTATAGAAACTCTGATTAACACCAAAATATTCACTTGGCATAGAAACACGACCTCCTGATTGACCTACACTATTTTTAATTAGTTTTCCAATTGAACCATTGAATTCAGATAGAGCAGTTGGTTCAAACTCTTCAAAACCAAATCCTCCAATTAGTTTAGAAAATTGTTCTTTTGTGACAGCCATTTTTCACTATATTTATATTTAGTAAATATTATTCTATTGCATAAATAAAGAATAACAATATAAAATGAGTGGATTTGCACTTTTTAAAGAATACCATAATGATAATTCGTCTTTTGAGAATGAAGCACTTAAAAGTAATATATCATCTAATCAACTTACAGATGTATATTTTTCCCATAAAAATATAGAAGCTCTACATGAAGGTATAAGATATCAGGTTTATGTTAGATCTGAAAATAAACATATTATTGATAGACAGTCTGATATTGATTTAAAGATAGTCATGAGATCTATCTACTATGAATATAGTAAGAATTTACCTTATGATATACTTGGTCAAGTAAGAGATTTAAATGCCAAAGTAATAGATTATTGTGTTAATAATATTTTATCAGAAATCAATATGTATTTACGTTATAGACAAGATATTAGTAGTAATCCAGAACCATTACCAAGATCTGTAAATGTTTCATCTGCAGGATCTAAAACTCTATTTATGAAAGACTTCTAATCCATTTTATCTCTATACATGATAATATTCTATTAGCATACAATGGAATTTAAAAAACTATTTGATTTATCAGAATTACCTATAGGATATAAAACAGCACTCTATAATATTTTAATATTTTTTATAGCATGTATAGCATTATATCTTGTTAAAAGGAAACCAGATTATAAAATCTTTCTTGTAATTCTATTTGTAGGAATTATATTTATTAATATTCATTCTATGATGAGATACTATTGGTATAGTAGAAGTAAAGAGAAAGAAGAAAATCAACAAAAACGAAATATTGTACCTGATCATTGTCCGGATTATTGGAATAAAATACATACTGCTGAAGGTGTTAAATGTGAAAATAAATTTATAGAAATCCCAGATTTAGCAGATGAAGATGAAATTCGTACAATTAAATTAGGTGATGAAAAAACTGAACCGTATTTTTATTTAGAAGCAGTCGCCAAGATGTCTAATCAAGATAAATGTAATAAATTTTCAAAACAGAATATTCCATGGTTAGACTTATCAACCAAATGTGAAGCTTCAGGGGTTTGAAAATAAAAATTTGAAAAATATTATTAATATTATTTTTACTATATTAGATAAAGAATAGATGGTTGATATATTAAAACTTAATCAGCCAACTTCTCTTTCTAAATTCATTGGAAATAAAATGATTATTAAGAAGATTACGGAACTTATAAAGATTTCTCCTTGTAGAATGTTAATAATAGGTCCTTCGGGAAGTGGAAAAACAACATTATGTAATTTAGCAATGAATTTATATAACTATGATATATTACAAGTAAATGGTGGAGAAACCGAAGACTTAAAGGGTCTTAAAAGACTTATTGATAATTTTGCCAATAATAAAACAATTGAATCATACTTTTCGAATAGAAATAAGTTAATTTTTATAGATGATGTTGATATACTTATAAGTTGTGATAGAAATGCAAATAGTTTTCTATTAAACTTTGTAGATAGTGTTAGTAAATCTAATCATTTATCATTTATAATGTCATCATCTACAAGTGAAGAAAAGAAATTAACAGAATTAAAAAAGAAATTAAATTGTATTAGATTAGCAAATCCATCAAGACAAGATGTATTTGCATATATATCTTGTATTTTAGATAAACATAATATTCCTTATAATGATGAAAAACTATTAAAACTCATAGAAATTCATAATAATAATATTAGAAATACAATTAATAATCTTCATCAAATGGATTTAGATGATAAGAATTTAAAAATTGAAAAACAACAGAAATTACTATATGATTCCAATGTATTTGATGTTATGGGGAAAATATATAATAGAAAAATGGATTGTAGTGATTTCAAGATTATATCAGATAATAATTTAGTACCACTATTGTTATATGAAAATTATTTATCAGAGTTATTTAAAAATAGATTGAAACAAACAAAAGAGAAATACTTTGATATAATAACATCTGTATTAGATTCTTATATAGATTCTGATACTATTGAACAATATATGTATCAAAATACTGAATGGTCATTATATGATTTAGTTACATATTTAAGATGTGCTCCTATTAATTGGCACTTTAATAGTTTAGAGAAAAAGAAGGCAAAATCATTTGATAAATATATATTTACACAATTACTAACAAAAAGTGCTTTACGATGTAATTATGGTAAAAAATTATCAATATTAAAGAGTAATATAGGTGTATCCGAAACAGAAACTGTATTTTATATATTTGATAATTTTGCGTATCTATTAGGTGTACAAGGTATTAAATTAAATCAAGAAAGAAAGAGACTTGCAACGATACTTAATTTAGATAATGATGATATGGCAGCAGTATATCAGTATCTATCGCAATTTTTAGGAATGGATAAATCTTTGCTTTCTAAAATTAAAAAATCATAAGACAATTAAATGTCGCTTAATCTTATTTTTTCTTCTAATATAATAATAAAAACTATTCAAGATGAGTAGTGCACCTGCAATATTACCAACAGCCACAGCTGCAGCACCTTCCGCTTTTGGACAAAGAACTAAACTTTTACTATCATCAACGCCTCTACCTTTATTAGTAGCGATTGTGATTATTATAATTATAGCAGTAGTAGTATTCCTTATTATGAAATATAAAAAGGGTGCTTTGAAATCTGTAGATTTATTAGGAGCACCTGTTGTATTAGCAAATCCACTATCAGGAGAACATCAGATTTCTCCTGCAGGTAAATTACCCGGATCACAAAATGGCACTGAAAATACCTATTCTCTATGGTTATTCATTGATAGTGTTAGTATCACAAATAATCATAAAATAGTTTTATATCGTGGAAATCCCCAATCATATTCTAATGGTGTATTCTTTGTATATATGGATTCTAAGACTAATAAACTATATGCTTCCGTTAGAACTAATGGTGTTGTAGATGAAACATCAAGTAGTGCAGAACCAAGTTTAGAAGATATTAGAACTAATAAATACTTTATGCAATCTGTTATTGATTATGTACCATTACAAAGATGGGTAAATATTGCATATACCCTCAAAGATACAGTATTTAGTACTTATCTTGATGGAGAATTATATAGTGTAACATCTATTTATGAAATGGCAGCTAAACCCGATGGATCCCGACCATTACCAGTTAAACCAACAGGTGATATTTTAATTGCTGGTAAAGCAGGAAAAGAAGGATTTAATGGTTATATTGGTAGTGGCAAATATTTAAATTTTGCTATTACTGTAACTGAATCTAAAGTACTTTATAATCAAGGTCCTTATAGAAAATCATGGTTAAGTTATCTTGGATTAGGAAATGTAGGATTAAGAAGCCCTGTTTATAAGATATCAGTTCAAGATTTGAAAGAAGTGAAATAAAAATCTTGTTAGATAGTAATATTAAAATGTCAAAGATTGTATCCATAGTGATCCAAGCAGTTGTCGCTTTCTTAATATTTATAGCACTTAATAACATCGCTGTTTTTATTATGAAACGTGAAGAAATCATAGACGATCCTACAAAACTTGTTAGACAAACTTTATTTAAAGGTTGGGTTGAAACAAAAGGATTTTATGATAAACAATTTAATACATATAATAGATTTGCTAGTAATTATAAGAAATTACCAAATTCAGTAAATATATTAGGTGGTTCTCAATTTACATATTCTATGTGGGTTAAATTTAATAATGTATCATCGGAAAATCTAGGAAATAAAGTTTTATTACTTAAAGGTGATAAAAAGAAGTATCCTTACAGCGTAACTGTTAATAAACAACCAACAAATAGTACTGATTATTTAGTTAAATGTCCTATTGTTAAATTTGGTGATACTGCCAATGAACTTATAGTAGAATTTAACACAACAAAAAATATGAATCAAAGAGTTGTTATAAATCGTGTTCCAAGTGCTGATGAAACACAAAGACATAATGTTTTCAGTTTAGTACCTGGAAAATGGATGTTAATGACATTCATATTTGAAGATAATAGAACTTATGATAATCCCGAAGATGGTGTTATTTTCACATTCTATCTAAATGATATTTTATATCATACTTCAAGAGTACAAGGAGCACTTCGTCTAAATCAAGGTGACCTTAATATATTACCAGAGAGTGCAATTCAAGATGGATTTATTGCCGATTTAACATATTTCAATTATGCTCTTAATATTAATGATGTTAGAGCACTTGTTGCTGCAGGTTTCACTAATGCAAGATATAATGAAATGGAAAGTGATCCAAGTTTCAATCAACCATTATATTTAACACAGTATAACAAATTAGAAATTAATAACTTATAGAGAATTATTTCTTACTAATTTATAAAAGATATAAATGAATTATCTTATGATTATACTTGTTTCGTTATTATTAGTGACTAATTATTATTATATAGATCAGTTTAATAAAATGAATAAGGATGTTAAAACTATTAAGAGATTACTTGAAGATAAAAAGACTACATAGACTATATAAATACTCTATTATTTTTACTTATTTTTACTAATATTTTATATCTCCAAGATAATAAAATGTTAAGTTATCTTGGTATAACACAACCAGAACAACAAAAAAGACTGGGAGAACTGAAAGATGATAAGAATATAGGCGAACAATTAGTGGATCTTAAAGGGAAAGTTGAAAGAACCATGAATAAAAATAAAACTGAATTAAGAAATTATAGAGAATTAACTAAATTTAATGATCATCTTAGTAAAAGTTATGTAGCTAATCTTAGAATTATTGTTGATATTAGTAAGTTATTATCAGGTTATAATGAATTTTTTGATTTATTTAAATCTAAATTAGCAGAAATTGATCAAGAACTCAATATCCCTATTTCTAGTGATGATTTTGAAAGTATGAGAAGATTAACTACTGATCAAATGGTACAATTAAATGATACATTTAAGAAACAAACAGGTGATCTTAAACGTTTATATTCCAAATATGGAAAACAACAGGAATATAATGAAGTAGAACAAGCAGAACAATTATATGATAAAACAAGAGTTAGTGGAGCAACAGCGTATGCAGCTATTAAGAATCCACAACCTGTAGCAAGAATTGGAGGTAAAAAGAAGAAAGTTACCAAAAAGAAGGTTACAAAAAAATAAAAAATTTGATATTAATTATTTAAACATATATAACTTTAATTATAAAATAATCATGAAATCTATAAATTATAATGCTGGTAAGTTAGAGATTATTATAGGTTGCATGTATTCAAGTAAAACTTCAACTCTTATTAGCAAGATCCGTCAACATAAACTAATGAATAGAAATATATTAGTAGTAAATCATAGAAAAGATATTAGATATAATGAAGGTGAAGGTATATCAAGTCATGATAATATTAGTATAGAAGCTATGTCTTTTGAAAATCTATTTGATATTTTTGAAAATGAAAATTATAAAATAATAGATACGATTTTCATTGAAGAAGCGCAATTTTTCAATGATTTGTATGAATTCGTTATAAGAGCAGTAGAAGTTGATGATAAACATATCATTTTATGCGGTCTTGATGGAGATTATCAAAGAAAACCATATAAACAAGTTATTGACCTTATACCGTATGCTGATATAGTTGAAAGGAAAAATGCATTATGTAGTATATGTAGAGATGGAACAATAGCGGCTTTTTCAAAAAGAATTATAGAGAGTGATGAAAGGACTATTATAGGAGGTATAGAGACATATATGCCAGTTTGTAGGTTTCACTATAATAACTAAAAATAAATATTAAAAAATAAATTATTATAATATTCGTTTTTTTATCATAACATTTTACAAGATTATAGTAAAATGTTAGACCCTAACAGTAGAATTGCTGTATTAATCAGAGGTGTAAGTTATCAGAGAGGACACTTTGCAAGAGGTTCTACACCACGACATTTCTTTGTGAATTATGATGTTTCTAAAGATAATATCAAGTATAGTATTATTGATCCATTAAAAAATTGTGATGTTTTCCTTTCTTCTTATGAATCAGAAAAGCAACAGGATATTATAGACTTCTATAAGCCTAAGAGATATTCATTTACTCCATATAATACTGGTACTCAAAAAACATGTTTATTACGAGGTTTTGATATGATATTAGAAGAACATAAAATAAATCCATATAAAGCTGTAGTAGTTATTAGATTTGATGTTCATTTTCATAAGCTTATAACAGAGTACCATATTAATCCTGATAAATTTAATTTTGGTTGGAGAGAAATTGAACAAATGTGGTTGGAACATAGAAGAACTGGAGACTGTTTCTATGCTTTCAATGCTGAATATACTAAGATTTTTAGTGATACTATCAGTAATCCTACCTTCTTTGATAATGACTTACATAGAATTTATGATCCTATTGCCGAGAAGATAGGAAAACATAATATACACTTTGTAGAAGAAGATTTCTTTGATTCTAATACAGATAGAATGCCTAATCCTATTTATCACATTAATAGATTGGTTGGATGAATTGTCTAAAATATATGAAAGTTAAAAAATCAATTTCCTTAAATAGTAAAATATTATTTAAGGATAAAACGCTATATGTAAATAACCTAACGAAATGTCATCAGAAGAACCAAAAAAGAAGCGTGGAAGAAAGAAGAAGGTAGTTGAACCCGTATTGGAACAAGATGCGACATTGGAACCTAAGGTAGATCCGCCAGTAGATAAGCCAAAATCTCGCAGAGGTAGAAAGACGAAAGCAGTAGTAAATGCTTATGATGTAGATAATGGTATAAATAGTCTATCAGATGATGAAAATATCATAGTAAAATTGAATATTCGTACAACTGATTCAGTAGATGTAGTTTTAGAGAATAATCTTATTTCTCCGAATGGTTATGCTGCACATAATTCATTTGAATCTACTCCTCAATATTTACAATATCAAGAATCAACACATTCTGATAATGAGAATACAGATTTCCATGATCATCCAACTGATCAAAAAGACCAGAAGGATCTTCGTATTGTGGAGTTACTCAAAGATTTTGAAATGAAGAACAAGATGTCAGAGTGGCCTCAAAGTACTTCAATATCATGTTATTGGTGTTGCCATACATTTAAGACAGTTCCATTTGGAATTCCTGTAAAATTCTATAATGAAAAGTTTCATGTATTTGGTTGCTTCTGTTCTCTTGAGTGTGCAGCAGCTTTTAATTTTAATTCAAAGGAAAGTAGTGATGAGATTTGGGAGCGTAATAATCTTTTAAATTTACTTTCAAGAAGATTAGGATATAAGCCAGTAATTAAACCAGCACCTAGTAGATTATCGTTAAAGATGTTTGGTGGGCATATGGATATAGAGACATTCAGGAAATACTTTGATTCTAAGAAGATTTTAAATATTAATTTCCCTCCGATGATGACCATGACACAACAGATAGAGGAGATAAATGAGTGTGATATAAATAGTGAATACCGTTTCATACCGCTAGATAATGATAGAATAAATAAATATAAAGAGAAACTGACATTAAAGAGAAACAAACCATTAACGAATTATAAACACACGTTAGACCACATGATGAATTTGAAAATACATGATTCTTAGACTTTACTTTTTATTAATTTTGTTTTTCCATTAATTTTACTTAGAAACCCAATCTCCTTTCCAATTGTACCATCATCTTCTTTAATGAATACTTTTTTGGCATCATCTATGTAATAAATGATACTACCAATTTTCTTTTCAGTAACTTGTATATCTTCTTCTTCTTCTTCTTCTTCTTCTTTGTGTTCTTCCTCTTCCTCTTCCTTAAGTGGTTCTTGTTGTTCTATTATATTTTCCTTAAGTGGTTCATATTGTTTTTCAGGGAGAGTTTCAATTTTGACTACTGAAGGTAATACAGTTGCAGTATCGCAGAATAGAAAAGGTGCTTTTTTTTTAATAGGACTAGTTCCTTTAAATTTAATTTCATCAAGTTCTTTTCTCAGTTTATCATTTTCATTTTCAAGTGCTATAATTTTAGATACTTTAGTAAAATTTCTATGATCTTCTTCAAGGTTATTAATTTGAGCTTGTAGTCTAACCTTATCACTATTAAGATATTCATTCATAGTCTTTAAACCATTATTTTCAGCTGTTAATATATTAATTTTATTAGTAAGTTCTGCTATAGTATTATTTAAATTATTTAATTTACTATCAAAATCCTTATCTATGATAGTATTTAAATCAGACAATTTGACTTGTATATCTTCAATATATGCACTTATAGAATTATTCATTTTTATATTAGACATATAGCGTATAAATCTTAAATGAATTTTAGGTAAAATATTATATATTATGAACGCTGATAATACGCAAAAACAAGAAGACTCTAAAAATATAGTAGAAGATAATACAATTTCAAAGGAAGATATAGCAACAATAATGAGACAAACAGAATGCTATGATATTAAACTTATTAAGAAGAAGTTTATAGAAAATAATAGGGATATATTAGATACAATATTTGATATAATGAATATGAAGGAAGAAGTAGAAGAACCTAAAACTGATTTTGATAAAATGAGAAATATATTAAATCAAAAAGAAGAATTATATTTTAAAGCAATGAAGAAATTTAGAGTAGATTAAAAATTAATTCGTTTAGTATATAAAGAAAAATAGTTCTATTAGTAAAAATGTCTTATGCTTTAGAAGTGCGTACGGTACAAAGTTCAGCTTTTAAAACTCTTATAGAAGCGATCAAAGAATTATTAACAGATACTTGTATAGAGTTTGATGAGAATGGAATGAAGATTGTTGCTATGGATACAAGTCATGTAGTACTTGTCCATCTAAAATTAGCAGCTGAAAAGTTTGAATATTATAATTGTCCTAGCAAGCTTGTAATAGGTGTAAATATGTTAAATTTCCATAAATTAATTAAGACTGTAAATAGTAATGATACTTTAACATTATTTATTGATTCAACAGATTTCAATACATTAGGTATTAAGATTGAGAGTAATCTTAAGAATAGTAAGACTACCTATAAGTTAAATCTGTTAGATCTTGATAATCCCAAGATTACAGTAGATCCTGCTGAGTTTAATTCAGTAATTACATTACCAAGTACAGATTTTCAGAAGATTTGTAGGGATATGAATAATATTGCTGATCAAGTAGAAATCAAGAATATTGATAAACAATTAATATTCAGTTGCAAGGGAGATTTCTGTGGTCAAGTAACAGTACTAACCAATCATGATGGAGTAAATACAATTAGTAATAAAAAGGCAGATGAAATTGTACAAGGTGTGTTTAATTTACGCTATTTGACATTATTCACAAAATGTACAAATTTATGCAATACAGTAGAATTATATCTTAAAAATGATTACCCACTTATTACCAAGTTCTCATGTGCTTCATTAGGAGAATTAAAATTATGTTTAAGTCCTACGATTACTAATGAAAATTAGAGTACCAATTGTATGGCAATTATTAGAAGATATGTGTATTCCAGAACATGAGCATGATGTTTGGCTTGAATATATAATAGTTTATTTGCAATTTACCATTATTGACAAATGCATATATAAAGAAGTAAAAAAATATAAACTAGAACGAGAAAAGATAAACTAGGAATTATATAATTGCTTCTAAAAAGAATTATGTATGAAGATTAATCATACCAACTAAAGAAACAAATTCATCCACTTGCAATTAGAAAACTCCAACGAATTATCAATATAAAAGACAAACATTATTTGATAATAAGTACTCACCACGTTACATAAACCGTACCTAGTAACCTTACATTCCCCCAAAAATTTTATAAATAACTATTTTAATAAGTCTGATTTGAGTTAATCTTTTCTAAACTATTTGCTGTTTTTTTGTATGTTTTCCATGTTATTCACATAGATGACATCACCATAATAATTCTCAGGAATTTGAAAAAATTTTTTATCATCAAGATCATTATTGCTCATCCAGACCTTAACAATACAAAAATATCTCTTTGGACTAGTAGATATTCCATTCACTAAATCCCATTTATCTTTCATTTCAGGGATCAAAAGATTTTCTCCTAGTACTCTCACACATAATTTTTCCCAATATTCTACTAAATTTTCTTTCAAAACTTTAATTGATAAACATCCTCCGTGTATATTAGTTTCATGATCCCAACTAGGAAATACATGTTCTCTCATAATAAAGAAAATACCACTTTTAAGTTTATCTCCAAGATTGTTATTTATTCTCCAAAAGTCTTGAACAGTACTAATATCATTAATTCGTAAATAACTTGTTAGATTCCAATCTTGGTCAATTGGACAATGAAAATGATATGTCCAAATATCATTAAGATCTACTTCATCTAATACACTATTTTCTTCACTACCTTCGGGTTCATTACTATCTAATATATCTTCCCAAGTATCTTTAAGATTTACATCATTATTAGATTTAATATCGTTAGGAATAAGTTCATTTTCATTATTTTCATTATTTTCATTATTTTCATTATTTTCATTCATAGAATAACAATAACTATAAATATACTTATAAAATTATTCTTATGTAGTAATTATTTCGTTAGAAATTAGAGTGACATTATCATGATCTTTAAAAATTGTTTCTTCAAGAGTATCATCATCAATTAATTTAAGATAATGATGATGTTCATTTATATGTGGTACACGATGTTGATTAATATAAAATATTAGAGTTATATCAAGAACACTAATATTATTCTTATCATGGAAGGACGATAAATGGTCATTAACGAATTGTGTAATAGTAATATTATCATTTAATGTTGCATGTAAGAATTGTTTATGTGTAGGTTTATTAATATTCTTAAGAATAATTTCTTTATCAAGTGTAATTCCCTTAGTATAATATTTAGTTTTCTTTCTATTTGAGTAATATGCTATTTCAAATACACCAAGATCATGAGCTAATTTATATGGAGTAAAGAAATCATCAATAGAAGTATCATTAGAAATATTCATACCAAATAATAGTTTCTTTATGATCAAATATAAGACCATAATAACAGCATCATTATTACGAAGTGTTACTTTTTCCATTTTGTAATAATCATAAAAATATATTTCAGTGAAAGTATTATTTAATACAATCATCTCCATATTATTATAAATATTATCAAATTTATTATATATTTGCCTACATATATCATAAGTATATGAATAACATACAACAAGTAAATATGTAAAAGACATGCTTATTATAGTACTATATAAAATAATTCTTAAACTATTTACAGGGGAAAATAAAAATTTGAAATTAATACTCAATAAATTTCTATTAAACAAAGTCATATAAGAAATATTATCATAATATATTAAGATAATCATAATGAAAGCTTCTGAGAAAGCACTTGTTAAACAACTTAACAAGTCTCCTAAAGAAGTCTTATCAAAGATGACTGAAGATGAAATTGCCAATATTATCCAATTGGCAAACTATGAATACTACAATACAGATAAACCAATCTTTTCAGATAATGTATTTGATATGATAAAGGAATATCTTGAAGCAAAAAATCCTAAACATCCTATCCTTAAACATGTAGGTGCTGTTGTAGATGATGATAGGAAAACCAAACTACCTTATTATATGGGAAGTATGGATAAACTAAAGACTGATAGTACAACTATGACTAAATGGAAAGGAAAACACACTGGTAATGTGATAGTTAGTGATAAACTTGATGGTAATTCAGGTATGTTATATTATAAAGATGGTAAAGCCCAATTATATACAAGAGGTAATGGGATAGAGGGACAAAATATTAGTCATCTAATTCCATTTATCAAAAACATACCAAATTTCGAAAGTGCAGCATTTAAGAAATATCCAGAATTCACGGTTCGTGGAGAGTTAATTATGAGTAAAGGTGATTTTCAGAAGGTTAAACATTTAGGAGCAAATGGTAGAAATATGGTTGCAGGACTATTGAACTCAAAGATGCCTAATCTTAAATTAGCAAAATATACACAATTCATTACTTATGAATTAATTACTCCAAGATTTATCCCATCAAAACAATTTGAACTTGTAGAGAAAATGGGATTTAAACCAGTCTCTAATTCGTCTATTGATAGTGAACAAGTAGATGCGGCACATCTATCTGCTATTCTATTAGATCGCAGAGAAAAATCAGAATTTGAAATAGATGGAATTGTGGTATTTCACGATGCTCTTCATAATCGTAAAGATGGTGAAAATCCTAAACATGCTTTTGCGTTCAAATCTGTAACGATGATGGATAGGGCAGAAGTCATCGTAACAGGTGTAGAATGGAATGTAAGTAAGGATCGTTATATAAAACCAGTAGTATTATTTGATCCAGTAAGTCTTAGTGGTGCGATGGTTCGTCGTGCTACAGGATATAATGCTAAATTCATAAAAGATAATAAGATTGGAGCAGGAGCAAAGATTGTTGTAATGAGGAGTGGAGATGTTATTCCAAAAATCATAGAAGTAGTAGAACCAGCAACACCTTCTATGCCAGATATGAACTATGAATGGAATGAAACTGGTATTGATATTGTAGCGAATGAATCTAATTCCAAAAATGAAGTTGCTATTAAAAACATAGCATTCTTCTTTAGACATGTCAAAGTTACAGGATTGAGTACAGGTATAATTACAAAGTTATATAATGGAGGAATAGATACAGTTGGAAAAGTAATTACACTTACGAAGGCAGATGTATTAAAAATAGATGGATTTAAGGATAAGAGTACAGATAAACTAATTGAAAATATAAGGAAAAGTTTTGAAAGTCCCAATATTCTATTAGTTATGGAGGGCAGTAATACTTTTGGGAGAGGTATAGGTGAATCAAGATTAAAGTTAGTTTCAACTAAATATCCAAGTATTCTAACAGATCCTAAGTTCTCACCTCCTGTTGATGGTCTTGTTTCTATTGAAGGTATTGAGAAGAAAACAGCAGAAAAGTTCATAGAAGGACTTAAAAGTTATTGGAAGTTTGCCGATGCAAATGGATTATTAAAATACCATAAAAAGGTAGAAGTAGCGAAACCAGTAGAGCCTGTAGTTCCAGATGATAAGAAATTGTTTATTGGCAAACTATTCCTTTTCACAGGTGTTCGTAGTAAAGAGGCAGAAGATTTCATAGTAGAAAATGGTGGTGTTGTTAAGAAATCAATGTCAAAGAAGACAGATGTTCTTATATGTAAAGATTCTTCATCTGATTCTGGTAAAATGAAAGAAGCAAGAGAATTAGGAATACAAATAATAAGTCTAGATGATTTCAAAAACAAATACAAAATATAAATATTTTCTCACAAGAGAACAAATGAAGTCTAACAATTGGATGCTAATTTATGTATCAGTATTTACACTAATTATATTTTGTGTATATTTTTATTTAGGATATAAGAAACCAGAATATTTCACTTGTGGTGAGGCTAAAGATTTAATAGATGCTGATCATTTATCATTATTTCAGGGTGATCAACTCCCTCAAGAACAACCAGAAGTAGGATATCATCCAATGTATAATGAATTCTCTCCAAATGTAGACGGTGATTTAAATTCAGATAAATCATTGTATATATTTGCATATAATGAATGTAGACCAGAATGTTGTAAGCATTCACCTTATAGTTGTGATAGAGGTTGTGTATGTTTAACAAGGAAACAAAAAGGATTTTTATCATCAAGGGGATATAATAATCGTCCACGAAATTGTGAAAAATGTAAAAAAGAATGTGAAGATAAACCACCTACAGAAGACAAGCCAATATTAAATGCTAATCCCAAATTATAAAACTAAAAACTATAATAATGTAACCACCCAACACCCCAATTAAATACAGCTTGTTCTGGTCTATATCTAATTAATAATGCCTTTGTTTCAGGCATATCTATATTTTTTCTATTAGCATAATGATTATATCCTACTTCCCAAACACATCTAAAGAAATAAATATCTTTAATAGGAAGTTTATCTTTAGGGAAATCTGGTGGAGGAGGATTACCATTATTTGAAATTATTTTAGCATGATATTCCATACAAGTTTTAAGTAAATTATTGTTACATGAATATATGTCAATACCTTGTTGATAGCACAATTCAGCACATTGAATAAATGAGGCGATTCCTGCTTGAGAATGCCACATATCTCTTTTTGTCTCTTGTAATTGCCCTGTAGGCATTATACAATTAACTAGTATTTTCTTATATTCTTCTATATAGTACAAAAATGAGACTTTATCCTCCTTGAAGAGTGCTATTTGAAGAAGTGCTTCATTAATAGTAATAGTCCAATTATTATTATATCTAAAGATCTCAATGTATCTTTTTCCGGTCAAGTTAGGTAAAAATATACGGTCAAGGTATTTTACAAAGTCATCATTAACAGTCGTTGTCCAACCTTTAGGATACTTATACTTCAGTATCTCCGCCGCTCTAATCATTATATTTGCCCATCCACATTCTAATGGAGTATTACTTCCAGTTATAGTCAAACAGCCTTTACTCCATTGCCATATAATATTCACTGCATTTTTAGCGTACCCTTCTTCTTTTGTTGCAATAAACATCAATACTTGTTGAAGAGACATCGTAGCATTTCCAGTAAATTCATTATGTCCAATACTACCAATACCATAAGGTCCGAGATATACATTAGGTATAACGGTAGGTTTAAATGTTAGAGGTGTATTTTTTTGTAATTGTTTAAATCCATTTTGGTATGGTAATTTTTGACTATCTCTTACTTCTGATAATAGTAATAGAAGACGAGTACTATAAATGGTTGCAGGATGTTTAAAATTAGACATATTCTTTATATCTAGTTAGAATTAATAATCTAAGAGTACATAGAAAGCATTTTAAGTCTATCAGAATCTTTAGGTAATTTAATATATTTATTAATTAATTCTGTAGTAGTTACAATAGGTAAAGTAGGTGGTTCAGGTGATAATATAATATTAAGATTAATATTACTTACAATACTTTCAAGACCTCGTTTAAGATTTCTTACACCATCTTCTTCTTCAACTTTGCTAGTTATAATATATTTGATATGTTCATCACTTATAAGAATATCTTCATTTTTCATATTAAATTGAACACATAGTTCAGGTAATAAGAATTTTTTAGCAATAGATACTTTATCTTCAATTTTATAAGCATCGGTTCTTATTTTAATCATCCTATCTTTTAGGATAGGACTAATAACTTTCTCATCATTATAGGAAAAAATAATTAAACATCTTGAGATGTCAAAATCTACATCAACAAAATATTTATCTTGAAATTTATCATTTTGTGTACTATCAGTTAAATGAATAAGAGTATTAACAATTTCTTCACCTCTGTAAGTTTGACTAACTTTATCAAGTTCATCAAGATATAATACAGGATTCATACATCCAGCTTTCATTAAAATATCTACTATTTTACCCCAAGTAGAACCCTCATAAGTATATGAGTGTCCGTCTAACCACGAAGAGTCTGATGCTCCACCCAATGCCAAAAATGAAAATGGTAGATCAAGGGCTTTACTAATACCATATTTAGATAGAAGTGTCTTACCAGTTCCTGGACTACCATGAATACCAATAACCATACCTTTAGATTGTGGATTACTAATCCATTGAGCTAATAAACGAATAATTTGGTCTTTAGCCTCTTCATGACCAAAAACAGTAGAATCTAATTTTTCTTTAGTAGATTTAATAAAATTTCTAACATCATCAATAGATGAATCTTTATTAATGGGCAATGGTTTATATTTACCAATAGGTAATTTACAAATTGATTCAATCCAATTAGACATTTTATAATATTCACCTGTAGTGGTGTCCATTTCATATAAATATCCTAATTTTTTGATAGCAATTGCTTTAATTGTTTCATCTATATTAGAAAGAAGTATTTTAAAGCGAAGAGGTACAGTATCTTTGTTCATATTTTTAATAGTTTTTTCTAGGATAGAAACTGATATTTTTTGTTCAGGTGTTAAATTTTGATAGAATATTCTTTCTTCTTGGTCATAAAAGCGGAGTATAGGGTTTTTAACTTCAGGATCTTTCTTTCGTTTTCGGGTTGATACTCGTCTTTCAACTTTAGGTTTTTTCTTTTTGGAAGTTGAACCCTCTTCATAATCAGGATCATTTGGATCATCTTCATCTTCCATATCTTCTACATCACCATATTTTGCAGAATTTTTTAATAATTCTTCCAAAGAAGTAATTATTATATTTTTGACTTCAATATCATCTTTTCGACCCATTATAATATTAATTTACATTAATAATCTCTTTATTCTTATATCTATTACAAGATTAAATCATGTTTCCTTAAGTACATAGTTTAATCTTGTAATATATATAAAAAAAATTGAAGAATTATATAAAAACATTTCTACACAATATAGTAAATAGTGAAATGTCTTTATATAAAGAGCTTTCCTACGATCATGATGTAGATGTAGTTCGTGGGATTCAGTTCTGTGTAATGAGTCCAGAAGAAATTCAAAAACGTTCTGTTGCTGAAATTCTTACTACGGATACATACATTGGAACTGAACCTGTAAAGAATGGTCTATTTGATCCTCGTATGGGTGTTATTGACAATAATAAGGTTTGTAGTACTTGTGAGCAAAAAAATACATTTTGTCCTAATCATTTTGGACATATTATATTAGCTAAACCAGTATTTTATGCACAATTCTTTGAATATGTCAGAAAAGTGCTTCGTTGTATTTGTTGGAGATGTTCTAAATTACTATTAGATATAGAAAGTCCTGAAGTACAAGCGATTATCTTAAAGAAATTACCACGAGTTAAAAAGTTTGAGCTTATGTATAAATTATGTAATAAAAACAAAAAAAAGACTTGTGATGTAGAAGATGGTTGTGGGGCAAAGCGTCCTGATAAGATTTCTAAAGAAGGAATATTTAAATTAGCATTAGAATGGAAAGACGCTACTCCAGAAGATGTTAAAAAGCAGATATTCGGTGCTGAAGAGGTCCTACGTATTTTCAAGCGTATTACTGATAGAGATATTGAACTTCTAGGATTTCATAAAAGGTATAATAGACCTGAATGGATGATTTGTTCAATTATGCCTGTCCCTCCTCCAGCTGTTCGTCCATCAGTTCGTAATGATACTGGACAGCGTATGGAAGATGACCTTACTCATAAATTATGTGATATTGTGAAAGCAAATAATCAAGTAAAACAAAAAATGGATAAGGGGTATTCTAAGGAGCAATTGGATGTGTATATTACTTTGCTACAATATCATGTGGCAACATTAGTAGATAATCAGATTCCTGGAATGGGTCCGTCAGTACAACGAACTGGTCGTCCTCTGAGGTCTCTATTTGAGAGACTAAAGTCAAAGGAAGGTCGTATTCGTGGTAATCTAATGGGTAAGCGTGTCGATTTCAGTGCTCGTACTGTTATTACACCAGATCCTAATATTAGTATTGATGAGATTGGTGTTCCTATCAAGATTGCTATGAATTTGACATTCCCTGAGATTGTTAATAAGTATAATATAGATGAACTGACTAAATATGTAAGGAATGGTCCAGAGGTATATTTGGGTGCTAAATATATTAGAAGACAAAATCCTGCTAGGACTATTCGTCTAAAGAATCTTGATACTAGTGCGATTACATTAGAGATTGGTGATACAGTAGATAGACATATGAAGAATGGAGATTATGTACTATTTAATAGGCAACCTTCTCTACATAAAATGAGTATGCAGGGGCATCGTGTTCGTGTGATGCCTTATGATACTTTTAGATTGAACGCTTGTGTGATACATGCACAATAAAGTCAATAGACTAGTGGAGTATAACTCTGCGACACTTTCCAATTGCGGGAATATCCTTATGTATCCATCAAACATCTTATAGGTGTTAAATTGAATGGATTTGGATGATCCGCAGCCAAACTTGGTTTTCCAAGTAGGTTCAGAGACTGAATGGAAGTGGGTGTCTTATAATAAGATACTTAAGATACAGTCCGTGCTCTTATGGAAATAAGAGACTGACACAATGTAAGTCAATCAAAGGCTTGAAAAAGTAGTTATAACACTGCTAGTAGTCGTGAGACTGCGACATACCTGAATTGCGGGGACATCCTAAGGTTCTCTTCAAACACTTAATAGTGTAAAATTGAAAGAGATTGGATAATCCGCAGCCAAGCTTGGAATTCCCAAGAAGGTTCAGAGACTAAGTTGGTATGGGGAGAAAAACTCCTTAAGATATAGCCCACCTTGTAGAGAAATTTACAAGATAAAGTGCTTTTAATGCGGATTTTAAATTAAGGTCCTCCAAAGGAGTTGTCTCGCAAACAACTCCTAGTGTGTAGAATTCTACATGCAACACAGTTAAATTGCGGGGATATCCTAAGGTTCTCTTCAAACACTTATAAAGTGTAAAATTGAAAGAGATTGGATAATCCGCAGCCAAGCCTTTGGGTGGAAACCCAAGAGGAAGGTTCAGAGACTAAATAATTGTGGTTGGGAAGTCTTCCTCGCTCGGGGAGGAAACCCCGATTAAGATATAGCCCCTCCTACATGGCAACAAGTAGGGTCAAGGTTTGATGGAGATAATTAATCTTGTCTCTTAAAGGTAATTAACCTAGTAGATATTTATCTGCGACACTTTCCAATTGCGGGGAAATCCTTATGTGTCCTTAATTATAATATTAAAGGACTTGGACAATCCGCAGCCAAACTTTCGGGCACACCAGCCCGAGCGTGGGAACTTCTTCCTCGTTGGGGGAGGAAACCCCCAAAAGTAGGTTCAGAGACTGAATGGAAGTGGTTGGGGAAACCCAATTAAGATACAGTCCATCCTGTATGAAAATAACAGGAGTTCATGGAGATAATTGATTTGTCTTAAAAAGTCTGTAAAGGCTAGTCATGCTATTAAGCATGGCGACATACTTAAATTGCGAGGACATCCTTAGGCATCTACAATACTTTCAAAGTAAAAAATGTAGATTTGGATAATCCGCAGCCAATCCTCTCGGGCACACCAGCCCGAGCGTGGGAACAGTCTTCCTCGTTGGGGGAGGAAACCCCCAAAGGACGGTTCAGAGACTAAATAAGTATGGTTGGGAAACCCCCAATTAAGATATAGCCCACCTTATAAGGAAACTTATGAGATAAAGTGGAACATTCACCTACCGCAGTCATTACAAACTCGTAATGAATTGGCACTATTAGCGGCAGTGCCTTATCAAGTCCTTACACCAAAGGACAGTAAGCCTATTGTATCAGTTGTACAAGATGTTGCTCTTGGTGTTTATCGTATCACTAAGAGTAATGTCTTTGTATCAGAGAAGCAACTGTTTAACTTGATGGCAATTAATCCTAAATTCGTTGGTCGTGTTGCTAAACCGATTTATGATGTTGATGGTGTTAAGAAATGGTCTGGTAAGCAAGTTATGAGTACAATCATTCCTCCTAATGTAAATTACAAAGGAGCGAATAAGTCATTTGATGACAAAAAAGATAATGATACAGAGAACTATGTTATTATTGAGAATGGAGAACTTACACAGGGTCGTCTAGATACAACAATCTATCAAAGTAGAACAAAGGGATTAGTCCATTCAATCTATAATGAATACGGTCCAGACGAGACTCGTCAGTTCTTTGACAATACACAGCAACTTATTTGTAATTGGTTAGTACTAAGTGGGTTTAGTGTAGGAATTTCTGATTTGGTAATAGATAATGATACAGCAGAATCACTAAGAGTTATTATTCACGACATGAAGGTAAGTGTCTATGATATTATTCGTGATATTCACATGGGTAAATTCCAGAATATTTCAAGAAAAAGTAATAACGATAAGTTTGAAGAAGAGGTTAATAAGCAACTTAATGCAGCAAATAAAAAAGCAGGTAATGTTGGTCTAAGTAAGATTGATGATCTAAACAATCGTATGATTAATATGGTTAAATCAGGTGCTAAGGGTAATGCTATTAATATCTCTCAGATGATTACTTGTGTAGGACAGCAGAATGTAGATGGTAATCGTATTGCTTATGGGTATGACCATCGTACTCTTCCACATTATACCAAATATGATGATGGTCCAGAAAGTCGTGGTTTTGTAGAGAACTCATTCATTAAAGGTCTAACACCTCAAGAGTTCTTCTTCCATTCTATGGGTGGTCGTGAGGGTCTAATTGATACAGCAGTAAAAACATCAATTCGGTGTTTAAAAGTAGATTATGTAATCTGCTAGTGGATGCTATGACATCTGCAACACTCTTAAATTGCGAGAACATCCTTATGTGTCCTTAATTATAATATTAAAGGACTTGGACAATTCGCAGCCAAACTTGGTTTTCCAAGTAGGTTCAGAGACTAAATAGGAGTGGGCGAAAGCTTAAGATATAGTCCAAGAGTTCTTATTGAACTCTTGCGGCAACTGGATATATTCAACGCAAACTAGTAAAAGCTATGGAAGACTGTAAAGTATCTTACGATTTGACTGTTCGTAATGCTAATGGTAATATTGTACAGTTCCTTTATGGCGAAGATGGTATGGATGCTATTAAGATTGAGAATCAGCCACTATATCATATCTCAATGACACCAGAGAAACTTGAAGATGAGTATCTCCTTTCAGTTAAGGATGATCTCAGTCAAATTCTGGATAAACAGACTTATACCGAGTTTATTAATACAAAGGATTGGGAAGAGAGAATGTTTAAACACTTTGAGATGATTTTAGAAGATAGGGAATATCTTATTACGAAGATGTTTGATAATGAACAGGAGAATAGTGTATTATATCCAGTTAGTTTCACACGCATTATTACAAATGCTCACGCCCTTTATAAGAAATATCAATGTGATGGCGTAGGTTCTGATCTCAGTCCTATTAAAGTCCTAGATACAATAGAGGGATTATGTGAAGAACTGTTTGTATCACAGATTAGTAAAGGGAATAAACTACTCAAGATGCTACTGCGACTATATTTGTCACCCAAGAAGATGATTATGACATATGGTTTCAGTAAGTCAGCATTTGATAAGATTATCCATCAAATCAAGATGCGATATTATGATGCGATTGCCAATCCCTCCGAGATGGTGGGAGTAGTAGCAGCTCAAAGTATTGGTGAGCCTTGATTTACAGGGCTTTAAAATTGTTAATAACAATTAGTAGTAATAACTTACTGCGACATTTTCAAATTGCGGGAAAATCCTAAGGTTCTCTTCAAACACTTATAGTGTAAAATTGAAAGAGATTGGATAATCCGCATCCTATCTTCCTATAAAGAAGATGGTTCAGAGACTGAATGAAAATGGTTGGGATCTCTCCCAATTAAGATACAGTCCACTCCTATATGCAAGTATAGGTATAAAGGTGCACACAAATGACTCTAAACACCTTAAATGGTAGGGTGTAAAAGTATATAAATTACTAGTGGTTTGGAATATATTCCAACTGCAACGCTTTCAAAATGCGAGAAACTCCTTATGTGTCCTTAATTATAATATTAAAGGACTTGGACAATTCGCAGCCAAGTTATGGGAACATCACCCATAAAAGGTTCAACGACTGAATGGAAGCGGGTATTGAGATAATCTCAATGCTCAAGATACAGTCTGGCTACTATTAAGTAGAAAAACCGTCCATTTGTCAGGTGTCTCATCAGCATCCAAAGCAGTTCGTGGTGTTCCTCGTATTGAGGAACTCACACGAGTAACAAAAAATGTCAAAGCGCCATCTATGTTGATTTATCTTAAGAGTGAATACAATCAGCATAAAGAAAAATGTATGGAAATTAAGAATAGACTTGAGATTACTAATTTCAAAGATATTGTAAAGATCTCCAGAATTTATTACGATCCAGATGACTTTGAGACACAGATTGAGGATGATAAGGAACTTGTTAAATTGTATCGTGAATATCAAATAGGTGATCCTTGTAATAAATCATTATCACCTTGGCTTCTTCGTTTAGAACTTGACAAGATGAAGATGTTAGATATTGGTCTTACGATGATTGATCTACATCATGCACTTACAGATTTCTATCAGACAACTCGTATTAACTGTATGTTTAGTGATGATAATGCTGGAGATCTAATCTTCCGTATTAAGATTTATGAAGATTCAACAGAAAAAAGCAGCGATATGCTGACAGATTTGAAAGCACTTGAGACAGCAATAATGGATAATGTAATTCTAAAGGGTATAGAGAAGGTACATAAAGTAGAACTGCTTAAAAAAGAAGGTCTTAAATATGATAAACTATCAAAAATCTTCAATAAAAGTTATGAGTGGTGTATGGATACAGCAGGTACTAATCTATTAGAAGTACTTGGAAATCCGTATGTAGATGCCACTCGTACAATTTCAAATGATGTAAATGAGATTTATGCAATTTTTGGTGTAGAGGCAGCTAGACAATGTCTATATAACGAATTAAACTCTGTTATTAAAGATGCAGAGGCGTCAGTGAATTTCCGTCATCTATCAATTCTCGTAGATACAATGACAAATAAGGGAGCCCTAATGTCAATTGATCGTCATGGTATTAATAAGGGTGATATTGGTCCATTAGCAAAATGTTCTTTTGAGGAAGTCAATGATGTTCTAATCAAAGCGGGTGTATTTTCAGAGGTAGATCGTGTAAACGGTGTATCAGCGAATATTATACTTGGACAGATTGCTCCTTGTGGTACAGGGGATACAGAAATTCTAATTGATGAACAGAAACTCAAAGAACCAACAGAAGCACAAGAGAAATATAGTGCTGCTGATTTAAGTATGTTCGACTTTGATACGGATGATGTTAAGCAGATGTGTAGTGTAGATAATTTGACCTTTGATTTCACAATGCCAGATATAGATTTCACGGTAGAGAAGAAAGCGGAGATAGATATAAAATTTGTGTAATATAAAAATTTAGAATTAGTATTATATTTTATTATTTTTCCTAATAAATAAAAAAATTTGAATGATTTACTGTAAAATTGGATAAATATCCAATACTTTAACATTTAATTTATATTAAGAATGGACATGAAACTAGAATTTGATGGTATAAAGTTTAAACTATTTGATATAGGTGATCTTAATCTTATAAATGAAAAATATAGTAGTCATAATACACAATTTATAACTTGGGCAAATAATAATAATATAGGATTACCATCTCTTAGTTCAGCTAAAGGACAAATTATTGCACTTATAACTGATCAACAATTTATTAATAAACTTTTTACGAGAGAAATGCTTGGTAAATTTTTGAATAAATTCGATATAAATAGTAATGACGTAATACAAATAGTAAATAAAACCGATCAATGGGGACTTCTTCATAAAACTTATAAAAGAAAATACTATTATATTCCAAGACCATTTACACTTATATCTATTCATCTAAATAAACGAAAAGGATTTTCAAAACTAATAGATGAAGATACTAAGAAAGAAAATATTAAAAATACTAAAGATTTTCTAAAAAAATATTATATTGATATTCCTGATAAAGATTGGGATATTGGTCATATAGATCCTAATGGAAGTTCAAGTAGCAATAATATAGTAATGCAACCACCAATTCAACGAGCATATAGAAATAGATTTAAGTTTGATAAATATGGACTAAGATTATGTCCTACTGTAGATGAATTATCGTCAAATCTAAATAAGTATTATTCTAAAGAAGAAATTGATAAGTTGAAAGAATTACTAATTGGAAGTTAATCTTTTACGAGCATCTTCAATTCGTTTTTCTGCAATATCATAGTAACTTTTATTTTTTTCAATACCAATGCATCTTCTATTGCATTCTAAACATGAAATTATTGTAGTTCCACTTCCCATAAATGGATCAATAACAAGTGAATTTTCCTTAGTAAATATATTTAATAGGTGATTCATTAATTCAACAGGTTTAACTGATACATGATTATTATAATCACCTTTTTCAGTTTTATTAGGCTTCTTTACCATGAAATTTTTATCATAAGTATCATTAATATTATCAGTCGTAACTATATTTGATGGAACATGATTATCACCAACTTTTGCTCCAAAATTTACAAGACCAACTCCATATTTCATATCATTACTCAAAAAAGTTTTTTCAATAGGTTTCATTGCTACACAAATAGGTTCAAAACAAGATCTTATTTGTGGTGTTTTCATATCTTTATATGTATCTTTTAGACCATCTTTTTCTTCATCAGTAATTTTCAATCGTGATATTTGATTTGAAACTGACATTCCTTTTGGCATAGATTGAGTATAAACCCAATTAATCATATCTCTTATTTCAAAACCAGCATCATCCATAGCCATTGCCATAGGATGATATAGTCTTGGAGATGAGAATGACAAGAAGAAACCTCCCGGTTTAATTTTTTTATATAAGATTTTAGATACTTCCAAATAAAATTTATAAAAGTCTTTTGATTGCTGCTTAGAAAATTTCATTCCTTTTGGAAGATGTGTAATATGACTATTAGGTTTATCATCAGTTACTTTATCAGAATCCCACTTATCATCAAGTTTATCAATGAAATATGGCGGATCAGTCATAATACAATCTATAGAATTATCATCAATTCCATTGAGAAATGTAATACAATCATTATTATAAATATTAATCATAATATTTAGATACTTATATAAATATTATAATATTTATATCATATTTTTTTTATACGACATAATCAAAATAATAAGTTATAAACTTTGTGTAATATAATATTATATAGTCAAAAAAATGAAAAAAGAAACATGGTTAGACGAAACTCTTATATATTGTTTTATTATTGTTGTATTTAATGCTACATTATTAATTTTATATCATTTTCACATAGATCCAAATAAGGATATAGAGAGACATTATTTCAAAAAATGTAAAATACAATATGGTTTATTCAAAATATCATATTTTATAATATTTATGTCCTTCATTTTAAGTGTCAGATATATATTTTATGAATTATTTTCATTTATGTCTGTTAAGACATAATATTTCACACATGTTCTGTTGATATATTCAGTTAATGTTTCTTCATAAACAGGAATATTTTCATCTTCATGGAATATAAGTTGTGGAACTTTAATATTTTTAATGATTAATTCGTATCTATCAAATGGTGTCTTTTCTTTTTCTTTTGGTAATTCTGTAGTTTGATATAACATAAAGAATTGTTTAGTAGTTTTCATAGGTTTAATACATTTAATTTCATTAGGATTACGTAATCCTTTTCTAGCGATAATAATTATTTTAACTTCTAATAAAGTTGATAAAATACGAAGTTCATATTCAGACATAATATAGTCAGGAAGTTTAAATATATCATACATTTCTTGAATAGATAGAGTTTTTTTCTTTCCAGCATAAAATGCAAATACAGGATTCATAGATTTCATATCTTCAACAAATTCATCAAGTTTACCAATAGAACTAAAGTGTCTATGATCTTGAATTAATTTATTTTCAACTAATTTTTCCACCATATCTACATTTATTTTAATGCGTGAATTTATCAGTTTATTTACTAAATAGAATAAGAATGGTATAAAATCAGCTATTAAAATAGGTTGAGTATTTATAGCAAATCCAGATTTATCTCGTAATATATCAAAATCTTGTTTATGATTAAATTTCTTATTAAATTTGATAGGTAAATTTCTCCATTGTTTAGTTAAGAATTTATCTAATGTAATTTTCTTTTTGATTTTAACATCTTTAATAATAACATCTTTAATATAATCATCAAGTACTCTATCAGCAAATCTATATGGATCTCTTAATACTTCTTGTAATTTACTAATTTTTCCAGCATTTACATCAGATTGGTCAAATAGTAATTGTGTAGCTATTTTTTTACTTACAATTTCTGATGATAATTTTTCAATTTTATAATATTTAGTATGAAGCATATTGTCTGTTAGTTTACTTTGGAATTTATTAAGCCATTCTTGAGGTACTTTAATATAGCAACGTCCATCCGACCATTTACACATTCCTTTACATTTATTTTTTCTAATGGCAGAACAAGATAATTTTTCATCAAGAACATATTTTTTATCATCACGACTAGCAATAACAAGTTTTCTTAGGAATTTATGAATGAGTTTATCCATTTGTTTCTTTTTGAAATATGTAGGGAATGGGTTAGAAGGTGATCTAAGGAAATCAATTTCTGCTTTAATAGCATTATTATTCAAGAATATTCTTGATAGTTCATTTTTGACTATTTTATATAATAATTCTTTAGTTGCTTCTTGTTCTACAAATATTTTACGTGGATCATCATCTTCCCAACCTATAAAAATATTAAGATTATCAAGATATTGTTCCATAGGGAAATATTTTTTAGTTAATGGAATAGCATTACCATCTTTAGTAATCACAGATAGAGGTACATTATTTTTTGTAGTAATTACTTTACTGACTAAATAGAATTCATCTTTAGTAAGTTCTCTTAGTGCTTTAAGTATTGGTTTAATTGTATCATAACTTGTATTTTGTACTTTATCCACCATTTCATCAATATAAATATATTTAGAATTGGGCATAACAATAGGAGACTGATGTTTGCAAGGTATAAATATTCCTTTATTTAATAAGAATCCTACAAGTTTAAAATTATAATTAATAACTTGAAATCTAACTCTATAACCAGTTATATTTAAATAAGTGAAAACAGCAGAAGCATTATTTTTATTATTTTCCTTTGATAATCTACAATTTTCTCTATAGTAATCAATTATTTCACTAACAATATCATTTTCAGAATAACGGAATGACATATCAGTTTTAATACCAGTACTTTTATGTGTTTGTTGAACTCTTGTAATAGGTTCATAAATATCTCCTTGTTTCACTACAAACATAAATGGTCTTGATAGGTCTAATCCTTGTTTAGAATTGAATGGACAAGACATATAAATATTAGTTATACTTGCTTCAAATATAACAATATTATTACCTTTTTTATTAAGCCATGGTAATTCTTGATTAAATAGATCTAAAAGTACATCATGAGTTTTAGATACATCATCATCTTGTAAATATGCTAAGAAATTATGATATGAATTATATATAATATATTCACGAAGTATATGTTTAAATTCAGCAAATTTGTGTCTATTAAAAATAGTTAAACCATCAGCAGAATTATCAATAATATCTTTTCTAATATCGTAAAGATTAAATGTTATAATGTAATCATTTTGATCTTCACTTGTAAACCATCTTCTAAAAGCAGTATATTCTACAGGATCAAATATATTTTTAGTTTCATTAATAAAAAGACCACATAAAGAACCGTTATTTAATGTTAAGAATATTTGTATAGTTAAATTGTCTTTAATTAGTTTAATTATATCTACATCTCTATCTTCTAAAAGTATTGATGTCATACAAGATAGGAATGACTGTCCAGTTTTATGATAAATACCTCTTCTAAGAAAACAATCAGTTCCGTCTGAAATAGGTCCAGTTCCTTCACTACCTCCTCCACATTTTTTATTTTTAAACATTTCTGCTAATGATTTTGGCATTATTCCATAACGTCCTTCATCAATAGGATATTGAATACTAACTATATATTTTTTATCAATAACTTCATGTTTTACAATACTTTTAACTGCTGTAGGAGGTTTAACACTTCCTGATTCACCTAAACATTGATCAATTTTCTTTTTATTATTATTAGGACCATCTTTAGTAATATTAGGTTTTATAAGGAAACAACACGGTAAGCATTCTTTACCATCACCTGTGAAACCAATATATCTGGGTTTTCGTTTAGTTTTTGCATCAGTCCAATAATTATTTTTAGTAGTAAACATATCAATAACAGGTTCTTCAATATCTTTTGAAGGGCATTTCCTACCATTAGCAACAAAATCTTTATATGTCATACTAATACGACTAATAGGACACCATATTTCAGGACAAATATAAATATTTTTCTTCATTTTATCACTATCAGTTCCATATGGAATATAATTATTATCATATGAGTCAGGATATAATGTATCAATTCTTTGTTTATCTTCTTCAGTAATAACGATAGGTTGTCGTCTATTAGTCCATTGACATCTTTTGGAATATTTAGTAAGAGTATCTTTTTTACTACCGAATAGTTTTCTATCAAATGATTTTAATCTATTAAGTACATATTGAGAAGTATCATTATTTTTTTGTAATTCTTTAATTCTTTCTTCTTCATCGTCTTCTTCTTCTTCTTCTTCTCCAGATTTCTCAGTATCTTCTTCTTCTTCATCTTCTGATTTTTCAGTATCAGTTTCTTCTTCATCAAGATCATAATCAATTTCATCATCATCTTTTTTCTTCTTTTTAGTAGGTTTCTTTGGTTTCTTTTCTTTCTTTGGTTTCTTTTCTTCTTTTTCTTCTTCTTCTTCTTCATCATCACCAAAATCTCCAAAATCTCCAAAATCTGCATAATCAGTAGTTTCAAGTTCATCTAATTTAGATAACATTTTTTCTGTATGTCCAATCACATCATCAACATGAGCATATACATCATCATCCATTTCATCTTCTTTAAATAGTTCATCATCATATTCTACTTTATCTTTATCATCATATTTTGTAATAAATTTAAGTTGTGTTAGTTTATCAGGATTACTATAATAACTTAGGAATTTAAGTAATGAAATAATTCTTCTATGATATTTAAGTTTTGTAATGCCTTCAATCATAGCTTTATAACCGAGAGCACTCTTTTTTAGTTTAATCATAACATTACTAGCATGAGCAGGACGGAAATACATACCTTTTCCGACAGGTACAAGTTCTATTTTTTGTGAAACTAACCAATGTTCATATGCTTTAATAGCATCATCTTCTGATATACCAAATTCTTCTCTAATTTTAGTTATAGTTATTTCTTTAGTATCAAAAATATTTTGATTTAAGAAGTTAGTAATATTGTCTGTTTTAACAAAATTATCAATTCTTTTATATTGTAAAAACAGCATTTTTTCTTTATTATTTTGAAATTCTGATACACTCATATATGGTATTAAAGACTGAGCTAAAAGTTTAACATCATGTAATGTTGTCTTACTTGCTGTACAAACTAAAGTAACATAAGATGCAATATTAACAATTTTAATATTTGTAAATCCTTCTGTTTTATGCCAAAAGTTATTATCAATTTTCTCTATATGAATATCATTACCGATTATATTTGAAAGTGTATCAAATAGATTATTTATTTGTTTAAGATTATTTGATATATCTTCAAGAGATATTGCATCATTAGATTTAACATTATATTTAATATCAATATGTGTATCTGGAAATAATATAACAGATGCAAATTTGTTTTGGTCAGAGGGTGTTTTAATAAATATTTTAAAAATCAAATATTCTTGAATAGATTTAATTCGTTTATCATTAGGATTTGCTTCTATCCATATATCAAAGTCTTCTTTTATGATTTTATTTTTATTTTTAGGATTAAGTGAATTTTTATCAACTTTATATAATTTATTTGATGAATTATTATATTTAATGAAGGGTATATTATCAGTAGTACTAAATTTATCAAATATTTGTTTCAATTTAATATCAGGATTAGAAACATTTTCATTAAGACGTAAATGAAGGAAACTTATATGACATTCTGTTGTAAAATCATTATCTTTAAGATCTTTAATTTTATTATTAACTTCATGATGTACAATATCAGAAGTTCTAAATATATCATCTTTTTTAGGTTTAATTTTCTTATCATGCCATGGAAAATATAATGCTAAAACTGCTTTATTATAATGTGATACAGATTCATATAATGCTATATTAATCACATTATTCCTCAATTGATAGTGTTCTAATGTAATAGATCTATCTGTTACAACTTCAAATTTATCTTTAGAGATAGATTCAGTTTGTTTATAAGGATTAACTTGAAAATAATAAGAAAATTTATTATATAAATATTTTACTCCTAATGGTTCAATTACTTGAGATATAGATAATGGTTTTAATATTTCAATAATTTCGTCTTCATCAACTTTATTTTGAGAATCATCTTTAGAAATATCAAATTCTTGTGTTAAATATAGATTAAGTACTTCTTTAACATACTTTAAGTTTGCTTGTTTTTTACCTTTTAAAATTTGTGATACAATCATTTTGATAAATAAATCAGTTTTCTTAACTTCTTTTTCAATCCAAAAATATATATCATTTTCAGGTATATCTTGGAATAGATACATAGATATTTTCTTACTCAAAGTGTTAATATTATCATCATAATATAGACTTTCTTTAATAATATTAATATTACCTGGTGAATCTATAGCAAATTTATTTTTAAAATTAACACCATAAGATTTTTTAAGTTTTTCTTTTTCAGTATCAGTTAGTTTTTTCTTATGTGAAATCTTATCTAAAATATCTGAATGATTAGGATTTTTGCCGACAAAAACATAGGTGTCATATTTAGTATCTGAATTCCATACCCTTACTTTATATATAGGGTTTTCATAATTACCTTGACAAAAATTCATACTATTATTATACTTAAAGAATAAAAAGATTTTTGCATTTAATTTTGTGTATCTCTTCTTTCACAATAGTTAAAATTATATATTATATGGTGTCTTACAACACTACGCCTATGTTTAACAACTTCACATATAATATCATAATAATCATCATCTTTCTGTGGTGATATATTCTTTTTAAGATGCATAAAAGAATCTACATCCAAGTCTAATTCAATTTGTGCATAATTATCTATAATAGATACTTGACGAGGTCTATATTTTTGATGAAATGAATATCTAATATTATCTAAGTAAGTAGGTGGAAATTGTTTATCTAATGGCATTAAAGAATCTATAAATTTACGAGTAAAATGATTATCTATTTTCGAAAAAATAATAGCTTGAATTTCCCATGGCAGTTCTAAAAAGTAAAATTCATTGTTTGTCATAATACTTATATTTCTAGAATATATTTCTAGAATATAATTCTAAATTTCTACTACCTAAAGAAATAGTTTATTATAAATTTAATAGACTATGAAAAATAACGAAAGAACAAACTATATATCAAAGGTTTTAGCTATAACATTTGGTACAATGTTTGCATTAGGAGGATTATTTGGTTTCATATTTTATGGTGCTGAAATAATAGTAAATAAGTCTGCTATAACTATTGGAATTATATTTATTTTACTATCAGTTGTAGCAATGTATATAGCAGGTTTAGGAGGTGCTATATTAGGATGGTTAATAGGAACACCTATAGATTGTATGCGAGATGATTGTGAATGGGGGAGAGAGTGTATATATGAAATATTACCGGATTGTGATTGGCTTAGACGTATACTTTATTTCCCTTAACAAGAATATATTTACCACCACGAGAACCAGTACGGACTACATAATTACGACCATTATGTTTCTTATGGGGTTTACCACCTGCTTGTGGTTCTTGTTGAACAGGTGTTAGAGTTGGTAATGGAGTTTGTGTTGGATCAGGAGCCCCAGCATTAAATTCTTGTGCTGTTGGAGAATTGGGGTGAGCATTAGTTGGAGTAGGAGCATTTGCAGACATTTTTTATTTTTATATAATATTAGTAAATAAAATAATCTAGAATTTAATTTTATTTAATTTTGATGAGTTTTATTTTGTGGAGGTTTATGTTTATTCTTTCTCTTTTGATTTTTATTCTCAGTTGGCACAATAGGTACTTTTTCGGGAACTGTTTCTAAAACTGGAACTGTTTCAATAGGCTTTTCAACAGTTTCTACAGGTTCAGTTGTTTCTTCTACTTTAGCATCTTCTGTAGTTTCTTGTGTTTCTCCTTCTTCTTGTTCAACTTCTTCAATATTGTCACCATCTTGAATATTTAGTAATATAAGACCTTCATTATTTTCATATACTGACTTAATACGTTCTTCTGCAGTTTCGTTTTCTTTTTCAAAATTAACAAAACTTACAAATTTACACTCTTGTTTAAAGGCATCAATAACAACATTACGTAGACTAATTTGACAACTCTTAGGAACAATAAATATCATAATTCTTCCAATACTTGAATCGAGCGTTGCAGAATAAAAACCGTCTTCACTCATTTTTACATATAATTATATATAAATTATTCTAAAATCAAACTTGATATAATTAATTTATTTTTTGGGTTTTTGAACTTTACGAGTTTTCTTCTTTTTCTTACCACCTGCTAAATTTAATTGCCCTTTCATTTTATTATAAGCCTCTCTATAACCCGCTGCTGTATTATCTCCTTTAGCTTCCATTAGATTTATATTATCTATTACAAAAATACCTCCATATCTATTATCACGGGTCTTATTAATCATATATTGTTTCGCTTCTTCTAAAAGGATGTCATTTAAAATAGATAATAATGCTGATTTTTCTGGTAAATTTAGTAAATTTGTATTTCTAATAATACGTATAATTACATCAATTTCAGGTCCAGAATTATATATTTGTGTTCCAATACTAACAAAGTCATTTAGTTTATCTTTTATGTTATTAATAAATTCATTTTTTAGAACTATAGGATCTGCATTAATTGGCATTTCTTGCGGAGGTGCATTACGATTAAGATTAACGAATAAAGCTTCAAGATCACGAACTCTTGCATTTTGCTCAGCTTTTCTTTGTGCTTGTTGTGCAGCAATAGTAGCATTATCAATTCCGGACTTTGCCTCATTAAGTTTTGTTAAATGTGTTTTTAGTAAGTCTGAATTTAAAAATTTAATAACAAAATTATATAAAGAAGCACCGTTATCTGTACACTGTTCAGTCGAACAAATATTATTAGATATAGCACTCATTATTGCTTTTATAATTACAAGTATATAAAATGGTACTTCAACAAAATCTTTATCTTGATATTCTTTTAAAAAAATCTCTTCGTTACCAATAGTTATTTTATCTATATTTTCAATTTTAAGTTGTTCAAATTCTTCAAATGTCATAGTTGAGCTTACAGATACTTTTCCACCTGATGTAGGTGCTACAGGTTTTGATATTGATAATGTTATACTATTATTATCTTTATTAATTATTTTAAGTGTCCAATCATAATTAATTGGATTAATTGGATCTCCGATTTTATTTTTTAGATATAAAAAATCATTTATATCTATATTTTTATATGTTTCTTTCTTTAAACTTACAATATTATTTCTTGTTGGTCTAATTAAATAAGCAACTGGTTTAGGTCTTAAAGGAACACCGTTAAAAATAGCTTGTATATCTGCATCTGTTAAATTTAAATCTCTTAAATTTAAATTTCCTAAGTCTAAATCTAAATCAACACCTCCTTTCTTTACAAGTTTTTTCTTAATAATACGTTTCTTCTTACCTCCGCCAATCATAGGTGGAACACCTGAACATCCACTTGCACATGACATTTATTCTTATATAAGAAATAAATTTCTTAGTAGTGTAAAAAAATAAAAATTTGATTATGATATGAGTATATGTTTCATACACATACTAATTATGAATCATAAATATATACAACCTACTGTATTTATTGATATATTTGATAAATACTTAGATATTGATACAATTAAACAACTTTTAGTTGCAAATAAAGAATGGAATTCAATTTATAATAAAATGATGCCTTCACAATTATATAAATATATATCTTCTATATTTCCTATGGTAAATGAAAACGGTTTAATTATATCTAAAATAGTTAAATTTCCAATTAAACTGATAGAATTAGATATAAATATAAATAAATTTGGGTATATTGTAAAATTACTAATGAAGACACAAAATAGGAAAAAGGGACAACGATTTCAATCGAAAATAAGACCAATATTTCATTCTGATTTGTTTAATTTTAAAAAAACTAATAATGATAGTCAATTTGCAACTATTACATTATTATTAGAAATATACTATCATTCTGTTATAAATTATAAAAATATAAGTAATTATATTATGTTTATACTTCTTCATTATTGTTTTCTATTGAATGAACTTCCTCAACATTTAAATAGTATGAGTAAACACGAAAGATTTAATAAAATGTGTGAACGTAAATTCACTGAACTTAAAGGAACTGTTATGAATAGTAAAAAAAATATACCGTGTGAATTACATTATAAATTAAAAACTATACTTGATAAACTCTAGATATATTTAATTTTTTTAAGACCAATCATGTTAAAACCTAATACATCTCTATATATTTCAGCAAATGCTGTATATATTGCACTCATACCGCATGATAAACCTATATATCCTGCTGCTGTATTACATGCTGGACTCCATACTCCACCTGCTAAAGTAAAGAATGTAAGTGATAGAGAACTAAATACATAAATAAGACATTTATGTGTTCTTAATGTAGGCACAACGAAACCTAATGTAAATAGTCCCCATAAACATAAAAATAGTGTCTCACCAGTCTTAAAATCTGTCGAAGATTCCCATGCATGTATTTTAACTAAAACTTTTAATAGAGAATATGACATCCAAAATGCTCCATAAGATATGAAAGCAGATGTACCAAATGTATTTCCTTTTATAAATTCAAATATACCTGCAAGTAATTGTACAAATCCCCCATAGAAAAAACCATAACAAATAACAACATTTACAAAAGAACTTTGACTCCAACCTGTATTAACAAACATTAACATAGAAGTTGTCATACCGAAAGCAAATAATCCAATAGGAGCAGGATTAGCAAAGTCTCTAAATTCTTTTTTTTCGCTACTATTTATATTTTTATTATTGGTATTAGTTAAAGTATGTATATCATAGACAGAGTCTTCTTCATGAATATTAGATAATGCAGAATTCATAATATTTCAAATTATAGATTATAATAATAAAAATAGTCTTATATAGTATCTAAGGGATGGCAGGGAAATTATATTTAGAGAACGGGTCTCTAAGGGTAGGGATTGATGAAAATCGTGGTGGATCTATATTTCACATATCAAAAAAGGGAAAAACATTTAACTTTTTAGATGATTTTGATATGGGAAGATGTCTCCAACAATCATACTATGGTCGTGATGATGGTTCTTTTTGGAGTAAAAGACCATGGTGTTGGAATCCAGTTCAAGCTGGTTCTTGGAGTGGTAAATCTTCAAAACTCATATATAGTAATATTACTGGTAATATAATGAGATCAAGTTGTATTCCCAGAAATTGGGGTGGAGAACAACTTCTTAATAATGTACAAATGGATACTTCAATTGAATTACTTAATGATTGTGTTCATACACGATTTAGTATGAGATATACTGGTTCCGTACATTATAACAAAAAAGAAGTTAATCCATTAAAACATCAAGAAGTTCCTGCTATGTTTGTTAATAGAACATTATATAGATTACATCTATATGAAGGTACTAAACCTTGGACAAGAGATATTATAAGTGTGAAATCACCTGTAATACTAACACAAGGACAACGAAATGATTATTTCGATATAAAGGAAAATTGGGTGGCTTATGAAAATCCGACTACTAAAGAAGCAATAGGTCTATACTCTCCTGTTGCAAATAGAGTTACAGCATATCGTGTAGGTAAAAATGATATAATTCCATCACGAGGTGATAGTTCCTATTGTGCACCAATAATATCTAAAGCATTAATTCCAAATACAGTATTTAGTTATGATATGTATGTAGCATTAGGAACTGTAAATGATATAAGAAATATATTTTATAGAATTAATAGAAAATAGAAAAATTTTTTTATTTTGTAGGGAATTAATAAAAAAATTGAAAAGATTATACAATTAGATTATAAATATCTTATCTGCCTACTACAACTCCACTACACAACTACTCTCTACTACTCAAGAAAACAAGATGCCGAAGTGCTGTGCTTTCTTGGGAGTTCAGGCGAGCACTCTCTGCGACTGTACTTCCAAGTACACTGTAGATGATCTGTTCTACTGTGGTAAGCATGTGACCAAGGCAGAGAAGATCAAGGAGGAGAAGGACAATGTGATTGTGGAGGAACTGAAGAAGATGGTTGATGTTGAGAAGGAAGTCTATGAGGATGACGAGTGTGCCATCTGTCACGAAACATTCAAGTATATCAATACGATTGTGTTTCTGCCTTGTGATCACAAGTTCCATGTTGATTGCGTGGCTGAGTGGTTGAAGACTGGTGCGGACAGTTGCCCCTGTTGTCGTGAGAAGAATACGATTGGGAAGACCATGCCGACTTTCAAGGACATCTTGAAACCGTGGTTGATTGTTGGAGCGACATTTGGGTTCACAGGTGTTGATGATGTGATCCGCAAATGGGCATCAGAGTCAATGGAGAAGTACATAAAATGTCAGACAACTGAAGAGCAGATTGAGTGTGAGGAGAATATCAAGGACAACATGAGTTCTCTCAACGCTTCGATTCGTGCTACGATCGGGATGCCTGTGTAAGAAAAGATTTTATAAACATAAAAATACAAAAAAATTACAAAATACAAAAATACAAAAAATTTTATTATTCATATAAGGATTTTTTTATTACAATATATATATGACTGATACGAATACTACAAATGTAAAATTTGGAGATATTATTACAATTGATTACAAACCTGCACCACCAGATGGAACTTTAGAAAGAACCGTGAGCACATATTGTTATCCAATACTTATCACTCGACCATATAATAACGAAACGAAATATACAATATGTGATGGAGATGCTATTAAAGGATTTCATTTAGTAAAAACTGATAGTTTAGATACAGCAATAGGATTTTGTTTATTATTTGTAGATGATGAACCGTATATTAAAGTTACACAATTTGGATTTGAACCAGAACCAGTAAGTATTACGATTGTTGGATACGATGATAATGCACCAAAAGTAGGTTCTCATGTAGGATCAGTTATTACATTCTGTCCATTATCTGAGGTAAATGAAAGGAAAAGGCAATTGAAAATATCATCTTCTATATGATAGATGATGAAATCGATATTCCACAATATGGAGCAGGATTTGATTTATAATCTTCTTTTTTATACATACCAATTTCTACGGCTTCAGTAAGAATTTCTTTAAATATTGCCCAGAATACTGGTACATGTCCAATCTGTGAACAAGCCATATGACCAAGTTCGTGAATTACTACATAAAGTATAATATTTTTATCAACAAATTCATAACTACCTTCTTGACGAATACAAATAGTCATTTGTGATTTATTCACACTAAAACTGGTATAAGAACTATCAGGAGAACCTTCGGAAATTCCATCAGGGTCAAAGTTTTTATATAATCGTTGATAGTTTTCATTTTGTGGATATTTAGCACGAAGATGTTTAATGAGAGCCTGAAGATCTCCATTAATCTCTGCTAAATAATCAGCAGCGTTTTGTTTATCAGGTAAAGAAAGAACTAAATAAGAGCGTCCATCAACTTTAGATTTAACATACTCAACTTCAGTATTAACATAGTTATTGATATACATAATAATCATAACAACAATAATAAATATGATGAATATCTCAACAAAAGACATAGTGAATTTACTTTACTTTACTAAAATATTATTTTTGCATTTAGTAGAAGTTCTCAAAATGTAATTTTTGGAAAAAAATATGAAATGTTCATGATATAAAAGTTTATAAACTATAATATTTATCTGGTAAGATTAATAATATGAATCAATCTCCAGTTGAATTTCAGATTATTAATTGGTACACAAATGATATTGAAATGGAAAATTCAGATAGTGAAGATGATGAAGAACAGTCGCAAATTCGTAACCAAGATAATACTAAATATATAATGAAGGTGTTTGGTGTAAATGACAAAGGACAATCTGTATCTGTTTCCATTACTGGATTTACACCACACTTTTATGTGAAAGTCGATAAATTATGGAGCAAGATGGAAATTGATAAATTAATTGTTGCTCTACGAAATCGTATGGGATATAGATTTCAAATAACAGTAATAGATGTTAAACCTATACGTAAAAAAGATTTCTGGGGTTTCACAAACAAGCAAGATTTCTGGTATTTGCGACTTTGTTTTGAAAGTCAAAAAGCTATGAGAACAGCTGCCAGACAAATCAGTTCTCCTAAATTCTTTGTAACAGGTATTTATCAACGCAGTTTCAAACTTTATGAAAGTAATATTGAACCATTTTTGCGTTTTGCCCATATTAAAAATATTCAACCTGCAGGTTGGATAAGAATTCCAGCTGGTAAATATCGTCAAGATGATATTCTAAAATCTAAATGTGAAATTGATATATCAACAAAATGGCAAAATGTAGAATCAGTTGATAAACAAGCCATTGCACCAATTCTTATCGCATCTTTTGATTTGGAATGTAATAGTAGTGATGGTGATTTTCCAGTAGCAGCAAAAGATTATAAAAGATTTGCTATTGATATATTTAATATGTTTAATGATAAAAAGAGTAAAACTACAGATACATACGAAACAAAAAAGAATATTATCAACTATTTTGTAGAACAATTTGAAAAGAAACAAGTATTATCAAAAGTCAATGTTCAATCAGAATCTTTAAGAGAAATCTTAACAAGAGAATTAGACCATATATGTACAATTGTAAAAGGAGATCCAAGAATTATGCGTAATGCATTCAAGGAGAAATTTCAATCAAATTTTACAAAACCTACTAAACAAGGAGAATTGTGTTTAGAATTCTATGATAAAATTCGTGCTGACACTATTACATTAACAGCACTTCGTAGAGCGATGAATACATGGTTAATAAAGTGTTTTGAACGTAATTATGAAATATTTGATCGTAAAGATAATCAAGAGATTGAAGATTCTGTAGAAGACTTAATCAAACTATTACTTTGTGATAAAGATGGAATTATTACAGTTGCAACAAATTATCTAAATGATAAATTTCCACCTCTAAAAGGAGATGAGATTATTCAAATAGGAACAACATTTCATCGTTATGGAGAAACAGAGTGTAATAGGAAAGTAATGCTGTCATTAGGAACTTGTAGTCCAATTGAAGGTATAGAAGTAATAGAGTGTGAAGATGAGGAAGATTTAATATTAAATTGGACACAACTTATTAATGATTCTAATCCAGATGTTATTACAGGTTATAATATATTTGGTTTTGATTTTGATTATATTTACGAACGTGCAAAAGAATTAGGAATAATGCGTGAATTTTGTAAGATTGGCAGATTAATAGATACAGTATCAAAATATAAAGTTGCAAAATTATCATCATCAGCACTTGGTGATAATCTTATGAAATATGTAGAAATGGAAGGTCGTACTCTAATAGATTTAATGAAAGTGGTTCAAAGGGATCATAAATTAGATTCCTATAAGTTGGATAATGTTGCTAATCACTTTATGAATATGAATAAACATGATGTATCTCCGCAAGATATTTTCCGATTATTCAAAGGTTCTGCAGATGATAGAGCCATTATTGCAGACTATTGTATTCAGGATTGTGCACTTTGTAATAAACTAATTATGAAATTGGAGATTATTGCAAATAATGTAGGTATGGCGAATGTGTGTTCAGTTCCAATGAGTTGGATTTTTATGAGAGGACAAGGTGTCAAAATCTTTTCACTTGTTGCCAAAGAATGTAAAAATCAGGGATTTCTTGTTCCAACTATCTCTAAACCTTATATGATTAAAAAAATAGAACCATTAGAAGGAGAAGAAGTAGAACCACCCGAGGAAGGATATGAAGGTGCAATAGTATTAGAACCAAAGACAGGAATTTATATTGATACACCAATTTCCATTTTAGATTATGCATCTCTATATCCATCTTCAATGATAAGTGAGAATTTGTCACACGATTGTATGGTATTAGAAGATAAATATGATAATCTTCCTGGAGTAAATTATCTTGATATTCCGTATGATCTATATGAAAATACGGGAGATGAGAAAAAGAAAGTAGGTGAGAAAATTTGTAGGTTTGTTCAACCATCAAATGATGAGAAAGGTATTATTCCAAATATCCTAATGCATCTATTAAAAAACAGAAAACTTACAAGGAAAAAAATAGGAATGAAGCGTATTATTTTAAAATCAGGTAAAATATATGAAGGCTTTTATGGAAAAGGAAATATTACAACTTTAGATGGAGATAAATATGAATTTAGTGAGGAAGATGTAGAACTTGTAGAAGATGTATATAATTCATTCCAGAAAGCAGTATTAGATGGTTTACAGAATGCATATAAAGTAACAGCAAATAGTCTTTATGGACAGATTGGTGCAAAGACATCTCCAATATACTTAAAAGATATTGCAGCTTGTACAACAGCAACAGGTAGAAAGATGATTATGTTGGCGAAGGATTATGTAGAGAAAGAATATGGTGCAGAAGTAATTTATGGAGATAGTGTTACAAAATATACACCTACTATTTTAAGAATAAAGGGTTTAATTGTTATTGAGACAATGGATAAACTCTCTCACTATGGAAATGATAAATGGGAGAAGTTTAAAGAAGATGGTAAAGAGGAAAAAGAGTATTGTGAATTAGATGGTGTTGAAGTATGGACAGATGACGGGTGGACAAAGGTTCATCGTGTAATCCGTCATTTGTTAGCACCACATAAAAAGATTATAAGAGTACATACACATACAGGAATTGTAGATGTAACAGATGATCATTCACTTTTAACTCCAGATAATATCAAAATATCTCCCAAAGATTTAAAAGTAGGAGATAGTTTACTTCATAGTGATTATCCTATATGTGATTTAGATAGATCAATTAGACTCCCCAAAGAAGCTTGTCTTCTAAATGCTTCATATAAAGTACGAGAAGAATATTGGATAAAGTATCACGGAAATACAAATGTTTTATATAGGACAACACAATTAAGTGCTCAGATACTATCAATGTTAGCAAGTTCTCTTGGTTTCACAGTATCATATGAATTAGAAGAAAAAGGTGTTTATAAAATATCATATTCAGTAAATAGACAATATCATGATAGATATGTAATTAAAAGTATGTGTGAGATTCCGTATAAGGGGTTTGTATATGATCTTACAACAGATAATCATCATTTTGCTGTAGGATTAGGTAAGTTAATAGGACATAATACAGATTCAATATTTATAAGTTTTCCAAAGCAACTTAAGAATGATAGTGATAATGGGGTAATGACGGGTACAGAAGCATTATCAAAGTCAATATCAATGGGTATTAAATCATCTGATAGTATAAAACATTTGTTAAAACCTCCACACGATTTAGAGTATGAAAAGTGTTTCTTCCCGATGATTTTGTTTAGCAAGAAAAGATATTGTGCTAATAAGTATGAACACGATATTAATAAGTTTAAACAGGTTTCAATGGGTATTGTTTTAAAGAGACGAGATAATGCCAATATTGTAAAGAAGATCTATGGTGGTATAATAGATATTATTCTAAATAAACATGATGTCAAAGCATCAATTAGATTTTTGAAGGATAGTCTTCAAGATCTAATTAGTGGTAAGTATCCATTAGAGGATATGGTAATTACAAAAACATTAAAAGCGAGATATAAAGATCCAGATAAGATTGCACATAAGGTTTTAGCGGAAAGAATTAAAGAGCGTAGTCCAGGGTCAGCACCACAAGTAAATGATCGTATTCCATTTGCATATGTACAAGTAAAAAGTACAGGAAAAGAGAAGGTACTTCAAGGTAATAGAATAGAACATCCAGAATATATAACCGAAAAGAAACTAAAATTGGATTATGAGTTTTATTTGACGAATCAGATAATGAATCCAGTATTACAATTGTATGCTCTTATATTGGAACAATTAGAGGGTTATAAATTACCAATTAATCATTGGCAAGAAATAAAGAAAAAACTGGTGGATGATGGTAAGAGTGAAAAGAAGATTCGAGAAAGATTAGCAGATTTACGGGAAATAGAAGTAAAGAAGTTATTATTTGATCCTATATTACTCAAACTTGCACATATGAAGACAGGACAAACACAAATAACGAGTTTTTTCAAAACTTCCTAATTATATATTTTATTACTAATATAATAAAGTATATGAGTTATACCGTCAAAGAACAAGATATAAAAGATGTTAAAACATCTGTAGGAGATGTTAAAACATCTGTAGGAGAAATGAAAGATAGTGTAAAGGGTGTAGAAGATGCTGTATCAGGCACATATAAAAAGTTCTTTTCAGATTTTCAGCAGTTTATGTATAGTAATAATGTATTAGTAGCTGCAACAGGATTTTGTGTTGGTATGGCAACAAAAGAAGTAATAGAGAAGTTATTAAATTTAATAGTATTACCACTTGTCCAAGTTGCAATGAAATATAGTATAGTACATATAGCTTATTACAAATCAGTAGCATATATTTCAAGACCCGAATTATTACTAATATTAACAACTTTTGGAGAGATATTATGGTCTCTATTTGTATGGATTGTAATAATTATTTTGACTTTCTTTATGTTAGAATACTTATTAAATAGAAATGTATTAGGACTTCGCTCAGTTGTTAAAGAGGGTGAAAAGATAAACTATGTGAAGGCAAAAGCTGAAGCAAAGGAGAATATAATTCCTACAAAGCAAGAAGTTAAACAACTTGAAAAGGAGGAGAAGGCAGAAGATAAGGCAGGGAAACAATTACAGAAGATAGAAGATAAGAATGTAAAGAGAGCAGATAAAGATTCAAGTACAGCAATATCAGTTGTAGCTGATAAATCAAAAATTATCACAGATGAATCAAAGGTAAAACCAGTAAATGGAAATAGTTCATCACAAACACAATTACCATCACAGTCACAAACACCGTCACCCACACAAATAGGTTCTCCAAGACCAAATATAGTATTAGATACATTCTTTGCACCATTACACTTTTAGTTTTTCATTTTCAGAATCTATTATTTCTAATAATCTATTTTCTTCTTTTTTTAATTCACAAATAAACTGTTCATTAACTGATTTATTTTCCATATCATCAATAACTATAAGTAGATTCAGTCTATCTTTAGATACTTTAAGATAATTTTTTTTAAGACGATTATTTCCATCAGTCAAAATAGAAAATATTGTTTCTATAAGAATATTAGAATATTGAATATCTTTAGTAAGATATTGATGACAAGAGATATATTTAATACATAAATTAGCTACACGATGATTTACCATTTGTGAAAAGAATGACATTTTCATATTTAATATATATTACAAATTCTTATATAATTTTGTACTTAGATAGATGTTCAATATTTAATAGAGTTTTTTCTTTACCGAATTTATCATAAAAGGATATAATAGATTTAGATAGAAAAATTTTATTATCAGTTTTTGTTTTAATAATTTTTGCTAATGATGGAAATGTTTCATTTTTCCAAATATTAAACTGATTTTCAAGTAAATCTTCAATATAAATTTTATTAAGTGATTTATGAAGAGTCAAAAAATATCCATTATTTTCAATTTGAGTATTATTAATATTCATATTATCTTCAAGAAATTCTTTTACAATATTCCAAAATAATTTACCTGTAGAATCATAATATAATTTTGGAAAAGTTTTTTCATGTATATATACTTGTAAATTAGATTGACAATTATAATCTAAAACAGTATAGAAATTTTTATTCATCCTATTCTAAAATATTATTATAAGTCCTTATATCTATCTAATTTATTTTAGTACCAAATTGTGCTAATCCCTGTGTAAGTTTCTCTAATGTTAATCCCGAATTATTAACATTATACCCTTTGATCCCAAGAGATTTAGCCATAGCCACAAATCTTTTTTGATCATCAAAAAATAAGGTTTTCTCTGCAGGTATATTTAGTTCAGTTAATATATTTAATAACATTTTTTCTTTATTATCTGATTCAGTTACATTACCTTGCCAAATAACATTGTCGTATATGCCTTCTTTTTCTGCAGAGAGTTGTTGTTTAAACCAAGATCTGGATAAATCTTGGTGTTCAATAATATCAAAATATTGTTTTATATGAAATTCATCTAAACATTCTTCCGTTAAACTGTTATAAGAAGCAATAGCTAATTTATAACCAGCTTCTTTAAGTGCTTTTAGATATACATCTATATATGGAAATAATTGTGCTGTAGCCCAGTCAATAAGAGTTTCATCCATATCAAAAATAATGAGATCTAAATTATTTAATTTTTCAAAATTCATTCACTAAGGTATATTTACAGTATCGTGATATATTCTTATATTGTTTATAGTAAAATCATAAAAATAATAAAACTAAATATCTACTATTTTATCTATTATTTATTGATAACATTGTTGTGTAGGTGTTAGACCCCAATTCATTTGAATCATATATTTACGAGTACCTGCAACTTCATTGTAGACTCCATTTACATTATATTTAGTTCCCTTTGATACTGTACCGAATTGCCAAGCACATTTATCAGCATTTTCCCAACCAAAATCATCAAACCACGCATTTAGATTAGGATCACTTGTTGCTTCAGCCAATTCGTGTGCTACTACATTAAGCATACTATCTGCTTCAAAATTTCCATTAGGAGCATCACTACTATCTGCTGCCAATACAGAGCAGGCAGTAGGACATTTCTTAGGACTTCCAATGAAAGCATATTTGATATTAGTAGAGTTATATGTCATATAATCGTGCCATCCACATACATCAATACAGAATTCAAATGATCCAGGTGTAGTATCATAAACACTAATCGTTGGGTCAGTTAGTACGACATAAACATTATCACTTGACATAGGAATTACTTTCTTATCAAGTACTTTTTGAATAACCTTTTGAAGACCAGCAGAAGATAGAGAACCGGATAGTGCCTTTACAGTAGTAGAAGTACCATAAGTAATATCATTTACACCATAAGAACGGTTAATAGACCACCATTTTGAAGTACTAAGTGATTTTACATAATTCTTCATAATATCCATAGTATCAGCACTGAAACTGCCATACCAAATATAATATACTTTAACAGGGTTAGTCATAACAGGACCACCATGATATACCATATCAATACCTACCGCTTTCTTAACATTTCCATTAGATACACCAGTTTTAAGTACAAAATTATCAGGAGCAAGACCTACAATACCACTCGGTTTGGCATATACTGAAATTGCAGACAGCATAAATACAGATAGGCAAACCAGAGATAGGAATGATTTGGAAGTTGTCATAATGATTATTTCTTCTTGCTTGTGTGATAATTAATAATATATAGTGTTCAAATTTTTTTTTACTTAACGAAATAATAATTAATAAAATTTATAATTTTGAATTTTATAGCATAAATATTTAGAATATTTAATAATTTAATGATTTAAGAATATGAGCATTATATATTATAATGTCGTCAAATGAATTATCCATCGAAACTTCCAAAAGAGAATTCTTTGCTGGTAAGGGTATTAATGGACTAATGAATAAAGGTAATACTTGTTATATTAATACAAGTATCCAATGTCTAGGACATTGTACCAATTTCCTTCATTATATTTTATCAGGTAAATATGAAAGAAATGATGGTAATATAATTAATGAATTAAGGGAATTATTTATGGAATTATGGATACATGATAATGGTGTAATTCCAAATAGATTTCTAAAATATCTAAGAATGAATATGAATAATATAATGGATATATTTGAACAGAATGATATTCAAGAATTTTTAACAATGTTTATAGACAAATTAAATGCATCAATTTCACAACGAATAGATCCAGAGATTGCTTTAAATCAAATAAGATATATGGATACCCATTATGATAAATTAAAAAAGAAATTAGATAAATCGTGGTATCAAAGTATGTGTCGTGAATATTCTCCATTATTAGACTATTTTTATGGTCAAAGTGTTAATCAGATTATATGTGGGAGTTGTAAAAAAATACATCATAATTATGAACCCTTTTCAATTCTTATTTTGCCTATTTCACATACACAAGAAGGACTAATAGATTGTCTAAAACATTACTCTACATCAGAATATCTAAATGATACAACAAATGAAGATAGTAATGAATGGAAATGTGATGGTTGTAATAAATGTGAAAAAAGTTTAAAAACGATGAAATTTTGGAGATTACCAAAGGTATTAACTATATGTTTCAAAAGATTTACACATGATTTAAGGAAAAACAATGTTCTAATAAATATTCCAGAAGAGATAGATTTAACAGATTTTGTAATAGGTGAAACGATTGTTAAATATGAATTATGTTCTATAGCATGTCATATGGGATCATTTAATAATGGGCATTATTATGCTATATGTAGAAATCCCAATAATAATTGGTTTAGATTAGATGATACAAATATAACGAAATTAGATGGTGAATTTCAAACACCAAGTAATGCTTATATGGTATTCTATCAAGAGAAATCTCTATAATATATACATAAATATTTTAGATTTTGAAGAAGTCTTGTGGTAACATAGAATTACCACGAATAAATCCTCCTCGCATTGATGTACCCGTAGTTGTACCAGGAATTAGACCTGTAGTACTAGTACCTACTGCTGTACCTGGTATTAGACCTCTTGTATTAGTAGCAACAGCTCTACCAGGAATTAGACCAGTAGTAGTAGTAGATGCATTTGCTGTAAGTGCGTGTTCTCTCTTATAATCATCAACACTCTTAACAATATTAGTAGCGAAGTCTTTTTCTCTATCCATAAGGAATTTAAGGATTTCAGATAGACTTTGTTGTTTCATAGTTTCAGCTAATTGTTTTTGTTTACCGATACTGTCCATAACACTTGTTGCTAATTCCTTTATAGCAGCACTAAATTGAGTAGTATCAAGATCAGCAAAATTCTTAGTCTCATCACCTAATTGTTCTTGGAATATTTTAATAACATTATGGATAAGTACAAGATGATATTTTTCTCTAGCTTCATAGAATGCTGCTGTTTCATTGATGAATTTGCTAACAGTTGTATGAATATGTTGAGTAAATAATATTAAGAACATATTCATTTGAATATACTTGTATTCAAAGTATTTATATTTTCCACGAATAGTTTTAATACTAGTAGTTACATCAGTCATACTTTTTTGGACAACTGGATCATTTTTAATGAATGGATTTTCAAGATAACCTTTCATTTTTTCATCCATGTCCTTATCAACATATTTCTTTATTTGGTCTGCAACTCCCCCATCAGTTTCAAGTTTTTTCTTTTTATCATCAGGAGATAGAGAACTATCTATTGAATCAAGAATACTTTTATGAGTATTACTTGCTCTTGTCAATATATTATCGGGAATTTTTCCTTTAAATTCTTCCATACTTCTAATTTTATCAACAATAGCTTCAGTATCGTTCTTTCCATATTGTACTAACAGGTCGCTAATATTTGCAAGATTTTGAGTTAATGATTTATCTACCATACCTTTACGGTTTTCAATTTCATTCATAACTTGTTCATCAGACATATCACCTCTGGATGTGGATGCTGTTGCTCCCATTTAGATATTTATTATTAATACATATATTTTTATTGCATACAACTATAATCTCTAAAATAAAATTACTTAAAGATTTGACTAATAATATTTTATATGGTTCAAATGATGAATAACACGCTGAAATTCCGTGATACTAAAAGAAAATTAGATTTTAATGATGTCCTTATTGTACCCAAGAAAAGCAGCATTCATTCAAGAAGTTTACCTACTATAGAAAGAAAATTCCATTTTAAAACAGAACCGCAAAGTATGAGTTGGACAGGTATTCCTATAGTATCTTCTAATATGACAAGTGTAACTGGATTAGAGACATTTGATGTATTAAGGCAACAAAATTATATAAGTTGTTTCCCAAAACATTTTAATAAAGATTGGATGGAAGCACATACATTACCAAGTGAATTACAATTTATAAATCATTATATGTTAAGTTGTGGTATAAATGATCATGATTATAAATTAGTAATTTCGCTAATAGATCGTCTAAAAGATAATGATATAAATGTAAAGTTTCTATGTGTTGATATTGCAAATGGATATTTAACACAAATGTTAGAAGTTTGTAGTATTCTTCGTGAGAAATATCCAAGACTAATTATTACAGCAGGAAATGTAGTTACTCCAGAAGCAACTTTTGATTTAATTAAGAATGGTGTTAATATAGTAAAAATCGGCATCGGATCGGGTTGTTTTTCGGAAGATACTAAGGTATTAATGGCAAATGGATTATATAAAAACATAAATGAAATAAAAATTGGAGAATATGTAATTAATAAAGATGGGAAAGCAGTAAAAGTTCTAAATGTAATGAATCAAGGCAAAAAAGAAGTTCTAAAAGTATCAACTAATAATTGGCATGAAGATATATATGTAACAAGAGATCATCGCTACTGGATTGGTGATCTAAGTAATTCTTCTATGAATACCGTACAATCAGCTGGTATTGCTAAGCAACTTGATAAAGTAGCTAAAACTAAACCTAAATCATCAAAATATAAATGGAAAGCTATAGATGAAATTAATAACGAAAATATGTTTTGTTTAATGCCTAAAGATATAGAATGGAATTTGCCAGATAATTTTAAAATTGATCTTGCATGTTTTAATATAAGAGGGAAAGTCAGTGATATTGATATTATTACAAATGGTAATATTTCACAACCATTTAATAGATATACTGAATCTTGCTATGAATTAGGTTACTTATTTGGAACATTTTTAGGTGATGGTACTTCAGCAATTAGTACTAATAATAATTGTGAGCAAGGTTCTTGTAATTGGTCATTTGGATTAAATGAAGATGATATTGCCAATAAAGTTAAAGATTATATTAGTAAATTATTTGGATATGATTGTTCTATCACTATCAAAAGCGGTAATATGTTAGTAGTAAATTGTTATAACAAATGTTTATCAAAGATGTTTAATAAATTTGGAAAAAGAACCAATAAAAGTTTACCTACAGAATACTATTGTACAAATAAAGAATATATTCAAGGATTATTTGATGGATTAGTTGATTCTGATGGATCTATTGAAGTAAATAAATCAGGAACAGAAAATAAATCTTTCAATAATACCAGTACAAGTCTCATAGAATTATATAATTGGTGTTGTATGAATTTGAACATATCATTTTGTTCAGTGAAGAAACCTAAATCTATTGGTAATTTAGAAGGGACATGTATTGAAAATTTACAACAATGTTATAGAGTTAAAACACATACTTTAAATAGATTTACGAAAGACTATGTGTATTCTGTTTTACAAAGAAAAGAAGTATATGGTGTCAGAGATACATGGGATATTGAAGTTGATTGTCCTACACATAGTTTTATAGCAAATAATTCAATCGTTCATAATTCAGCTTGTACTACAAGACTGAAGACAGGCGTAGGTTATCCTCAATTATCTGCACTTTTGGAATGTGCAGATGTAGCTCATCATCATGATGGGTTTACAATGTCTGATGGTGGTATTGTTCATCCTGCAGATATAGTAAAAGCTTATGTAGCAGGTGCTGATTTTGTAATGGTTGGTTCAATGTTTGCAGGGCATTCCGAATGTCCAGGTGAACTTCAATTAGATCCTCGTGATAATCATTGGTATAAGGTATTTTTTGGAATGTCTTCAGAGACTGCTTTAAAAGAATATAATGGTGGTATGAAAAATTATCGTTCTGCTGAAGGTAAGACAGTTAAAATTAAACATAGAGGGAAATTGGCTAATACAATATTAGATATAAATGGAGGACTTCGTTCAGCATGTACATATACAAATTCGTCTACACTTGAGGAACTCTATGAAAATGGTGAATTTATTCTTGTATCAAGAACTCATAATACTTACTATTCATAAATATTACATTATAAAATTAGGAATATAATAATATAAGGACATCCCTAAAAATAAATAGTATAAACAAAAGAAAAATGGATGTTCTAAGAATTCTTATGAGAGAAATATTTGATTTTGAACTTAGTACTCCTGAAATACAGAAGTATATAGATAGTAAAACAAATAGTTTAAAACTTGGTTCAGTATTAAAAGATCAACGACTATTAACAAATCTAAGTTTCCGTAATGCTTTTAAAAGTACAGTTGGAATATGGCCATCAAGACAACATGCTGGTGAATTTATGAAAATAGCAAGACTAGATGGAGATTTAGATATGGAACAATATATGAAATTTCTAGTAAGTACAATACCATTATATCAGTATATAAATATTGATATGAATGGATTAACTAAGACGAAAGAGGCATATTTATTAGAATTAAGAGATACGAGTAAAGTAAAAGAGGCACTTTCTATAAAATTTTGTAATCGTTTTGGAATAGAGCAAGATTATATTAATCCTCAAGATTCATTATTGAATGTATTTAAAAATTGTATGTTTCATCCTGAAGGTTATAGTCGTATTAAAGAGATAAATAATGGATTAGCAACACAAACAAATAAAGTTCCTTTAGATATTCCAGAAGTAATTGATACTATAAATTCATATTTCAAAGTATCAAATGATTTAATAGAATATTATGAATTAAATAATCTAAATATATTTTCAGGATATTGGAATTCATTTACAAAAACAGAAGATGATATTAATAATAGGTATACTGTATTTGATACTATAAATTATGTAGTATTATTAGATTCTGCTTTTTCAAGATCTATTTTAGGTACAATTTGTGTATTTTGGGAATCAGGAGATATTCAAAAGAATAACAGACTGAATTTATTATTAAAAGCAAGTAATAACAGAGATGGTAAGAATGTTATATTATTTAAATCTGCTAATCTTCCAGAACCATATATAGAGACTGATTCTCATATTATTGAATATACTGTTTATGTTCCTTATTTGATGAATTTTATTCCTAAATTGACATCTAATTATATTCTAATAAGTGAATATCTATATCCAAAGACATCTATTATTACTACAAGAGCAGAGAATTCTATATATTGTTGTCTATATAATCCTAATAATCCCGATACAGAAAACAAGCTTATTTTAGCAAATCTTGTTCCATTTGATAGATATGTATGTTATACTGATGATTATGAAATTATAAATGAAAAAATTAAAGAAAAGAAGGTATATGCACTAGTAAATGAGACACCTGAAACCAAAAATGAAAATAATATAATATTCAATAATGAATTTGCCGAACATCAATGGACAGCGCATTTATCTGTTATATGTCCATTTGCCTCTATACAAACTCAAGGTTATCATCCAAGATTCAATATATTATTATATGATCAATTCTTACTGAAGTATTATCAAAAAAATAAGGATAAACTAACAGATTTTCAAAAATCTGTTACAAAGAATGCTAAAAATATTGTAATTATGGTAGATAATAGACCTAATATATTTTCAGTTATTTCACTTTATATAACTATGTCTAATTTAAAGAAAGGAACTTGGTCTTGTGCAGTTGTATGTAATAATGATAATATAGAATTCTTCAGGAAATATTTAGGTGATAATGTAGAATATATTACAAAATTCACTTATCCTAGTAAAAAGTTCAGTATAGATATTTATAATGATCTTCTTAAAAATCCTATATTTTGGAATACATTTTCTAAATATGAGAGAGCATTATTTGTTCAAGATGATGGTATGATATTAAAGAAAGGTCTAGAAGATAAATTTTTTGATTATGATTATGTAGGTGCTCCTTGGGAAATGAAATGGGCTACAGGAGATCCTAATAAATTTATTAAAGAAAATGTAAATCCAGAATTAGTAGGAAATGGTGGTGTATCATTAAGAAATATCAAGATGATGAAGACTATATGTGAGAAATATAGACATTTATCCAAACAATTACATTATGATAGAATTCAACAGCAACCAGAAGATGTATTCTTTAGTTATTGTTGTGTTAAGGAAAAATTAAGAATGCCTAATTATGAAGATGCACAGAATTTCTCTACAGAACAAGTAATAAAATCAGGATCTTTTGGTTTTCATAAATTTTGGATGTATCATATTTTAGGAGATGTAGAAGGTGTTTTTAATTCATACTTATAGTTGCCTATACTATAATCTTAGAAGACCATAAAGAACGGCATAGCTACAATAATACTACATACAGCTAGCATAATTTCTTGTAAACTTCTGACTGCACGAAGTCCATCTGTTTTATATCTAAAGTATTTCTTTTTCATCATAATAGATGATACAAGAACACCTAAAATTAGAATGAAAATAGTAGATATACAATAATCTACAATAAACTTCATCATGGATTCGTTATTAATAATAAAGCTAGGATTTTTGTCATTAATGTATTTAACTAAGAATAAGATAATTACCATTGCAGACATAAATAGTATTTCAAGACCCCAGAATATAGCAATAAATATTCTAAGATCTGGTGGATCTTCATTATTAGCGAATACAGCACTTACATATTTCTCTTGGAATATTTTTGATGCTAAATATAGAGAGAACCAGATAAAGAACATACGTAATGCTTTTAAGAAATATACAAAGAAGAATGTTTGATTAAAAATATCCATAATATCCAACTTATTATTATATATAGCATATATTTTCTTTTGACTATTATCAATTTTTTCAGTTAGAACTCCTGATGCTTTTTGTAAATCATCACTATCTTCTGTATCTTGATCAATTTTGAAATTTCTTGTAAAGGTATTTTGGATACTTGTAAAGAAAGGTGTTATTTGATTTTTATTAAGTGAATCAACTAATTTTGTATAATTATCAGAATCGACTGCTTTTAAATAGTCTGCTTTTCTTCTATATCCACTATCTAATAAGAATTGTAAATTTTTACGTTGATATTTCGTAATAGCATCTTCAGCTAAACGAAGTAAAGTTCGTAGACCATTTCTTTTTTGTGAACCTCTCATATTAGGACCTCTAACAGTTGTACCAATATTATTAGCTTGTGTTTCAAAACCAGTAATAAGTTCTTGTTGATATGATTTTAGTTTTGCCTGATTTTCAATAAATTCATTTGTATATCTAAGAATTTTTTCTTCATCACGAACAGGTGCACTATTAAAAGCACTTGTTCCGGATGATTCTTCATTTACTGTAACACGTCCTAAAGGTGCTTTACCTGTTGCTGCTGCTGCTGCTGCTGCTGCTGATGTTGTACCTTGTGCTAAATTTTTAGTTAATTCTAACACTTTATTTTCAACAGCATTTAATTTTGCTTGTAATGCTGCATTTGCAGCAGCATTTGCTGCTACTGTTGGTGCAGATGGTGTTGTAGTTGATGTTGCTGTAGCTACTGCTGCTGCTGCTAATTGTTTTTCTATTTCTGCTTTATCAAGTTTAGCTGCTGCTAATTTACTGTTAGCAACTTCTTTATCTGCAGCCACGGCAGCAGCTTTTGTACTCTTCGCAGCTTCTATTAACATGTTGTCTATTAATTCAGCTTTCTCCATTGTTATTTTTTTAAGATCATCAGCAATTTTTGCTCTAGATGTTGAATACTCAATTTTTTCATCTGCAGTTGGTACAGTCATAGTTTCTTTATTCGTCTTTGCTTTATAATTTTTATCTAACTCTTTCTGTTTTGTATCCCATTCTGTAGCAGCATCATTTGTTGATTTCCATTCTTTAGTAATTGTTTCTAATATTTCTGCAACTTTTTGTGCTTCTAATTTAGATACTTCTCCTTGTCCTTTAGCAGCAGATTTTTTTGCTTCAGCATCTAGATCTTTAATTTTTTGGTATCCTTTATTTATTTTACTTTTAGCTATCTGAGTTTTATCTTTTGCCTCATCTTCTAGTTTATATTGTTCTTTTAATTTTTTTTCTATATCTTTGTCTACTAGTGGTGATCTAGGTGATCCTTTGGGTGATCCATTAGGTGGTGATGTAGGTGATCCTTTGGGTGATCCATTAGGTGGTGATGTAGGTGATCCTTTGGGTGATCCATTAGGTGGTGATGTAGGTGATCCTTTGGGTGATCCATTAGGTGATCCATTAGGTGGTGATGTAGGTGATCCTTTGGGTGATCCATTAGGTGGTGATGTAGGTGATCCTTTGGGTGATCCATTAGGTGATCCATTAGGTGATCCTTTAGGTGATCCATTAGGCGATCCTTTGGGTGATCCATTAGGTGATCCATTAGGTGATCCATTTGGTGATCCTTTAGGTGATCCATTAGGTGATCCATTAGGTGATCCTTTAGGTGATCCATTAGGTGATGATTTAGGTATTTTAAGAGGAGGAAGAGTCCCTTTTATAATATCATCTTGTATAATAGTTATGAACCGTATAAATTTTTGAATTTCGTCTACTAACTTATTTGCATCCTTTAACAGAGAAATATATTTTGGATCTGTCTTATCCAGCACAATGCGACTACCGCCACTACTGGTCTTATCTAACTTATTTATTTCTTCTAATATTGTTCCTATTTCTTTTTGTATAGTATTAATTTTATATTCAATTACTGTTTTATTTGTATAGAATCTTACTTTTTCACTAAGTAATTTGTTATAAATACTTAATTGTAATGTAACTCTTTGTTCATCTAATTCTATTTTTTTTGCTTTAAGTGTTTCTGTTTTTGTTTGATCTATATCTATTAGATTTTTTTCAGTCTCAACTAATTCCTTATTTATTGAAGAAAGTTCTGTTTTAATTGCTTCTAATTTTGTTTTTTCATCTGTAAATTCTTTATTAAAATCTAATTTTGATTTAAATTTCAATTTTTTAATATCTATAAGACGAGGAATTGTCTTTAAATAATTATTTAAGTAATCGGATATTTCATCGAGATTATTCAAATTTTTTTGTTCATATTTAGTTGTATTACTATTTAGTACACTATCATGCCATGTATTAATATTGGTTTCTATATATTTATCAAGTTTTGTTTTATCAATATTTATACTTTTTGCTGAGGAGTCAAAAAGTTTCTTAAAATCATCTTGTTTTTCTAAATCAATATTTTCATTTTTTTGTAAATATTCTCTATCTAATGCTGCAATATCCCTACCTATATTTCCTACATATAATATGTAGTTATATATTTCACCTTGTTTTACTGCTTCAATTGTTTCTGGATCTTGTACGACTTGTGCTTGTTTCTTGTCTTGTTTCTTATCTTGTTTCTTGTCTTGTTTCTTGTCTTGTTTCTTATCTTGTTTCTTATCTTGTTGTAATGGTTCTTTTGTTTTTTTGGATTTTGGAAGCCATCCTTTTGCTGCTGTAGCAGTGGCACTAGCAGCTGCACTAAAAGCGTTACGAGCAGCAGCATAACGACTCTTTTTTGATGGAGGAGGAGGTGGTGGTGCAGTTGATCCTTGTGTTTGTCCCTGTTTTTTAAGTGGAGATCCTGTAGGTGGAGGTTGTTCTGCTGCTGCTGCTGCTTTTGCAGCAGCTATTCGTGCTGTTGCTTCTCGTCTTTGTGCTTCTAATTCTGCAATTCTAGCAGCAACTTGTGGTGGAGGTGGTGGAGCTGGTCGTCCTCGTAATCCTTTGCCTAAAGGTCCTTGAAAAGGCGGAGGTTGTGCTGCCGCTGATGCTGCTGCCGCTGCTGCTTTTGCAGCAACTATTCTTGCAGTTGCTTCTCGCCTTTGTGCTTCTAATTCTGCAATTCTAGCAGCAACTTGTGGTGGAGGTGGTGGAGCTGGTCGTCCTTTATGTAAAGGTCCCGGTCCTTCTCCTCTACCTTGCCCTCTACCTTGTACTTGTCCTTGTCCTCTACCTTGTCCTCTTCCCTGTCCTTCTCCTCTACCTTGCCCTCTACCTTGTACTTGTCCTTCTCCTCTACCTTGCCCTCTACCTTGTACTTGTCCTTGTCCTCTACCTTGCCCTCTACCTTGTACTTGTCCTTGTCCTCTACCTTGTCCTTCTCCTCTACCTTGTCCTCTTCCCTGTCCGTCTCCTCTACCTTGTCCTTGTCTATTAGGTGGAGGTGGAGGTTCTCTTTTTGGTTTTTTTTTAAAAAGTTCTATTTCTTTTCTTTGTAGATCATTTTTAATTCTTATTATATTTGTTTCTAACTCTTCTACTTTTGTTTTATTTTCTTTGATTTCATCTAATTTTAATTGTGCAGAACTATCTTGATCAACAATTTCTTCTAGTGCTGTTCTTTTCTGTAAAATAGTAGAACTTGATTTGTTGATTATTGATAGATTTTCATTAGCAATTTTAAGTATAGTATTTAAGTCTTTAAAAATTTCTTCTGTTTTTGGTAATAATTTTTTTGTTTCTTCAATAGGTAATTTTTTGAATTCTTCTTTATCACTATTAGTTATTTGTGTAAATTTATTAATATTATTGATATTAATTTCAATTCTACCAAATGCAGAATTAATACCATTTTTAGAGGTATTAACTTCATCTACAATATTGTTTATATTATCTACTTTTCCTTCAGCATTTTCTATATCTATTTTTGATAATGCAAATGGATCTTTTTTCCCATTATTATTATTATTTTGTGAAATTCTTGGTAATCTTGTCGGAGGTGCATTTGATCTTGGTGTTCCTCTAGGTGTCAATGATTGTGCTTGTCCTTGTGCTTGCCCTTGCGCTTGATCTTTTGTTTTAGAAGATCGTTTTTTAATTCCAAGTAATTTTGTAAATCTATCCATTTTACAATATTATATTATTAAATACTTACATAATAATAATAGATAGATGTCTGAAAGTACAACATTAATTGACGGAACACTTTTAATATTCATTGTTTCATGGTCTTTAATGAAAGTGAAATTTTCAAGAAATATTGAAAATCAGCTTAAACAAGTGCATAACAAACATACTTTATTCTTGGTATTGCTATTATATATTTTACAAATGTACTTTTATATAATATTAATATCTCTATTTGCTATACTGTTATTACAGTTATTCAAGCTTGTAATATTGGAACAATTCGCTAAATTAGCAAATGGATACTATTTCTTCTCTGTTGAAAAATTATCTAGAAAACTCATGTATTTCTTTACGAGTAAACCACATCTAATATTTAATATTACTATGTTAGTAATAATAATACTATATACATATCTAAATACCATGTTCATGCTTGGTGATGAAACAGATCCTAAAACAAAGAAAATACAATTAATATTTATGTTAGATATGATAATAACTATATATGCAATTGCTTATTTAGTATGGCTTTGTTCTTCTATAATAATGCTTGGTATAATTCCAAGTACAGCAGACAAAATAATATTAGGTTTAATATTTGGAGGACTTCTCCTAATTCTTATTAGACGATTTATTGGCATGAGTAAAGACAAAGTAAACAATAAAGATCCAAATGACGAAGATACTTAAGGAAATAGACTTAAAGAATGATATTAAACTCATTTTATGATAATAATTTTCATTATCCTCTTCTAATATAACAGAACTCAACTGCGGAGGAAACAAGATATTAAGTGGTAATATGAATAAAACACTAATAACAGATATTATAGCAACTATTTTTTTAGATTTACTACTAAAAGGAAGTAGAATATCAATAATATTATTAATTGGTGTTTTGTTAATAGAGGAAGTTAATTTAGCAATAGAATAGAATGCTATAACAAGATATATTACAATACTGAGAATATATACAGTCCATAATATAACAATATCATTTTTAAGTAGAGTTTCTTTCTTAATAATAACAGATTTAACAATATTAGAACTTAAATATAGAGAACTAAATAAAACTAAAATCCAGATGAGGATAGTCATAACTATTAATTTTATCATCATAAAATAAAATGTCTTACAAAAAGAAAATTACTAATCTTGATAATATTGATAAAGATTATGAAATAGAAATTATGAAAGTAAAAGTAGAACAATTAGAGAAACGATTAGATTTATTAGAAAAGAATTTATTATTAACAGATAGATTACATAGAGCAGAAATGATGACTCTATTTAATAAAAACAAAGATAGTTCAAGTAGTAGTGAAAGTGATACACCATCTGATGTAGATGAAAAAGAAATAGAAGACCTAGAAAGTTCTAAAGAATTAGAAGAACTAAAATCTAAAAGTATCTCTAAGAAAAATGGTGGAATTAATGACTATATGAGAAGAGTTGGATAATTACTTATTGAAAGCTTTAATATTCCATAAAAGTAATAATACTACAGCAGGATATAATAAACGCAATAGGAATTCTTTACCAGTACTCATAACATTAGCTTCGAAATATTGTTTTAGATAATGATCTACAACTGAATGTAAACTAATAGCAAGGAGGAATACAAATGATATAATAAGTAATTTCATAATATCTCTTTTTTTGGATAATAACTTATCTACATAGTTATTACTTTTGTTTTGTTCAAACATTTCTTTTTGCTTTTGTAATTCATTAGAAAGCATATGTAATTTTTGATCAGAAGTGAGAAATGATGGATCTAAAGTAGGTGGATCTCTTCTCTGCTCTTTCTGTATATGTTGTTGTACAACAGGTTTTGGTGGTGCTTGTTTTGGTGTTGGGTCAAAATCAGGAGAATATGCCGATGATAAATCTGTGCCATATAGCATTTTTATTATTTGCTTATCTTATATAAACAAAAAAATAAGCATTATATCAAAAAAATTATCTCATTATTAAATCATAAAGAACAAATATGCAAGATTTATTGATCGTTTTTGTTGTACTTTTAGTATTACTAACATTAATTAGTACCCTTGGAGGATCTATTTATCCAAAAGAGTATTTTACTAATGATCGCTTACGAGAGAAATTCTGGCAGGAAGAAGAAGCCAAACAAACTACCGAACCTTTCTGGGAAGATGATAATCCGACACCTCCAGCTCTTCCAACAGTAGAAGAGGAACAAAATAATGGTGTTCCACCTGCACCAGAAGTTAATATTGAAGGTTTCCAAGAAGAGCAACAAGAAATTATTGAGGGTTTTGAAGGTGATATGTATGCATCAGTAGCATATTAGTTTCTTATATTTCTTAAATCTCTATAATCAATTTCTGAATCTGTAGTATGTGATCCATCGGCATTTTCATCTTCACTTGTAGAATAATCATATTCATTTTCTTTCTTTACATATAACTTATTATTAGCAAAGTTAGTTAATTTATTTTGAATAGGTTCATTTTCTTCTTCATCTATATCAGATGGTTCTTTATTTTCCATATGACGCATCATATATGAATTAAAATCATAGTTATAGTTTGGATTTAAAACACTTCGTGTAAATTTTCTATTTTTTCTACAAGGTACTAAATATTTAATACACATTAAAATTAAATGATTAGCTCCCTTAAAATCATATATAGTTCCATCTGCTCTTTCGAATTTAATTGTAATTCTATCTACTTTACCAATAGGATGAAATGGTCTTTTATGAAAATTAACATAATCGAAACGTTGATGTGCAATATCATTAACAGCATACATTTTAAACATACCAATACCTGGTGAAAATTTACCATAAGCAAGACTAGCATACATATGATCTTCTATTTCAGGACATCTTAATATACAATATCTTGTACCAAGTAAATATAATACTCCTGGAGCAGTAATTGTCCATGTTTCTGAACCACTATTATAATTAGAACTAAATATACGTTTATTATTTTTATAAGCTAATTTTGTATAAGTAGAACTTGTATATTCAGAATACTCATCAAATCCTATAGATGATCTAAGAGATGAAAGATCCATATTTAGTACAAAAGGAAAGGAACTTGTAAATTTCAATTTAGGTTGAATACTAACATCAGATGAAGATGAACCTGCTACTGCAACATTAGTACCAGCCATTACACGTTTAGCCTCTTCTAAGAATGATACACCACTATAATTACCCGGAACAACAGTTGAATAAAAGAAAGTGATTATAAGTAAATATAATAGTGTTGGTGTATTATTAGTTATTTGTAATATGACAGACTGTTGAACTCTATCTATTTGATAGTATGATAAATCGATTGTACCATCCGAATTTTCAGTTACAATATATCTATATGTTTCTATTTTTGTAATATAATCTTGTAAAACTAAATTATCAGGATCATTTGCTATAGCATATGTAATACCATTAAATATGAATTTATATATAGGAAATATAGCAAAATCAATTGATATATCATCTATATATTTCGTTATTAAAGCATTTTTGAACTGACCTTTACGAAATAAATAGTAAGGAGCTGTTGTTGATAATGGTATATCATCATATGCATAATCATTTGCGTATTCAGGATTAGTCCAATCGGTAGATGGATATTTTGTATGTATCAATTCAAATGTAGATACAATAATTTGTCCAGTAATCCTATTAAGATTTTCAGTAGTAGATGATTGACTATAAGATGTAGCAACAGTTATATTATTAAAAGCAGTATCAAATTCATCAAAATTAGATAAATCACTTAAGTGAGCTTGTAAAGTTGAATTATAATCTGTTTGTGTTGATGTTATTTCACGATTAAGAGTATATGTAAAACCAGCTATACTTGCCGAATCCGTTTCAATATTATACATAGTAGATGGAATAGAAGCATCTAAAATTTCCAAACCAGTAACATATTTAAACGGTTGATCAAATGTTAATTGATAGTGATTTGGGTATGGAAAATAATTTCTATCTCTATAAGCACTATCACAATAAAGAATGAAATTATCTACTTCACTGTTTTCTAATAAATAATCAATATCTTCTACACTCATTCCTATTATCTTATATATTAGATAAATAGGAAAAACCTTAAGTGAAAATTTTGAAGTTCCATATAAGAACTAATTTATCTTCTAAAAGTAATAATAATATAATTATTAAAATGAGCAACTCATATGATGTAATTATTGAAGATTTAGATGAAAACTATCCACAATCACTGCAACCAAGTAATAGTAAAATAAGATTATGGCCTCATCAATTGACATTATTAAAAAGATGTAAAGACTATGAAAATAATAAACAATACTTATCACAGTATAAAACACTACTAGAATCCAATGAAAATATACATGAAAATGATTTTCTTAGAACACAAGTAGGAATAATCGGAGATCGTGTTGGTTCAGGTAAATCATTTGTTGTTTTGGCATTAATTGCTGATAATGATATAACAAATTTTGGTAGTACAATAAAGTCTTATGCTAATAATAAAGTAGTATTATGTTTTTCAGAGAAAAGTATTAATATTAAAACAAATTTATTAGTTATTCCACATAATCTTATTTCACAATGGGAATCATATATATCAGCTTTTTCAGATAATATGAAACACATGATAATTTCTAAAATGAAACATGTTGAAAAAATGTATGAAAATGAAGCATCTATTCCAACATATGATCTCATAGTTGTAACACAAACTTATTATGTAAGAGTTGCTCATTTTCTTACTTCACGAAGTTTTAGAATGCAAAGAATTATTTATGATGAAGTCGATAGTATGAATTTACCAAATTGTATACCAATAGATAGTAATTTCTATTGGTTTGTAACAGCATCATATGGTAATTTATTATATCCTCGTGGATTTTGTAAATGGGATCATAGTCAAAATCGGAGTATATGGTATTCTAATGGATTAAGAAATTCAGGATTTATTAAAGACTTATTTCTAGATTTATTTAGTAATCTTTCTAGAGATTTTGTTAAAATATTAGTTATTAAAAATAAAGATGATTATGTTTTAACATCTATATCTTTACCGCCAACTATTAATAATTATGTTATATGTAAGACACCAGTATCTATAAGTATTCTTGAAGGTTTTGTTGATAGAGAGGTAATTTTATCTATAAATGCAGGAGATATAGCATCTGCAATGCAACGAATAAGTCCAGCACATAGAAGTACAGAAGATAATTTAATAGCTATACAAATAGAACGTTATTTAAGAGAAGTTAATAATTATAATATTCGTATTGAATCAACATATCAACTTAATTTTGATACAGAAGAACAAAAGAATGCTGAAGTTGCAAGATTAACAAAGAAAAAGAAAGATTTTGAAGTTAAAATAGAAGGTATAAAAGATCGTATTAAAAATACAAATACATGTTGTATTTGTTATGATTATATTCAAAATAAATCTATAGCACCATGTTGCTCTAATACATATTGCTTTTTATGTATAAATATTTGGTTATCAAAACATTCATTATGTCCTTTATGTAAACATCCTTTATGTCCTATAGATTTACTCGTTGTAGATGATAATGATATTGTAGGAAAACTTCCTATAATAAGTGAAGATGATATTAATGAACAATTTGATAAATTAAAGAATTTAGAGATAATTTTAAAGCAGAAAGCATCAAATGGTAAAATACTAATTTATTCATCTTATGATATGAGTTTTACAACTGTAATAGATGTATTAAATACTCTTGAAATTAAATATGCTTATCTTAAAGGAAATGAAAGTCATGTAAGAAGACTTATTGAAAGATATAAGACAGAGGATTTAAATGTATTATTGGTAAATAGTCGTAATTATGGTTCAGGATTAAATCTTGAGAATACTACAGATATTGTAATGTTTCATAAAGTGGAATCTGAAACTGAAAAACAAATTATAGGGAGGGCAGCACGTATCGGTAGAACATGTTCTCTAAATGTATGGTATTTATTATATGAAAATGAAATAAGAAATAATGAAGTACCGGAAATTCAAGAAGCACAAGTACAAGAAATGCAAGTATAAATATATCTTATATTTTTATTTTTCTATCTTTTTATTAGGTTATAGTAAGATGTCGTCTGTTCCTAAAGATTGGCCAAAAGATATTACAAAAGAATCTATACAATCTTATTTATTAAATTTTTATTCATCACCAAATGCCCCTAAACATCAAGAATTATTCGGAGAAGGAAATAGATGTATAGTTAATGAACAAGAAACTGATCTTATTTCTTTTCCACAATCAGTTGTAAATACTGTTATGAAAGGATTTGCTTCCGTTGATACAACTAATAGAGGAATACTTGTATGGCATAGTGTCGGTTCTGGTAAAACATGTAGTGCAACTGCAGTAATGGAAGCTTTTTGGGATACTAATAAAAATATTGTCTTTGCTACATCTGTTGAAGCATCTAATAGTAATCCTCCATCTAATTTTCATAAATGTGCTTTGAAATTTTTTCCAAGATTTAAAGGAAAAACATTAGAACAAGTAAAGCGAGAATTTGATAAAAGAAAAGTTAGTTTCTTTACATTTGCACAACTATCACATTATTTATTAATAGGTAATCCATTGAAGAGTGTCAAAAAGCAAGATGATATTATTAAACATCAAAATTTCTTAAAGAATGCAGTTTTAGTTATAGATGAAGTTCATAATATATTTAAACCTCTTCCTAATCAAAAAGTCGAAAATGATGCTGTTAAGAAATTTCTTGTAGACTATAATAATCCTTATACAACTGATTTAAAGATAGTTATATTAACAGCAACACCTGGAGATACTCCCAATGATGTAGTTTCATTATTAAATATGATTCGTGATAAGAATGCACCATTAATACAAAGACCAGATATTAACAATCCAGAAAGTTTAAGAACATTTGAAAATAGTATACAAGGTTTAGTAAGTTATTTTGATATGTCAAGAGATTATACACGATTTCCTCGTGTTATTCAAGATAGACCAATTAAAACCCCTATGAGTAATAAACAATTTACAAAATATGCTCAAGTATATAGTCATGAACCTAATGCTATAAAAAATGCCAATACTTTATTACAAAAAAATGAGATTTCTAAATATTATAAACATGCACGTAAGTATTCTAATATGTTATATAATTTGGATAAAGATATGTTAATTGGCGAATTTTCATCAAAATTACCTATGTTAATAAATACTATAAAGGCATTTCCTAATGAGAAACATTATATCTATAGTAGTTTCTATGAAAATAGAGGATATGGTGGTCAAGGTATATTGGCAATTGCTAAAGCTTTAGAAGAACAATTAGGTTTTATAAAATTAACTCAAGAAGATGCACTTAAAATGGAGACGAATATTGGGTCTATTCCTAAAAAACCAAGATATTTATTAGCTATATCAAGTGAATTAAGTGATAACAGAGAAAATTTAAAGAAACTTGTAAGTGCTTTTAATAAAAAAGAGAATGCAAAAGGAGAATATATACAATTGTTTTTAGCAAGTCAAAATTATAATGAAGGAGTAGATTTAAAAGCAGTGAAACATATTCATATATTTGAACCTTTACTTACACAAGCAGCTGATAAACAAACAATAGGAAGAGCAGCACGTTATTGTTCACATAGTGATCTAGATTTTGATAAAGGTGAATGGAATGTAAAAGTTCATAGGTATTTAACAGAACAACCTATAGATATGTATATTTTCAATATGAATTATCTAAGAGATAGAATTGAATATATTAAAGGAGAAATTCAAAAAGAACAAACCAGAATTGCAGAAATGAAGGGAAAAGAATATAGTAATGCACGAGAAGAATTAAAGAAGGAGATCGTAGAATATAATAAAATGATAAAGGAACTGGAGAAGAAGTATAAAGAAATAGATAAATTAAATTTAAAAAATGTCAAAGAAATAGATCAGCAAATAACAGAAGAAGTATTAGAAAGAGCAAATGAGATGAATATAATATATAATATTATGAAGAAACAGGCAATTGATAGATTATTATTCAAAGACTATCTAAATAGTACATAATATAGTACTAAAGTACTTAAAAAAGAATTGCAATATGATTATATACAATGCTTATAATATTAGTTCCTATTTTTGCTGTTTTGACAATAGTAGGAGCGAAAGTTGAAGTAAATTGTAATGTTCCCTTGTTTGGTGAGAATGATTGGCTAATTGATCCTCGTACTCACACATCTCATTGTATGAGAGAAGTATCAAATGTAAGAAATAATTGCGGTGGTACAAAACTTAATTTTATTGTATCCCAATCATGTCTAAATAGAAATGGCGATTTAATCCCAGATGGTTTTGGTACGATAAGTGGTGTAAAATATGTACCTATTACAACACAAAATCTCAATACTTTTCGTATAGGAATGACAACATGTTTCAGATATGCGATAAGTAAAAGATTCACAACAATATCTATAATACCACATCTGGATATAGGATCAGGTAAAAATATATGGAGAAATCTGATTATAATGAATCCATATACCAAATATGGTGGTCAATATAGTTACTATGATATTATGATTAATCCATTAAGAAATGCTCTTGTATCTGCTATTGGTAATAACAGGAATATTCGTATATACTTTTCAATACAAGGTGAAATGGGTTTAATGTTATGGAAATATCCTAATGAATGGCTTGCTCTATATAAGCAAATAAAACGAGCATTACCAAATAATCCCAAGGTAGGAATAAGTGTAAATCATAATGGACTTTGTGGTAAAGTAAATTGTAATCCGAAAGAAAATAACATTTTTGCTTATAGAAACCTTATTGCAAGTGTAGATTATATAAGTGTTTCAGCTTACGCAAGGATGCCACTTAATTTCAAAGGCGATGATTTCTTGAGCTCAATAAATAATGTTGCAAGAGAATTTAAAGTTCTTGGCATAGATTTACACAGATTAGCAAATAGTGGTAAAGAAATTACATATACAGAAATAGGTATTGGAGGTGGTAATTGTAATGGTAAAATAGCGAGGACACCAGCAGAGGTATTACAATGTCCATATAATGGAGTTCCCAATGGGTATAAAATATGGAATATACCAGTTATGAGAAATCTCTTAAAGTCTTACTATATGACACTTACAAGATGGGCAAAAATAGGTACAGGACGAGGAAGTAATTTTCGTATTTCACAAATCTATATATGGACAGCGGGTTCTTGGGATGTTGTAGGTGTTTATGGTAATAATTATAGAAGTCAAGAAATTATAAATATAATAAAAAATTGGAATGATAGAAATATAGCATAATTTACATAGGATACGCAGGTAACTCTGTTATTTTATTTTTTCTGTCAAAGTAATATTTCAGCCACGTAAGATGCAAACAGTTGCATATAGATAAAGCTATACTTGATATAATAGGGATAAAATGGATAAGGTACATTTATGATTTGCGGTACATTACTATGTAGTATGTTGTTTATTTGCTAAGATCTTATAATAATGAATAATATATTCAACAGCCGTCTTACAATCTTCTAATGTATTTAAGAATCCTAAAGATATTCTAATAGAACCTTCTTGTTGTTTAGGAGTTAATCCAATTGCATCAAGTACAGAACTTGTTTTTCCTTTTGAACATGCTGAACCAGTATTAATTGCAATATTATGTTTATCAAGCATATTAATTAGTTTTCTAGAATTAACTGGTAAACACATAGATAAAGTATTATACATTTGATGTTCAGGAGAACCATTTACAATACAATTTGGTATATTATGAACAAGTGTAATCTGCATATAGTCACGCATCTCTTTAATTTTTTGTTCTGCTCCTTTATTGAGTAAGTGATAACATATATATAAAGAATAAGTCATTGCCACTATACCTGGAATATTTTCTGTACCACTTCTTATACTTTTTTCTTGATGACCTCCTGTCATACAACTTTCACAAGCACTACCATCTTTTAAATATAAGAATCCTGTAGCTTTTGGTGAATGGAATTTATGACCACTTCCAGTAGCACTATCAACTCCTAACTGATGCATATCTACAATATATTTACCAATTATTTGTGTCATATCACAATGGAAATGTACTTTCTTACGAGTACAAATTTCAGATATTCCTTTAATATCTTGAATAGTACCAATTTCATTATTTCCCATAATTATAGTAACCAGAACTGTATCTTGTCTAATAGCATTTTCAAGTTCTAATAAATCAATTCTACCATATTTATCAACAGGTAAGAATGTTACTTTAGCATCATGTAATGATTTTACTGTTTCACATACACTAGGATGTTCAATTGATGATGTTATAATATGATTACCATTATCTCTATGTTTAGCATAAATACCTCTAATAGCGATATTATTAGATTCAGTTGCTCCACAAGTAAAGAATATTTCAGATGGTTCACATTTTAACATTTTAGCTAATCTATTACGTGATATTTCAAGTAATTTTTTAGATTGTGAACCTAATTTATATATTCCAGATGGATTACCATAATAATGTCTATATATATATTCCATTAATTCAAGAGATTCATTATATATTTTAGTAGTACCATTATTATCAAGATAAATAGTAGTAGATTTGCAAGTATTAGATTTATTAGTAGTTTCTAATTTTTTAGTGTTTATATTAGATGCAAAACTATTAATTTTTAGTATAATAGATATTATCACTATAAGAATAATTATCAAAGTAGAAATCAATAAGATTTTAATCATAATTATTTGTAATTATTTATATTACTACTATATTTTTTTATGATTTCACAAGGATTCCATTTATAGCAATTATATCTCCATCTACTTCTAATTTATAAGCTTCCAGTCTTCTCTTATTTTCTGTAACTTCATTTATATAAGACCAATAATGATGTAATGATGATTGTTTATGAATATGTGTATTTGTATGTATAGGTGAATTACTTTTACTTAATGTAAGTTTTATGTTTTTATCTTCAACTCCAAATCCAATAACAAAGTTGAATTTATATATATCAATCATAGATTTGATTATTAAATAATTATTTTGAATACGACAAGGAATTCCTAAATTAAAAAGTAATCGTTGTAATGCTTTAAGATATTCTAAATCTTGTTTAAAAATTCGTATAATACTTTCTTGATGATTATCATATAAAAAAACTTCTGCTTCCATATCAAAAATACCTCTTAGATATCCTTGACTGAAATCATAAGAACCTTTTTCAAATATATGTTTTATATTATAACTCATACCAAATTTTGATAATAGAGTTCTGAAATATGGTGATTTAAATCTATATATTATCCAATCACAAGTTTCCATATGAACACAAATATCAAGTTTCATATTTAATTCTTTAAAATAATCTACTAATAATTCGTATGGATAATATGTTTCTATATTAGTAATCTTTTTAGATATTTTTATAGATACATACATACATGATATACCATCATAAGTAGTAAATATACTTGAATTATGTGTTAAAAGAGATATTATATATCCTTCATTATAAGTTCCAAATGAATTATCCCATACAAATAGATTAATATTATTAAGTGCTATATTAACATGTTTATTATTATTATTAGTTGATTTTGCTAATTCTATAGGAATACTATTACCTTTATTATCAATAAATTCTTGATCAGGATCAACAAAAATATCCATACCATTTCTAAAAGAAACTTTTGCTAATTGTAATGTTCCACAATATTCAATTTTATTACATTTATATTTTTCACCATTTATTATGATATAAATATCATTTTCAGTATAATTTCCATTGTTATATAGATCTTTTATAGTTTTACATCCACAATCTGTTAAAACAACAGAATCTCCTGAAAAGTGTTTCATAATATTTTTGTCTGATTACAGATATAGTTAGAAAATATTCGTAAATTATTCTTAAATAATTTTCATATTTGTTGGATATTCTCTATAGGAGTAATAAATTTATAATCATTATAAGTTTTAGGAGTAACCTTTACTTTATAACCTTTATGATTTGATGTAACATAGTAATTAATAAATTCTGTTATAGGTACTACTATAAAATGTTTAATAAGTAATTTTCTAGAAATATCAATATTATTTATAAGACTGTCTTTAGGATAAATTGATGATAGATATGAATATGTTAATATTTGTTCAGCATGACGTATAAACATGGGATACTCTGGTTTTTGTAAACTACTAATACAATTTTGAAACATAGTTTTTATATTATCTATTTTACCTCCTAAAATATGGTCTGATACATGATATGTACATCGTTTACCATAATAGAAATAAACATTATTACAAATAATTTTATCAGGATTACTTATCATAGTATCTATAAATGTTTCCCAATCTACATATAATTCATCTGCTCTTACTTTTATAACCCATTCTGTTTCTACTTTTTCAAGACCTCTTAAAGTAGTATATGTTTGATAATATAAATTATAAGGATTTTTCCATTCGTTAATAGTAATATTTAAAGAAATTTCATCATAATTCTTTAAGTGATTCCAACTCGAATGGACAACATTACCAAATATAAATAATATACAAGATAATATAGCGTATACATCATTATCATATCTACCTTGAGTAATAAATGTTATATTTCTATTTGGATATAATATTGTATCTATATTTTCATAAAAATATAATTTTCCATCCATATAATCCTCTTCATGTTTTATACTAAAATTATCATTTTCAAAAATTTCATTATATAAAATAATCAATTTAGGTTTATTTAAGATTAAATTATAATCTTTTGGAAGACCAAACCATGCATAACATTTTATATCAATAGTAAGTCTATTTATAGTCTTGAAATTTTTCAAAAGTTTCAAATAATTATATAAGAATTTGAATTCATTTGAATAGTATATAAACATAAATACATTTATGGAAATACATAAATGTATATAATAAAATGAACGAAGAACAATTTTGTTGGCTTTGTTTTGAAGAATGTGACAAAGAAATTTGTTCCATTTGTTTACAAGAGTATGAAGAGTATGAGTATGAAGATAAGTTTTGCTGGATCTGTTTTGAAGAATGTGATGAGATAATTCCATGTAATTGTACGCAATATGTACATTCTAAATGTCTAGCCAAATGGCAAATACGGAAGGTTGGGACAGATGAAGAGAAAATATGTCGTTTTTGTGATATAGAATTACCTGATTGGAGATATGTTTTAAGACCAGATTATGACGAACTTTCACAACATGAGGTAAGTATAGCTTGTAGTATAAGAAGAGGACGACCAATTCAAATTGCTGTGATGCCTGATACACCAAAAGAAACATTTGTTGAAATAGTAAAAGCAGCATTCAATACAAATGATGATGTTCTTGAGAAATTTAGTTTCCTTTGTGATATTCCTGATGAAGATATAAATATAACATTTCAAGGTATAAAATGTTATGAAGCAATGTTATTTTGTGCTCGTGTATCTCATCACGATAAGAGAAAAAATGATATTAAAAATAATATACAAGATGTATCAGAAGAACCAATTCAATATATAGAACAAATAAATAATCAATCAATTATTCCTGAAAGAAAATATAATTTTTTGAGAACATTTTGGAAAGATATTGTACGATCACTTACTTAAACCATCTAAACTATGTATATCATTATAGACTACACAATCACTATCTTTGATCCATTCAAGGAATTTTTCCATACTTTGTGTAGTAATATAATTATTATCAGGACATATATTATTTGTAAATGATTTTATGCGTTTTTCAGCAGAAGAAGTCTTTATAGTAGATAGAAAACTACAAATATAACATAAACTTCCCATAGTAGCTATATCAGCTATATCAATTAACGGTAGTTTCATTTTTGATTAGGTTAATTCTAGTTTATTGTGAATAGTGTGTACTATTCCTACATTATAATGATATATTTATCTTTATGTGATTTTCAAAACTTGCCTAAACTAATAAATATCCCATAAGTATAGATATTAAGAGTATACTAGAACTTAATTTATTTGTAAACGAAGATGATGATGCAACTGGAATTTGCATCCAAGTATTATTTGCTATATTTGTATTTTGTACATTTGTTTGTAATATAAATTGATTAGTATAATTACATAAATTATCATGAACACTACTATCTCGTAGATTAACAAAGTTCATACATGCTGTAGAATTATTAACAACATTATTTTTAAATTCTATTTGGAATACATCATTGGCACATAAACCTCCTCGAGTAGAATTTCTTACATAAACATCTTCAACTATTGTATATCCCGATCCAAAATTCATACCATTTTGTATAATAACACCACATCCACCTGCTGCAGGATCATTTGGATAATAAAATCCATTATCAATAGATGTACAATTTTTTATTAATACATATTTAGATCCAGTAACAACATTAAATCCATGTCTTCCATTATTTTTTGCTGTACTATTTATAACATTTATATAATCTGTTTGATCTAATGCATAACCATCCCAATCATTATTATCAGATAAACAATTTAAAATATCTAAATGTTTTCCCCATATACGTGCATTTTTCCATCCGTGTGGATCAAAACCATAAGATTGAAAATTCATAACTCTAACACCATCAGCAGTAACATTTATACATGCTTGAACATAAAATCCATATTTACCATAGGCATGTAATTCATCTTTTAATTGATTATCTTTATTACCATCTATTGCTAAATTACTTACAGTTATATTTTCTGAATTATACGCATGTACCACACCAGAAAATTTTTTTGTTCCTTGTATAAATGGTTCAGAATTATCTATTAATTTAAGTATAGTATTATACATACCTTGACCTGTTAAGACTGTATTAGAACTTAATGATAAAAATGTTCCTAATATAAATAATCCATTTGATAATTTTAATTGTCCTCCTCCATTAAATGCAATAGCATCTAATGCTGCCTGTAAAATTAGCGCTACATCTGTACCTTGTTGTAATGTAATATTATTAGTACCATCATATCCTGCAGTAAGCATTAATGGAGGTTGATTTAATAAACTTTGTGAAAATATATTATTATATTGTATTATTTGTGAAGTGAAATCTATTACAAATGATGTTGCTGTTTTAATACAAGTATTATTAGTAACAATTGTTTTTTGCGTATTCTTAAATGTCATACATTGTGGAGAAACAAGTATATTATTATTCATTGCTTGAATATAAAATACATCTTCTGAACATATACCTGCAACTGATGAATTATATATATATGTAGAATTAATAATTATATTTGATGTTGTCGTAACATTTGTTCCATTTTGACCATCTTGTAATTGAATTCCACAACCTGTTGCATTTGGATAATTAAATCCATTATTAATAGCAGAATTATTTTGAAACATTAAATAATGTGTATCGTATGATATAGAAAAACCATGTCTATCATTAGAATATGCAGTATTATTAAACATTGTGGCATTCTTATATAGATATATACTAAATCCATCAAGACCATTATTTTCAGCTATACAATTTTGTATATTAAGATATTTACCATATACTTTTTGTGTAGGATATCCATGAGGGATCATACCATAACCTTGAAAATTAGATGTTTTTACATTTACAATATTGAGTCTTGTACAACCTATACTTGATATTCCACTTGCACCTCTTCTTTGTGGTTGTAATGGATCTATTGCTAAATTAGTATTTATTACTTGGTTAATCCTATTTCCATCTAAAGTTAAATTTGATATAAATACACTATCAAGTTGTGATGCTTTTATAAATCCTTGATTTCCAATAGAATTAGCATAAAATATTGAAAATTCTTTTAACTTTAAAATTGTTTTATCTATACCAGAACCTATGAATTGTATATTAGATATTAATGTAATTTGTCCATCTATTACATAAGTACCTGGATAAATTATCACTTTACCACCTCCTATAAAATCTAAATATTCCATTGTTTGATTAAGAACAGTATATCCATTATTAATACCAATATTCAAGTCCGATCTTGGAGTTCCCTGACCAATAGTTATAATTCTTTTAGGATATAAAACATGATATAATGTTGGATATATTATTACTGGAGGTGGTGGAACTACCGGTGCTGGTGTTACTTGACCATTTATACTGGATACATTAAAAAATACATAAAATAAATTAAATAATGTAAAAAATTTTACAAAAGTCGCATTCATATTTATAAAATTTGAAACTTTTATCTTTATATAGTTTCAAACAAAATAGAATTTTAAATATATCAATTATATTATTATATAGGAAACTATATATGGAAAACATTTCAACTAATATGCCTATTGTATTTATTATAGATTTAGATGGAACATTAATAGGAAATCTTGAACCTCATTTATGTTATGAAGAAATACTATCTTTTCTGAAGGTACATAATACATTTGATAATCAAGTTCTTCCTGAAAATACAAAGGCAGAATTATTAGATGCTTTAAATAACGGTCTTGCCAGACCACATTTCAAAGAATTCTATGAAAATACAAAAAAAAATAATCTGAATAGTGAATTCTTTATTTATACAGCATCACATAGAGATTGGGCACATTATATAATTGAATGTCTTGAAGAATTACATGATATAAAATTTAATCGTCCAATTTTTACAAGAGAAGATTGTGATAATAGTTATAAATCATTACGAAAAATTAATACTAGAATTAAATTAGCATTATATGAAAAATATAATACTAAATATGAAGATATAAATTATATCATTATTGATGATAATGAATATATATATGCTCCTAGTGATAGAAAAATGTTACTAACTTGTCCTACATATAAACATACAGTAAATGTAGATATATTAGAGAAATTTCCAAAAGGAATTGTAGCAAAACATTATAAAGATATTTGTAAAATATTGGAAAAAGAAATGAATATGAATTTTCCAACTCATACAACTAAAATGCATAAAACATTTATGAAACAATATAAACAAAATATTATGACATATGTATCTCGGTATTCTAGTAATAGGTACGATGATTTTTGGAAGAAACTATGTGATGCTAATTGGATTTAATATTCTATATTCGTCTTGAGTCTTAGTAATGAATCTTATCTGTTTTATTACTCCATTTTTGAAAAGATAAGATAGATTCATCATGACAACATTGAATTATAGGTATTTTTCGTTCTTCATTTGGTTTATTGACTTCGTCATAAATATGTGTGTCATCAAAACCAATCTCCTGTGCATCATGTCGTGTATTTCCATATACAATACGATCAAGACGAGCCCATAAAATAGATGAAAGACACATAGAACAAGGTTCACAACTTGAATAAATTGTACATCCTTCAAGACTAAAATTCCCTACATTTTTACAAGCATTTCTAATTGTTTGTACTTCTGCATGAGCAGTAGGATCTAAATTTTTAACTACTTCATTTGAAGCTTGTCCTACTATTTCACCATTATTATTAACAATAATAGAACCAAATGGACCACCACCTTCATCAATACCTTTATTAGCTAAATCAATGGCAATTTTCATATAAAATTCGTCTGTATTCATGATATATACTATACATATATAATGCTTAAATGATAATTATATTAGTTGGTTTTTGATACAGAGAAATTACGGAAATACAAAAATGTATCATTTGGACAACAATAATCTGCTGTTGAACCACCGTAGAATGTATCTACAAATAAAGCAGATACTTTAACATCTTTATCAAGTCTCCAAATCATTTTAGAAAAAGTCTTTTCTACTTCATTAATTTTTATTATTAGAATACCATCAGGATTAGCATGTGTTTTAGATGGAACACTATTTAATTTTATATATATCTTTATGATATTCCATTGACCTTTTCTTAAATTGAATAATCCTCTCCAAAGACTATCACCATACTTAGAATTTAATTGTTGATTAGGAATATTATAATAGTCTGGAGATTGACGAGGAGTTGGAGTATAAACATATGCTTCTGCCATATTATTTTGACGCCACATTATACGACAAGAAGCATTAGTTTTACTTTTATTACCACCACTAGCACCTGAGAAATCTAATCCTTTTGATAAATATAATCCTGGTAATTTTCCCCCTTTTTGTGGTTTGAAAGTATCATCTAGATAAACTTCATATTGGAATAAAACTTCATTTGCAGGAAAAATAGGAAGAGGTGCTGCATAAAATCCTAATCCACCAAAAGGATGATTTCCTTGTATTGCTTGTTGAGGTGATAGACTGTTTTTAGGATAGAAAACACGTAATTTTGGAATTCCTTCTTCCGGTTCTAGAATAACTTTTTGTCTTATATTTTCTTTTCCAAAACCAACTTTAACTATATTCCAAGTCTCTTTATATGATAAATTAATGTCATTTAATTGAACTACAGGCAGATCAATTTTAGTGATAGGCATTTTCTATACATAAAGATTATTATTTATTTAGTAAGAATAATTTGGTACTTAAGGATTAATAGTAAAATTTATATACTAATAAATGGTAAAAGGTTTTAATATTTGTTTATTTATTTTAGGTTTTATAGGTTGTACAGCACAATTATCTCCATTTCAACTCCCAATTATTCCTAATAATCAAATTACAGTAGGATATGATACATTATCAAATATTGTTATTCCAACAGGAACAAATGATTCATCTACATATATTCAACAAGCATTAAATAATATTAGTTCAAATAATACAAATACTACAAATAGTACTAGTACTGGAGGAACTGTTTTAATAGGGGCAGGAACATATATTTTAAAAACTCAATTATTAATGAATCCACAAACGCATTTACAAGGTTCTGGTATGGATATTACTATATTAAAACTTGCTGACTTTGCTACTTCATGGCAACAAGGTACAAAAAGTTCTGCAGGATTTATTAGATCACATATGATGGATGATCAAAAAATTAGTCATATTACATTAGATGGAAATAAGGCTAATCAAAGACTAGCAGACAATTATGGTAGATATGGTATTTTTACAGAAGGTTCTCATCGTGTATTATTTGATACAGTTAAAATTCAAGATTTTCAAGGTTACGGTTTTGATCCTCATGGATGGAAAAAAGGTGGTCCTGCATACGGTGATAGTCTAACAATTGTAAATTGTATTTCACAAAATAATGAATGGGATGGGTTCACTTTAGATCAAACATATAATATATTTTTATCAAATAATACTTCTACTGATAATGGTCGTCATGGTTATAATGTTGTTACAGGATCTCGCAATGTTATAATTAAAAATAATATAGCACTTAATAATGGATTTTATGATCCACATGGGGGCACTGGTTGTGGATTTATGATACAAAATAATATGGGATATGGAACAGGAGATGCAATATTTGAAGAGAATTATGTTGACAAAGCAATGAAAGCCGGTTTTTGTACAAATGGAGTATTTAATATTTCATTAACTTCAAATATAATTATAAATTCAACTTTATGTGCAATAATAAATGATACAACCGATTCTAACTTTACTAATAATATTTGTAGTAATATTGCTTCTAATAATAGTATTCTATTAATAGGTGGATCAAATAATATAATTACACCAAATGACTTTAATTATACAGGTGTACTTACACCAATTTTACCAATATTACCATCTCCTCCACCATCACCATCTCCTCCACCACCATCCCCACCACCAGTTATTGAATCTCCTCCACCAGTTATAGTTTCTCCACCTTTATCTCCTGATAATTCATTATCACAAGGTAATTCAGTAGATTCCATTAAATTATCAATATTATCTATTGTAGGTGCAGTAATGTTAATTATGTTATTATAATAAAATTTTGTCAATTGTATCAAATGAATTATTTATATTTAAAAATTCAGTTCTAAGTTTACTAAATTCTATTTGAAGAAGTCTCAATTTTTCCAATACTGTTTCTAGAGTAGGTGTTGGTACAGGATCAGGTGTTGGCACAGGATCAGGTGTTGGTACAGGATCAGGTGTTGGTACAGGATCAGGTGTTGGCACAGGATCAGGTGTTGGTACAGGATCAGGTGTTGGTACAGGATCAGGTGTTGGTACAGGATCAAATATATTTTTTGTAACTACATCTAAAAGTACATTGTAATATGCTACTGGATCTAATGCTAATTCAGTTTGTTCTGGTTCTAATACATTCCATGTAGGTCCTGCATTTTCATTTGCACCATAAAATGATTGTACTATTTGATCTAATTTAAAATCTGAAACTGCTTTCAGAACAACTCCTAGTGTAGGAGATTTTCCCATTTTTGTAGCATAAAAGATATTGTTTAGATATGTTGCAGAGTCATAACCAGTTACACTTGAATCACTACTAAATACTTCATTACTATTTAAATGAAATCCAATATTATTTGAAATTTCAGTACTTAAAGGAGTAAGAACACATTCTGATTTAACTTTAACACCAATAGCTAAATCATTTGAACAGTTAAGGAATATATTATTAGAAACTTTGGTGTTTTTTACCTGATAATATCCATTTATAACTGTATTAGGAACACCATTATTAATACTTAAACCTACTCTTGTAGTTCCATTTCCATTAATATCTTTAAAGAGATTATGTGAAACTGTATGAGATTCTCCCGTAATTCTCACACCACCAGAATTAGGTTTATTTTGTTGATCAAATAGATTACTATGAACATAACAGTTATTTCCATGACGTAATGTTAAAGTTCCTTCACTATTTCTCATAGTATTTTTATAATAAATATTTTCCCCTGATTTATTACTAACAACTTCTATTTCTCCATTACAATTATCAAAAATATTTTGTGTAATAATAGATTTAGAACTCGATAAACTAAATTCAGAAGTACCAACTCTAATACATTCTAATCCATTGGTTGCTGCTGTTGCTACTCTATTTTTGAAAATATTATGATCTATCACAGCATAATTTTCATTATTATCAGGTCTCCATACTACAACCCATACACCTAATTTATTCCAATCATGAAATATACAATGATCAATACGATTATTTTTATTTTCAATTCTAAACATTTGTTCAATATCAAGTGATGTAAGAGAAACATCAAATCCAGTTACACGATTATTTGTTCCTCTAATAATTACAACTTTACCTGCTACACCACCATCTTTCATAACAAGATTAGCAAGTGTAACATATGAACCAGTAATAGTAATAGTTGAAGTACCAGTAAGAATAACTTTTCCAGGGTTTTGTGGTTTAATTGTTATTCTTTTCCCAATTTGTCCATTACATGAAATAGAAACTTTTATATTATTATAAGTTCCATCCTTTAGTAATATAGTATCACCAGCTTTAACTGTAGAAAGAGCAGTACTTAATTTTGATAAATCTATAGACATTTTATTATTACTAATATAATAAAACTTTATATAGTTTGAAAAGCATATAAATGTATTTAGTAATAATTATTAAATGTTTCTCTTATTATTTCAATATTTAGTTAGATTATCACAAATATATATAGGAACAAGATTATTAACAAAAGACCCTATTATATCCCATTTTACTGTAAGTATTTATACTACATGGTTATTTTTGATTTCAGTAATAATGTTAAAAGATATATCTATATATGTAATTAAAGATTACAGTGCATTTATTCTATCATATTTTATAATAGACTTATATTTATACAATTTCTCAAATAGACCTAATAAATATATTTTTATTACTCATCATTTAACAGCAATAAAAATAGTATCATTACATTTGACAGGTATATTACCAATTGATTTAGGTATGTATTATTTGTTTATGTTTGAAGTTTCAAATTCATTCCTATTATTCTTTCAATTATTTAATGAAAAACAATGGATTACTTTAAGAAATATAACAATTATTCCTTTTGTATTAACATATGTACCGCTAAGATTAATAATAATACCATTATATTCGCTAAATTATAATGAAATTATAAAAAATATGGATGATAAATTTATGGCTGCATATTGTTTTACATTATTATGGTTCATTAACTTGTTTTCTATGTATTATGCTTGTGTAGTCATAAAAAATACATTACGATTTGTATCTAATATTTTTGTATAAGTTGTCTTCTATATTCTAAATTTATATTATTCCATTTATGTTCATTATTAGTTGTAAAAAACAAAAAATTACTAACAAGAGTAAGATCATCTTGTATATTTTTGAATGTAGATGTATTTATTAATTCACCTGTTCTATCACTACCATAATAACTTTTTCCAGATAAACCTACAAAAGTAAAAGGTACTTTTATTAATTCTAATATTCTATTATGTATATCATTTTTAGAAAATATTATAGTATCACAATATCCTAATCTTGCATTTAATTCATCAATTTCTACATAAGGAAAATAAGTACTATAATAATAATAAATCTTACGATTTCCATTAGAAAATACTAATAATCCAGGTGAAGAAAATTTCGGTTTCCTAATCAGAGACATACAACAAGAATCATTTGGAATTCCTTTTACATTATTAAAAGTTTTATTTGATTCTACAACAAAACCTATTAAATTCATAGCATCAACAAGTTGCTCTATAAATGTAGTATTGAAGGAACTACAAGTAAGATTTGTTCCAAACTCATTTCTTGGTTTTGAATCTACAAAGATGAACCTATTTATATGTCGTAGAAGTTTTAATGGTCTAATATCGAGTCCAGCACCTATATAGACTGCTGACATTCACTTTACACTACTTTTTAAGCATATAAAAGAATTTTAATTTTTAATTTTATTAGTATATAAAGATTTATTCTAATATTATTATATATGTATTCATCGATACGTGCTAATCGTTCCTGTATTATTACAAAGCAATCCGCTAATAATAAACCTAGACTACCAACAAGAGTACTTAAACCTGTTAAGGCAATACCTACAACAAATATTGTTCTTGGTGTAATTGCTGCAGGTATTATAATTGATAATCTATATCCATTTTATGAAAAATATCAAATAAATAAAGAAAAAGAAAGAGAAGAACTAGAAAATGAAATTTTTCATGTAGATCTGAAAATAAAAGACTATGTCGATTTAGATGATGATATTGAAGTTGTTGATGCAGAAGCAATCGAAGGATTACAAGATGGTGAAGTTATATTAGTTGATTCAACACATCCTGAAGATTTAGATGATGAACCTTGTATTGTTGATGAAACTTATTCTGGAGATCTCGATGATGAACCTCGTATTGTTCTTGATTCAGATGATGTTGATGATATAGACTATGTCAACTATTTTCATCACTAAAGTCTAATAATGCTAATAATATCCATGTGGTAATTCTAGTAAATCCGTATAAAAAGTATTAAAGTCATTTATATTTGTAGTGCGATCATATAGGGAATTCCTGAATGTGAGTTCTGTACATTTTACTATATGGAATGCTACAATAGGATGAGCATAAGTGTATATTCCAGAATACAAAGTAGCCCATGCTAATCTATCTGTAACTAATCTTTTTCTCATATTACAATCATATGTAGATTGTCTAAATCCATTATAAAAACCAGCAACTGAACAACCAGTATAAAATACTTTAGCAGGTTGAGAACTGCGCATTACTTTCAGTTTATTATTTATGATATTCATTTTATCTATTCATATAAAAATTTACTTTTAAGTTGTTTTATAATCATAAGTAATCGCATATATATACGATATAATTTAGTTGTCCAACATCTCTCGATATATTTATCTATTATATCTTGTTCGTTACTGATTTTGCATATATCTCTTGTATCTTTCACTAGAATTTTCTTTTCAGTTCCATCGGTATATTTTTTCACAAGATAGAATGTTCGTTTTTTATCAGCATTCCAAGTAAGAACCCACGTTCCATCCATTATTTTATTAGTATATATACTATTTACCCTTATATCGTAGTACCATATATGTAGCAATCCGTAAAATTATTAGAATAATTATTAGAATTGAAACATCTAATACAATTGAACCTGATATAAGTTGATTACCAAACTGAATAATATTGAAGATATTGTATCCATAATACACAAAGGAACAATATTTGAACCATGCAATCCATACTGGAATTTGTGTTACATAGAAACCACCTGAAAGCATCATTAAAAGCACTACAATTGTTGTAGTTGTTTGAGCTGTTTTAGGTGTTGTAATAGCACTACCAATAAGTAATCCATGAGATTGAGCAACTAAAACAACAAGTAAACCAGTAAACCAATTGGCAAAAAATGCTGCTGCTGTCGCTTTAAGACCTACCATAAAGTAAGTAATAAATATCATTATTGTTGGCATTGCTAGATCTATAGGAATATCACTTGCTGTTCTTGATATATAGAATGCTGATAAATTATACATACCACTTCGTCTTTCCTTTGTAGATATTTTGTATTCTGATGGAAATGTTACTAAAGCTGTAAATAATGCTCTAAATGAGACAAACATTAATTCAAAGAATAAAAACCCTTGAATATCAATCATTGTTGTACTTCTAAACCAAAACATACCCGAAAATATAGCAATAACAAGTGTTTGTAAGAAATCTAATTTGTCCATCGTATCTGCTTTTCGTGTCTTTAATGCTCTTGAAAGTAAAATCATTATCTGTTGAGGATAAGATGCTCCAATTCTTTTAACTGAAGTCGTCATTTTATCTGTTCTGGGTTGATATTCTATATCAGTATCCATATACAATTCTTTTTTATCAAATTCATTTTCATTATAGATTCCTGATGCTAAATCAAGAATAAAATCTGCTTCATTCACACCAAATTTCTCTACATATCCATGTTGTTCAAAATAATTTGATATATTATCTCTTTTGCCATTATACATAAGATGACCATCTGATAGTAGAAATATTTGATCTAACATATGAAATACTCTACTTGGTGGTTGATGAATACTTGCTAAAACTATTTTATCTCCTTTAGAACATATTATTTTTAATTGTGTTATAAGAGATAATGCAGCAGTAGAATCAAGACCACTTGTAGGTTCATCCAGAATTAATATTAAAGGACTACTTAATATTTCTGTAGCAACAGATAATCTTTTCTTTTCTCCTCCAGAAATACCCCTTATACCAAATGAATCACCTATAATAGTATCACGACATTTATCTAATCCTAGATCTGTAATAGTTTTATTTGCTATTTCTAATTTATCTTTTTTAGGTAATTCTGATGGAAGTTTGAGAAGAGAATAATACATTAGTGTTTCATAGACTGTTAATGACTTATAGAATAATTCTTCTTGTGTGACAAAACCAATATTTTTTCTGAAATGTCTATCAATTATTTGATTATTATATGTAACATCTCCAGTAATATCAAATGAAGAATTAGATAATCTTCCTCCAATTATATTTAATAGAGTTGTTTTACCACTACCAGATGGACCAAGAAAAGCATTTAGTTCATTAGTTTTGCATGAACCAGATACATTATGTAAAATAGTTTTACTTACATTACTGCATTTCGTCTTTTTTGTTGATGCTATTATATCTAAAAATGATAGTTCCATTCAATATACTAAAATATATCTCTATATTCTTATATGCTTATTTCCATATAAGAATTTACTAATTTATAACAGTATTAATGGGAAGATATATAAATTTATATGTAGTCGATATTGATTTTCCACATGATAAACAAAAAATATGTATGAATTATGAAAAAGAACCTATATATGATAAATATGATGAAAATAATAAATATAGTGAATTAGCAGAAATCATTACTATTTGTGAAAATCCAAATTATACAGCTGAACAGTATAGTAATACTAGAATATTAAGGAGAAATATACATACTATTGTATTTAATGCAGATAGTAATGAAAAACTATGTAAAAGATGTATGTGGTTTTTTGGAGATGACTTTAGATTTCAACATCCAATTATCATTGAACAGTATGATATATATCATTGTAATTCTAATAAAATTATGCGATCTGATCTTTTCATAGATCATTTTTATTATCTTGCAGGAAAAGATGCTGAAGAATATGATCATTCACATTATGCCATACAAAGATATTCTTTAGAAGATATTAGAAATCTAAAACAAGAACTTGAAGAAGCTAAAGAAAAAATAAATAAAGTAGGTGATACTTATATTCGAGAAAATGATAAAGATGCTTATTATGAAACACTAAATGCATTTGATTGGGCAGAAAAAGCATTCACAAGGTATTCTAATAGAAATATTGAAATATTATATTACGGTGAATTGTACTAATATTCTATCTGTAATTATATTATAAAGAAATAAAAACAATGGATAAGATTATATATTTATATGCTATTGATGCTGATTATCAACATCAAACAGATAAGATATGTATAAATTTGGAAAATGAACCCGATAAGTCTGATACAAGAGATAAAGAACAAGATCCTATTCCAAGATTATATGAGATAATAAAAACTAATGAGAATTTTTTTAATATAGTTGATGAATTTACTATAAAATGGAAAAATGATATTACAATGAGACAATATTGTACTGTTACAAATGTTATTCAAAATAATATGGTATGTAATAAGTGTCTTTGGTTTATTCGTTATTATAATAGAAGTGAAATGGAAATTGATGAATATCATATAAGCAGTCCATTTGAAAATCCAAAAAGTTCTTCGGATTGGTCTATACAAAATATATATAATACTTCTGGTGTTGAATCAACTGAATATGATCAGACACAAGGAGGTGTTCAAAAATATGTGAAAGATGATATATTAATACTCAGAGAAAATCTAAATAAAAATAGTCCAACTGAACAAAATGATATAGATGCTCATGATGAAACTAGTAAAGCATTAGATTGGATAGATGAAATATTTACAAAATATCCAGATAAAAATATTGAGATTTTATATTTCGGTGTTACGGTTTAGTCGAAAAAGTGTGGATCATTACTTGCATTTGGAAAGGTTTGTTCAAGAGTTTTTATGATATTTTTAGTGTAAAAATAAAATACTATTATTCCAATACTAACTCCATATAAAGCCATCTCTGTAAATTCTATGAAATCCATTATGTAATATAATTGGATAATTTTTATATGCTTAAAAAGTTTTCTGTAGCAAATTTACTAATTATCTTTATTACGCAAATACCTGCTAATCCCAGAGTTATTACACCTGAAGCAATTGCCCATATCACACGATTATCACAAGTCATCATTTTGTTTTTTCATTAGAAAATTATCTAATTTAGAATCCGCCACGAAGTCTAAGTACTAAATGTAGCGTTGATTCTTTCTGAATATTATAGTCAGCAAGTGTGCGTCCGTCTTCACCTTGACACCATGTATTTTCACCATGGAGTAGACTATATCTTAAGGATGTTCTTATTTAAGAAATATCCCCATCATCGTTTAGTCGTTGAACACGGTATTTAAATGCCGTGCTGCTGATTGCTCAAACATAAAGATTTTTACGCTTTGGTACTCTATGTCTTATTGTGAGTGTCCCAGCAATTTGATGATGTTGCAGTATATTAAATTATACTACTAGCGGTTTATCCACTATTACAACCCGAGATGTTTATCTAAGCTGTTTGCCTGCAAAAATTCGCTTATACTGTAAGTTATCTTACAGGCTAGACTTTATCTTCAGCATTTTCTTATATAAGAAAATACCCTTTTTCATTAAGTCGTTGAACTGATTTGTGAAATAACAAACCTAGCTGCGGATTGTCCAAATCTTCATATATTTATAGAAGATGTCTAAGGAGTTTCCCGCAATTTGAAAAAGTTGCAATCAGGGTTTCCTCCCCGAACGAGGAAGACTGTTCCCACGCTCGGGCTGGTATGCCCGAATCACTAGCTTACGCTATTACGACCTACAAATTAAGTCGTTGTTGATCCTTTTTACCCAAAGGTTTCCCAAAGGGGATGGACTGTATCTTAATGGAATAAATCCACTACTCCTTATCAGTCTCTGAAACGGAATCTTTAAGATTCTCGCCTGCAGATTGCCCAATCATTCATGAACATATCAGAAGATTTAAAGGGTATCCCTGCATCTAGGAGTATCGCAAGATTGAAATCTCACTAGCTATTATAGTATAACTATTTCGCCCAATCAATTAGGCGGAATTCCTTCTTTCGAAATACCATATAATTATCTTATATGGACTGGACTATGTCTTAAGCATTGCTTTCACAATACCCATTGTTATTTAGTCTCTGAACTTTGTATATTAACAAAGATGCAGATGATCCAATCCTTTCAATTTAACACCTATTTAAGTGTTTGAAAAGAACCTACGGATTTCCCTGCAGTTTAACAATGTTGCAACTTTAAAGTCACTAGCATTTCATTATAATGAATGCTATTAAGGACAAAGAAGTCTTAATCCTGAATTTTTGCCTTCACATTGTCAATAGTATCGCTAGTCTCTACCTCAAGAGTAATAGTTTTCCCAGTTAGGGTTTTTACGAAGATCTGCATGTTATAATTATAGATAAGAAAATCTTCTTATATGATTTTCATTATATAAAAAATGAATTATAATATACTATTTAAGCGTCATTTACTTCTCCAATAGTTTCAATAGTAGTCAAATATGCTATTTCTCGTCTAATAAGATTATTATTAAAGTATATGATGACATATAGGAATGTTGCTAAACTTAAATATCCAAATAGATACTGAACTGACTGTGTAAATGAAATCATACTTGGATCGTAAGCACCATTTAATTCAGGATTGAAGTGTTGATAGCACACATATAGTTTATCACAGTTTTTACCTAGACAAATATTACATGGAATTACAACATTACTATTCTGATATGTCTTATTATTTACATTATATGTGATATTCAAATGACAATTAATATAGTCTTCACGATATATATCATTTACTGTAGCAATAGTATAATCATTGCAAGTTGTAAATAATCCAATTACACCAGAAACTCCTACAACAAAGTAATAAACCATCAAAGCAAAATTGAATAATAATATCATAAGTAAAGTATTTATTCTTCCATAAGGGTCAACAAGAGATCTATAGCGAGGCATATTCTTATTTATAGTACAATAGAAAAATTTCTTTAAGTATTAAAAATTTTGTAGAAAAATAAGAATACTAACGGAGTGTGATAAACTATTTGAGCAAATATCTAAGATATAGACTTAGAACGAGGGATACTGCGAATACCAGTTTCATAATACATATATTTCACATTTCTTACGCAATGTGGACAAATCTTTTGCATATCAGACATATTTCCAATTCGTGTATGACCGCAAGGACCTATATAAGTGAATCTAAAAGTATCAACTATATCTATGTTTTTTATAAAGTCGTCTATAGTAGTGATTAAGTCCAAACCGAATTCATCAAACTTCTTATATACCTGCTCAAAAGATATTGCGTTAGTATTCATGTCAATATAATTTATAATAATATTATTATTATATATTTTTCAATTTTATTTTTAAGTGCTTTTAGTTTCTAAAAAATTATTAGAATTTATCGTGTATAGTCATCTGTTCCAATTGATTGATAAGATCTATATGTTTACTTCTATTCCACTGTAGATGAGGATATTTTTCACATATCATATCTGCTTCTCTTTCTGTCACTGTATATCCTATTTTAACAGTGTCATCATATAGTACATATATTCTAGCATTCAACCATTTCGATTTCTCTAGATGGTTTTGTATTTCCATTCTATTATTATATGATATTTCTATTATATAATTTCAAATTTTTTTGTAAAGATTGAATAATAGAGACTTATAATGAAGTTATGTGTTTCAATTTTATTATCAATACTGTCAATAATAATATTAATAGTTATAGCATCAATACCTCGTAATGCCATCCAAGAAACATTTTCATTTAATGAACCATTTCCATTACAAGATACAGACTTAATTTGTAAATGTCCAAATGGTCAAGCAACAAGTATAGATGGTGCTAATAAAAATTGCTTATATTGCGAAGATAAAGAACAAGTATTATATGAAGGTAAAGATGGACTTGCATGCTTTGATATAGATACTTATGATCCTCAAAATGTTAGACCTCCTATTAATGAGTGTAGTAATTCCAAACAATTAATGGAAATAAATAATATTAAAGGTTATGAAGATGGTGTATATTGTTATAATTGCCCCAAAGGTTTTCCCACAGGAACTCTAAATCCTTTTAATAGTTGGATTGGAGATATAATTACTTGTGAGAATAGTAGTGGTGAAACTGAATTAGCACAAGATATTGTAAAAATTAATAAATGTCCAAATCAAGAATTAATTGATGATACTTATTGTGCCGATAAATGTAAAGAAGGATATCAATTAGCTCTTATAAATGGTTATCCTAAATGTGTAGGTTATATAAATCCGGTTGAACCTCAAACTACTGGAATGGAATGCATTAGAGAGTCAGATCTGGATTTAGACAAATAGATTCGTCCTTATATGTAGAAAATAAACTACACCAACTACCTGCCTTTAAAAATCTAATAGTAGGAATAACACCACCATACATATCACTTATTTTATGAGAATTTTCATTAAAATATTTTGCTAAATTAACAAATTCTGTTATTACAGACTCAATATCATTTATAAGAATTTCTTTGTCACGATTTGTATCTATTGATCGTCTTATAAAATCAGTACCACATGCTATAAGCATTTCATATAATTGTCTTATTTCTCTACCTTTACTTTTACCCTTTTCTCTCTTTTGTAAAAACCACATAAGTCTTTTTTCATCTATTTCATTTCTTAGAAATTGTTTACGAATATCATTATTAGCTGCTGCTATATAATTATTAGGTATTCTTGTAATTTCATAATTTTGTATATGTATAAGCATTCTATGCATATCACTGAGTTTCTTCACATTACTTTTGGGAATATTAATCTCTACATCATTCCATATATGAATACATCTATATAAATTAGGAATTATTTCGCAACCCGGAATATCACCTGGAACTCTCGGTGCAACACCACCATTTTGACTTCTCTGATACTCGTAGAAATGAGGATTATGAATTACTCCTGTTGCTATTCTTAATGAATTCCAATCAAAAGCAATATGACATTGAGGACACCACATTTGACTGCATCCACTTATCTTATGAATACGAGTTCCACAAGAAGGACACGGTTTAGTATCTTTGTTTATTGTTTCCACTGTTTTTACAGCTTCTTCATCACACACGTGTTCTTTAACCTTATCTTCATTATCATCTTTTGTACTCTTAATCTCATGACATTTATTACATACTTTTGCTTCACATAGACCACATTTCCATTGTGTTGATAGAAATCCTTTACAACCTTCAACAGGACAATTTTTAATAAATTGTCGTCTTTCTTCAGGTTTTTCACCACTTAAATGTGCCCATGCTAGTCTATTTTTTTGTATTCGTAAATTTGTTAATAGAATATTTATTGTTTTTATTTCATCTTCATTTTTTAAGATTTCGGCCTTATCTTCAGGTGTTAATGCTCTTCTTAAAACTCGTCTTTGATATGGATTATTATTAATAATTGTAGAATATTTTAAATTATATATCTTTTCATATAGCGTCCATCTATTTTTATGATTAGTAACAATTGAATCATTTACTAATTTTTTTTCAGCATCTAATTCCATTTCTATTTGTGTCTGTGGTAACATACACTTTTCTCTTTCATATAATATCATTTCTCTATGTTTCTTGTATTCATTTTCTATAAAGGTTTTAGGAAATATTGCAACAAGATGTGATCTTAAAAATCCTCTTTTACAAGACATGCAGTGAGGATCGTCAAAAAGAGTAATTAAATATTTTTTTTGACAATTAAGACAACATTCAAAATCACAAAACGAACATGCCGTTTGTTTCCTAGTTAATTTATTATATGTATCACAACATATATTACAAATCGTCATTCTATAGTTATAGAATATTAAGATAATCTTAAATCAAAAATAAATTTAATTTTAATTTTAATTTTCTATAGATGATATATACTATTAAAATGACAATTAATCCCTATGAATTACTTGGCATTGATCCTCATACTTCTACACTTAAGGACTTAAAGAAAAGATATTATGAATTTGCTCTATTAGTACATCCTGATAAAAATAATGTTCAAAATGGTGATGATATGCATATTGTACACATGGCATATAAATATTGTCAAGAACAGATGCAACTTGCTAAAGATAAAGAAACAACAGTTGAAAATTTAGAGACTGAATTTGAAGAATTTTGTAAAATACAAACTGAAGCACCTCCACCATTCCGTGATATTATGGAAGATGCTTTAGAATTAAAGAAATTTAATGAAACTTTTGAAAAAGATAGTGAATGTTTTAGAGCTGCATTTCAAAATGGTTATGGGGACTATATGGAACCTTCATTACACGAAACAATCGGAGAAAGTAATTTAGATATAGTTAATGAGAGAATAGGTGATTTTGGATATTCAACTATAGAGGATAATCCACCTCCCCCAAAAAATGATTTCAGTTCACTAATAGTATATACTGAACCTATAAGTACTACAACTACAGGAGATTTCTATGATTATAATAGGAAAGAACCAATAAGTAGTTATACTGTCTATATGAAGAAAACATGTTTAACAGACTATAAAGAAGCTAATACAACACAAGAAATAGAAGATCCTCTATTTGTTGATAAAGAAAATAGAAGTTATGATGATTTAGTAGCAGAAAGAGAGAAACAAAATGAGATTCTTGATGGACTTACAACACCACTTTTATAAAATTATAAAATATAGATGTCGTTTGTTTGTTAATAAAATTACCAACTATATTACAAAATGGGTCTAATAATTAGTACGCAATCTTATAGTAATTTAGAAAGAGAAGTTGAGATACTTAAGGAAATCGTTCAAGATCTTACACTTGATCTACTTACAATAAAGTCTAGTGTAAGTGATATTAGACATGAAATAGATACTTGGTATGATACTGAAGATGATGAAGAAGATAATGCTGAAGATGATGCAGGAGAAGATTGTGATAAAGATTCTGTTTGTCATAAAGAAGATACAGAATCACCTAAAGAAGCTTGTGATTGTAAAGATTGTGATTGTGAAAATTGCGACTGTTCAGACTGTAAGTGCTGAAACTACTTGTAATTTTGGATACAAATTTTCATAGTAAAAACAAGTGCCCCTATCTACAGCATTTTTCATATCAAAATTATATGGTCTTAGGTAGAAACCAATATCCCATTTTTTCTTATAGTTTTCCCAACTAATCTTATCATTAAATTTCTCTTCTAGATATGATTTTAGTCCATCAATATCTACTCCTACAAGTGCTTTACATTTATCATTATGAGTATTTGTACCATCAATAAATTCATTTACTTTACGAATATTTTTCATTACTAGGACTTCATTTCTTGAAAAAACCTTATACGGTTTCACTGTTTTTTTCTCTACCATTGTATGCTATATTATAATAAAAATATCTTTATATGCTTTTTTAGCAAACTTTTATTAGTTGTTTGACACTTAGGTTATCAGGACATAATGGCATTTGTCCTGTTGATTTAGCTAATCTATCAGCAACATCATTCCACATACTACAATAATCCTTTTTACCTGTATGTGCTCTTACATGTCTCACAATTACTTTTCTTTTTGCTCTTAAATTATCTATTTTTATGACAAGATCTAAATTTTTTACTGGTTTATTATCTGCTTTCTTCCATCCTCTCTGTTTCCATCCTGTCATCCATTTAGATACTGTATTAACAAGCAATTCACTATCCGTATAAACAATAATTTCTCTTTTAAGTGTATCATCTATAGTATCAGCAATCTCCATTGCTTTGATCATACCAACAAACTCTGCACGATTGTTTGTTAATTTGCCACCTAAACGATTACATGTATTATAATCCTGATAATCAGGAAATACAACAGAATAACCAGCATATTTATTTGGTACAAAACTTCCATCTGTAAATACAATAATAGGATCTAATTTTTCTTCTTCTACAATTAACTCTCCTGAAGATACATTACCATTAGTACTTGTATTCTTACTAGTATTATTAGTATTCTCATTTACATGAGCACTTTTAAAATATTGATCTATACGCTTCATCTAATCTATTCTATAATGTTTTATTACACTTATATTTCCAAGAATAAACTTCATATTTTTTAAAAATAAAAAATTGATATGATTTAAGAATAAAGTTTTATATAACTTATAAGATGTACTTCATATATGACTGTGAAACTAGTGGGTTACCACAATTCACACGCTTTAGAGGATATTATGATCCTAGAGAATTAGATAAATATGATTCTGCTAGACTTGTATCTATTAGTTGGATTCTACTAGATGATAAACTTGAAATTGTTGATAAACAAACACATCTAATTAAACCTGATAATTTCATCATTCCACAAGAAAGTATTGATATTCATCATATTACAAATGAACGAGCCAATGCAGAAGGTAAAAATATTCATGATGTTCTAAATATCATTATGGATGTTATTAAACCTGTAAAAACTGTTGTAGCTCATAATGTATATTTTGATGTTAATGTTCTTAAAAGTGAGTGTTATAGATACAGTTATCCAGCAATTATTAATACTCTTGATAAGTCCTATAAATATTGTACTATGGCAAAAGCTAAAGAACTCCTAGCATTATCTAGAAATCCAAAACTCTCTCTATTATACACTATGTTATATGATGAAGAAATGGAAAATGCTCATGATGCTGAATATGATACATATTACTGTTATAAGTGTTTCCAACAATTATGCTATCTTCCTAAAAGAGACCCTACAGAAGACATTAAAAAACAACAAACTCGTAATAAAAGAACTGCTGATCAAGCAGGAGCTTCTTCATCATCTTCAGCAAGACCACCTGTATCTCGTAAAGAACCAAAATTTACAATTGATGATAAAGAAATTACTCTTAACGAAGAACAAGCACAAATTGTATTTGATGATCCTAAAAAGAATATACTTATTGTAGCTTGTGCAGGTTCAGGTAAATCAAGTACAATTGTATGTCGTATTAAACATCTTGTAGATACTGGAACACCTGAAAGTAGTATTGTATTAACTACTTTTACCAAAGATGCTGCAAACGATATGGAAAAGAAACTAATATCAACATTTGGTTATAAACCAGCTGTTATTGTTGGAACAATTGATAGTATCGCATTGAAATATGTTAAAAAATATCAACCAGAACTACTTAATGATACTACAAATAATGTAGGTGAATATGCAATTCAATTTCTAAATTTCCTAAAATCAACTAATGCTAAAGAGGTTTTTTTAAAGGGAATAACTCATCTTGTAATTGATGAATTTCAAGATATTAATGATGTACAATATAAAATTATAAAGGAATTCTATAAAAATGATACTAATATTATAGCAGTAGGAGATGATGCACAAAATATATATACATTTCGTGGATCAAATGTAAAATATATCTTAAATTTTCATGATTACTTTGAAAATGCTGTACAATACAAATTGACAACTAATTTTAGGTCATCACAAGATATAGTTTCATTTGCAAATGGGAGTATCGAAAATAATGATAATCAAATTCCAAAAACAATGAAATCATATGATCCAATTCCATCTGGAATAAGACCTAAAATTCATTATTATGAAAAATCTAAACAACAATATAATTTCGTAAGGGATAAAATTAAAGAATATATAAATAGTGGTTATAAACTGTGTCAAATTGCCATATTATGTCCTCAAAATTCATTCTTATACCAATTAGAAGAAATTCTAACAAAAGATAATATCCCTAATATTCTCTTAGATGGTAAATGTGATGTTAGAACAAGAATTAAAAATGAACATGTATGTCTATCTACAATACATAAATCAAAAGGTCTTGAATGGGATATTGTATTCTTGATTATGATGAATGATCAAGTATTCCCTTCTAAAAAATATTATCAAGATATATGTGAAAGTAGAAGACTATTTTATGTAGGAATAACAAGACCTAAATCAATTCTTCATATAGCATATTCACCTATATTTGATTGTTCTTATATTTGTCGTTTTGTATCCGAATTAGACCGTAATCTATATGAATTCCATAATTATAAACCAGAATGTATAGGATTATCACAAAATAGTATTAAATTAAATAAACTCACAGTTACATCTATGATAGAAACATTAGATGGTGAAGACTATGTTGCATTGAAAAAATCAAAAATATTATATGATTTTGACCAAGAAGAACATCAATTATATTCTTCATATACATATAAACCATTTATTGTTGATAATGATTTATATGCAGACTTTGGCATATTTATTGATACACTTATTACACGAATGATAGGCGAATTATATAATAAATCAGGTGGTTTATTTAATGAATCAGCTGCAAGTGCCATTAGTTGTCTTAAAATGGATTTCCAAGAAAATATAATTTATCAAAAATATAAAATAAATTTCCTATATAATTTACCTTCTATAGCAAAAATAGTTGATGATGATATATTTGATAATATGCGTCTTATATTATCTATATTTGTAAATAAAAAATATTGTCCTTATGTTAAACCTGTAGACAGTAATGATATAAGTTTAATAATTAATATTATTCATAAACTATATGAAAAATCAAAAAAATTCAATCTGTCTATAGATAAAATTCCAATATTTACAAAGGCATTCTTACCAAAGGATTTTGAAATAATAATGTCAAATGCTATGAGAACATATTCCGATAATAATCTATCTTGGACAGAAATTATATCTTCAATTTGGGATATTTCAAAATGTGATTTAATAGTTAAAGATAAAAGACGAAGATTACTCTATAAAGATATACAATATAATGAAGTAATTACATTTATGGACTTATATGAAGATATTTGTAATTATATTATTCCATTTATTATCTCATATGCTGATACTACTAATGCTAATAATAATGCTATTAATATAGATATTAAATGCCATGGTAGTTATAGAAGTAATAAAAATAATATACTTGGAGAATATGATTTACGCATAGATGATATTATATATGATTACAAAGTTAGTAATGATGAAAAAGTAAAGGCTGAACATATATTACAATTACTTTGTTATAAGCAATTATATGAAGAAAATACCGATAAAATTATTAATAAAATAGGAGTAATTAATCCACTAAAAGGAAAAATAACTATAATAGATGTATCAAATTATACACAAGGAAGTAACTTATTAGATTATCTAGTTGTAAAAAATACTAACTACTAATTAAATTTATATTTTTATTTTCCTAGTAATAAACGGTTTAATTGTTGATATTGTTTTGCTACAAGTCTATCTCTTTGTGCAACCTGTTCTAATCTTTGTCTTTCAAGTTCTTTCTCTTTAGCTTCTTTTCTGGCTTGTGCTCTTAATTGTTTTTCTGACATTTTATAGGATATATTTTCTCTATCTGCCTCTAATTGATTAATATTTGCATATTCTTTTCTATTCTTAACAGCTCTGGGATCAACAAGACGTGTTGTAGTATGTGCTATCTTATAATCAGAATAGTTTAGAGATTTACTTGTTAAATTATTACCACTAAAATCAGATATATTTGTTACTCCTAATTCTGCAAAACCCATTTTCTTTGTAGCAAAGATTGCCTCAGGTTCTTTGTATATTACAACCTTCTTTTGTTTATTTATAGGTTGAGAATCAAATGTTTCATTAAATCTATCTCTATTAAATTTACCCATATTATTATCAATTTTAATATCCTCTCTTTGAGGAGTACTTTCAGTCATCCAATCTCCATAACCTGTATCCGTTGATTCATTTATTCTATGTTCATTAAAAACTTCATTAAAACGCTCTGAATTAAATCCATTCCCTACAGCAATACTAAGTCCTTCTCCTCCTCCTCCTCCTCTCCCACTCCCCCTTACACTACTGCTACTACTTCCACCAGTATATTGTGTTTGCTGTTGTTGTTCTCTATAAGACTGTGAATCATTTCTTAATTGATTAAATTGCTTATCTGATTGTCGTTTCTCCCATTCCTTAAGTAGTGTCTTATATGAAAGTGTCACTAACTTAAAGAGATAGTCTGATCCAAGATCAGATTTATCTGGATGTACTTTAAGAGCAATACGTTTATAGTTTGTTCGGAGTTGTTCAACAGTAAAGTTTTTAGGTAAATCAAGGATCTTATATGGATCCATTTCGTTCAATTCTAATAATTTATCACAAAATATTATTCAAGAATTTCCCGAAAAGATAAGTATGCAAAATAAAATTTGATTATTATAATATTATATAAAATATATAATGAAATATTAGAATACCTAAATGTATCTTGGAGAACAATTACAAGAACAAGAGTCTCTCTCTCATGAATTCAAAGAATTCTGCTTGAAAAATGGTGTATTCAATTATTATGATTATGATGAAATTACAAATATCATTTCATCAGGTATATTACCTAATGATTTCAACCAGATTATCCTCGATAATCTGAAGACATATTTTTTGCACTATGTTCCTAAATATGCTTCCGCTTTTAGTAACTGTAAGATTGATAAAGGTGTAATTTCTATTGGCATCAATGATTTTGGAGAATTAACAGGTATTCCATATATAGGAATATTGGATATTAAAATACTTGAAGAATATTTACAAGATACATTCAAGTATATTCGTGGAAATTATACGAATAGAAATTGTAAAAGAGATTATATACAAAATATAAAACTTGAAATTATGGAACTTGATATAAGTGATACACAAAACAGACTATATGATATATCTGATACTATAATTGAGAATATGGAAAGACAAAAGAAAGAATATAATAAGCAATATATTGACTATTTATCATCCCGTAATAAGTGGATGAAAACATTCTCTACATATGCATGTAATGTTAATCAGTTAGTTAATGGAAAAAGAGATGAAATTATTGAATATATTAGAATTAATGTGCAAGATATTATAGATATAGATACAGTAACACGAATTTTAGATAGAGTAAAAAATGAAACTCCAATTGAGACAGATAATATTGATGAATACAAAGATGATAAAAATCATCATCTATATTGGATTTTCCAATTCAAAGATGAATCTGTATATAATTTATTAGAGTCTAAACCGAAACCACCTTGTATGCCCAAAATACTAAATGCTCCATATACACTTATTACACAATTGAGTGATATGCGTGCTAAATTTATAGAGAATAATAAAAACCTTCGATACTATCTAATTAGAATTCATTTTTCAGGTTCACTTGCTAAAAATAAATATTTGGAATATTATCATCCATTTAAGTCTTCATGGCAAGCACGTTGTAGAGTACAACATCCTTTATTTGGTCCTTGTTGTTTAGTGAAATAAATTTTAGTTTTATTTTTATTGGTTGCGGATTAGGATATAAACAAATATTCTTCTATATTAGAAAATAGATAGATGACTAAAAATCTATATGAAATATTAAGTGTTTCAAAAACAGCAACACAAGAAGAAATTAAGAAGTCATATAAGAAATTAGCTATTAAAAATCATCCAGATAAATGTATGGCTGATGATGATAAAAAAGAAAAAGAGGATTTATTTAAACAAATAAACGAAGCTTATGCTATTTTATCAGATGTAGATAAAAGAAGACATTATGATAATTTTGGTACTTATGATAATAATCCTGATGCTATGAACTTTGGTAATGTAAATGATATATTATCTGAATTATTTGGTAATAATTTCCAAATGGGTGGTGGAATGGGTGGTCAAATGCCACCCGGAATGGAATTCTTTAGTATGGGTCCTGGTTCTCATTCATTTAAAATGTTCTTTGGTGGACAACAACAAAATCCATTTGGACATGGACAAGAACAACAGCAACAACAACATGATATGATAGAAGTAACTGTTAATTTAACAGAAGTATATAGTGGTGTTAATAAAAAAGTTGCTTATGATATATTAGATAAATGTGATATTTGTTTAGGTACTGGTGCAAAAGATCCTAATGATATTATTACTTGTTTAACTTGTAATGGTGCAGGTACAGTATCTCAACAAGTTGGACCTTTACCAATAATGATTACAAATCAAATTTGTCCAAGTTGTAATGGAAGAGGACAAACTATTAAAAATAATAAGACTTGTTCTGCGTGTAAAGGTCAACGAATTACATATTATAATAGATCGTTTGATCTCCGTATTCCAAGTGGTGTTCCTAATAGACATATTCATAAAATGGATGGAAAAGGTTCTTATGATCCACAACATAATAGATATAATGATATATTGTTAGTATTTGTTCATAATATTGATCCTAAATTTAAAATTGACTATAATATTAACTCTGTATCAACAATTATTGATATTAGATTAGACGAATTATTATGTGGATTTGTTAAAAATTTATCCATTTATGATGAAATATTACCTATATATAGTCAAAAATATTTTAATCCTAATACAATTACTATTATTAAAGGTAAAGGACTTCCATTCTTTAAAAGGAAAGAGCATGGTGATCTAGTAATAACTTATAGAGTAATTTATCCAGAAGAAAATACAAGATTTAAGAAATATCACAATGTCTTTTTGACAATGTTTAAAAAACAAGAACCTAAACCACCGGTTAATGCCATAAATGTTCTTTCTACTTGAGTCTAGAATATTTATTATTTATTATCATATACAAAATATACATGTCCATCTCGCTTTTTCTGTCCTAACATTACTGGATTTTTTGAATCATTTGAATATATAATACCATTTTTATCAATAAGATATGTTTCTCCATTATATTCAAATTCTTCTGCTTCAATATATTCATCTTTAATCTTCTTCTTACGACCTCGTTTCTTTACAGCAACAATTGATACTTCTGTTAGATATCTATTTTTAAGTTCTTCAAAATCAATATTATAATCTTTTGATATTTCTGTTAAAAGAGAAACCCAAGACTCATTAATAATATTAGTGATATTTTGTGTTACTGTTGCCATTATATTCATTAATAATCAACACTATATAATCTATATATTAAATTATCTTTAAGTGCTTCACTTTTTTTAGTTTGACTATGTAGATTTGAGTTCTTCTACTAATTTCAATGTATCAATCGTACCCAGACGAACTTTAATATCTTTCTCACGACGTAAATTACATATCATAATATATTTCGTCTGTTCTGTTTCATTAGAAGGGAATTGTGAATCTAATTCTTCTGTTAATCCAGTTATTTTACATCCATCTTCATATAAACTATTGAATTTGTTATATTTCTCAAAATATAAATTTTCAATAACAAGTGGACAATCTGTCTTATTAATTAGTGCATCTGTACTTTGTTTATTTTGTAAATAAGTAACTAATTCTTTATTTGCTTGATTAATATAGAAACCTTCTTGAATAATACGCAATAGATAATTAGTACTAAATTCTATATCTTTTCCATCAATAAGTATTTTACGTTTTAATGTCTTAAAATAGTCATTGACAAGTTCTTTAAATGATACCTTAAAAGCATTTATAGTTTTATCAGGTGCTAATGAACCAGTTGTAATTCCAGCAGTACTAACAATACTACTTGTATCTAATGTATATGTAATTTCTTTATCTAAAGTAGAATTTGATTCTATTCTAAGTGGACAAGATACAATCTGAGGAATCAATATGTTATATTTGTATTTTATTAATGAAGCTAATTTTAAAACAGATATTACTTTTTGTCTATCCATTTTCATACATTTATAAATTACAGTATCAATCTTATCTATTAAACATTCAGTATAATTTTTATACTCTTGTTCTCCATTGAAATTTACCGAAAATTTAGTTTTATTACAATATGGTTTTTTACCATCAAGTTGTGAAAGTCTATCTTTAAAACAATTTTTACTAAAATCTGCATTTTTATTGAAAGTGCGCCATGATAATTTCATTGTTCTATAATCAATTTTACAGTCTTCAAAATCGGTGGATTCATCTGGTTTTGGATTATTATTTTTGTAACTTATAAAATCAATTGGATCATATAAAGATATTAATTCATTTACATCTTTTAATAATGTTGTCATTAGATCAGAATCCTCTTGATTAATAATTTTAATAGTATCATTAATTTCAGTCTCTATAACATTATATACCATTTGTAATGCTGTTAAAGTTTCATCATATTTCATTAATTTAATTTTTAAATATAATGAAATATTTCTTTTCGTACTACCAATTGTTGCAAAACGGAATATATTATCAATTAATTTAAAACTAAATGTTTTATTTGTACCTGTTAATTCTAAAAATTTCTTATTTAAACTAACATCTATACCTTGAAAATATCCATTAAATAATTTGAGTTCTTGTAATCCAGTAATAAAATTCTTCATCCATGTTAATGTATCTGCCTTCATAAATAGATATATTTGTTTATTCATTAGTTCCGAAAATGTTTTTGGATCTTCAGGTAATCTATATTCATTACCAATAGATTCGAGATCTTCTAATAATTTAGTACTAACTGTTTTTTCTATTTGTTTTCTAACTTCTGGTGAAATAATAGCAAAACTATTAATAAATCCAAATATTCCATAGATAATATTAAATATAGATTTATAGGTATTCATATATGAATTAAATAATGCTTCATATGTGAAATCTATATCTACAAGCGAAGATTCTTCTGTTATAAAATTCTTATCCTTTGAATTATTAATTTGTGGCCATTTAAGAGTTGGCAATAATTTAACCATTAAATCATAAGGATCTTCATTTCCTGCCATATCTACCATTCCAAATTTACCTAATGATTTAGTTCCTTTCATAATTTCAAATGAAACTATTAAAAATCCTCTAGAACTGGCTTTATTATTAGGTGTACTTTTGATAAATGCATCTGGATTTATTACATTACCCTCTACAAATATTTGATTCTCTAAAAATTTATCAAACACTGTATCATTTGTTTTGATAATATCTTTTTTGAAATTTTTATTAGTAAATAGACCATATACTTTTTTACATCCTAGATATTTTGAAGTAAGACCTGCTTCTCCTAGTTTCTTATTCATATAAAACCATATACCATCTTTAGCACCTTTATTTCCAAATAATGTATATGTTTTACCAGCACCACTAAGACCATATGTGAAAAATATAATATTTCTTTTACTTCCATCTGTAGCACTATCCATCATATTAAACATATTTATAATATTATCCATATCAATCATTTTTTTATTTATAATATCTTCATTACTAGTTCCAGTATCAATTACTTTGTAAAATGGACCATATTCTAAATCATCAACTAATATATCCGATTTATCAAAAGTTATTGTATTTTTATAATAATTTTTTTTAATTCCATTATCTACATCATAATCCATCTGATTAACATTACTGAAATTTTTAATTGCACCTATACCAGAAATATAATCCTTTGTACGTAAATATACTCTTACTGATCCTGATATAGTTTCATAAAAATCTACAAGTTGATAATATATACTATCATTTGTATATAACTCTTTAATTTTTGTACTAGTAATCTCGGTTACATCTTTTTTACTTGGCTTTACTGCTGGTGCTTTCATATATTGAGATACAAATGTTGAATATGCAAGTATATTTCTAAGAGTATTATCCTTGATACTTATTTCAGGAAGAGGAGTAGAAGGTGTAATATTTGTAATAACATCTAAACCTAACTCTTTTAGACAAAAGTTAATATCACTTGTATTACAATATAATTTACTTGTTTGTGGTATATATACACTATGTTTTTCGATAATCTTATCTTTTTTATTTAATATATTTTCACAAACTGCTTTGAGATTTTGAAGTTTCTCAAAAAACTGTACATATGCTTGACTTTCAGTTTCATTTGCAATATCTGATAATTGTGCAAATTTTTCTGCAAGTTTTACTATAAGTTCATCAGGATTATCTTTTACTAATAGAATTTGACTATAATTCTTCTCTCCTACTATATTTTGTATAGTTCCTAAAAATTTTAATAATAATGGTAAGAAATCTCTTAGTGAAGATGATATTTCTTGTTTTACTATACCAGCATTACCTTGACGAATTGTTTCTATAACATGTCTTCTATAATCAAATATAGTTTTATAGAACATTATTGCAACCTTATAATCTGTGATTTTATAAGGAGTTCCTAATAATATTCTCTCTATCGAGTGTTGTAAGAAATATATATATCCAAGAACAAGACTATTATATATACTTAATTGCTCGCTAGTTAATTCCTCTTTAATTTTGTCGTTTATTTTTGTAAACACCATAAATTCTCTAATCATTATTTTAATATAATTAAGCATCACAAGAACACTATTTAAATTTTCTCTAATATCAACATTATTATCATCTCCACCAATTTTACTATTAGGACCAACTTCATCGTTGGGTTCTAATAATTCTGTTTTAAGTGATGGCCATATAGGATGTTGTCTTTTATCAGGATATAATGGTATTTGTGTTTTTTCTTCGTCTGGTCCAGTTTCATCGTTAGGTTCTAATAATTCGGGTTTTCTTTGTTTATTTATAAGAGGTGGAGGTGGAGGTGGAGGAATTGTTTGTCCTTGTCCTTCATCTTCATCTTGTGATTCATCTATATCTTCAACAGGATGTGATATAAGTCCAATTACTTCAAAAAGAAGTACAATAAAAGGATCACTTTTATCATAATTATTAGGAGCTATAGTTGGGTCAATATCTACACTTATTGATGTCATATAAGTTTTTATGAAATTTATAAGAAGATCAATAATATTTTGAAAAGATTGACCTTGATTTATAAAAAGATCTGTTTCAGTTATTGCCATTATTATAATTGAAAAATATAATTATGTCAGCGATTATGTGAGCTTTGTTATTTCTTCATTAAGTTTTCCAAATATTCCAATTGAATCAGTAAAAAATTTCATATTATTATCTACTTGTTCTTGTAATTTTTCAACTTGTTTCTGTGCTTGTGCTTGACTCAATCTCGCTGCATTAACATTACTACTACCTTTTGATTTTAATGAGTTTACTTTTATTTTCAAATATTCTGTAAGTGCACCTTGTAAATCAATTATTATCTGTACTCTCTCTGAATTAAGTAAGTCTCTTTCTGCTCCGGTTGCCGCATTTGATAATTTGGTATCTTTTAGTGTTGTTAATTTTGCAATTATTTCTTTTACCTTTTCATTTGCTGCTTTAATAGCCGCATTTGATGGAGCAGAACTATTTGGTGGTTGAGGTGGAAGTCCTGATGTAGCTCTTGATAGAGCTGGGGATGTACCAGGAGATGGAGTAAGTCCTGGCGTACCCACAGATGTAGTTCTTGATAGAGTTGGGGATGCAGTTGCAGATGGAGGTTGTGTCTGGAATCCTGTTGCAGTTCTTGATAGAGCTGGAGATGCACCGGGAGATGGAGTAAGTCCTGGCGTACCCATTGATGAAGATCTCGATGGTCCTTGTGGAGATCCTAATATTGATCTTGCAGTATAATCGGAAGAAACAGGTCTATAAGCATTTCTTGGATTACTACTTGGAGAAGTCATTTTTACAATAACAAAACAAAAAAAAACTTTATTTAACTAAATGAAAAAGCACTTAAAAATAATTCTATATTATTATTAAAGAGTAAAACTTTTAAATATGGAACAAGTTTTAGTTGAAACACCTTATAATCTATTTAAACCTACTGCATACCCACACTATAATTATACTCAACATCAAAAAAGTAATATTATATGTTGTAATTGCGGAGGTATTGGTCATGTATATGCACGTTGTAATCATCCAATTACTAGTTATGGTATTATTTGTTATCGTCTAGCTTATGATAGTAAAATGAATAGTATCTATCCCGAATATTTAATGGTTCAACGTAAAGATTCACTTAGTTATGTAGAATTTATGAGAGGTAAATATGATCTACAAAATATTTCCTATGTCATTAAATTATTCTCAAATATGATAGAAGATGAACGTGTCGGTATTATGAATAGTGATTTTGAAACTTTATGGACAAGTTTATGGTCTACAACAAACGGTAAAAACTTTATGAAAGAATATATGAATTCAAAAGATAAATTTGATAAACTTAAAAACGGATATCTTATTCGTAGTATTGAATCAGATAATCCTAATGAAGTATTACTCGTTAATTTAGACTATATTATTGCAAATACTCATCCTAATTTAGAAGAAACAGAATGGGGATTTCCAAAAGGTCGTCGTTCATTCTCTGATGAAGATGATAGAAGATGTGCTATGAGAGAATTTAGAGAAGAAACTGCTATTAACCTTAAAAATATTAAATTAGTTAGAGATTTGAAACCATTTGAAGAAGTATTTAGTGGAACAAATAAGATTAGATATAAACATGTATATTATATTGCCAAATATTCACAATTACCTTGTACTACTAATCAAGAACTATTTGACCCAACTAATAAACATCAGGCTCGTGAAATTAAAGATGTCAGATGGTTTACTTATAATGATGCACAAGAAAAGATTAAAAATATTAATGTTGAAAGAAAAGAACTACTAAAACGTGTAAATAATATGATCTTGCGTTCTATTCATATGTAGATAATTTAGATAATTAAGACTTTGGAGATTTAGAGATTTAGACAATGATTATTTATTTTTATATTCTTATAGTAATAATTGCTATTACTAAATGGATGAACTTTATAAACAAGCAAAAATAGCACATCAAAAAGGGGATAAAGAAACACTTGAAGCAATTAAATTAGAAATATCTAAATTGAAATCTCCTAAAGAAGATGTTAAAAATGAAAAATATAAGAGTTATCCATCTTATGATAATCCAGACTTTAATTATGATATATTGCAAAAAGCAGAATTTCATAGAAATAAATATAAACCTATAACAAAATCTTTTAATGAAGTCGTAAAAGATAAATGTTCAACTTCTTCATTTAAACTTACTGAAAATCAGAAATTTGTTAAGAACTTTTTATCACCATTAACACCATATAATAGTTTATTATTATTTCATGGTGTAGGTGTAGGTAAATCATGTTCATCTATAAGTATAGCTGAACAATTTATACCAGAATTCAAAAAGAAAATATTAGTAATTGTTTCCAAAAATCTTAAAGATAATTTTATGAAACAATTATTTGATATTAGTAAACTTGGTATTATTAATGGTATGTATGATGATACTAGTAATCAATGTACCGGTATGAAATATCCTAATCTTATATCTGATAAACATACATTAAATCCAGATGCTTTAAATGATAAAGTTAAAAAACTTATTAATGAACGATATGAATTTAAGGGATTTATGGAGTTTGCAAATGATTATGAAAGAATACAAAGAAAAATAGAAACTACAGAACGTATTGAATCTAAAAGAGAAAAACGATTTAATGCTAAATTAAAAGAAATTTATTCTAATAGATTGATTTTAATAGATGAAGTACATAATCTGCGTTTAGCAACTGAATCATCACAAAAGAAAGTACCTCCCAAATTAATGAAAGTTATAGAAGTATCCGAAAATGTTAAACTTTTACTATTAACTGCTACTCCTATGTTTAATAATGTTACTGAAATAGTTTGGTTACTTAATCTTATGTTGGCAAATGATAATCGTCCTCCTATAAAAACTGAAGAGATTTTTGATAAAGGTAATATTACAAAAGAAGGAAAACAAAAACTAATTGAAATTTCAAGAGGATATATTTCATATATGAGAGGAGAAAATCCTTATACATTCCCTTCAAGAATATATCCAGTAATTAATAAAGATAAAAATGTATTTATGGTAAAAGATAAGCCTATTTATGATATATTTAATATTAAAATATCAGATTCTAATACACTAGAAAATTTAGAACTTGTTAAAAGTCAAATGAGTAAATATCAAAGACAAGTATATACAAGATTAGAAACACAATTGAACAAAAAAGAACTTGAAGATGTAGAAGAAGATTTAGATAATGCTGATGATGATTCTATTGTTAAAGATGAAGATGAAAAGAATGGAACTGATATACAAATGGGACTGCAAATTTCTAATATAGTATTTCCAACTATAGAAGAAGAAGAAAATATAAGAGATTATTATGGAAAAAGAGCATTTAATAAATGTTTTATGAATATTGGCTCTTCTAAATCTTATAAGTTTGCTTATGAAAAGAAAATTTCAGATAAATATGGTGAATTCCTTCATCCCAATAAAATAGGAGAATACGCTCCTAAACTTAAAACTATATTAGATTACATTGCAAAAAGTGAAGGTATTGTTTATATATATTCATCATTCTTAAGTAGTGGAATTATTCCATTAGCAATCGCATTAGAACATATGGGTTTCAGTAAATATGGTAGTAATAATATTCTACATACATCAAAAAATATTAAACCATTTAAAGTTAAAAATAAAACAGCACAATACATTATTTTATCTGCAAGTCCAGAATTATCTCCAAACTTTAAAGATGAAATAGATATAGCAAAAAATAAAGCTAATAGTAATGGAGAAATTATTAAAGTAATTATCGGTTCTAATGTAGCAACTGAAGGAATTGATTTTAAAAATATTCGGGAAATTCATATATTAGAACCATGGTATCATTTAAATAAAATAGAACAAATAGTAGGAAGAGGTGTTCGTAATTGTTCACATATTGATTTACCTTTGGAAAAACGAAATACTACTATTTATAAACATGTTAATACTAGAGATAATGATAAAAGAGAAACAATTGATGTTAGAATTTATAGAATAGCCGATAATAAACAGAGTAAAATATCTAAAGTAGAAAAAATTCTTAAAAAAAATTCTATTGATTGTTTGTTAAATCATAATGTATTATATTTTGATCCTGATAAAGTTAATATGTCTATAAATTTAAAAACTTCACAAGGTTTAATTATTAAAGATTATAAAATAGGTGATACTAATACTACTTCATTAACATGTTATGCAAGATCTAAATCTGCACCACCTATATCAAGTACTAATTTAGATACTAGTACATTTGATATGTACTTTCTTGATGATGATATTGAAATATATATAGGTTATATTGTTTCATTATTCAAAACTAAATCTATTTATACCTATACTGAAATACATGATATTTTAAATAAAATAATTGAAAATATGGAAAGTGATGTTCTCAAATATGCTATAAATAGAATGATAATAAATAAAAGAAAAGTACTAAATAATAAGAATAATTTAGGATATATTATTTATAGATCTAAAAAGTATATTTTTCAAAGACATGATAAACCTGATACTAGAATGACATTAGAAGAACGTGAAGATGATATAAATTTATCTCATAGAAGACTTGATATATCATTCTTGACTTCTAAACATAAAACTATTGAAAAAATAGTTTCAGAAGTAGATACATATACTAAAATACAAAATGATGTTGATAATATCTCTAAACTTATGAATAATAATGATTACATTACATATATATATGATTTCGTTATTGATAGATTAAATGGAAATGAATTATTATCAGTCGTATCTGATATATTAATTAAATTAAATACAACAAAAAGTATATCTTCTCTTAATGAAATCCAAAAAATAATATTTGAAAGTCTCAAAAAAACTGATGTATTTTTAAAAATAACTAATAATATTCCCAAATACTATGTAGATGTATATGGAGGTAAAGATATGTATTATATCATAGACAATAAGAACAACTTTATTAAATGTCCTAGTATTGCTAAAAGTGATGTTACTAAATTAGAAGAAACATTACAAACAAATTTATTAAATAAATATCAAAATATAAATGGTTTTATTACAAATCAATTAATTCCAAATAGATTCAAATTAATTATGAAAGAAAAAGATAATTCTAAAGATAGTAAGTCTGGTTCTGTATGTTATCAAAATTCTAGTCTAAAAGTTCCTATACTTAAAGATATGATTGCTAAAATTGATACTGAATTTAAATTACCCAAGGCAACTAAAGGGTCATTATGTGATATATATGAGATATTAATACGAAAACATGAACCACTTAGATTTGCAAGACCATATCAATATTATTTGATTTCACAGAAAAAAAAGTGAAAAGAATATTACTTAAAAATATAATATAATATATTTTAAATATGAATAATAAAGATATATTTATGACATCAATTCTTTCAGAGAAAATTAGATTAGCTCCTCACCAAATCTCCAAAAATTATAGAGATATTATTACTGAAGCTATTAAATTAAAAACAGAAGGAGTTTGTACTAAATATGGTTATGTTCTTCCAGGATCAGTTGATATATTTAAAATTTCACCAGGAATTATGAGAATGGTGTCTCTTAATGGTGATGTAGTCTATAATGTACAATTTAAAGCGGATGTTTGTAATCCCGTTATAGGTATAACACTTAAAGCAACTATCATAAATACTAATAATTTCGGTATTTTAGCAGAAACTAGTATTAAAGTATTAGATGATACTGGAAAAACTATGAATATACCTGTTATTGAAACTGTAATTACTAAACAAGGTGTAGGAATTGCAGGTAATGTTGATCTTAAAGCCCTTAAAATCGGCGATGTTATTAATGTAGAAGTTCTTGCTAAAAAATTTGAACTTAATGATAAAAAAATATCTGTTGTAGGAAAAGTAGTTGATAAAGAAAAAACTTCTGCAAGTTCTATGCTTGATAATGATAATGAAGAACTTGAACCCGATGAAGTTGTTGATGATGATGATTTAGATGAAGAAGATGATGAAGAAGCTGAAGCAGAAGAAGATTTAGATGATATTGACGATGATATTCCTGAAATAGAGGGTGAAGATGAATTAGATGGTGGATCAAAACAAGGAGAAGGTAGTCTCTTTGATATTGATGAACTATATGATGAAAGTGATTTAAGTGTTGCTGGTGGTGGAGATGATGATGATGCTGATAATGATTATGATGAATTAAGTGTGGTCTAAATTTGACTTAAAGATATTCCCATATAATATATTATAATTTCTAATGGGTAGAGAAAAAAGACAATTAATGGATAAGATTAATAATTTAGGTCCTACTGAACATATGGAAATATATAAAATTTTACAATCTATGAAAATTGGTCATTCTGAAAATAATAATGGTATTTTTTTTAATTTAACAACTTTACCCGAAGAAGTCCTACAAGATATAGATGATTTTGTTAATTATTGCTATGAAAATAAAGTAGAACTCGATGAATATGACCAAAAATTAAATGAATGTAAATATAGAAATAATATTAGTATTATTAAAAATGTTGGTTATAGTTCCAGTATAAATGAACCTATTGATAAAAAAGAAAGATGGAAAGAATTAATGGATATGGTTGATAAAACTAATATAGTAAAAGATTTTGTTGAAAAATTAAATACTAATACTGATAAACAATTAGTTAGAAAAGGTGGCACAAAATTCCTTATGGCTCGTAAAAAATATGCTAAACGTTCTAATACTGAATGCGACTTAAAAGATGAATTAGTTTGTGAAGTTTATTAAATTATATTCTATATAATTTATTGTATAATAAAAAATTTGAAAATTATTATTTAAGCATATATCAAGCATATAGAATAAGATATTTATTATGGATTATTTACTAAATAATATTTCAGAAAATAAAGTAACACAGATTATTCAAGTAAATGAATTTGAACAAAATATTGATTATGAACTACCTATATATACTAATGAAACTATGTATGAAGATCTTCTTAAACGAAGAGCGCCTTCTACATCATTAACAAGTATTAGTTCACGAGTTTCTTCATCTGGAAATCTTACTGAAGATAATTTATTTTATATTGAAGATCCATTTATGTTCATTATGTGTTATATTAAAAATCCTTGTATTGGTATTTATTCTAAAGACAGAATACCAAGAGTATTAAATCAATTCCGTAAAAGTATTATTGATGATGATAATCACTTTAATATTAAAAAATTAACTAAATCACATAAACAAATCCTTTCTAATTCTTTCGCTTCAGGTGAAGTAATATCAACTATATCTGAACCTCTATTAAACTTCTTTTCACATTTCTTAAAGACTAATATAATCGTTATTAAAAATAAAGAAATTTTTAAAGGTATTCTATGTAATGAAGATTCATTTGATACTATTATCATTATAGATAAACATGGAAGAGGTCATTATCGTTTAGCTCTTTTTAAAGGAAAACACGCTATTCCTTGGTGTGAAATGAAAGAATTTATATTTGATAATAAATATTTTGATCAGAAATTACTTGATATGTGTGGTGTAGCAGAACTACGAACATTAGCAGAAAAACTTGATATTAAAATTGTTAAAGAAGATGAAAATGGTAAAAAAATTAAACTACTTAAGGAAGAACTCAAAACAGAGCTAATAAAGAAGATTATACAATAATTATTGCATATTATTATAAGAATTATACTAAATAAATAAAAATTGAAACTGATATAAATATATTTTTTTATTATAATATACTGAAATGGAAATAACTAAAGAAAATCGTGACAAAATTATATTATATTATAATTATGTAAGAGAACACAGAGATATTGAATTTGAAGTTCTTGTTCGTCATGGACAAATTAATAACTACGACTTTATGTCCGCATTACAATACCTTCGTTCTATAAAAATTCCATTCAAATTTCATGAAGAAACTTTAAGTATTAACTTTAAGCATAAGAATGTACCTTATCGCTATGAAGTTATAGGTAAAAAAGATATTAGTATTTATTGTTCTACAAATAATATTAATAATATATCTAAACCTATCCTTATAAGTAAATCATGGGTTCAAGGTAAGTATCCTATATATATTGACGATTATAGTCTTAAAATTAATATGAAAGAAGAACAACCTATACAATCTGATGATCACGGTGATAATGGAGATATTGCCAAAGAAATCAAAAAAAATCTACATGCTCTTAAAAAAGTATTCAGATTTAAAAAACGTTTCAGTTTCTTCAGCGAAGATGGTCTTTTCAGGTATGATCTAACTATTGTTAAAAGCTCTAAAAAAGAAGATGGTTCTGCTAATCTTATGCCAGCACTAAATCTTCTTAACTCTGGAATTTTCCAAAGTGAAGACACATACGAAATTGAAATTGAATTCTTAAGACCTGATAAAGATTGGCCTACTGAAGAACAATTCGTAAATTCCCTATTTAACCAACAAGCACTACTACTTCAAGTATTAGATGAAGATGACCATATTATAAGTATAACTACTAAAAATAATGTATTAAAAAATTATAGAAAACTCGCTGCTATTCAAAGCAAAGAAGATAAACATTTTATAGGACCTAAACCTATTACATTAGAAGTTAAGAATCTACTAAAGCCTGATCTCGGTATTAATAGTATTATTCAAGATTATACCGTAACTGATAAAGCAGATGGAGAAAGACATCTACTATTTATTGACTCTGATGGTAAAGTTTATATCATTAATGATCGTTTAGTTGTACGATTTACTGGACTTACACATAAAATGATTAATAGTATCCTTGATGGAGAATATATTACTCGTAGTAAAAGCAATCGTGCTATTAAAATGTTTATGGTATTTGATATATATTTCCATAAAGGAGAAAATGTAAGTCATCTACCATTAATGGGTGATAAAAATGAAGATAGTCGTATTAATAGAATGAATGATGTGACATCTTCAGAATTCACTGGTCATTCTAAAATTACTGTTCATAGTAAAGAATTCTTATCCGGTAATATATTTAAAGCCTCTAAACAAATACTTGATAAATCCGAAATTGGTAATCTTCCTTATAAAATTGATGGACTTATCTATACTCCTAAATATATTCCAGTAGGAGGTTTATATAAAGACTCTAAACCTATCTTCGGCGGACCTTGGGTTAAAGTATTTAAATGGAAACCACCAGAAGATAATACTATTGATTTCCTCGTTAAAACGGAAGTTAATGATAGTGGTAGTGATATTGTTGAAGAAATTGATGGAAAATATCATAAAATACTCAATCTATATGTAGGATATAATATTATGAAATCACAAAAAATTACTCCTTATGAATATCTAACAGGAACAGTTGATCTTACAGAAGGTTATATTAATACTAAATTTGAACCTCCAGAAGAAATATATCAAAATATTTCAAAAGCATATGTTGAATTAGATGGTAATAATACTATGAGAACTAAATCGGGAGATATTGTTTATGATGGTAGAGTTGTAGAAATTGCTTTCAAAGATAAAAAATGGCAACCATTGAGAATTCGTAGAGATAAAACTATGGGTAATGATTTCGGAACAGCTGTTAATATTTGGAGAAGTATTAATAATCCAGTAACTATTAAAATTATTACTGGTCAAGAACCACTCAATATTGATGAAACAGAAGCTATTGATGCTGATATGTACTATAATCGTCTTGAAAGTAGAGATAAAAGTGCTTCTAAACCTATGTTAGATTTCCATAACTATTGGATTAAAAATATGAATATGGTTGCTAAATTTAAAGGTAAAGCATCTTCCGTATTTGATATTGCATGTGGTAAAGGTAGTGATAGAGATAAATATTGGAAAGCAGATTTTAAAACAATCGTAGGGGTTGATAAATCAGAAGATAATATTGTAAACCCTATTGATGGAGCATATGCACGACTACTTAAAAATATAAAATCTGGACATGTTAAATTAGATGCCAGACATATAATTGCATTTGTTCCGATTGACTGTTCTAAAGTTATTGATGCAACATATATTAATACTATCAAAGATGAGCAGACTAAAAATGTCCTTAAAGTACTTTGGGGACAACACGATGATCCTGCTCTTCAAAAATATCATAATATTGTTGGAAATAAATTTGATGTTGTAGCATGCCAATTCGCTATTCATTACTTCTTTGATAATAGTATAACTCTTAACGCATTCATTACTAATGTAGCATCTGTTCTTAAAGATGGAGGATACTTTATTGGAACTTGTTTAGATGGAATTGAAGTAGATAAAGCTATGAGAGAGGGAAATATTGAAAAAGGTAATTCTATTCAAGGAAAAATTAAGGATAGAATTGTATGGGATATTAAGAAATCTTATGATAAATTGGATCTTGATGATCCTGAAAAAAATTATGGTCTTCAAGTAGATGTATATATGGAGACAATTAATAAAAGATCACCTGAATATCTTGTAGATTTTAGACTTCTTGAAAGTGAATTAGCTAAAAAAGGTATTAGGGCTCTTACAGATGATGAATGTAAAGATTTAGATGTATCATCACATTCTGGTACTTTCAAAGACCTATTTAAATTAATGGTAGACTCCAATAAAAGAAGTTATTATATTGATAGTGCTAAAGAAATGAAAGATGAAGAGAAAAGTTATAGTTTTATGAATAGATGGTTTATATTTAGAAAAATTTCAGATGATACTATTGATAAAGATGATAAAAAGAAAATTGAAATTGCTCCGCCTCCACCTGCTAAACCAGCACCTAAAAAGAGAGGTCGTGCTCCTAAAAAAACGACTTAAATATGTATCTTAAATAAGCATATAAAGATTATTTGTGTATTATATCTAATGGTAAAAAAATTTATTTTTAATTTGAAGGGTGATTATGTGATTGATACTAATTCATATAACACTCAAAAGAAAAGAGAACTATTTAAAATTAACGACATGATTCATCAGCAACTTATTAATCAGAAAAATAGTATTACTCATCATCATAAATCCCGTAAATGGGATAAGTTTAAAAAATTAACTAATGATTATGAATTAGTATTTACATCAACACAAGGATATCCAAGTATCGCTGATTATTATCCTATTAGTAGGTCATATTTTAAATTATGGGAAATACTAAATGACTTCGCTGATGAAATTAATTTCCCTGATAAACCTATTACTGCAATATTCCTTGCAGATGCTCCAGGAGGTTTCGGTGAAGCTTTCCTTAATTTCCGTGATAGAAACTTTGATGATAATCTAGAACAACAAGATAAATTATATGCTATGTCTTTGAAAGCAACTAATAAAATTATTCCTAATTGGAAATTTAATGATGCTTATTGTAAAAAACATAATATTACATTATTTTATGGAACTTCTGGTACAGGTAATCTATATGATCTCAGTAATATTAATGATTTAACTTGTGAAACAAATGGAAACTCTTGTCATTTTATTACTGCAGATGGTGGTTTTGATTTTAGTAGTGATTTTAATAATCAAGAAGAAATGTCTTTTAGATTGATATTATGTGAAGTATATTCTGCTCTACGATTACAATCTCAGGGTGGTTGTTTTGTATTGAAAATCTACGATATTCACAGTCTAACTACTATGAAACTACTTTATATATTGAAATTATTTTATGAAAATATTTATTTCATTAAACCTCTTTCATCAAGACCGGCTAATAGTGAAAAATATGTATTATGTACTAATTTTTCATTTGAAAACAAAAAAATTCTATATAATGATGTTCTAAAAATGCTTAAACAAAATATACTCACATATACACAATATAATACTAATACTATATGTAATGATATTTCTATACCTATCCAATTTATTAGAGATATTGTTGATTATAATCGTATCTATATCACTAACCAAACTATTCATATTATGAAAACATTAAGTCTTATTGATAATACTGATAATACTAATAATAATATTATTGATGCTACTGATACTATTAAACATCAAGTTCGTAAAGCTGTTAAATGGTGCTATAAATATAATATTAATATTTCTCTTAATAATTTACAAAGATATAGACAATACTATCAAGACTTACCTATTGGTGGTCCTGTTCCTGCTATGGCATCTTCTCCTACTACTGGTTTAACATAACTATCAAAGAGTTTCTGTCCAACACTTACACTCGCTACATGTTCTGTCATTTGATTCTTTTGTATTTTTTCTAACATATCTATCATATAATAGAGTGTCTCAAGACTAGCATTCTTGTCACAACATAATTCAAATAATTTAGGATATTTCTCTATGAATTCAGGATACTTATCCTCGAAAAATACTGTTTGATGACTCTTCTTACTATCACGAATCTCCTTCACTATTCTGCGAATTTCAACTGAATCCATTTTTATTAGTTTTATTATTAGTATCATATATTATTCTTGTAAACGAAACATATGTTCTATATATCCTACTAATCCGGTTAATAACATACCTATTACTCCTATTATTGGTGTTATATAGATTGTACTTGTTTTATGATCCAGTAATCTATAATTTGTTATTGTCAAAAGTGATATTGATATAGCACCTATTGCTACAACATGTGCTATATTTGCTTCATTCTTTATTAACATATATAGTAATGTTATTGCTGTACCAAACATCATATAGGAAATGAATGTGAAGAAACTTGATTTTAATTTTAAATTATTATCATCCGAATCACCTAAAGATGAATACATTGATACACCATCGGCAAGAGCATTTCCTACTACTGTAATCATTAACACCGTTATTATCATTTTTGGTTTTATTTTTGCTATTGTTAGTCCTATTAATAGATTGAAAAGTGTAAGAATAGAATCAGTTCCACCAAACATTATACTACGATAAAATTCTTTTGTCAAAAGCATTTCTATAATATACTCCTATTATTAATCGCTTCTAACAATTAAATTATTTACTATATATGTTCCAGTAGGACAATCTACATCTAATGTCCATATTGAATCTAATCCACGATTATATGAATATAGTGCTGTTCTTCCTGTGAGAAATTCTATATTTTTATATTTCTTTATTAGTTGTCCATAACTCAATGGTTTCTTTGAGACAAGAGATGACCAATATAATGTCTCATGTACTTTCTCTAAATTCCTTAAAGGAGGATTACCATTACTACCAGCATACATTATACCCATATTTAAACCTAAAACATATTCTTTATCAGTACAATAGTATTTATTTGGTAAATGTTTTGCACTGTCTTCACCAAATTCAGTAAATATATCATACATTATATTATTCTCAAAATCTATATGTGATATGAATCTATCTGGTTCTTGAACCTTTTGTACTTTTGTATTAAACAATCTTTTACTTATATTTATTACATCTTCTATTATTTGTACACTCAATGTATCACAATGAAACCTCACCGTCTCTTTGGTATATGTTATATATCCTACTCGCATATATACACCAAATAAAAAACCTAAATCAAATGAAGGAGTTAATATTGTATCTCCTAATATTTGATATTTAAAACTTTCGGGTAAATCCCAAGAAAAAGTAGTTGGCAATATAACATGTTGAGAATCATCATCCCTAAAATAATCTGCTAATACCCATTCTGCTTTTTTGTATCTATCATTCCATGTTAGTATTTCTTGATGTTCGGTGCATGTAAAGTTCTTAAAGAAATTATCATGTTTAATTGTTACTATTCCAACATTCTTATCATTTCTTCTCTCAATTAAGTTTAACACTTTTATAGGTTTTCCATACATATTAAGTACTCGATCTCCTTTTTGTAATTTAGAGATTTCCTTATATGTTCCATTTGACTTAAGGACTTTACCATGTGATATTTGAGCAATACACTTCATTATTTATTTATAATATTATCTTTCCTTTATATAATTATATAGTATGTCTAAATTGAATTTTAGTGATTATGAATTTGAAAAACGTGGATATATGACCGTTCCTCCACCAAGTTTAAATGGAGGATTATATACTGGAGAACCATTTGATAAATGTGGTCTTCATAGAAATTTTCCACAAAAACCTGATACTACTGAAATGCTACAGAGTTATTTACCTCCTGATGCACCTATGAAAGCACGATTTATGTATCCTCCATCTAGACAAGGTAATTCTTTTGTAGAATGGCGTGGTCTTAAAAAATATACTGGAACACAAACTAATCATGGTGTATTTAATGTTTACTGTGCTCCATGCCAAAAGGTAGAAAAACGAGTATATTGTGATGATCTATGTGAAGAAGACCAAAATGAATTCTCCAATTATAATACTTGCATTAATAGAAAGGAAAATAATGATTTTAATAAATATGCATATATAGATTATTAGTTGGAACTAAATAAATGACACGATAATTTGTTGGTATAATCATATTTTTCTAATGGAACATTCTTGTCAAATAAATATAATAATCGGGCTTTTAGATATGTTGTTTTTTTACTCTTATTCTCTATAGGAATATTCGTATTCTTAATATCTCCAAGATCTATATTAGAACCTGATGGAGATCCACTCATGTTTGTAATTATCTATTAAAAAGATATTTTTATATCTAATTGTAATAATAAATGAGTACTATACAACAATCAAATCAAGATGGCGGTGCTAAACGCAAAACTAAAAAGGTAGTTAAGAAACAGCAAAAAGGAGGTCTCATATGCAATAAAGATAGTGATTGTGAAATAGAACATGCAGGGCAAGGGTATTTGTGTCGTAATCTTCCAAAATATGGATCTAGATGTCTTAGTCCAGAATATCTTGCAGAAATGAAGGCTAAAAGAAATGCACAAATAGCCGCTGCTGCTGCTGCACCAACAGACGACGAGGACGATTTTTATGGTGGTGCTAAACGCAAAACTAAAAAGGTACTTAAGAAACGAGGAGGAGAACAATATCTTGGATCTTGTGTGAATATTGATGATTGTGTTGAGGCGGATGATTATTCGAATAACGAAATATCTAAAGAAAAATATGATTGTAAAGCTGTAACTGGTTCTCCATCCAAAAAATGTGTTCCTAAAAGTAGTGGTGGTGCTAAACGCAAAACTAAAAAGGTACAGAAAAAACGAGGAGGAGGAGATCCTCCTAATAATGCAAATGCTCCAGAAGAAGAAGAAGAAGAAGAAGAAGTTCTTGAAGAACCAGAAGAGGGTGGTGCTAAACGCAAAACTAAAAAAGTACAGAAGAAACGAGGAGGAGATGCAGCTTGTGGTACTGAGGGTCTTTGGTGCCCATCTTATACAAAATGCGCATATAATAACGGACAATTTAAATGTGTGGCTGGTGGTGGTGCAACTAAAGCAGTTTATAAAGGAGGTTCTTATGTTGTACATATAGGTAAGCGTGGAGGCAAATATATTGTTGTTAAAGGACAGAAAGTTTATGTTAATAAAAAATAGATCTAACTACCAAATAATTTACCACCATGAACACGCTCATGTATAACTTCATTATCATCGTGATCTGATATAAACTCATTCACTTTATTATAGAATTCCTCAAATGATACATTGTGTTTATCATTTATAAATAACTTACAAGATGTACTCTTACAAGTATCTTTATTGTCAACTTCCCTAAATATATCACCTAAAAATTGCTCAAAATGTTTCGTATCTTCCATTAATTTATCCCAATCAATTTGACTTGATATTATTGTCTTTATATCTATATTTTCATCTTTAATATCTTCTAACATACTATCTAATTGTACCTTACTATTTAGTCTCTTGAGTACATTCTTTAAGTCCGTTTTTGTTACTTTATCATTCCTATTAATCGTTTTTTCCCGTAATATATGTAATATATATGAAAGTCTTGAACTATTTAAAGAAATTATTGCTTTATCTGTGTTATATAGAGAATTATCACTTGGACTACGATTTAGACGCTCATAAGAAGCATGATCATTATCAAACCTTTCCAATAGAATATCTACAAAATCCTCAAATATAGTTCGCATTACCACATTTCTCTTTTTATATTTCATTAAGTTCTCTACTACTTGAGAACCTATCTCATTATTAATATCAAACTCTTTCTTCGTAATCCATTGATGTTCTAATGCTTCATATATAGTAGAACGATTTGCTATATCCTTCTCTAATAAACTTGCAATAAATGATTTTGCCTCATCTGATATATCATACCAACAAGATCTTTTGAAATCTACGGAATCAGTTAAAATTGAATTCCATATCTTATAAACAGAAGGTTTAAAGGGATTTTGTTTGTCATTAAAAGGAACTTTACCTGTCAGTAATAAATGTGTCATAACTCCTATCGCCCACACATCCGATTTTTTACAGGTTTGCGATGATAAGGTCTCTGGAGCTGCAAACCATGGTGTCATTTCAAACATCGTATTATCATAGGATTTCGTTGTGTCTATTGATATTCCAAAATCTATCAATTTAATACTCCGTAAATTATTCTCTTCCTTAAATAGAAAGTTTTCTGGCTTTATATCATTATGAATTATATCTTTATTATGGCATTCTGCTACAATACTTATACATTCCTTTATGATATTCCTTACACATTCCTCTGACAATTTACTTGTTTTGGAAGCATAATCATTTATATCTCCACCTGTACAATTCTCCATTATTATATATACATTTTCATCATCTTCTATTACTTCTTCTAATTGAATTATACGACTATCTTCTTTGAGTCTCTTCATTATTTCTACTTCTTTTTGAATACTATCATAATGGTATTTAATCTTCTTTTCTGAAAAGGCGATTGGATTAAGTGTCTTTGGAATAATTTTACAAGCAAAAGTTAGTTTTGGTTCTGTCTTTGATGTTATTAGTTTCACAGTAGAATTACCTCCTTTACCTATTTGTTTTAATATATCATATTTCATATTCAGCATATATTCTATATGTAATATATAAATATAGTTTTATATAGTTTTCAAATTTTTTATATGATGAAATTATAGACCCTTAAAGATTTAAAATCAAGATTTTAAACTTAAGGTTAGGTTTTTGCATACCTGTCATAATTTGGATTGTAGCACCGATGTAGAACTACTGAATGATGTCTTTGCTTCTTAAGAGATAATCTGGTCTTACTCTTTCTATTAGAGTGCTCCTGATTATTTCATAGATATTTAAGGAAGCATTTACATCTCTATTCCATATACTTGAACATGTTTGACACATGGTAAGTCCATGGCGTTTGATTGTAATATCTTTTTTCCAAGGTCTTGGATTTTTACAATACCTAAATGTATCACAACGACCTTCTTCGCATTTATAACACTTACAACTGGTTTTATGTTCATCTACAAGGTAAATATTATAACCGTGTTTTCTAAACATATCTCTAAATCCTTTTCCTTTTACTGGTTCTTTAAACTTACGATGTTTGTATTGTTCAAAGTCTCCAATACCAACTACGACTTCTTCTGGTTTTCCAAATTTCTTTCTAAATCTATTCATAAAGTTGTCTTCTGTTCTCTTACGATTACTATAGGCATTAAGATTTAACTTACGGAATATATATGTCTCATAGAAAGCAAATAGTTTTTGATTGATAAAGTTCTTTTGTTTTATGTAATCTTTGAACTTATTGAAGTCAAGTGTCTTTTTATTGAAAGGACTTAATGTTGCTTCTAACTCTTTGATAGTCATTCCATCAATCAAATTCTCTTGTTTGAACTTATCAGTCATTTTCATGTATTTCTTTGACTTGGTTTCCTTTCTTCGTTGGTCTTGCGTATATCGTAGTTTTTCTGTATTATTATTTTTATCAATTGAACTACAGAATAGAAGGTCGCTCATGTTAGGGTCTATTGCAACGATTTTCTTATCTTTCAAGGTCTTTACTTCTTTATTACCTAAATCAATAATATATGTTTCTTGGTTTTTGAATTTAGGTGCTCTTAACTTTTGTTTTCCAAACTTATCTTTCCTTATAAATTGAATTGATACGCTTACTCCATCAGTCTCAATCATATGATTGAAGATATAATTTTTCTTTTGCTTAAAGACACGGTCTTTTGTTTTGAAAAACATGCTCCATAACTGACTTTGATATTTTTTTAGGTTTCCATTTTTTTTATAGACATCTTGATTAAACTCATGGATATTTGCATCTATGAATAGACTAATGATTGAAACTGTATCTATCTTTGTATGTTTAGGAACAATATTACTACGAAGAGGACAAATATTATAGATTGTCTTTTCTTTCTCTTCTACACTCTTCATAGTATAGAACATACAAGGATAATAATCTTGGGGATGGACTTGAATATCATAGTATATACTATCTTTCTCAAAGTTTTCCTTCTGTGGTAATAGGAAACTCTTTTTGTCTTTTATCCAATCGTGGTATTTAGAAGGAGATTTTAGAATAGAATTCTCTACATTTAATATGTCTTTTTTAACTTTTCTTAATTCACTAATAAATTTATTTTTCTCTTCTGTATTATTTTCTTTCATGAAATCATCTTTGTTGAAAGAAGTATTAACATATCTTTCTATATACTCTACATAGTGTTGTTTAATATTATTTTCTATCATAGTGATAATAGAGACTGTTGTATATTCAAGGATATTGTTTAGGTGAAGAGAAGACTGTTTATCATCAGTCATCAAATCTTTATAGTGGTTTTTATAGAATATATCTAACTTATCTCTTAATTCAATAGTATCTTCTGCAGGAGGTCGTCCTTTTTCACTCTCTTTGACAGTTTGAGTTTTCATAACATTACTAACAAACTTTTGGTCAATAATAGGTAATGTTTTTGTCTCATCGTAGCACCATATCAAGTATAGTTTTATGAATTGATATGTATGTATAACAATCTTATTATTCCTAATAATAATCTCATTCAATTTCTCTAATGTTGCTGGATGCTTAATAATATTCGTAAGTTTAGTCTTGTAGCATTTATAGAATGGAAGTTTATCCATTCATTTGGTTTGTTGATAAGTAAATAAAGAAATAATAATTTCAAATTTTTTTCTTAAAGTGGAAACTTGATTGGATTAGTAATATAATATACTATTAATTTCAATTAGAGACAAAGAATATGTTGATATTAATAGTAATATATAATCCAATTAGTTATTTATGTAAAACGGTGTTTTAAATCTTCAACGGTCTAAATTTTTATATGATAAAAATATAAAATCATTATGGCAAATGCTAAAGTACTAACAGAAACTAAACTTAAATATGATCAATCACGATGTAAATATAGTGAACATGATAATGATCAAACTAAAGAAGAAGGATTTCAAAAATATATAGACGAATTTTGTCCAAAATATAATCGTGATGATATTTTATTGAGATTAGTCGCATGGATATGGGTTGTATTTTCTTGTTATAAAAAAATTCAATATACACCGCTTCTAAAAGGTAATTCGGCAAATGCTAAATTTTGTCTTATACGAGGAGAAATTATTTATCGTGATAAAAAGGTAAAAGACTTATTTGCTAAAATTCAAATAAGTGAATGTGGTGATAATATGCTTGTTGATAATGTTAATGGATACTTCATAAATACTATATTTGATGATCATCGTAATTCAATTATACATAGAAAACATTTCATGACTTATTTAGACTCTTGTTTAACTTGTTTAAGTGAAGATGATAAAGGTATAAGTTTTCCTCTTGAAGATATATTATATAATACTGGAACTTTAGCTTGTAATGTAAATAAAGATCATCTATTATGTAGATTAATTAATAGAGACCCTAAAATTATGTATGGGAAAATATCATTTCATAAGACAATAACAGGTAATAAAAATTTAGTTAAATATTTATATATGTTAAGAAAAGAAGGATGGAATTATAGAGTTAGTAGAGACTTTTATAAAAAAGTTGAAAAACTTTTTAGGGCTATTGAATTTCTTGGTCAAAACTATGGATTTAGTCATAACGACGCTCATTTAGGAAATATATTATATAGTGAAGTAGTTGATCCTGTATCTAATGAACCTGCTGATGAATTTGTACTTATTGATTATGGTCGTGTTATATTTAATACAAACGCTTTCTCTCAAGAATTACTTGATGAATTAGATCAACGAGTAGGATTTGAATTGAAAAAACATTATCCAGCTATGGCATGTGGAAAAACTCCCACTTATGGTTATTATCAATTATTAAGAAGAACAGAAAATATCAAACATAATGGATTTCAACCAATCATTAGTAATTTATTACCTAATGAACACTCATTAACAATTGATGCATATAGATTTGATATTATGACTATATCTATGGGTATTCTTAGTTATATATCTAAATTACAAATGCAAACCATATATAACAAATGTGTCTATTTCTTAGCTCAAGATGAATTAGATAAAGAATTAGATTTTGTACTTATTGGAACTCCTGAATTTATAGATAACTACTTATCGAAAATCAATAAGAACGAACCAGAATATATTATTTCTCAAGGTATACTCTTGTTTTCTGTATTCATTCATTATCTATATACAGAATCAAGTAAGAATAAGGAAGATAAATTTGACGCTGCAGTTTTAAATTGCATAGATCTTGTTATTTATGAAGGATTTGAAATGTATAATGTTAATATGGATAATTTAAGTATGTTCGGTATAATGCATACTTCCTTTCAAATATTATATATCCCTCATTGGGAAAAATTCTTAAAATATTATACAGATATGTTATATGGTAGTAATGCCAATAATAATGCCCAAAATAATGCCGCTAATAAACAAAACTCCACAAGAACTACAACTCGTGTCGCTAATGACCCCAATAGAAGATTATCTAATTACGGAGGAGCAAAAAAATTGAAAACTATTGTCAAAAAAGTAAGCAAGAGTAAATTCAAAAATCACATGGTTGGTGGCAATATTCCTGAAGAACAAGATAATTCTCTTAACAAATATTTTGATTTCGAAAAAGCTTCTATTGGTAATCGTGGAGACCAAACATGTAGAAAAAATGATTTAGATAATTCCAGTTTTGAACGAGTGACTTCTATTGATTTAATGAAAAATATACCATTACTCAAAAAAGTACCATTTGAGTCTATAAAACACAAATTTGAAATATTGTCTCAATCTAAACCACAGCAGTCTAAAGTTCAACAGGCTAAACCACAACAGACTAAAGTTAGACAGAATAATAGACAAAACAATTAGGCAAGACCTTGTTTATCCAGTTTAAACTTGAGAGCTGCTTTATCACGAATAGGACCAAATGCTCTCCTATCGGCATCTTTAGCTTTTAAAATCCTTTCTATTCTTTCAAATCGTAATTCATCATCATCTTTAGTTGGATTATCTATTCTATCGTATTCATCAAATATATGTTTTTGCAAGAGATTGGCAGAATTCTTTACTGTTCTGCCTATTATATCGTTCGTTTTCCTTACTGTCCATTCGGGCTCTTTGTCTCCTTCTTTGAGAAATACATTCACTTCGGCGGGCCATTTTGAACTCTTGTGAGTTATGTTATGATTTTCTGGAACATCCTTATTTAAATGGATATTCGCAATCAAATCTGGTATGCCATTACCTAATGCATCTTTGAGACATTTTGTTAAGAATTCAGGTGTTAAATGGTCTAAATTTTCACTTCCAAAGGGATTGATTTGAATGGTGATATTGTATGTATTATGATTGTGGATATTATTGGTGACGCTGTTGTCAATATGGGTGCTATGGTCATCATTATTAGTAGTATTATGATGATTGGAATTATCTGTGATGTTATTTATAGTTATATGTGCTTCTTTCATGTGTCTTGAAAGACTTGATGCATGACAGAAAGATTTATCACATTGATTGCATGTATGTGTTTTTTCATATACTTTTAGTTCTCCAATTAGTTCATCAGTAGATTTATTACTGAATGTAGTAGGACATTGTTTTTTTTTAGTAAGATGTTTAATATAATGACATCTATTTTCACTTGAATAGTGACAACGAGGACACTCGTACAACATTATATATCTTATATTAAGAATTTCTTATATCATTTTATTCTTAAATATATTGACAATTTAGGGTGGTTCATAAACTCCTATAGGATTCATGTTTTTCTGGAACACTTTAAAAAATCAGTGTCTTTACAGTATTGTATTATATCTTATAGTATCTAATACTATTCATGATACTTTTAATGGTTCATGAAAAAAATCTATAGAAATATAGAAAAATCATAGAAATCAAGAGTACCAAATGGACTTTAAGAAATAGACTGAAAAAAGAGGTGTTATGGAAAGTATTCTACAAAACAGAAATTGTTGAGGGACTTTAGGGAAAAGACCCCTAAAAAAGGCCCTGTTTTAAAGAACCATGAGAATCGGAAAAAAGTTGGCGACTTTCAAAAATTCAACGGTTTTTGAGGAAATATGAAAAATCGTTTTAAGAGTTGTAGACTTTTGAATTTCGTACTACCCCCAAACATACTCCAATTAGCATATTCCTAATATATAGAGACTTATAAGACTGACAAACTCTTAATTCACATAAATAATAATAATATATACTGTATTGTATATGATTTTTTCATACTACCCTATATTAGGAATATGCTAATTGGAGTATGTTTGGGGGTAGTACGAAGGTTTTCTAGGATTTCTCTTGGAGGGGTACTTTTTTTGACATATTCAAATTATAAAATTTCAAAAAAACGACTTTTTCAAGATCATTACTGTTTTCAGTAATAAAAATAATATTTCCAAAAAATCACGAAAAAATATTTCCAAAATTTTTTGAAAAAGTCTATATTTTTTTGACAATTTTTTGAGATTAAATAAAAATTAATTTAATTATTTTACAGTCTTATAATTTAACTATTAATTTAAATAATTAACACTTAGAATAGTCTTAAAATATTTCGTATAAAACTAATATGTTTTTAATTTTATCAAAAATTAAATTTTTGAGACTATATTTTAATAAAACAAATTTTTATAAATAAAAAATAAATATAAGACTTATCCAGTATATAAATTATTATTTATTTAACAAGTATTATTTTCTTGACCAAACTTTTCCATACACTCTTTCATATAATTTTTCATATATACTTCATGTAATTCTACCCATTTAGCTTCACATTCTTCAATATACTTTTTCTTTTTTGCTTTGTATCCTAAAGCAAAGTCAATAAGCGGTTGTTTAGAAGGGTCTATTACAACATGTTCAATAGTATCTGGATGTGCTTCTTTAGTGTGTGCTTGAAGACTTCTATTATGTGAAAATGATTTATCACAATTAGTACATTTGAATGCTCTTAAAGCATCTTTTTCTTCAATAAAATCTTCTAGTATATGTTCACTTGGTTTATTACTAAAAGTAGGTACGCATTCCTTCTGTTTTTTAAGATGTTTAATATAATTACTCTTTTTATCGGTTGAATAGTGGCAACGAGGGCATTCAAGCAACATTTTATATGATTACATAATCACAAATAAAACTTTCAAATTTTTTTTTGAAAAGAATATAAAAAAATAATAATCCTATCTAATCCCACTATTTCTTACTTTTAGTTTTAGTCTTACTCTTGCTTGACTTATCACTTTTACTTTTTGTTGATTTATCACTCTTAACGGACTTATTGTCTATATCTTTACTCTTATTAGTCTTATCTTTAGTCTTATCAGTCTTAACATAAGAAGCAATTTCGTCCAATTGAGATTTAGTAAGTTTGAATAATGAACCCAAGTTATTCTTATCAATTAACTTATATGGAAGTCTATAATTATCTTTACCATTCTTCTGTATATACCATGAATAAGGTCCAGATTTCAATTGGTAGCCATTACCATAATCATAAGGTAATTTCATGATAAAGTCAATATCTTCCTTCGTAATGTCCTTATAATCAATACCCTTAACTTTCAAATAGGTCTTTAAGTCTTTATATATAGGTTTTCCATCAGGTCCAGGATATTGAATAACAGGTCCAAAGCGAGTAACTCTAACAGTATAATCAGTTCCTTTATGTGATATATCTTGACTGGCATTAACTAATTGTATCTTATCGCTCGCTTTAATCTTGACTTTATCAAATTTAGATAGATGCTTATTGAACTCCTTCCAGAATTCCCCCATAATCACACCATACTTTTTATGACCATCCGAAATCTTATCCAATTCATCCTCCATTAAAGCAGTAAATTTCCTATCAACAATATATTCAAAATTAGCCGTAAGGAATGTGTTAATTTCAGTACCAATATCACTTGGAATTAACTTACTCTTTTCTTGTCCAACAAACACTTCATCTTTCTTTTCTTTAAGTGTTTTCTTATCAGGTGTCCAAATGAAATGTTTAGCTTCCTTTTTCTCACCAGCCGTATCAAGTTTATCAACATAATGCTTCTCATACAGTTTAGACATAATTGCAGCATAAGTAGCAGGTCGTCCAATACCTTCTGTATCAAGAACCTTAATAAGACTACTTTCATTATATCTTGCTGGTGGTGAAGTCCAAGTGTTTCTTGCTAATACTTCCTTACATATTACCTTTGCATTCTTAAATTCCTCAATCTTCTTTTTAAGTTCAGTGTCGTCTCTTTTTTGTCCATATACGATTAAATATCCTTCAAACTCCAGTCTCTTAAACTTTCCAACGAAACGCATGTTATTTTTCTTTAAGAAGTCATCCACTAATATGACATCAAGTTCTTCATATACAGCAGGTTTTAGACGACTTGCTACAGAGCGTTTCCATATAAGTTCATACAATTTGACATGGTCAACAGTAATGTCTTTGTTAGTATCTAATGTATTCAATTCAAATTTAGTAGGACGGATACATTCGTGTGCTTCTTGTGAATGTGCTCCTTTCTTACCAGCAGGTCCATTTTCTTCATAGAATTGTACTCCGTATCGTTTGAGTACAAGTTCTCTAATTTGTCCAACAGCATCAGCAGACATATTGTAAGAGTCAGTTCTCATATATGTGATTAGGCCGTTTTCATATAAGTCTTGTGCGAGTTTCATAGTTCTCTTCACACTTGACCCCATCTTGTTATATGCTTCTTGTTGTAGTGTCGATGTAATGAAGGGAGAATCAGGTTTAACTCTTTTAACTTTAGAGTTACATTTTTCTACACTAAATACCTTACCAATTTTAGAAAGTAATTCTTTAATTTTCTTTTCATCATCCAACTTACAAACGGTTTCTGCTTTGTATAATTTTGCCTCGTTAATATCGTGTGAGAATGTGCCTTCACAACTCCAATATGAAGTAGTTTCAAATTTGGCAATATCCTCTTCTTTCTCAACGATAATTTTAAGTACAGCCGATTGGACACGACCAGCAGAAAGACCACCAACATTAGCTTTATAGTGTTTCCATAGGATAGGAGACAATTTAAACCCGACAAGTCTATCAAGAACACGGCGAGCTTGTTGAGCATCCACCATTTTCATATCAATAACGCCTGCATTAAGTACGGCTCTTTTAAGTGCATCTTTAGTAATTTCATTAAAAAGGATACGCTTATATTTTTTAATATGAAATTGTTCTTTAACATGCCAAGCAATAGCTTCACCTTCTCTATCAAAATCAGCGGCTAATAGAACAATATCACTTTCTTTAATTTTCTTGCCCATTTCTGCTATAAGTTTTTGTTTATCATAAATGGGTTCATATTGGGGTAGGAATCCGTGTTCAATATCAACACTAAGTTCTTTTTTCTTAAGGTCTCTAATGTGTCCCATAGATGCCATAACAGTAAATTTGCCATAAATCTTAGTTAATTCAGGAGTACCATTAAGATATTTAGCAATAATTTTAGCTTTTGCAGGAGATTCCACAAAAACAATAGTCTTCATTGTCTTTATTTAATCTAAATATATTTACATATCTCTATATGATATTTTTCAAATTTTTATTTTTTATTATTCTTCTTTATTTTCTTGATTTTACTCTTTGATACTCCACCATATTTATTTAGATCTAATTCTTCTATAGGAACAAATGTACAATTATTTATTTCAGCAATTTCATAAGGATCTCTTTTATCAAACATATTATCATTAATTACTTCTTGTAATTTATCTATATTAGGCCATATCATATATCCATTCTCATCATATTCAATAGGTTTATTCCATCCGAAACTTATAAGTTCTTCAGTTTTACGTTTATTATATTCTTGAAGTGTTTCATTGTCTTCATAATTATGAGAATTCCATGGTGGAATAAAATCATCCCATTTATGTTTATCCATTCTATAAATATATAAGAAACTTTGTTTATACTTTATATAATTCTTTCAATTTAGTTATATAAGTAAGTAATGAATGTCCATATAGAACATATTTATTAAATAGAGTCTTTTTAACTAAAAATGTAGCAAGAGATAAATATATCATAAACCATGAGAATGAACCTTTATCTTTAAGAAGAATAGGATTACCTATATGTTTATATGTATTACCGAAAGGAACTCGTGGTACTACATCAATATCAATATAGAATCTACTTACTTCTTTCAATCGTGAATCAAATAATTTAGCAAAATCTTCATCTCCTAATTTAGGAGATCCAAATGTATAACAAGTGATATTAGCTGCAGGATATAAAAAAGAACATTCTAATGCTAAAAATTGAATAGATGCTCCAGAACTATGACCCGTAAATACAATAGTAGTACCACCATTTTCAATATAGGTTTTAATATGTTCTTTAAGTAGTTCGCTAATAATCAAATAATCCTTATAAAATCCGGAATGTACTTTACCACAATAAATATGATTAATATAGAATGGTGTAAGTATTATATTCATATCATCAATAACATCTTGTATATCATCAAGTCCTCTAATTGAGATATATAATTTATCTTTCCAAAGGAGAACAAACCCTTCATTCCAATCTTTTTGTAAAAATGTAATATCATTAAGTATAGTAATACCTAATTCATTAAAAGTTTGAATAAATTGGTCATCAACATTATCTTTATATGCCAAATTACATAGATTAGCACAAATTAATTCATTATCAACTTTGTTCATATAATATTACTCTTATTATCTATATAAGAAATAGAAAAATTAAATTATACTCATGCTCTTTTAATAGCAATTTTATTTGAATGAACTTTGGGGAAAAATTGACTTGCATATTCATCATCAAATTGATGTGGTATATTATGTACAAATATCGTTCCTTTATTTTGTGAAAGCCAAGATACAGTTGGTACATCTACAAGGAAATGGAATATTTGATATTCATTAAGTACAAATTGTCTTCTGGGAGATTTATATTTTATGCGAAATCTTACATATGAATCAGAAACGAATGATCCAAATGGTTGTGCTGTCTTTGTAATTTGATGAAGGATAAGACCAGAAGTATGTCCAGTATCAGCGTGTATTCCTCCCATAACAACAAGTTTATCTTGAGGACTATTAGCGATTTGCGAAATTTCTTTCAAGAATAAATAAGTATCATAATTATAAGCATTATTATAGAAGTGATTTACATTATTGTATATGGTGTTCAACCAGTAATAAACAGATTCTTCATTAAGACAATTTTGTAAACTATCTTTAACATTTGGTCTTAATTCTGCATCTAATTTATGTTCTCCAAATTCAACAAATTCTATCATTATTCCTATTATTTCATAAGATTTTGTTTTATTAGACATTCATAATTCTGACACCTTTAAGTCTTTTAAGTGAAACTTTTTCAACCTTATTATTTGCTTCTTCGTCAAAAACGGCTTGTGCTACTTTCTTTCCCGTTTCTTTATCATGTTCAAAGTAGTTAAGTAGTTTTTCTTTAATAGAAGTCTTTTTAACAACCGGTTTAGTATAAGATACTTTATAACGGAGTTTTCCATCTTTAGTATTAAGGTCTTCAATATTGTATCTTGACATAAATCCAAGAATTTTTTCAGAAAGAACCTTTTGAACAGTCTTCTTTTCTTTAACTGCTTGGTTAAGTTTTTTAATTTGATTATCAATATCCATCCACATTTTAACTTGGTGTTTAAATTCTTCTAAAGCGATATTATCAGGTGTTTCTACTACAGAAGTTTCTTTTTTTTTACCACCATAAATGCTACTTCCATTTTCACTTCCAGCATCAGAAGTATTAAGCTGTTGTTGTCTAAGATATTGTTCCATCAAAGCGTTGGCATTTTGCGACATTTTCTACTATTCTATTTGTATAGAATAAAAGTTTTATCCTTAAATCTATTTCTTTTTGGCAACAACTTTCTCTTTAAGTTTTGTCTGTTTAATTAAATTTTCAACAAATTTATTTAAATCAAATTGTAGTTTTTTAATTTTAGTAACATCTTCGTCTTTACCACCCCCTCGTTGTTTCTTTGCTACAACTTTAGGTTTTTTAGCAACCTTGGGTTTCTTTGCTACTTTAGTTTTTTTAGTAAGATAATGTTTATTAAAATGGTGTTTCATAATAGGGAATTTTCTTTCTTCTTCATATACTTTTGCTTTATTATTTTTGAACATCTTAATCATAGGGAAAAACACCTTTTCTTCTTGAGGAAATAATTTCTTATATAGTTCTTTATCTTGTGTTCTGATTCTATCAAGATTACTACTTTCAATTTCTACAACATTCACTTTATTACCCATATCTTCTTTAACTAGTCTCCAATCTTCCTTCATCATAGTGCAATGAGGACACCATACAGCGAAAACTAGTACAACTGTATTCTGTTTAAGACAATCCTTAATTTTAGTAGTATTTGAATGAAAATCATCATCATTATTATTGAATTCTACAACTGTCATTTTCTATTGTTATTATAATAACAATGGAAAAATATATAATATCAATATCTTTTGTTGTAATATTAGCATTTGTAGCATGGTTATTAATTTATACACCTCCACAAATAGACTATGTCTTATATCATGTAGTATTAATTCCTTATGATGTGACACATAAACCGATGCTTCCTTCAAAGAAAGAGAACGAATATTTGATAGTAATAAACCAGAGTTCTTTTATGTATGTGTTAGATGCTTCAAGAAAGCAACATGAATTTAGGGTTGCAAATCAGACATTAACGAAATCAGAATTAAAGGAAATAGCAAAAGAAATGTTGCCAAAAGAGGCAAAACCGAAATTTTATATCTTCTAAACAATAAAGAAATAATGAAAAACCCGTTTCCAAATCAGGTATTAGAAGATGAATTAATATGCCATAACTATAACGCTTTAGATGTGAATTATGTCCAAAATAATCAAGATAGATATTTAGAGTTTATGTATGTCCCACAATATTATAAATGTTTCAAGAATATTGATAGTGATAATTCTACTCATTTCCCAATAGACCTTCCATTAGAAAGTAGATTTTGCGATGAGAATGTAGTGTATAAAAGAGGTGGAAATAATAAAAATCCAACTAATTTAGATAAAAGGAAACAAAAGTTTTTAATTCCATATTGTGAACAGAGTACTTATGATAATGCAATAATATGTAATAGTCGTAAGTGTTGTTCAAGAAATCATCAACTCTTTATGAATATGACGAAGAGGAGTGATGCAATGTTATGTGGTCCTAAACCGACATTATTAAGAAATGAATGTTGCCATGATTGTCCTAATAAGACTTTTGAATTTGCTCCTAAACCATCTGATTAGATTGTAAAAATTCTTGTATATATTTTCTTTTTATTATTTAATTATGTCAGAAATTATAAGACTAGAAACAGCTGTTACAGATTTTGTAATATTTTCAAAAGATACAATAAATAGTATGAAAGATACAACGAATAGTATGAAAGATACAATGAGTAGTATGAAAGATACAATGAATAGTATGAAAGATACAAACAATACTATTAAAATATATACAAAACAATTACAAAATTTTATTGCTATAGAAGGAAAAATAATTGAAGAAGAACTAAATGGTGCTATGAGAAAATATTTACAACATGATTCAATATTTAATAAATATTATATTTATCGACTTAAGCAATGGAAATATATTAATGAACCATTAATTAAAAATAATATATTTAGTAATAAAGATGAAATTACTGAATTAGATGGATGCTATGTAGTAAGTAGTAATAAATACGATATACCAACAGATTTTATAGAACTTTTACGAGAACCTATTGATAATATACAAAGTAAACAAAATACAGAAAAACCATATTTTATTATATTAGAAGCAAAGCATTCTATAAATAAAGAAAAAATAGAACATAAAATAGATAAAATGAAATCATTCCAAGAATATATTATTAATTCTCAAAATACTACATTTATATCTAAGTGCACAAATGAATACAAAGAAAAAATACAAATCTATAAATTAAATGAATTAGATTATAAGATACATTTGTTTATAGGTGCTAAAAAGATGCATAAAGATGGAGTAAAATATATTAATAATAACTTTGAAATATGGAAGACACAAAATAATATTATAGTAAGTTATTTTCTACCAGAAGGTGGAAATTTTGCTCTCTATGATTATTATAAAAACTTTACTCCAAATAGATTATTATATTCCGATATAAAAAGCACTAATATCTCTGTGAAATCTGTTAAAATTGGTTCTGGAAATAATAAGAAACGAAAACCTAAAGTTAAATAAGACTTTTGAATTTGCTCCTAAACCATCTGATTAGATTGTAATAAATCTATATAAGGGTTTCTGATTCTATTATTCTATAATGTCTTCTGAAATAATTGCAAATACAGAACGATTAGAGCCATTGCTGGAATCATCATCTGAACCAATAATAGAACAGTCATCTCAATATAGAAATTGTGATTATGGTAATTGTGAATATAGATTACCTAAAAGACAATCTTCAAGACCAAGTGTTATTGCTACAACTTGTACTATATTAGTATCAATTCCAGCATTATTAGGAAGTTGTTGTTGGCCAATTTTACTTGCAGGTATATTTGGTATTACAGCGACAGCGAGTGCTAAAACATTATCTCACACATTATCTTTTGGGATAAATCTTGCAGTTCTAACCAATCTAATACAATATTTTGCTATGAAAAGGAGTTCTATAAAAGGAACTTATATGAAAAAATATGGAGTAATATATTTATTAACATTGGGAACAATACTAATAATGACAGATTTATTAAGGCATGTTCTAATGGATGCAGGAATTATAAACATGAGTATGTATAAGGAAGATTGTTCTCCTACAACAATAATAAAAGGATTTGAATGTTTATCTTTAGTAGGATGGGTAGTAACAGTTATATTTACATGGTGTGGTTTTGGGTGTTTAATAGTAAGTGTGGTATGGTCATCTGGAGTAGTTAGAAAGACAAGGTCAGCGTGGGAACACTTGAGATATTAGTATATTAGGCTACAGATGCTTATAAATCGCAAAATTAAAATCTTACGACTTACTATGATTAGAGTTAACTCTATCATTTTAAAGGGTAGGCACCAATACCCTAAGGAAATTTAAATTTTTCTTAAGAAAGTATTTTTATACAAATATTCCTTGCACCGTGAATATCTCTATCCATTTCATATCCACAAGAACAAGAGTACTTCTTTGAACTTCCAATATCATTCTTTTTACCACAAGTACCACAAGTTTTTGTGGTATATTCTTCTGTCACCATAACAAGTTGTCTATGTTTGGTTTTCACATAGTACTTTAGTTTATTTCTAAAATCACAATGAGACAAATCAAGCATTTGTCTTACTGTTTTATTAGATATTACTCTTTTAGGTGATCTCTCTACCATTTCACTTGATTTGAATTCTGGAAGAAATATATAATCAAATCCATCACATAGATATTTACAAGTTTTCCAATGTAAATCTTGGACTTTGTTTCTAACTTTATTTCTTAATTTAAATAATCTGTTCCTTAAATTTCTTTTAGTTCTCCAATTGTTAGATTTGCTTCTTATTGATTCATATGAATCAATTTGTTCTGTTATTGGTTTTATAAATTTACTAGAATATTCATCACCTATTTTTCCACAGATTCCATCTGGGCTATAAAATGTTTGAAATGTTCTAACTCCAGGATCAAGAAAAACACTTCTATAAGGAGCACTTTCTATTATAGTAGGTTCTTGTTTAACTCTTGGAATACATAAATACCAATATCCAGGTTTAGTTTTTAGACAAGTAACTATTCCGCTTGTTTGTTCTTTTAGTGATTTTAGATCTCTATTTCTTACTCTAAAACTAGTTTTAGCTCTCTTTGAAAATATTCGCATCTTTTCGAAATTTATTGATTCTTTTCTAATATGAAAGATTTCACTAGTAGCTTTCTTAGATTTAAAAGAGACATCAAAATTTTTATTATCTCTATTTTTTACTAAAGCAAAGTTAGATGAATATACCCAAAGCAATTGGTCTATTGCATATTGTCTAGTATCATAAGGTATTTCTTTTTGCCAAATATCATCTTCATTTAAGTCAACATCAGGAGTAACTATTGCATCTCTAATTACACTTCTATTAAGAAAATTGTAATTTATATTTAGTTTAGTATCTTTACAATGTACTTTGCAAAAATGCTCATCTTCAACTTTCTTTTTGCAACATTGGTTTCCTTTGTTTTTACCTTGTTTTAATATATAAACACAACCATTATTTTTGTTTATCAGTTTCTCTCTTTCGTTCTTTGCTTTTTGTAGTGATTCCTGATATTCTAATTTTACGAAATTGTTTGCTTTGTTGTAAAAGTAACGATTTGCTCCTAGGCACTTGTTGAATAATACTATCTGTTCCTGTGATGGATAAATTCTTATCTTTCTGCAATATTTTATACTTTCTTGATCCATAGTATCTTGCTGTGAAAACTGTAACGATTGATAAGACATCTTCGGCGAATTCGTTAATAGGTGATTTGATTCCTTCATTTTCAAGCACTCTAAGAATGGCTCCATGCTTTTGGAACATGAATTCAAAGATTTCATATCCAAATCGACACAATCTGTCTTTATGGGCAACCACAACTTCTTTGATATTTCTAGAGAAGAGGAGTTCCAGTACTCTAATAAGTCCTTTCCTTTTGAAATTGAGTCCAGATCCAATATCTGTAATGACTTCATAACTGGGAAACTCTTCTTGGAGGTAATTGACTTGTCTTTGAAGATCGTTTTTTTGTTTACTTGAAGAGACTCTAGCGTAGATAATAGACTTCCTTTCATCTTTCTCAACAACTTTATAGATATATCTTCTGTGTCCACCTTCTGTAGTAGTGAATTTAATTTTTCCTTCTGCACCCCAGATTCTAAGGCATTCATTTGTAACACCAAGTAGTTTCGAAAGTTCGTTTGGTTTATAGATTTTGTATCCATCCTCCATAATTTAATATGTTGTCTTGTCTTTATATAGTTTTCATTTTTGAGTTTCTTTAAGTATAAATTAAAAATAACTAATGTGATTTTTGCGATTAAATTGCACCAGCTGTAGTTTTTGCTAATAGAGCATCTAATTTACTTTTAAGATCCATGATTTGATCCATATCGTCTTTTTTAGTATCATCCTTTTTGGCGGTTCTTGCTTTCAGTTTTTCCTTTAAGCGATCTTTTGTTGATTTTTTAGTTGAAGATGAAGAAGAAGTAGATTTACTACTAGATTTAACTTTAACAGGTTCTTCTTTAGGTTCTTCTTTAGGTTCTTGCTTTTCTTTAACTTCTTTAACTGGTTCTTTAACAATTTCCTTTTCCTTTTTCTTTAATGGAGTAATAGGAATTACATCAGGTAAGTCTTTAGTTTTATTAGTTTTAGTCTTAGTAGATGTTTCAGTATTATCTGCTTGTTGAATCATTTCAGTTAGATTATTAATATTAATTTCTTCATCGTCGGCATCTTCTGCTTCTGCTTCTTCTTCTTCCTCATCTTCTTCAGTAATAGTTGCAAGGTCTTTAGCTGCATCTTTAATATAATCATAAAGTTGATTACCGAACTTTTCCCATTTATATTCAGAGCAAATCTTTTGACGACTATTAATACCGTGTTTCTTTACAAGTTCTCTATCATTATAATATTGTTCAATAGCAGCAGCGAAATCTTTATAATTACATAATTCAGCTTCACCACAAACCATATCACGAGAATTATCAACATAGTAGGTCATAACAGGATTAATAAGTATAGCATTATCTTCATTAAAGAAGTCTCTAAATCCTCCAATATTAGGAACAATTTGAGGAATTCCAATAGCGGCCTGTTCAAAGTTACATAAACCGAAACCTTCACCATCACAAGTATTAATACCAATATCAGCAGTATTATAAAGGAAAGTAACATCTTCATCAGATAATTGTTGAGGATTATCTAAAAGGATAAGATGTTTCATTCCATCTTGTAGTGTAAGACCTCTTTTAATAAGTTCTCTTTCAAATATTTCCAGTATATTCCAAGCACCTTGAACAGCAGTAGCGATAAGTAATTTGATAGGTTCATCAGGTAGTTTTTGGCATACATCAGCAAATGCTTGGATACAAATATCCCAACGTTTACGAGGTTGATTTCTGTTAAGATTTAGGATAATAAAGTCATCATTTTTGAGACCAAAGAATTTTCGTGCAAGTGTTTTAGGGATAGGATAGTGTGCTTCCATGTTAAAACCGTGAGGTAGATGACAAGTAGGAACAGTTACACCTTGTTCTTTAATACAATTTTCCCAATAAGGAGTAAAAAGCATAGCGACATCAGCGTGTTTATTAACGAAATTAATATATTCTTTTTTCTGGCAAAGATAAACTTGATCTATATAAGCGATAATTTTAAATTTCTTATTAGGTACTTCAGCGAGTTGAGAAATAATAGAAGTTAAAACAAGCATATCATTATATACAATACAAACATCAGGTCTATTAGCAGTTACAAATTCTTTAACAAGTGTAACACCAAATCCAGCGGCTTTAGGTTCTTCATTCGCCCATGCATCATAAACAAATACATTTTTAGGGAAATCAGTTCTATGATTAGGAATTTGACTAAAGTTTTGGAAACCGAAGACAGTTAATTGAATATCAGGGCGTTTAGCGAGTTGTTTAGTTAATTCATAGGCAACATTAGAATAACCATTAGACGAATTGTGATGTGTTGCAAACAATAATACTCGTGTTGGTTTAGGCATATCTATTTTTAACTATACAAAATAAAAATTTGAAATTAACTAACCGCAAGTAAATATATTCTAAATTAATAAGATATATCTATATGCAAAAATCATTAGAATCTATATCAAAGTTTCCTATAATGAAATCTATAATAAAGCCAATAACAAGTATATTAGATATAGTAAAAGATGCAACAGAATCAGAAGCTATAGTAAAAGCAGAGCAGTTGCATAACCAACAACAAATGACTATATTGGAATTACAAAAACATACAGTAGAGCATTTTAGTTCAAGTAATTTAGATGAAAATAAAAAAATTGAAAAGAATATAAATAATACTAATAAAAATAAAAATAAAAATGACAGATGATAAAATAAAGTATATTTGTGTATCAACAGTAAGAAAGGAATATAAACTTAATGATGATGACCTAAAAGAAATAGAGTGTAAATATGTTCGTAATCCAAGATACAGATGTGCACCAGAGATGCGATTATATGTAGAAGATGAAGTTAAAAAATTAGCAAAAAATATAGAAAAAAAGAAAGAACTTGAACGTCAATATAATATTGAACATGCAGATGAGATACTTTCTAAAAAACTTGAAGAGAAAAAGAAAAAACAAGATGAGAAAAGAAAAGAAAAAAAGAAAGAACAAGATGAGAAAAAAACTTTAGTAAAAAATTTTACAAGCAATACTATAAGTATAGAATATGGTTCAACTAATCTACCTAATGAAATATTGATGCTCATTATGAATAAAGTAATTGATACATATGAACCTAATGGTATAAGAGGTCCTTCAATAATTGCACAAGAAATCATAAATATAGGATTATCTTGCAAAGATTTCTATAATATACTAAAATATGGATTAGAAACTCTATCAAATATTATGAATATTATGAATATTAATCAAATTAACTGGGATTTACTTGATTGGGATAAATTAATTAAAAATCCAAATTCCGCTAAATTACCAATTCTAAAGACTGCAGCACGAGAATTAGAACTAAAAGTAAGTGGGACAAAAGCCGAATTAATTATTCGTATTTTAGAACAATTTGGAACAGATAAACCAATAAATTGTCCTGCAAAACTAGCATTTGGATTAGAATGTGAAAGATGTCAAGGTGTTAATTCACGAATAAGCAGAATAATAGAGACCATGCACATTATATCTATCAGAGTACTTCCAGACTACAATGCACGAGAAATAAATAGAATACTAGTTGATAAATTTGATAATTTTGAGAATATGTATGAGCAATATAATATACGTGTAAAAGAAAATGCACGAAAAGCACGTGAAGAACTAGATAAAAGTATAAAAAAAATGGAAGAGCGTAGGAAAGAATTAATAGAACTTAAAAAGAATTTACCAATAAATTCAAATAGATGTGTTTGTGGTCAAATTTATGCAAAGGATTGTTCTTCACAACTATGTGGTACTTGTTGTAGAACAACTGATATTGACTGTGATAAACACAAACATAAAGTACATAAAATAAAAAATATGAAATAAGTATTTAAAGATATAATTATTATTAAATATAATGGGTCTCTGCCTTGGTAAAATCCAAAACGATATAATTGAAAGTCAGAACAATGAAATTTCTACATTACGACAAGAATTAGCTACGGTAAAAGAGGATCTTCATAAATATTTAGATGCTCTTGAAGAGAATAATAAACATATTAAATCTCTTGTAAAAGAGAAATGTCATTCATCTATATCTCTAAATAATGAAGTAGAAAATGAAGAAAAAAATATAGGATTTATTAGACGAAGTATTGATAGAATTGATTATTATTCACGAGAAGATGATCATGAATAATTAGGAAATCTAACTACTAAATAAAAAAATTTGAAAGATTTTTAGATAATTTTATTATTCAAATAGTCCTACTAATACCATAATGGCATCTTCAAAGCGTCTTGAGAATACTCTACGTAATATGCCCCTAAATGAGTCAATGTGGCTTGATGTTCCTATGTATGATTTATTTGTTGAAAGAGAAAGTCCAGATAAATGGACTTTTCAGTTTGGAATAGAGAGATTTGTAGGTCCTATTATGATTTATCATAACGATGAGTCAGATGATGACGATGACACTCAAGAAGTAGATATTAATCTACCCAAGAATATTATTCATAGTCAATTGAGTAGTAAAATGAAATGTTATAACTTCAAAGATGCTGTTAAAACTTTAGATACACTTGTAAATCAAAAAGATTGTCTAAAATGTCATAAACCTTATTCTTGCTATAGTCCTCATGATAAACTATGTGGTTTCTGTTATATGACAATTGAAACATATGAATTGAAAGATAAGTGTGTTGTATGTCTAAAAGGAGCAGAAGAACTGAATGATTCTCTAGTAAAACTATGTGAAAAATGTTCTAATCCAGTATGTCTAGAATGCTATAATAAGATTGGTACAAATAATCGACATGGAACAAATTGTAGATGTTGTACTACACATCTAATTGCTTGTCCTTGTTGTAGAGATAGGAATACATTTGGAAAGTATCTAATAATTGAGAATGATAAACACAAAGATACAAATAAAAAAATGGAAGAGCTTCCTATTACGAATTTAAGTAAATAAATACAAAATCTCATTAGTAATTAAATAGTATGATTTTAGTAGGAGTAAAAATGAATTCAGATGTTCGTAACGATGATAATTTGACAAGTTTTGTAGTTTTATTTCATAAATTAGAATGGAAGTGTGTTCGTGATACTTTTCAATTAAGTGATGAATATACAATAGATAGTGAAACAGAAATGGATATATTTCAATTTTGGTTTCCAGATACTATTTCGGGTATATCAGAGAGTTTGGACTACAAAACAGCAGTAACAATTTTAGAGTCTAATCTATGGGATGTAATGAATGGATATGATACAAGTAAAATATGTATTACGATAGAAGCATATAGGACAGATAAATATAATGAAACAGAACCAGATAATTATAGTTTACAGAATAACCTAGTCTATAAGTCAGACTGTCGTGCTTTCGATTTTATTAATGTAGATGGATTTGAGACATTACCTGAAATATTTGATATGGTGCAAAGAATGTAGTTTCATATACTCATAAACTATATATTATCTAGAATAGCTTTACCATATTCTAATATTTCTTTTTCAGCTTGTATAATCATAAAATTTTCTGCTATACCTTTTATAGGTTGTGGAGCCCATATATTAACTTTAACCATTGCAGTAAAGAAAGTTTCATTTTGATCATTACGGTGTAAAATAAATCGTGGTTGAATACTGACTAATCTTGAACCCATACAATCTAATTTAACTTTATTTTCAACTTCGTGTCTAAATTCATCTTGATACATAACTTTTTGATTACAACATACATTTATATTATTGGTCATAAGTAATGTACGAATAGCAACAGGTACTTCGTTTAAATGCATATTATATTCAAGACGTCGTTCAGTGTTATTTTTATTCCATGGTGATAATCTAACATTATTACCATGAACACGCTTGAGAACATTATTAGAGTAAGTAGTTTTAATAGCATGATCAAGGTCAATATTTCCTAAAAATAGACTTTCCATCTTATAAATTTTCATCTATTATATTATGTTTATGTTATAAACGAATTCTATTTAAGTACCATTATAATTTAGAAACTATACAGTTTGAGAAACATTGGGTTCTATTTTTGTCTTTACATCTTGGACTGATTCTGTAAATTCTCCAAAATCATCTCTTTCAGTGCCTAATTCAAATAATTTAGGTGTGAAATATTCTGTTTCTCTATCACTATCAGTACTAATAGCTCTTTCTGCAATATCAAAATTACGTGCATCAACAAGTGTAGGATTACACCATCCTTTTTTATAAAATCTATTAATTTGTATATGATAAAGTATTGTACCAGCAATCAGAGGTATTAATATTACTGATGCTATGAATTGTTTAAGTCCTAGTTGTAAGAACATCATTAGTTCAAAAATATATACACCAACCATAATTTGTGAAAATATAGTATGCCATATAGATCCATTATTTTCATATACTTTATCAAATACATAATTAACATTATAAATTTCAAATGCAGTATTTAATATAAAATAATATAAACACATACCAGTAATAATAGGTGCTTGACAACAGAAAATAATACCTATCATTATAGTCATAGTATGTGAAACAATCATTTCACCTAATAAAGTTTCCTGATTCATCCATAATTTATCTCTTGCTTTATCTGATGAAGTGATATTTCTTCGTAGTGTATATATGATTCCTCCAACAATCCTGATAAAAGTGAAAGCACGTCCAGCAATCCCATTCAATAGGATAAAAGTCATAAAGAAAGTAGCTGAACTTGGAAGAGTCGAACCGATAATATTAATAATTTGACTTGGATCACTAATAAGAGTGCTAATTTGATTAAATAGAGTACCTCCAAGGAAAGAGGCAACAAATACGATTAAGAATTGGAAGATAAATAATTTTTGTGTTAATCCTATATCTACATCAGAATGACTAATCATACCTGAAGCAATATTAAGAGCAACAATAATTGCTGGTACAAACATAATGAAAAGTGTAAGTACAAGTGAAGGTAAAATAGCTTTGAGTAGATTAGCAACAAATGGAAGATTAATTAGTGTAGAAACAACAGGAATACTATTAAGTTGTTCAAAATTAATAAGACCTTGAATTGCTGTTGAAAGAGGAACAAAGAATAAGAGTAAAATAACGAATATAGCAAATGTAATAGTATTCATAATTTCTCGTCGTTGTTTAGATAATTGAACATTTTTCCAAATAATATCATCTCTTGCAGGGCATTTTCTAAATCTCCAAATAAATGGTACAGAAGTATATAATGCAGATGCACTAATAATAGAATTTGATATAGAACTAAATGTTAATATTGCAGCAGAAGAATTAGTTTTTTCATAATTAATGATTTGGTTTCTTAAGTATTCAAGTCTCTTATAATTGAATTCAAGTAAGTCTGTTGTAGTTTTTGAATTTCCATAATTAGAAGTACCCCATTCGCCGTATTTTGAAGGTTTAAATTTTTTATCTTTCTTTTTGATAGGTTTATTAGTAGTAAGACATTTATTATAATATTCAGTTAAGTATTCAGTTTCAATTTTAAGAGCATCATATTCAGTATATAATTTTACAAGATGTTTAGATTGTTTAGTAATATAATTAAATTCAAATGGTGGAAATACTTTATGTAGTTCATCTTTAGGATTGCACTCTAAATTATTAGCATTTTGAGGAATATTTAGAAGAAGTACACTTTTATTAAATCTCTGGTATTTTGATTTAAGATATGTAACTTGTTGTCCAAATTTCCATAAAAGTCCCATAATAAAAATAGAAATCACATAGATACTAATAAGATATGCCCATAATCGTGGACTTTTGGGAGTAATATTAGTGATATATGTAGTTTCTAAATCAGTGAATGATGCTCCTTGAGCATTCAAAGTAGTAATATAATCATCAGTAACATTTATAGGAATAAGAAGAACACATGACCATATTCCTACACAAGTAAATAAGACACAACCAAATTGCATCATAAGTATTTGTACAGCCATATCAATACCTCGTGTCTTTGCTATTTGTTCAGATGAAATCCATAATTTCTGAAACAATGGAAATTTAGTTTTCTTTGGTTTTATATTATCATCAGTGTTTCTATTATATAATTTAGGAGCATAGAAGTGTTTTGTCATATTACTATTGTAAAATATGTGAAATAAAAATAGACAACCAAATACCATAAGACTATTGAAACCAATTGAGATTGCTAATGAAATCCCATTAATGGCCATTTTAAATAATAAATGGCATATCTTCTTAAATAATAAAATGTTATTTGATAATATGGTTCTTTTGTTGATTAAGATAGCCTAAAAACATGGAGGGTTTATTGGGTTCTGGCATAGAATAAATTTTTCTTCGTAATTTTTCATATAAATATGTAATATTATTAATAATTATTGGTTCAGTTTCAATAGTATTTTTCTTAGGAGTAAAGAATCCAAAAGGTAGATTATTTTCTTTAAATGCAATACTATGAGTTTTACAAAAATTTCCAAAAGTTTTACCTCTTGCACATCTACATAGACCATTTCTATTTTTTACAAAAGCGAAACATGTCAAAGTATTTTCCTTAGTTGTATCAGGTAGAATCATATTATCGTATTTGAATTCTAAACTAATAAGATTATATAGATCTTGATAATCCAGATCGTATTTATTAGCAATAATACGAATTACATTTTGTGTATGTGAAATTATATCAGTAGACATAAATCATATATAAACTCTTATATAGAGTTTGTTGTTATATGATTTATTTTATAAAATATTCAAATTTTTATAAATTATAGGATGTAATTAAAAATTTTATGATATACATAAATTTCACATAAAGATATTAACATAGACTATATAGTTATAAAAAATTCAATGTTAGGATATGTTCATTCAGTTGAATCTATGACAGCATTAGATGGATTAGGATTACGTGCAATGATTTTCCTTCATGGTTGTCCTTTACGATGTTTATTTTGTAGTAATCCAGATACATGGTATACTCATAAAGAAGAACCAGTATCATCAGAGAGTATAGTAACTCAAATATCAAAACTCAAGGGATATATAGATGGTATTACAGTATCCGGAGGAGATCCATTAATTCAACCAGAATTTACATCAGAGTTATTTAAGGGAGCTCATAGATTAGGATTAACTACAGCATTAGATACGAGTGGTGTAGGTAATAAACATGCTTGGGATCTAGTATTACCAGAGAGTGATCATGTACTGTTTTGCATAAAAAGTCTTGATGAGAAAATGTATGAAAAAATAACAAGTCATAAACAGAAGACAGCATTGCATTTTGGTGATGAATTGGCACTAAGGAATATACCGTATAATCTAAGATATGTAATTTTATCAGAATATACAGATAGGAAGAGTGATATAGATAAATTAATAGAGTATGCCAAGAAACAACCGACTTTGAAGGCAATAGAATTACTTCCATATCATAGATTAGGTTTATCAAAATGGAAAGATTTAGGGTTAAAGTATCCATTAGAAGGAACAAATGTTCCTACAGAAGAAAAAATAAAAGAAATAATAGATCATATAAGGGAAAGTGGTCTTAAAGTAATAATCTAAAAAATTATATAAGAATATCTTAACATATATAAGAATACCAATAAAATGCTTAGAACACTTGGAAAACAAGTATCTAAAAACATTCGTCAATTTTCTAATGCTACGATTTATAAAGAGGGTGAACAGACAATTTTAGAAATTCCATATTGGCCATCATCAGCAACAAATACTGCACCGAACGAGGAAACACGAACAGGAAATCTCGTTAAGATTCTTGATGGATATTTCAAACAGGGAGGTCATCATCTTAATGTGAATACGATTACCAAGGAAACATTAATGGATGCAATGGAACATCCTGAATTATATCCTAATTTAAGTATTCGTGTTAGTGGTTACAGTGTTCATTTCATTAAATTAACAAGAGAACAGCAATTAGAAGTATTACAGAGGACTTATCATGATAAAATGTAATTTCTAATCTTCTTTATAAGTTCCAATATACGGTAAATTTCTATATTCTTCATCAAAATCTAGACCATATCCAACAACAAATTCATTTTTTATCTGAAATCCTACATAATCAATAGGAATATGAACCTTAGCTTGATCAGGTTTTTCTAATAGTGTGCATACTCTAAGACTTGCAGGTAGTCTAATAGATAATGTATGAAGTAACCAATTCATAGTCATACCAGTATCGATAATATCTTCTACAAGAATAACATGTTTCCCTTCAATATTATATTGTAAATCTTTTTTAAGGGAAATAACTCCTGATGATTTCATTTCTCCATTATAGCTACTTACTTGAATAAAGTCACATTTAAGTGGTAAATCAATTTGTCTTACTAAATCAGCATAGAAGACAAAAGAGCCTTTTAGCACTCCGACAACATATAAATCCTTTTTATCATAATCTGTAGTAATTTTCTTACCTAGTTCAGTTACTTTTTTATGAAGAGTATGTTTATCATACATTACACTCACTTTATGATTCCATTTTTGTGATTTTACAGGATTAAGTTCAGGAATATATATTTTAGGAGGTTTCATGACAATACTGCCCAGTCTATGCATTTTATAATATATAAAGTTTTAAACTTTATATCATTAATAAAAAAAATTTGAAATAAATAATATATAACTACATAAGAATAACTTAGATATAATATATACTATGGCTCGTCCTATTGAAACTAACCTTGAAAGTCATTCTGTTGAACCCGAAGAAGAAGTTCATGAGGATGATGAATACGATGTTGATCATGAAGATAGAGAATGTGAAGAAGAAGAAGAAGATAATGAAGAAGTAGAATCTCTAGATGATACAGAGAATCAGGTAGTAATCCGTGCTAAATGGATGTTTGATAAAGCTGAGACACTAGATGATGTAATTGAATGTTTGTATGCAGAGATAGAATACTATAAGCAACTGCAAAAAGATGGTTGGGAATTAATTGGTCCTGTCGAAGATGATTATGGTTTTCTTGAGAAAACAAATGTCTCTACACAAGAATCTGCCACAATCTGTTAAAAATTTTGATTTATTATAGGCCTACATATTTTTATACTTTTTTCTTATTACTAGTACTAATAGCAACTGACTCTGGTTCTTTTGACTCGGGTTCTTTGATGTCATCTACATCAAATTCTTCTTCATCATCATCATCATCAACTTCTACAACAGTTTTCTTATCTTCACATTTTCCTTTAATTTTCTTTTCTACATCAGCGAACCAATTTTCAATTTCCTCTTTGTTCCATTCTTTTTCTCTGAGTTGCTTGAAGAATGGTAGGAATTGGTCAAGCATTTCGTTGGTATTATCTGCTTCACTTTTGGCGATGTGTTGTAGAGTAGTACTGATTTCTTTTAGACGTTCAATGCGTTGTTTATCCATTTCACGGCGTCTTTCAATAATATCATTGAAATTAAAGGAATTCTTATTTCCACTACAAGAGACTACTAATGATGTTTTGCGAGTAGTTCGAGTAAACGTTTTAGGCTTTAGGGATTGCATAGCATTCAACTTGACTAAAGTGTAAGACATTTATAATATATGTATATATAAAAAATTTTCCTTAAATAGAAAAATTAAAATTAATTCTTAAGTATTAAAATGCGTAAAAAAATATCATATATAACTATTTTCTACGGAAATATTATATGTCTAACTTAATCACGAAAAGATTAAAAGCACTAAAGTGCAGTGTATCCACAAGTATTCCAACATACAAATTACCCGAGAAAAAGAATGTAAAGAACACAGTAAAATTTCTAATAGATTATCAAATAAAGGCATTTACGATAAAAGATAAAACAGAAGTAGCCAAATGGACAAAAGATAGATTATTAGAGTTAGGTCCAACATTTATCAAGATAGGTCAATTTGTATCAACAAGAGCTGATATATTTGATAAAGAATTAATAGAAGAATTAAAGACATTACAGGATAGAACCCCACCGTTTCCAGCATATATGGCAAAGGAAATTATTACAAGTGAATTAGGTAAACCCTATGATGAAGTTTTTATTGATTTTATAGATAGACCAATTGCATCGGCATCTATAAGTCAAGTGCATAAAGCAAAATTACGCTCAAATAATAAGGATGTAGTAATTAAGGTACAGAGACCTTATATAAGAGAATATTTTGACAGAGATTTTACAACTTTACAGACTATTTTTTCTTTTGCTAGTGTGTTTAATAATCGATCTATCAATGATAGTAAATTACTACTTGATGATTGTTATAAATATTTATATGAAGAATTATCATTTGAAAATGAAGTAGGAAATTTAAGACTATTTCATAAAATATTAAAAGTTAATACTGAGATAGTAATTCCTCGATCTTATAGACGATATTGTACATCAAAAGTAATAACTATGGAATATATTCCATCGAAGAAGATTGCCACAATGAAAGGTGGTCAAAACAGAGAGATATTGTCTTCAGTATTAATGGAATGTTTTATGAAGCAGATATTAGATTATGGAATAATTCATTCAGATCCTCATCCTGGAAATGTAGGTTTAACGACTGATGGTAAAATAGTATTATATGATTTTGGTCAAGTAACAAAGTTAGATGATAGTTTTGCTAAAAATGTAAAATTTCTATTATTTGCAGTCTCCGAGAGAGACTCAGAAGCAATATCAGATTTATTAATAAAAACAAAATCAATAGTATTAACTCGACCAATGAATAAAGGAGAACTCAAAGGTTTTGTAGATGAAATAATTAAATATTTTGAGACTTTAGATTTCAAAGAGTTTCAATTATCTATGATAGATAGTGATTTTGGTATGGATTTGCCATTTAAATTAAATTCTAAAATATTTATGATGTTTAGAGCATTATCAATTTTAGAAGGTATATGTAAGGAATTAGATCCAAATTTTTCATATTTCAGAGTAATAGATGTATTAATGAGAGATGTATTTTTAGATATGGATTATATAGAGCATCGTGTTCGTAAGGATTTATTATCATTATTTGATAATAATTCTAAAATAGAGAATATTCAAAACTCGATAGATGCTAGTAATAAAAAGTATATGAAGAATATGAATAATGTATTAAAGGAATATCAAAAGATTTTTGTATTATTAGTGCTTTTCAATGTATGGGATTTTGAAAATGTATCAAAAAGTATAGCATTAATTTGTGCTTTTATTTATCTAATTATAAAAGTAAAGTAATGAAGGAATATCCAATAGAAGATAGTGATATTCATAGTTATATAGAATTAAATAAATCTACAATACAGAAACCGGGAATAGAGGATGTAAGAGCAGGGATAGGTAAAGCACATTCAGGTTTCAAAAAAGTAACAAAGACAACAATTGGGATGACTATAACTATAATTATTATAATAGTAGTAATATTCTTTATAACATTATCTTTAATGGGACTATTATCAATGTCAGTATTAGATTATGTTAAGTTTATTATTGTAATATTATTATTATTTGGAGCAGGTTTATTTGTTTATTCTGCATAAGAATAAACACAAAAGGATTATATACACGCAATTTCGAGGCTGAATGTTTTGTGGTAAAAATGAGTAACGATTATAGAAAATCCATGAATAAGTTCATCAGCAATACACTTAAGATGGAGTGGAGAAATATTCGTTATTTTTTGTAATAAAGAGAATATTACATTAGATGCAAATTTGTTATTTTTATTTAGTATATTGCAAAGGAGTAGTTTGATATTATTAATATCTTTTTTATTATGATGGTCTTTATGTAGTATGATTTCTAGTTCATGATGAATAGAATTAAGGAAGTCTAGGAATTGTCCTTCTGTACAATCCATTAGTGCATATATACCTTAATATTTCTAGAGAGAATTTCTTAAATCAAAATACATAATAGTGCATTATACGCATCATATTTAGTAGGTAGATAGAATCTTAAATTTTATATCTATAAGAATATAAAGAAATTAGATTATGGCACAAACTCCTTTAAGGGAAACAAAAAAGAGTTTAACCGAAGAAGAAACAAAAAAGAGTTTAAGAATTTTTAATGATTTCTTATCAAGATGTGATACAATTCATGATTTTACAAATGAAGATGATTTTAATCCGGAATTTGTATATGACTGTCTAGATAGAACTGACGGATTAAAATCATCAGATATAATAAACACTTTTAGAGCAGAATTTGGTGAATTATTTCATAATCGTAGTAATGCTGAAAGTGATTTACTAAGTAAACTTAGAAGAAATAAAAAAATATATATTTTTATGCAAGAATATTTAGATAGTATACAAAAATTTGTTATATATGAACCACTTATTGTACAATTTTTTGAGCATTATACGACAGCTGTTGGATTAGATAACTTAGATTATTACTATTTATTAGATTTAGATGTACTTAGAAAGAATTCTACAATTGATTATACATCTGATACTACAAAAACTATAAATCAAATAAATGGTAAATTTTGCAATATAGTTATTGGAAATTCTTGTAAAAAAGATAAGAACGATAATATATTAAGAAAAGCTTCCGGAATTTGGGAAGAAAGAAGTATTGATTCTAATAAGACTCAAAATTTAAGAGGAAATTTAGAGGATTTTTTTAAACAGGAACAAGATGTTAATATTAGATATGTAATAGATGCATGTATTGTAAAAGATGAGGTGTTTAACATAGACAATCTAAGGGCTCTAGTATCATCTGATTGGGATTCTGCAAGTGATAAAAATAAAAAAATTGTACGGATAACAGATTCTTTTACAACAACAAAAGACGAACAAAATAGAGTAATTTATGAGATAGATAAATTAGAGTTATTAAAAGATAATAAGTGTAAAATTAATAACAATTCAGAACTACAAGATATGAAAAAAATTCCAAGAAACAAAACACAGATTAAAACGTGTCTTATTGAACCAGAATCAATTATTGAGGGTAATCTTTGGTTTAAGAACTCTAATACATATATTAAAGTTAATGAGCATTTATGTAAAACTCTATTTGATATTAAAAGATCAGGAGATGGATGTCAAGTTCTTCAAATAAAAAAAATTAATGAAGATAATATTAAAAAAAATATTAAGGAAACAATTGTTTTTATTACAGGAGACCATTTAGCATTTTTAAAAGCAAGAATAAATCAAGTTCCAGTAATATTTACAAAAAAAATAATGACAAAAGAAAGAAATGAAATTGAATTATTATGTATTAAAAATAAAGAAAAAGATATACAAAACTATAATAAGGAAGTATATGAAGGTCTCAAACAATATTTAACAAATATATATGCAGAATTTGAAGACATATTTATTGAAGTAGAAAAAAATACAGACTTTGTGAAATCAGAAGAGCTACTTGCTAATATGATCTCAGTAAGAACTAATTTAAAAAATATGAAAGAAGAAATATTTAAGAGATATTTCGGTGGAATCGGAGAAAATTCTCAAAACCAAGAAAAATATTTCCTTAATTTAGTAGCGAAAACTTTATATCGCAGTGAAACAGTAAATTTTGAGACCATACAAGAACTTGAAATTAAAAAAGATATTAAATTTATTAGTGATCATATAAAACTTCCTATATTTAATTTAATATATTGTTATCAAAATATAAATTCAAAAATCAAGGCATATTATATTTTAATAAATAGATATACCCAATTTATTACAAGATGCAAAGATATTATAAACCTATCAGAACCATTTTGGAAAAGTGAAATAGATATATTAGATGAAGAAAAGATGAAGAATAAATTTAATGAAATCAAAGATTTATTAGTAATTTTAAAAACTTTTAAAGAAGATGGATATAATTTAGAATTATACTCTTGGGCAATGAATAATACAAAAGTTTCATTAATTAATAAAAAAATTCAAAAAATAGTGTTAAATTTACAAAATTTACAAAAATATCCCGATTCAGTTCTAATAAATTATTTAATGGTAGAAAATTTTGATTTAGATACTAGGATTAAAGTATGGTTAGACATAGAAATACCAAAAAATAAATATGGAGAGTTATGGAATTCAATTAAAAAAACATTTGAATTATTACATAGTCCAGAGAAACCTCAATTATTAAATGAAGCATTAGAATCTGTAAAACGAGTTACAAGACAAAATACAAGAAATATTACAGTAGTACCTCCTGGACCAAATACAAGAGCAAGACAAAAATTATTATCTCCTAATATAATTGAAAAGATAAATGAAATAGTATCAAAACAGAATATTTATAATGATACAAGACGAGAACATATACTACATATTTTAAATAGTGATAATTTTGAATATAGAAGTATGCAAGGAATATTAATGGATCATAATGATATACAAATTTTTAGATATAAGTATATAAATTGTAATGTTATAGGTTATGATGACTGGAAAAATAGTATATCAATACCACCTACTGAACAACCAGTTGGACCACCAATTGGACCACCAGTTGGACCACCAGTTGAACCACCAGTTGAACCACCAGTTGGACCAGCAGTTGGACCACCAGTTGTATCACCAGAAGGATGGTTACGAATTGGATGGTTATCACTTGGAAAATTGTTAAAAAGAAATTTTACGAGTTCAAGAAGTGGTGGAGGAAAATCAAATGAAGAACCAGACGAAGAACCAGACGAAGAACCAGACGAAGAACCAGACGAAGAAACATTAGCACTAAAAGAACAATGGGACAAAGAATATTTTAAAGGTATAAAACTGGAAGATTATGACAATCCTGAATACAAAAATTTAATAGATGATTTAATAGATGATTTATTAAGTTGTTTAATATTTAGATTTGTTGTAGATATGGAATATATTATATATAATATTGGTTCTTATACATTCGATATTAAAATATTTGAACAATCTTGTGAAAATTTAGATAGATGGGATTGTCATAATCAAGAATATATAATTAAAATATATTATCATGAGTATTTTGATAAGATAATTGGTTATGATTTTAATGAACGAAAAGATGAATTCTATATAGATATAACTGAAACACCTGTAATACCACTATCAGAAGAACAACTAGATAGCGAAATACAACAACTAGAAACAAAACTAAAAATACAACTAGAAACACAACTAGTAGTAGAAGAAGCAGAAAAATATGCTAATGCTGCCAAAAAAGCATTGATAATAGCACAAGAAAGAGAATTAAAAGAATTAGCAACATTAGGAACATTAGGAACATTAGAAACAGACGGTAGTGCATTAATAGAAAGGGCTCAGAGAATTATTACTGTTGCAGAAAAAGCACAACAAATCCAAGAAGCAATAACACAAGCAAATCAAGCAATAGCACAAGCAAAACAAGCAGCAGCAGCAGCAGAAGCAGCAATACCAATAGCACAACAACAAGTAAATTTAGCAGAAACAGCTGCAAGAGCAGCACGAAAAGTAACTACATTACAACAAACAAAACAAGCAGCAGAAGCAGCACTACAAGCAGCACTACAAGCAGAAACAGCACGAGAAGCAACAATAGTACAAATAAATATTGCTGTAGTTGCACGAGAATCCACAATAGAATTATTAACACAAGTACAAAGATTAGTAGAAGAAGCAGAAGCAGCAGCAGAAGCACAACGATTAGCAGAAGCAGAAGCACAACGATTAGCAGAAGCAGCAGCAGCAGAAGCACAACTAGTAGCAGAAGCAGCAGAAGCACAACGATTAGCAGAAGCAGCAGCAGAAGCAGAAGCACAACGAGTAGCAGAAGCAGCAGCAGCAGAAGCAGAAGCACAACGAGTAGCAGAAGCAGCAGTACGAGCTAGCAGAATTCGTCCAATTGATAGCGTAGAAGGACAAAATCTATTAGGAAGAAAAAAATCATTCATAGCACGGACAACTAACTCAAATGCTCCTTCAGCGATATCAGCTGAAACTACTGTAGAATTAAATCGTCAAGAATTACGCAGCAACGCTTCAAGTCCTGAGAGAATTGGGCAACACGGTGGTGGTAAAAATATATTAATGAATACTTTAAATGAAAATAGTGAACAACTATTTTTAACAATAATGATAATTATGGTATTTATTGTTATTAATGCAATAATAATAGAGATATTCTCAGATATAAAAGAAGACAATATCAAATCTAAGTATGCCCTAGCAATCCTAATTGTTAATACAGTATTATTATTAACATTAAATTCAGTAATAGATGACAGTCTTTTAAATCTAGTAATTTATGTAATGTATTTCTTCTCAATAGGTATAATATTAGGATATGATATGTCTAAAAAATAATAAAATTTTATTAGATAATATATATACATCAATAATGGTAAATAATAAAAAGCGAAATTCAAAAATAAAAAAACCAGAGAAGACACAAGCACATAGAGAATTAGAGATAGAAAGTCTTATGGATCAATTTATGGATTTTGGACTTCCACTTGATCATGAAGGCGTTCAAGAATTCATCAAAGCAGCAAAGGATTTCCAAATAAATGGTAATTCAATGTCAGGAAAAATAGGTTTAGTAGGTTTTCAACGAGATATTAATTATGTATTTTCCAAACAACCACATATAGAAAGTAGAGTAATTTTAGAATATAATAAAAATATGTAGTTATTCGTAAAGTATTTATTCTTGAAGTTTCTCTTTTACAACTTCGCACAAATCAATAAATCGTTGTTTCCAAGTACTACCTAACCAATAAGTATAATTATAATTTATATTAAGATTACAAGTTTTTAAGTCATCACTCAATAATTTCTTTTTATCCCAAAGTTCTCTTATATTAGTTAAAAGAACTCCAGTTGTATAATCTGAAGAACCAGTATGATTAATTTCTATCCAACCCGGAACAAGACCAAGATCAAATTTAGTTCTAGTTTCTTTTTTAACTCTAATATGAAAGAATATGCCAGCATGATTAGTTTCCATATCAATTATAAGATCCCAACCTCTTGGATATGCTCTTGGTGATGTATATTTCGGAGATTTATATTTAGGATCTCTAAGTTTCATTGTTTTATTAATTAATTTAATATCATTTTCACTTAAAGTATATGATGGATTCATAGGATCTTTAGCAGGTTTCTTGGATAATACTGCATTTTTATAAATTTCATAAATATTATCTATATGATAACAATTTTTTTTACTACCTTCTCCAATATGAACAATAAGTTTAAGATCTTCTTCACTCATATCACTAAAGTTTTCCATTAGAATAGGTTCATAGTCATTATTACAAGTCTCAATAAGGTTCTTAAGAATAGAAGATTTAGTACGAGGTAAAGATTTAGGAGAATTCGATTTCTTAGCAACTTTAGCTTTAGCATCAGCAACTAATTTTTTACCAAGTACACCATTGCGATTTACACAACGATTTGTTTTTGGATTTAATATTTTATCAGGAGGGCATTCTTTTGGAGTAGACATATTTAATATGATCTTTAACTATTCAAAATATATTATTTCAAATTTTTTATTTTCTAAGTGCTTCAACTTCTTGTTTAAGAGAATTTACAAGTGTTCTTAATTGCTCATTATCTTCTTTAAGTTCCTTAATAGCACCTATTATAATAGGGAATAATCTTTCATATTTGATAGTTTTGAAAGTATCTCCATTCATTTCAACTTCTTTGATTGCTTCTGGGATTACTTCTTCTATTTCTTGAGCAATAAAACCAATATCATGTTGTCCTCTATACATCTCATTTTGAATATTATTTTTCCAATTAAATTCGACAGGTCTTAATTGTGATACTTTATCAAGATTTCCATCAAGATCTAATATATTTTCTTTAAATTTACGATCCGAAATAGAAGTGAATGCTGATATATCTCCCACAACAGTAAGAGCACCTGCAGCACTTAAAGACATTTGATCAGATGTACTAAAGAAGCGAATATCGGTACTATTAGCTGGTTTATAAACTGACCATCTAGATGCAGTATCATATAATTCAATACCTTGTTGTTGTGCTGCATCACCTTGAATACGAATATAATTATTAGCACCAGCTCTATAAGTATTAAATGGTGTTGCAGGTGTTGTTGTACCAATACCAACATTACCATCACTACGTGCTGTTAAAACGGTTACATCAGCATAAACGTTTTCAGCTAATATAAGGTCCATTCTTGTTCTAGAATTGAGAGCATTATTTTCATATCTGGATAAAGCAATGGTTGCTCTCGATCCATATGTTTGACTGCTAGTTCCTTGTCTACATAAATTAAGAACTGGTTTAGGATCATTTAAGACAGTTGTTGATGTTGCAGTTTGATGTGTTATTGTAAGTGGTGCTATACTATGATCGTAAGTAGCTCTATCACTAACTTCATTACCGATTGTTAATTTAGAAACAGGTGTTATTGTACCAACACCAACATTACCAGAACTAGATATAGTCATTTGTGTAATATGGTTATTAGAAGTAGCTGCAGTTGCAAATCTTAATTGAGATGGATAATTACCAGCGTTTGTATATGTAGAACAAATAGTAGAAACAGCACCAACGCTATTAATATTTGCAGAGTGTAAAACTAGACCTAAACTATTTAAATTTACATCAGTGCCATCAAATGCTGTACCACCTCCTTGCCCGCCAGTATTAACATTGAATGGTATATTAGTATTTTTCGAAACTTGTAAAGTTGCTATTGGTGTTGTTGTACCAATACCTACATTACCACTTGGAAGATTAGTTTGTATATTAATAGGTGTTGCTGCAGTATTCATAAAGAATGAGGATTCAATACAATTAGTAGGTAAATGAGATACAGTATCAAACCATAATGTATTATTGGCAGGTAATGTCCAAGCTGCATCAGAAGACCACGTTGGAGAAGGTGATAATGATGATACTCCACTTGCACCCTGTAATACTAAACTAGCTCTGAAATATGCTCCACCTGTTAAATATACATTAAAATTACTAGAAGTATCTCTATATATGACAATACCTGCAAATGTTGCATTTTCTTTAGATACACGTCCGTTAATAGTTCCATTTCGTGCATTTATTTCAATATCCACTCTACAATGACCTTGATTTGCTACTGAAGCATCATGTCCTCCCACAAAACCTACAATTCTACAAAAACCATTAGTTTGAGGAATTGTTCCAATTAAAGCATAACGACGATTATTAGTAGTAGTACCGTATGGTAAATCTACTGCAAGTGTTTGGATCTGATTTAGACGAGCATCTCCAGCAACATCTAATTTAACTAATGGTGAAGATGTTCCAATACCAACATAACCAGTTTTAGCAATTCTTACTCTTTCTGTTCGTGTATCAACCGAAACACTTGATGTATCCGCTGTTTTAAATATAATTTCTCCAGAATTTCTAGTAAGACCATTTAAAGAAGTACCAGCTTGTAGAATAACGTTTCCACCATATTGATTAACAGGTCCACTACCATTATTACCTGTACTTAGAGCATCTCCAGCGAATATTTCAATATTACCACCATAAATACTTGGAGCATTCAAAGTTCCAGTATTATCCCATAATGCCCCATTAAATGATGATGCTTTAATACGAAGATTTTTAGCAAATACTTGAGCAAATTCACCATCTGCTTGTGCAGAACAAGTATCATCATAACTAGCTAATGTAATACGAATATTACTACCAAAATTAGTACTTGCAGTAGTAGTATAATTACATTGTGTTCCAAAATATACATCACCATTAACATGTAATTTAGATAGAGGAGCATTTGTTCCAATACCAATATTACCAGCACCGGTTATTCTTAATCTTTCAGTTAAACCAGTATTATTTTCAGTATTAAATGCTATATCACCAATTTTATTATTTCCTGTACCTGTATAAATTACAGATATATTAGCCATAGGATTAGTACTACTAACACCATATCTAGCAACAAAATTTATATTTCCAATAACATCGTTATTACATAAAGAACTGTTATTATTAGATCGTGCTCTATAAATAGAAAGATTTGCAGGTGAATTAGAAGAACCATTTATATAAGTACCAGTTGGTTGCAATGATAATGAACTAGGGCAATCACTTCCAAAACCAAATACAAAGTTATTATTAGTAATACTCCTAAAAAGCATATCATTAGCATTTGCATCTGAATAAATATATCCATTTGTAGGTGCTTGTTCAATCGTACCTGAAATTGTCATATTTACTATAATCCTACAAAAAAACTTATGAAATACTAATGAATAAGAATAAGAAGAAGTAAAATAAATCTATATCTAATCAATATCTTGTAAATTTCTTAGAGAAGGAAGACGATTATTTGGACCTGCAACACCACCCCTATTACGTTGAGTATTAATTTCATCCGGACCTACTATTTCAATTTCTCCTATTTCTTCTTCTTCCTCTTCTTCTTCTACATCATGTCTTTCTACTCTAATTGGAAATCTAATTACATCATCAATATCATATCTAGGAATGCGAAGAACTCGTGGTAAATCAATTTCATTCATAATCACATCATCAATTGGATCAGCTGGTTTCTTTGGAAATTCCCTAAGTAGTTCTATATGTCTTGGTCCAAAATCACAATCTTTTTTACACATAATACACTTAGTATTATCTTTTGATTTTTCAATAGTTTTAACTAGACATTCTGCATGAAATCTACAATCACAACATTGAGATTTAATATGTAGTCCCTTTAATTCATCGTGGCAAATTATACAATATCCCTCATATTTATCATCTATAATTGTTGTAATATAACTATCAAATATAGTCCAACCCTTATCTAATAGTTTTTTTGAACGGAATGCTGGTGGATTACGAAATTCTGTTCGTTTTTCTGTAATATTCTCAATAATCTCATTTAAAATACGATTCTTCTCTAAGAAATCATATTTTCTATCATATACTAATTTAGAAGATACAGATATACCGTGTTTAGTCATATAAAGAGCATTACAATCAAAATCAATAGGACTAAAGAATGGTTCAAGTACTTTTACTCCAGAAGTGATGATGTCAAGTTTAATGGAAGGAAGATTACGCTTCATATTTGCCACAGCGTCTTTAAGAATGGACATATTTATAGGTATTTTTCTGATTTCCTCTTCAATTTTAAATAGGTTTGGTGAAATATATACACGTCTATGGCGAAGAGTTGTATTCGAAGTAATATCAAAGTTAAAGAAGTAATCCCTTGGATCTCTAACAAATTTTACATGTATTTTAAAACTTTGCTCTTCAACATCATCCTTAAACTGTTCAAAATCATCTTCATGGATAAAGAAGTCAATATCATAGGGAACACAAGTACGATCAAAAGTTTCAGGTGAAAATGTGGGATCTGCATATCTATGAATACTATCATCAGTATCTGCAACCTCGTCGTAGAATTGAGTAGCAAAGTAATCGTGGATTATCATATCTCTAACATAACCACCAAAAATCATACCATTATTATCAAGAATAATGTCACGTATTTTGCTCATTAATTTCCAAGTATCACGTTTTTTGATTGCGTGATTATCCATTTGTGAATACTTTAAGTCAGCGGGATATTCTTATTAATATTAAGATAATGAATTATTAATTTCAATTTTTTTTATTTTTATCTTTCGTTGGGGATTAATAAAAAAAATTGAAATCAATATAAGAAGAAAACTATATCAACAAATAGAGAAAACACAACTCCTATATAAATAATGAAAACCAAGATGCTTTCTATAAAGCTTATCTTGCTCGTTATTAGTTTCCTATGCCTACAGTCCTATGTTTATGCTGGTCGATCGCTGAAAGAAGTTCCTATTGTATTGAATGATTTTATGGCTCCGAGTAGTCCAACACAAAATAATATGCTTCTTGAAGAAGATATTGATAATATTCTAAATGGTGATAGATTTCATCTTGACTTGGTAGATAAGTATTTAAAAAATAATGAAATACTTCATGAAGTAATTCCTGAAATAGTTCCAGAAGTAATTTCACATAAAGAACTTATTGAATTTAATGGTAAATATGGAGGATATGGATATTATGGGGGTTATTATGGGGGATATGGACATTACTAAATTAGACTTTTGTTTGTAAGACTTTAATATTATTTTTTCTATAAAATTAATTCCTTCTAAGTTAATAAATGGAATTGCCACCTACATTCAAACAAATAATGGATATGATGCAAATAGATTATACAACTATTCAAGAAGTAAAAAATGTAAAACAATCAGCAATTTTTCCACAGAAGTGTTTTAGCACAGCTCGTTCTTTTGTAGAATCAGGAAATGCTACACATTATGTAGAAGGATTTCTTATGCCCGATGGTCTTCCAATTCCTATTGGACATGCTTGGTTTATGAATTCAAATGGCGAGCATGTAGATATGACACATATTGATAAGGATGATGTTTATTTTGGTTTTATTATTCCTGCAAGTGAGTTTAGAAAAAATATGGAAAATCCTGACTTTGTAAAATCATATGAGAGACATGATATGCTTCCATATCTTCGTGCAGTTAATGAATTTAAGAATAAATCAGGTGGTAAAAAGAAACGAAAAGTGTCTAAACAACCTAAAAAGAAATAGGGAAATATGGATATAAGAAATTAAACTTTACTATATGTAATGTCATTCAAATTTATTGATTTATTTTGTGGCATAGGTGGATTTCATATAGCTTTATCTGATCTTGGAGGAGAGTGTGTTCTTGCAAGTGATATTGATAAAGAATGTCAAAAAGTATATACTAATAATTTTGGTATTGAACCTGTTGGGAATATTACACTTATTCAAGAAAGAGATATACCAGACCATGATGTATTAGTTGGTGGATTTCCATGTCAACCAGTAAGTAATGCAGGGAAAAAGAAGGCATTTGATGATAAAAGAGGGAAGTTATTTGATGAGATTGTGAGAATAGCTAAATTCAAGAGACCAAAGATAATGATATTGGAGAATGTTAAACATATAAAGAAGGTGAAGGAGTGTTCTGTATATGATTATATATATGAGCAACTTATTGGTATTGGATATAATGTTCAAGATATTGAGTTAAGTCCTCATGAGTTTGGAATTCCACAATTAAGAAAGAGAGTATATTTTATTTGCACAGACAAAGAGTATTATGGAGATAAAAACATTACTTTTAGTCGTCAAGAATATATAAATAGGAATATTTTCCAGACAAGAGAAGAGGTTAGTAATAAATATGATTTATCAGATGAATTAAAACTTGTAATAAATACTTGGGATAAAATAATAAAAAAAATGGAAGTAGGTCAGCGTATATCAGTTCCAATATTATTAGAAGAGTTTCATAAAGAATATGATGAAGATACTTTTAAGTCTTTAGCAGATTGGAAAAAGAATTATATAGTTAAGAATAAAGAATTATATGAGAAATATAAGGTAGATTGGGATAAGTGGTATGAACAGAACAAAGAACTTTTAACTAAGAAGGTAATTTATTCCAAGTTAGAATGGCAAACAGGTCCATTAAAGGGTAATGATACAATATGGGATTATTTTATACAATTACGACAGTCCGGAATAAGGGTTAAAAGGAATGATAATTTTCCTACATTAGTAGCGATAGTCCAAGTTCCAATATATGGTAAACAGCAGAGATATTTGACTCCTCGTGAGTGTGCAAGACTTCAATCAGTTCCAGATGATTACATATTACATGAGACGGATAAAGTTGCATATAAACAATTAGGGAATGGTGTAAATTCAGATGTAATAAGGTATTTGATGGAGAGTATATTGAAGGAAGTTAAAATTTAATGAATATTTTTGTTTCTACATACTATATGGATAATAAAGAAGAGCATTATATTCTAAAGACTTCAAAATATGATTTCAATTTAACTATCAGTTATAATATTAGGGATGAAGAATTAATTTCACAGACACTTTTTATTGGTGGTAATAAAAAAGGATGTGTAGTAATAAATGTGCCTGCTATATTAGATAGAAATTCACGATATTATAATATGTATAAATCTAATGTAGCAAAAATACCTCATTTATTTTATGATAAAAATTGTTGTATCAATAAAGAACTTGATAGTGGATATGGAACAAGATATATGATAAAGACAATTCTAAAAATTGTAAAAGAGAGGTATAGTCATATTGATACATTTGAATTCGATGATGCAAGTAAAATTGAATGTATTTTAGATGGAACTAATCGTGAAATAAGTTTAGCACATTACTCTGTAGCTTTATATGGGAAAACTTGGTATGAAAGGAATTTTAATGCTGAATTAAAAGACAATGATGACAAAATCAAATATAAGAATGCAGTTCAAATATTTAGTGATCCAACTAAAAAACTATCATTTATGATTGCTTTTGCCGATTATTACTATGGTGAAGATAGGATAAAATTTGATAAACTTGAGAGTATCTACAATAAGACTAATACATACAATGAATTTTTTATAAAATTGAAAGAAGAATACAAGGAAAAGTTTTGTGAAATTACAGTAGATTGGTTGGATAATTTTGTAAATAAATTATTAGGTCGGAATTATATGAATTCTACTTGGATAATAAAGGTAAATAATATGAATACAAATGTTTCAATTAATAGTATGATAATATCTAATGAGAAACCTAAATATAATATACAAAGTGGAGGTGTATCAAATGGTCGTAATGTTTTAATGTCATGTAGGGATTTATGAGAATTCCTTAAGTATATTATGTTTATAACCCTGTAATTATCATATTGAAAATGATATAAGGCTAAAAATGTGTATGTATATATGTCAAAGTGAGACATCACTAATTCTCCATTAGCTCAGTTGGCTAGAGCGACAGACTAAAATTGGTCTAAAAAGCGTATATAGCTAGTAGTTCTACTTTTAAAGAAGAACTGCAACATTCTCAAATTGCTGGGAAATCCTTAGACATTTACTATTATATTAAGTAAATTTGGATAATCAGCAGGGAATTCCAAAAGGAAACCTTCAACGACTAAAAGGGAAAGGGTATTTTGGTAATTATTCTTCCTCGTTTGGGGAGGAAACCCCAAAATGCTTAAGATATAGTCTAGCTATTCAAAGTAATTTGAATATAAATCGGTTAATCTGTAGGTCATTGGTTCAAACCCAATATGGAGAGTTTTTAACTGATACAGTATCACATATCAGTAGTATTATCTACTATTAAAACAAATTATTTTTGTTTATAGTTGGGCGTGTTTGTCCGAGCTTAAATTTGAGCTCAAAAACTATCATAGTTAGTGATTGTTTAAACAATTGCGACATTTTCAAATTGCTGGGAAATCCTAAGGTATTCATTATTAATTAAATGAATTTGGATAATCAGCAGCCAATTCTCCGACAAAGCGTCGTTTGTGGACAAGACCACAATAGAAAGGTTCAGAGACTGAATGGAAATGGGTAATCTTTAAGATTGCTTAAGATACAGTCCATCCCTTTAATAAAAATTAAAGGTAAAAGAGGGTTTAAGGAGTGAGACTATAACTGGTCTTAAAAGCATATAGCTAGTGGTTTTAATTAACTGCGACATTCTCAAATTGCTGGGAAATCCTTAGATATTTACTATTAATTAAGTAAATTTGGATAATCAGCAGGGAATTCCTAAAATAAGGAAACCTTCAACGACTAAATGGGAAAGGGTGTTTTGGTGAATAATCCAATATGCTTAAGATATAGTCTAGGTATTCAAAGTAATTTGAATATAAATCGTAAGAATTTCCTTTGATAAGTTTCAAAGATACTTTAGAAACATAAAGAAAATTAGGTAATCTTATGGACGAAAGTCCTCGCAGGTTCGAATCCTGCAGCACGCATCCACCTATATTAGACTTATTTTTATTATATCTATAATAAATCTGTTATTATTATAAATATATGAATTCACAGACGAATACAAATAATATCTCAACACTTTTACAGATTACATTAGGAAATTTACAACAATGTGATAAATCACAAATGAGTAATATAATGCGATCTGTGCAAAGTCAAAAAGCAGATGCACAATGGAAAGATAGTGTAGTAGAACTACAAAAACTCAAAAAAGAATTAAATTCTAAAAACGAAGAATTTGACGAAATAATAAACAAATTGAAATCATCAATAAGTCCTGAAAATTTAATAGGAAACACAAATAGTTCAAAAGTAGATACAGTTTCAATAGATACTCTTGCTGATAAACTTAAAGATAAAGGACAAGAAATAGTAACACTAAAGAGGAAAATAGATCGTAAAATTTGTCTTGTAGAACAGATAAAAAACATTAGAGGGAAACTTCAATTTATTACTGAAAAAGACAAAGTTACTCTTACAAACTTTTTCAATAGCAAAACAAATATGTTAAAATGGGTTGATGAATTGGAGTATATATATAAAGGTTATAGTGATAGGATATTATTATTTATGTTTGCATCTCTAATGGGATTATCTGGATATAATATTAAAGGAGACGCATTTATAGAGTCTCTTATTGAAATACAAGAAGAAGGTTATAACGGAGGTTACATAGATAATGAAGACTTTTTTGAAACTCTCAAAAATTATATAAACGATGATAGTAATAGCTTACAACAGAAACAGACACTTATATATGCAATATCTGAAGCATTTGACCGTTTAGGTATGTTTATCGAAGAAACAATTGCTCCAGATAAATCTGATATATATAACAAAATATATGACTACCAAAATAGGTATATAGATGCAGACACAGATCAAGCAAAAAATATTATTGTTGAAGATTTCAAAGTAAACGGTATTGGCGGAATATGTTACTTTTTATTAAATGAAGTTGATAGACTTATATTTGAGAATGATACAATAAGAATCCATTTATCAAGTTGGAATCACTTTAATTTTCCTCCAATGAGTAGATGGTTACAAGTTGGTCCAGAAGAATTTCTTGGATTATCTTTATGGAAATATTATTTACTAAACTTTACGAAACTTACAAATGTAAGACCACAAACACAATCACAAGTAAATACAAAGACACAACAAACAGCAGGTAAAAAGAAAGTTAAAGCGAAAACTAAAAGAACATAAACTTTGTTTTCTAAAGTTTCAGAAAAATGAATGATCTCAACTATTGGGATCGAACCAATGACCTACAGATGCCAATGAAACTATTACAGTCTGCCGCTCTTCCAACTGAGCTAAGTCGAGATACTCTAATAATAGTAAAAATTATAATAAAACAAACGCAAATAATACTAAATCTTTTTCTATACACGTGTAACAGTAACATAACCATTACCAGTATTAGTTCCACTATTTGTAATAGCTACAATACCATAACTTGAACCTCCGCCACCTCCACCACCCCCCCAACCACCACCACCTCCACCATAACCTCCACCTCCACCTGAACCTGCAGCAACACCACCAGGAGAAGACCCCCCTCCTCCTCCTCCACCAAATCCTCCCTCACCACCAGGCATAGTACCAGATGCTAATGCTCCTCCTGCAAAAGTACCAGAAGAACTATATCCACCACCTCCACCTCCACCTCCTTGTCCACTGCTAACAGCACCACCACCACCATATCCACCATATCCACCAACAGAGTTACTACCATTACCCCCAGCAGTACCTAAACCACTACCAGCCATACCTAAACCACCATTTGGACCAGTACCACCAAGTGCTCCAGTATTTCCCCCACGTAGTGCGGTAGTAGATATAGTACCAGATGTCCCAGCATTATTGTTACCACCACCACCTCCACCTGCAGCAAATAAAAGACTACCACCATTTACAAAAACAAAACTTCCACCACCACCTCCTCCAAATGATGTATTTTGACCAACCTGACCACAAACTATATTTATTGTCTGTCCTACTGTTAAATTATATGTACCTGTTATAATTATACCAGAACCTGCACTAGTATAACCAGTACCACCAGCAGCACCTGAAACAATAAAAGTATAAGTAGCTGTTATAGGAACAATCCATTGTTGAATACCTTGAGTTGTCATATTAAATGTTGATGTACTTTGTGTCCAAGAAGTTGCAGAATATGCTGTTTTACATTGTGAAAGTGTTGGGCCATAACGTCCAGATGCTCCAGCATTAGTAAAAGTAAAAGATGTAAAAGTAATCTTAGATTTTCCTTGGAATTGTGAGCATGTAATAACAGATCCGCTATTTGGTATTCCAGTTACTCCGCTACAATATCCAGATGATGCATTTGCATAATATTCGCTAAGATAAATAGGATTAGTACCTCCCATTTCAGTTTGTATCTGTGAAAATAATATTTGATTTCCGCTTGCAGGTAGAACCATTATTACAATATAAAAAGAAATTAAGAAAAAATACTATAAACTAAAATACAATTAATTACCCCATAGAAGAATATATTTATTACGATTATGCTTCTTAAGTCCCTCAAACCAACCATATCTATATCTAAGTGATGCCAAGACACTCATGAAATCTTTAATCGTTGTTGAAGCGTCAAATACAACGTGTCCATGCAATTCACGAGTGTCAATACCCTCAAAGAATTCTGTATCAAAATTATAAGTAAATACCCAATTATCATCAGGATTAATAACAACTTTCCATTCTTCATCCGTTAGAGGTCTTTGCTTATCGGTTTCAGCAAATAATTTAATATCTTCATACCACGGGACATTTTGTTGATCTTCAACTTCAGATCTTTTCATGTGCCAGCTAATATTACTAAGTATCTCCATTTTCTCATAATAAACTTAAATTATATAATATAATTTATTTCAATTTTTATTTTTACTAAACTAATTTTAGATAAAATTAAAAATTGAAATATAAATATACTTATAAATCAATAAGTATAAATGGAGCAAAATCAAATATATCTCATGGATTGTATTGATGGTCTTAAAAAGTTAAATAATAATTGTGCTCAAATTATTATATGTGATTGTCCATATAACATAGGTAAAGATTTCAATAATGATAGTGATAAACAACCTATGGATGAATATCTAAAATGGTGTGATATTTGGATAAATGAATGTCTTCGTGTTTTGAAACCAAATGGAACAATGTATATTTATGGTTTTAGTGAAATTTTAGCATTTATTCGTGTAAGATTAACTTGTAATGTTCGTTGGTTGATTTGGCATTATACAAATAAAACTGTTCCAACTCTTAAATTTTGGCAAAGATCACATGAAAGCATATTATGCTGTTGGAAAGATACATATCATTTTAATGTAGATGAAGTAAGAGAACCATATACAGATACTTATGTAAATAATGCTGCTGGTAAAGTTCGTAAAAATACTAAAGGAAGATTTAGCAACGGAGATAAAGAAACAACATACAATGCTCATGAGAAAGGAGCTATGCCAAGAGATATAATAAAATGTCCAGCTTTAGCAGGTGGCGCTGGTAAAAAAGAAAGAGTAGATCATCCTACACAAAAACCACTGTCTATATGTTTAACACTTCTTAAAGCTGCTAAACAAAATGAAACTGATTTAGTTATAATTCCATTTGTTGGTTCAGGTAGTGAATTAGTAGCATGTAAAGAACTTAATCTTCCATTTATTGGATTTGAAATTAATGAAAAATATGTTGAAATAGCGAGAGATAGACTAAAAGATAATATTCAAGAAGAAGTAATTGATAATTTATCAAATAGTGAAGCATAATCAATAGTTGTTTCAGTTTCTACTACAACATCACTAATTACACAATATTTACTAAATTTAGTTCTATCAAAATTAATCCATAGTTGATTAGACATTGATGAAACTACTTTCATACTATATCCATTATTACTATCAGTAGTCCATTTTTGTATATTAGATGTTTTAAGTTTGTAATGAGTTTCCCATATTTTATTTTTTGCTTTTACTTCTTCAGTTGGAATTACATAAAGATAATAATTCAAAGTATTATTTGATTCTTCTCTTCCAAGTATCAAATAATGTGAAAAATTATTTCTTACAATATCAATTTCATTTGTAAATTCTTCACCAGAATTACATAATGTCATTCTATATGATGATACACTAAATGAGTTACTATTTATTTTAGTTGATTTACAAGATATACCATTATTATCAATCATAAAATCTCTACCAGATTTATGAGATCCATTATTCCAAACATTTTCACAATTACATTTTTTTAGTGTTTGTGATAAAATATTTTCCCAAACAGCTTCTTTTATTGGAACACTATTTATCAAATGATAGCCTTTAATAGTTTTTTCAAGTATATGTTTAAACTGATATGAATGTATAATATCCATTATATATGATTGAATTATATAATATAATTAATTTCAATTTTTATTTTTACTAAACTAATTTATGAAAATTAGACATATATTTTCTTATTCTTTACCAGTATAAATTTACCACCTCTACTACCGGTTCTTACAATATACTTACGACCATTATATAATTTTGTAGGTTTTCCAGCAATTTGTGATATTTTAGCAGGTTCATATGTAATTCCAAAATTAGGATATAATTCTGTATCTGTATCTTGAACTAATAAAATATATTCAGGATTTCCTCTTACACGATTGACTTGTGTAGTAGTTTTAGAACTAAAACAATATGATTTTGGAATAATTTTAATATCATGAAATTGTTGTTTAATAACAAATGGGATCATTAGATTGCCATAAGTTGAATCTGTAAGTTTAACAGTTGTAATTAATATAAAACCATCATGATTTTTAATTCTTGAAAAATATATAAAAAATCCAAATATTTTGTCAATTCTATTTTTAAATGGTTCACAAGAAGACTTAATTCCAAAGAATTTTGACCAGGTATCACTTTCAGAACTCTGAGATATAACTGTAACTGGTTCTGTATTTACACTATAAACTGTTGCATTCTTAATATTTGAGAAAAAATTTTTGAGTGCAATAGTTAATAAATCCTTTACAGGATATTCTATATAAGTTAATTCTTTAGGAATTTCTTCAATACCTTTATAATCATAATCCGCCTCTGCTGCTAGTGTTAGTCTATTAGTCATAATTGTATCTTTAAGATTTTGTATCATTTCTGGTGAGAATCTTTCTCTAGTCATAGGATTTAATAATGTTCCATCTCTCTTAACACATTTTAATAATGCACGAGCATCATAGATTCTTTCTTTTGTGCCTTCTGTAAATTTAAATACTAGACCATTTCTAGCAACAATTTGAGATTGACTATTTAATGTAATTGGACATACTTCAGCATTATTAGTTTGATTATTATTTTGCATAGTATTTATTATAATAATAGGAATTATTATTATGTTGCAATTTCATTAATATGAAACCATCCTTGATTGACAACAAATGTTCCAATTGTAAGTGTTGTATTATATTTAGTTTCTACATCTCTATACATATCAACTATAGAAGTATCTATTATTTCACTTTGTGATTTAATAGTTATATCTTTTACAATATCTATAATTGGAATATCTAATATCAGATTAAGTTTTGCTTGTTCTTCAATTGTAAGTTTATTTTGTGCACCTAATATTATATGTGTTCCAGAAAATCTTGGCCATAATCTCCAAGGACGAGCCATAGAACCAAAATAGTCTATATGATCTGATATTATAATTCTCAATTCACTTTGAGACACCTTATAAGCAAAAATAGTAGATAATTTTTCATTCATATAGGTTTCAATGAAACCAAAAAGTTGACGATAATTAATATCGTTGTTAAAGACTGCTTTTTCTTTCAATATAATCATATAGCGATGTCCAGTATAATATTCAATTGGCATAAACTATACTATATGTTGAGTTTTTAAATATTCCTACAAAATAAAAAAAATTGAAGAAATTATTTAAAATAGTTTATATTTCAAGACACAAATCATAGGGAAGAATACAATGTCATCAATCGTCACAAAAATTATCACAAATGAGAGCACAAAAGAATATATTGATGGTGAAGATTGGAGATGTAGTAAAGTAATGAAGGTAGTATTGAAAGGAACAACCATTAAAAATATTCGTGGTATGAATGAAGTTCGTAAGATGGTATATGAAGAAGTCAAAAAGAAGAAAACAAGTCCTCGAAAACTACCACAATCTCTTACTAATTGTAAGAGATGTCTTCATCAGATTGTATCACTTTGTAAAAAATATAAAATTCCAATTACGATTTATATTAAACTTAATAGGAAAAAGCAACAAAGATTTAATTATAGTTTCATTCCAGACGAGATTTTTCAAGATGATTCCAATTATGAGATTGATAGTAGTGAAGATTATGATTATGATTATGATGAGAATATAACAGATGATGAATATGAAGAGATAATTAATCCAGAAAATGATGAAAATGAAGAAAATATTGTAATAGAAAAGAAGACATTATTTAGTTATGTTTTTAGTTTTACATTGCGGATACTCTATATGTTTCTTTTGGCATCACTATTCATTATAATGCTTAGTCTAGGTGTTGTCATATTCAAAGATAATTCAAGTATTGCTATTCAAGAATTGTAGATAATTTTGACTTTGATACCAGTCAATATATTCTTTAAACATTTTAGTTTGAACTATATGAATAGGACTATACTCTGTAAGATCAGATTTCATATATTTAATTGCATAGTCATATAGGTCTTCTTTAGATGAATATGATATATTTTTAGTTTCTTCATAATTTATCCAGAAAGTAGTATAAACAGTATCATCATTCTCATATTTTTTTACAATATATCCAATTTTATCATCATCATATACAACAAATATATCTTTGAGACCATCCATATTTTTTATTTATCTAAATTATTATAATTATAATTTTCAAATTTTTTTAGGATTTTGCCCCAAAATAAAAAAAAATTGAAAGGAATATATTTTGATAATTCATCTATCAAACAGAACTACCTATCCACCCACTATCCCCCAACCAATATCAAGATGTCTTCTTCTTCTTTCTCCAACTATGATGATGTTGAGGTTGTTGTGAAGCAGAGGAAGACAATTGCTGATGTGATGACAGTTGGGATGGCAATTATGAGTGGCAAGTCCAGCAAGAACCACAAGTTGAAGCCTCGCAACAATGGGAAACCTGATAAGACAAGGAGCAAGGAGAACCGAGCAAAGAGCATTGCCAAGAGGAACTTTGAGCACAGGACTTAAAATACTCAAAATTCACAAAAAACATAAAAATACAAAATACAAAAAAATATAAAGGACTTCGGTCTTTTATTATTATTCCACTCCGAATGCCCGTAACATATCCATTATATCAGGAGGTAATTCAGGTGGTGCTTCTCCTTCTACTCGTAATGCTGCAATAGCAGCAATTAATTCATCTCTAATATCTTCATGAGCTTCATGAGCATTATTATCACGATCATTTCTATCTCTTGGTTCTACAGGAGGTGCTACAGGAGGTGCTACAGGAGGTTCATCTTCACCTTCTCCTTCTTCACCTTCTTCACGAGGTGCTCGAGGAGGTTCATCAGGATATTCACGTTCTGGTTCATAGATATTATAGTTTTCAAAAGCGGCAATACATAAAGTCGCCATTACAGTATATCCAGTATTAATATTGGATTCAGGAAGATGACATACTCTTAAACCATTAATAAGATTTTTAAATAAATGATTTAGTTTCTCTTTAGCAGTACTTTTATTAAATCCAATTGCATCAAGTATAATAGGATCTTCAAGTAAGGTTTGATAAAATACTCCTTCATTAATACGAGTTTTAATATTATTATACCATGTAATATCTTGCTGATTAGCATCTTCTGGTAATTCTGTAATCTCACTAATTATATTTAATATATTTACAATACTACCTAATTGTAGTGTTAATGATTCTACTATATTAAATTTCATAGCCATATCTGTTAATTCACTAAAAAAGTTTGTAGTGTTTAAAATATATTCTTTTTGGTTTTCTTCTTTATCTGGGAAAATCAATGAAGGTGTTGTAGTATAAATATCAGTTAAAGCATTATTAATATTATCTTTTAAGTCTGTAAATTGAGTACGATTAATAATCTTATTTATTTCATCTAATAATGGTTTATAAGAATACATATTGATTATATTATAATTATAACTAGAAGGTATATCTTCATTAAAGAATATATTTAAGAAATTATATAATGATTCATATATTTTATTAAGTATAATTCTAATATTTGTTTGTAATAATTCAATTGTATTATCCTCTCTATTAGAATTTTGTATATTAGATATTAAAGTTGAAATTATTGGCGAAAGACCTGTAAAATATGCTCTATTTAATACACTTCTAAACTTACTAAAATTAAGTAATCCCGAAGGAATAATTGATTTTTGTACAATAGCATAAAAGAACATATGATATATAACTCCTTTAATAAACTTTAATCCCAATATATCAAATGCATTATTTCTTGCAACATCTTGATTTGAGAAATTGAATGTATCGATATTAAGATAATGTATAAATTTTTTAACAATACTTTTTTTAGCATTATTTACAGCCAATTGATCAGTTAATTCATCTGATATGTGTACGAATAAAGGATTAATATAATTATGATTCATTATTTTCATAAGTACTTTTGACATTTGACTCTTAGCAATAATCATCTTATTAAAATTCTCATATTTATTAGCTTCATTAGTATCTTTAAGTTTATTTAGTAAATGATCACTAAATAAAACACAACTACCAATAGGGAATTCATTTATAATACCGAATACAGATTTTTCTCCAGTTCTAATTTCTGTATCATATATATCAGACATTTTACCAATAATGTCATGAATATACACAAGTTTTGATTTAGAGTCTAATTTATTACCTCCAGTTTTTGATAATTCATAGTCTCTTGCCACTGCAGAATTAAGATCAAGATGTTGGGTAAATTTCTTTTGGAATTCTTCTTTTACATCATCTTCATCACCGATAACTTGATTTAAATAATGACCATATAATACATCCATTAATTCTTCTTCTGTATCTCCAAGATTAGTATATTCATCTGATTGATAAATATAAGGTTTATTATCTGTAGATGTGTTAAATTTACCGAATGTCTTGAGTTCTCCATTTGCATCATAAGTATCAACTAAGATTCCATTTTCATAATATTGATGTAACATATTACTAAAATCAATAGTATATCTTGTAAATATACGGAAATGTTCAATACGATGTTGTACAAATAAATCCGTTGCCCGAATTAACTGAGCAACATTTTGCATATCATTAAAGAATGTTCTCGCCATATTCTGTATAATCGGATCAAAACTACGAGATATAAATATACCTTTCGTAAATAGTCTATTTTTATAAAATTCATGTAAATTATCATCTGGATCTATAGAACCTGTCATAGTGCCAATATCATAATAACCAATCCACCCACTGCTTCTATCATTAACATCTATTCCCAAAATAGAATACTCATATTTTCTATCTTTAATATAATCAAATGGATAAATCTTAGGATTTGTTGGATCTAATAAATCATTTTTTTCGTAACTATGTTTAGCAGCCATAACAAAATATCCATTACCAAAATGTTTAAATACAGATAATGGTTTAATACGATCCATAGATATATAATCTGGTAAATCTGTTTTATCTATTAATCCAATATTAATAGCATTATCAAGATCATATAAAGTTTTAAGATATATCATAACAAGCTTGCCACCAATACCGTGTAAACATGATGGAACAGCCGGATTAAGAATAGCACCTAATTTAATATTATTAAATTCTAGATCAGCTAATTTATTTAAAATTTCAGCTTTATTAAAATTTTTATTATATTTAGTTTCATCAAATCTATTTGATTTATCATTGTCGGGTCGTGGATTTTTAAGGAAAGAATAATAGAATTGTTCTTGTATAATATCATCTTCCAGATAACGGAATATATATTTTTCAACAAGATCTTTACAAGTATTAGTAACTGTAAAATCAGTAGCATCTTCAGAAAACGAATAAATTTTATCAGAAACCATTATCCATCCTAAATATCCAATAAGATGCAGAAGATTAATATCTCTTAAAAGAATTTTAAATTCTTGTAGTTTATCAAGATCTTGTTTTATAATAAGATAAGCGAGTGTCAATAGTGGATAATAATTTTCACTTGTTGGATTATCACTTTGTACAATTCTATGTAATATGTCGTAATTGCTTATATCCTTACCTCCAAGCATATTTCTATAGTCAAATTTTCTAAGAATAACACAAATATCATTTACATTTTGAATATTTGCCGTAAGTTCTCTCTTTGCTGCTCCAATAAGAGTAAGAATACATTCTTTCATTGGATCAGTTGCTCTATTATTTTCAACTTCAGAAGTTACAATAGATAATTTGTTAAATATCATAGATAAATCGTCTTTATTAGTCCAAATAGGTCCTGCAGGTAAATCCGCTAAACCAGTATGTTCATTTTTTCCTTTAAATGAAAATATCATAGATATTAACTCTTCTAATTCATAACCTACATATGTATCTATTCTATTTTGTTTTAACCATTTTAGTTTTATAAACAAATATTGATTAGCATCCATAAGATTATCGCCCATGAACATAGTAATTGCATTTTTAATATCGTGTGGATTCTCAGATACAATATCAGAGACAATCTCCTTTCTAGGAAAATATTTAGCATTATCACAATCAAATATATCATTATAAATATTTCTTAAATCAGTTACTTTATATATCAATTTATTACCTATTGTGCTTGCAAATTCAGCATCTAGTCTATAACTACGATTATAAGATAATAATTTTGAACCATATTTAAATCCCCATTTAGAATTTAATGAACTTAATAGTTTTATAATTTCTTCAGATGCTTTTTCAGCAACACTAACTTCAGTACTATCTAGATTACGTATACGTTCAATATTTTCTTTAGCAATAGAATTCACATTCTCTTTATAAGTTGGCTCTGCATTTATGTATAATGCATTTATACTTGATTCATAATGATCTAATGTTTTATTAATATTAAAAATATTCATTTGTGAATCATAAAGTCTTATATAAGGTGCCATTAAAGCAATATATATAAGACCTTGTTTAACTCCTTTTGAAGGATTTGATTGTGTCCATAATGAATTAAACCTAGTATTTCCTTCTATCCTTACAATTTTAGTAGCTTTTTCTTTCATAATAGTACAAGCTAAATCATAACATCTATCAAATAATGGTAAATCTAATCGTGGAGCAGCTACCGGAACTATAGCACGTGCAGGAAGTGGTGGTAAAGCAGCAGGTGGAGGTGGAGGAGGTAGAACTGCAGGAGGTACAACTATAGGTGGTAAAACCGGTGGAGCTATTATTAGATCTTCTTCTTCTTCTTCTTCTTCTTCTTCTTCTTCTTCTTCTTCTTCTTCTTCTTCTTCTTCTTCTTCTTCTTCTTCTTCTTCTTCTGCAGGTGGTGCAGCCGGTAATGGCATTTCAGCTGCTGCTGCAAGTTCATCATTTATAACAGGTGGTGGTGCAACAGGTAATGGCATTTCAGCAGCTGCTGCAAGTTCAGCATTAACAACTGGTGGTGCTACTGGTGGTATTCTAACAGGTGGTGGTGCAACAATAGGATTTCTAATAAGTTCACGAACATATTGTGCACGTTCAGCAGCATTTTCAACTTCATCTGGATCATTTGGATCTTCTGGAACAGGATCAAAGTAATTATCTATATCTCTTTTAAGATTATCAACGTTCAGTTCAAATCTTACTTGAAGTTGTTCTGGATTATTATCAGTATTTACATATGTTCTTATTAAATCTGTAAATATACCACTAAATATATCTATAAATAAAAGACGAAATGCATTTGATACAATTGGTCTCAATACAACCTGAAAATCTATATCATTATCTCCCTTTTTAATAGAAATTCCTCTCCATAAATTTTTTTCACACACTTTTAGAAGTAATTGTTTTAATAGTAGTAAAATTAAACTCTTATGTACTCTTGTAATATTACCACGAATATTCCATCTATTTTTAAAATTATTTTCTCCAACAAATCTCCATATTGGATCAAATGTAGTAGTTAGTTCTGCAGTAGTCCAAAATGGTAATCTACGTCTTTCTACGAATGAACAAAATGCATTTTGATTTCCATAATAAATTTGCCATATTTGAGGTCTTTGTAATATAGCCTCTGCCATGATATTTTTTATATAAGGAGATTTAATTTATTGTGTTTTTGTCCATTCCACTGGTTTAGTAAAAGATAAAGTATTATATCCATAACACATATATTGTTCAAGATACTCTGTCCTTTTATTACATATATTAATAAGAGAAATACGGTCTGTTTTAGATGGACATTTCCATAAACAATAGAATTTTTCTGTGTTAATAAGTAAGCAAATATCACTTGATTTACTCTGAATATGAGGTTTTCTCATAGTATTAAGAAAACTAAATTTTTTAGAATTAATCTTATCCATTATACCAATTGCCTTATACAATGAAATTTTAGTATCAATATCACATAAATCCCTAATATAGTATATTATATCAATAGGAATCATAAATAAATATTTCTTTAATGAATATAAAGATATTATGAAAGGTAGTGGATATATAAGTTCAGGTTCTTATGGATGTGTAAATAATCCTCCTGTAAAATGTGAAGGTAATACCGATAGAACTGGTGAATATTATAAAAATAGTGTTGGTAAATATTTTAGTAAAGTATCAAGTGCGGTTGAGGAATATGACATCTATGAAACAATTCAAAAAATTGATCCTCAAAATAGTTGGACATTACCATTATATAAAAAATGTTTAGTATCAGATTTCAAAAAAAGAGATAATGTTGATAGGTGTGAACACTATAGTGACAATAATATAACGTATATGCAACTAATATATAAAAACGGAGGTATAGATTTATATTCAGTAATAGATAAATATTCTGATGCCAAACTAGATGAAAAAAGAGATGAATTTATAAAAATATTTAGTTTATTAAAACCAATTATAGAAGGACTAACAAAATTAAATAATTCTGGATATAGTCATTTAGATATTAAACCTGGAAATATTTTGTATGATGGTAAAAAAGTTTATGTTATAGATTTTGGATTATTATTAAAAAATGAGAATATATTTAGAGATAAAAATGAAAAATATTTATTATTTGAATATCCATTTTATCCTGCTGAATTTAAATTATATGGATGTTGGTTAAGACGAGAAAAAAAACAACCATTATATCATATATTTACTCAATTATTTAAAAAAAATATAGATATAGATTCACATAAAAATTATTGGAAAAATGAATTAGACAATCAATTATTACGATTTTATTCTCTTGCTTGTTATAACACTGACAATTTTACAAAAATAAAAAAAATTGAGAAAGAATTTTTAAATTTTAATAGTAAAATTGATATATATTCATTAGGAATAACACTATTAGAATTATATAATTCTATGGTTTCAAAGGATAATTTCCATACATTACTTATAAGAAATCTTTTAGAAAAAATGATAAATGTCAATCCATATGAGAGAATAAGTTGGGATATGTTGATAAGAGAATACGAAATAATTGGAAAATCTGAAAAAATTTTTAGGAATTTGCCTACGAAAAAAAAAAAATTGAAAGCATGATAATTAATTACAATCACTAATCAAACAAGTATAACAAAGCAAACAATTTACAATGGCACCCATCACCAAGACCACCAGCACGAAGGTCATCAAGCCCAAGACTGTCAAGCCCACTCTTACAGAGAAGCTTGCCAAGAAGGGTTACACTCCTGACAACGAGGAGGAAGGTGTAGTTATTGAGATTGACAACAAGAGTTATATTGTGAAGATGGATGGTGAGAAGAAGATTTTTGAGGAGTATGTTGATGCTGAGTTGGTCATCGAGAAGTACGATGAGCCAGAGTCAGGAGAGTCTTCTGCCGAGGAAGAGGAAGAGGAGAAGAAGGAAGAGTCCGAGGAGGATATTCCAATTGTGCCTGTGAAGGAGAAGAAGTCTCCTAAGACAAAGAAGGAGAAGAAGGTTGTCGATAAGGATGCTGTGAAGGAGAAGAAGCCTCGCAAGAGCAAGAAGACAGAGGAGAAAGAGAAGAAGGAAGATGCCGAAGAGAAGGCGGTTGAGGTTGATGACGATGGCAAGAAGAAGCGCAAGCGTCGTGATCCCAGCAAGCCCAAGCGTCACCGTGATCCCACTCCCTACAACCAGTTTATCTCAGAGAAGATGAACGAGTTGAAGACGCTTGACCCTCCTATTGAGGAGGCGAAGGAGGGAGATGATGGTAAGGTTAAGTCTAAGGGTCGTCAGTTTTTCAAGATGGCGGTAGAGATGTGGAAGAACTTTGATAGCGAGGAGAAGACAGCTTATGTTGAGAAGTATCGTCTGGAGCATCCCAAGACAGTTGTGGCAAGTGCTTAGAAACTTAGAAAAAATATAAAAAATACAAAAAAAATAAAAAACTATAAAAGTACAAAAAACTTTTATTAGTTTTATTACTATTCAATCTTTTTTCTTTACAGATTACAAATATAATCACAATGCTGACAGGATATTTCACGTTAATGTTCAATGTCGCTATATTTGCAATTGCTTGTGCTTTCTTATATATGTTAAAGCAATATCCAAATTATAAGGTGGCAATTGCATGTATTTTTATTGGTGTGCTATTAGTAAATTTACATTCTTGGTTAAGATGGCGTTGGTATAAGAATTCATTAAAATTACAAGAGATTTCTAATTTTTTACCAATAGTACCTAAAACATGTCCTGATTTCTGGCAAAAAGAAACAGATAAGAAGGGTGTAGTAACATGTAAAAATAATTACAATGAAAATAATGAAAATGATGAAGAAACTGCTAAATATTATGTAGTTGGAGGAGATAAATTATTAAGTGCTGGATATCCTACTAATAGAAGTATGGATAAATCATTTCCTTTAAGTAATTTTACAAATCCATCAATACAAAATCAATTTAAATGTTCAAGTGTTTCTCAAATGCCAATTCCATGGGTAGAAATGCAGACAAAATGTAGTGCTGCAAAACTATAAGTATATAAGTATTTAAGTATATAATAATATGAAGTATAATGAGTACTAAATCATATAATTGTCCAAGATGTGGATATTCAACAAACATTAGAGGTTCATTCAAATCTCATTTAGCTCGTAAAAAACGATGTAAACCTAAATTATCAGATGTTCCTTTAACACTTTTACAGGAAAGTTTCAAAATTTTTATTGATCCAAATATGAATGATCCAATGGATTATCAAATAACAATTCCTATAGATGATAATACAATCGGTTTTCTCTATATGATAAGAGAACGAGAATTTATTAGAACGAATGAAAATATATATAAAGTTGGAAAAACAACACAAGATATACATAAAAGACTATGTAAATATCCAAAAAATTCAGAATTAATACTTGTAATGAAATTTGATAATTGTCATAAAGCTGAAAAAGAATTATTAAAATTGGCTCGTTCTGAATGTAAACAAAGAAGAGATATAGGAATTGAATATTTTGAATCAGATGAAAAATCTTTGATGAAATTATTTTCACGAATATCTTAATTTTATGTATAGTATAGAATAGAATATTTAGATTATTTTTGAAAAATATAGAATATGAATTAAAATATTCCATATTTTAAATGCGTATAATAAAAAAAAATTGATATAATAAATATCTTAAGGAAAAGCAGATATAAAACTGTAAGATGACAACAGTTTTTAAATGTTCACGTTGTGGATATGAAAATGAGACATTATGTTTGTTCAAAAAACATTTTGAACGAAAAACAGAATGCAAACCGAAAGTAAGTAATATAGCATTATCAGAAGTTAAAGCACAATTTAGTCAGTTATTAGATAAACATGATAAACATGATAAACATGAAAAATTAGATAGAATAGATAAGGAAATTAAATCTAAAGAAGAGAAATTAGATAGAATAGATAAAGAAATCAAAGAGAAAGAAGAAGAAAAACAATCAGTATCACCAAAAACACCAACAGCAACACCAACTTCTCCAATAACTCCCAAAAGAAAGAAACGAAAAATAAGAAATTTTGGAGATGAAAATAGAGAATATATTAAGAAAGATGATTTAAAAGAATATGTTAAAGATCCATTGAAAGGAATTCAAGAGATTATAAAGACAATCTATTTTGATCAAGAACATCCTGAAAATCATATTATTCGTTTAGTTCCAGATGATAGTGATGCTATAGAGATTCATAGTGATGATATTTGGATTAAGAAACAAAAGAAATATATTTATAATAAAATGATTTATATGGCATATGGTGTAATGGAATATAATATTTTGAAAAGATTTTGGACAGAAGAATTTAGAAACTTTATAATAAGTATGGGTGAAATGGATAATGATGACTTATTAGATTTAATTCAAGAAGAGACAGAGGATACAGTTTCAAATGCGGAAAAAGAATTAAATAAAATTCCAATAGAATAAAAATGAATCATACAGATGCAATTATAAATTTGGCACAAAATAATGGAAAGACTTTTTGTCCATTGAGAGATGAAGAAGTGGAAGATATAGATGTTCCTTATTTTGAAGTTTATAGAGATACAATGGGTCCTTGTGGTTATAATATTAAATATTACAACTATAAAACACATGATAATGCACCCAGAATGCCTTATTACTGCGATTACTTATTAAAAAATATTTTTCCTAATGTAAATTCTCAATGTGATTTAACAGGTTTCTATCCTATTGAATTACATGATGCATATGGATATTTAAATAATAATAAATGTTATGATAATGTTTTAACATTTGCCAAAAATAAAGAAGATAAGTATCCAGTATTAGTACCTGATCCATTTCAAATAGGTAATTATGGAGGAAGATTAAATATAAAAGATCCAGTTTTATGGGGTAATAAAAAGAATAAGATAGGATTTTATGGAGTAACTACAGGAAATAAGAATCCTCTTAAAAATGAAAGATTAAAATTATGTAAATGGTCAATTAATAATAGAGATATATCCGATTTTTATATTACTCGTATAGCACAGATTGAACCTCAAAAAGTATTAAATGCATATCCAGAATTCCAAAATATGTTTACTGAACCAGTAGATCAAGTAAAACAATATGATTATAAATATTTATTATCAGCAGATGGAAATACAGCAAGTTATGATAGATTATGTTGGATTATGAGATCCAAAAGTGTATTATTTAAATATGAAAGTAATCAATTATTATGGTATTATCCTTTATTATTAGAAAATACACATTTTGTAAGTGTGACAACAGAAACAATGAAAAGAAAATATGAATTTTATGAAAATAATCCAACAATGGCTCAAATTATGGTTGCCAATTCTAATCAATTTATTCAAACATTTATTACTCCTATTAATACAATGCTTTATACAACATATTTATTTGAAAATATAGCAGAAAATAAATAATAATTTTAGAAAATCACCTTAAAATAAAAAAATTTGAAAAGGAATATAGTAGAAATATATACAACTTCCACCTGAACAAGTAAAAGCAATTATATATAACAATGTCTGGCAACAATTACGTTCTGTCATGCAAGAGGGTTTATAATACCAAGACGAAGTCATGGACATTTGTTGTAGTTGATAAGATGCCTACTTTTGGATTGTCAGAGAAAGACAAGAGGATTTTTAAGTCGTATCCTCAGTATTTGATGGATAATATTATTGGTCTTTTTGACGAGTAGTATATAGAATTATAAGAACGAAGAACGAAGAAAGAAGAAAGAAGAAAGAAGAAATACAAAAAAAATCATAAAATACAAAAAACAAAAATATATAGAAGACTTCTGTCTTTTATTATTTGTGTTTGAAAAGGATATATAAATCCTTTATTATTTTTATAAGATGACAACTATAGAAGAAGGTTATAGTACAGTTAAAGATACTCCATCAAATATTAATGAACATATTAGTGTATTAGCAGATTATTCTGAGAAATGTACAAGTGTTGCTGAATTAGGTGTAAATGAAATGATTTCAACATGGGCATTTATGAAAGGACTTCGTTTTAATAAGAAGAAAAAGAAGCATCTAATATGTGTAGATTTAGCGGGAAAACCAAATGCTTTTGATAAAATTTCAGAATTAGCAAAGAAAAATAAGATTACGATGGAATTTGTAGAAGGTGATAGTGGTATTGTAGAACTTCCTAAAGTTGATTTATTATTTATTGATACAACTCATCACTATGCACAATTAAAGAGAGAATTAGAAAATCATCATTCAAGAGTAAATAAATATATTATAATGCATAATACAGAGGTAGATGGTAAATATGGTGAAGTAGTAAGAATGTGTTATTATTATGATATTCAAGAGATGAATAAGAAATTTGGATATCCTATGAAAGATATGTGTAAAGGACTTCAACCTGCAATTGATGAATTTCTATTAGAACATCCTGAATGGAAAGTAGAACAAAAGTTCCAAAATAATAATGGTATGACAATATTAGCAAAACAGAAAGAAGACGAAGTAGTTCCTATTGATGAATAGATCTAATAATTAGTACTTTCAAGTTTCTGTATAATTTCTTTTCGTTCCAATGGAGAAGCCATTAAAAAATCAACTGTATGACCATTATAATGTACTATCGCATTAGGATAATTCCATGGTTTATTTAGAATATCTTTTAGTAAATCTGGTGTAGCATCAACAACATATTTTTTGTCTTTTATTGTATATTCTGCAAATGGTTTTTTCTTTTTTTGTTTTTGTTCTTGTGTAATATCTAATTCAATAAAAACATCATAGAATATTTCATTATAAGTAGTGCGAATTGTAGATAGTGTTGGCATAAAAAACGGTCTAATCAAATCATATTTTATCCATCTATTTAACATTTGTATTTTTTGTTTAGACAATTATTTTCATATAATTCATATTTCTAATATTAGAAACATTTTTTCTGGTCCAAATAGGATTATTTGGTATTATTTTACTCCTTGAAATATAACTATTATTATATTTTGGTAATACTTTAGGTGGTATAGGAGGTGGTGGAATATTATCATTATTATAATTATCAGATGAGTAAGATGGATAATTAAATGGTGTTGGTGGTGGTGTTGTGGGAAGAGGATACTTAAAACATAGTCGTTGTACTTCTAAACAGGTTATCATGAAGTCATATCTTGCCAAGTTAATATTGCCTTCAAAGTAATCTATTCCCATATCGGCTTTATGTGGATAGTAATAATTGAATTTGGATAAAAGAATATTTTCAAGATACCTATAATCTGGAAAGGCAAAAATGATAAGATATTTAGAATTAGAAGGGTAAAATTTAAGTCTCTGTTCAGGATTACTTGTAACTCCTATAGCAAATAATCCATTATTAGGATCACTATGATATAACAAATATACATATTGCATCATTCTTACTATATAGATATATTTAAGAATATTCTTAAATATATTTCAAATTTTTTTAATATATAGTATATTATATTCTATATCTTCATAGTATAGTATATGGTAAATAAATACTGTTTAGTAATTGCAAAAGATTATTGGGGAACATTAATGGCAGTTGAAACAGGTAAGAAAATATATGATTTTTTTATTTCATATGAACTTATAAATGGAGAACATAGTACATTTGTTATAGGAGATAGTGTATCTTGTTCAAGTGTAATATCTTCCTATAAAGATAATATTCAAAGACTTAAAGAACCTAATACAATTCTTTATGTAGTAATGATAGGACATGGTAATCAAATATCGGATATAAATAGTGATGAATTAGATGGTAAAGATGAAATATATCAATTACCAGATGGTAATATCACAGATGATTTATTAACAAATATAATAGATGAAGATATAATGGATTCGACATCATTATTAGTATTAATTTCTGATCATTGTTCATCTGGTACAATGCTGGATAGACATCTGATATCTAAATCTAATTGGGTAAATATAGCAAGTAGTCTTGATTATGAAGATTCATATAGTTCAGGAGAAGGAAATGTTATGATAAATTGTCTTCTATCAGTTTTAGATAAAGAGAAAGATAATATACATGAACTGACCATATTAGATATTAAAAATAAACTGGATATAGAAATGAAGGAAAGTTTTATAGGAGAACTACAACATTCATGTGTAAGTGTATCAGATGATACAATTTGGGATAGAAAATTTATCCCCATTTAAGAAAAAAACATTATATCTAATAAATGACTACCAAAGAAACTTATTGTTTATGTTTAGTTACAGATTTCTTAGTAAACAATAATTTTACTTTTAAATATAAAAGTCCAAAAACAGGTGTAATTGAAGAAACAGGTGTTATAGTAAAATTAGTAAATGAATTTAGTATTAGTATTCAGACACATCCACTTATAACAGGGCAGGCATTTTCAGAAACATCATTACTTATGGGAGATAAAACAATATATACAAATAACTGGTATTATTATGATTTAAGAAAACAATATACACCGAAAGAATTATTTGATCATCTTAAAGAATTATATTCTGTTTTACAAGACTATGAGTCTATAGAAAATGGAATTAAATTAAAAAATAGTAATACTATAACCTTTTTGAATTCTACTCTATCACTGTCAAACGAGTAATTCGTAAAATACAAGATGTTTTTAATTCAAATGTTGTAGTATTCGGATTATCATTATGGTTAAATTGTATATAAAATTGTGTAGATGAAGGAAGCATAACTGTTATAAATTGTGATCCTTTAAGAGGATAATATCCTTGTGTTGCATTGTTATTTTCTGTTTTCTTGTTATAATAACATCTTAATATTATATTTTCATTGTAATCATGATTAGTTAAATTTAAATTAGTTTCTATTAAATCAAAACCTAATGTAAATATTCCTGCAGGTCCTGTAAGCATATATTTATCACTGTCTTTTGACAATATAAAATCTTGTGATAATTGTTTTCCAATAATACTTATATTACCTCTTAAAAATGTTTGTTCAGGAATATAACTTGATAATGTATTATATTGAAATCCTATATTAGCAATAGAATTACTACTAAAAGATTGATTTTCAGTAACAGGCATAAATGTTGTATTTTGCCATTGAAGGAAAGAATTTGCAAGTTGAACTCGCTGTGGTCCCAAACCAATTCCCATAGCGGGATCTGCTTGATCTGTAATACTCCAACCAGTTGATATAGGTGAAAATACAACATTTGTTCCAGTACCAATAATTTGACCACCAACAGCAATCATTTTAGCATCAAACGAACCACCAACAGATACATTACTATTTGTGATCTTCATTACACTTGGACTATCAACCAAACCAAATAATATATTTTGTGTGTTTTCTCTAGTAGCAATAATCAAATCATTGCTCATAGATTCTGGGAAATATAAAGCATTTGATTTTGAAACTGTAAAGAACCCTAAATTTGAAGAATTCATTATATTGTAATTCAGGGATATAAATTTTTTTTATTTATTCTTTAAGAAAATTACTTAAGAAAATATTCATATATATTTTTATAAATGGCAGAACCCGAAACTTTTGCATTTCAATCCGACATCAATCAGTTACTTTCCCTAATTATTAATACTTTCTACAGTAATAAAGAAGTATTTCTTCGTGAACTTATTTCAAATGCATCTGATGCTCTAGACAAAATTAGGTATTTATCTCTTACTGATAATAAAGTTTTAGATGGAAAATCCGAACTTGAAATTGAAATCATTCCTAATAAAGAAAATAATACTTTAACAATTAGAGATACTGGTATTGGAATGACAAAAAATGATCTTATTAATAATCTTGGTGTGATTGCTCGTAGTGGAACTAAAGAATTTATTGAAAAATTAAATTCTAAAAGTGAAGACGCTCTATCACTTATCGGACAATTTGGTTGTGGTGCTTATTCTGCTTTCCTTGTTGCCGACACTGTCACAGTAATCTCAAAGCATAATGATGATGATCAATATATTTGGGAATCTAATGCTGGTGGATCATTTACTATTACTAAAGATACTACTCATCCTCCTCTAATTAGAGGAACTGCTATTGTTCTCCATCTAAAAGATGATCAAAAAGAATATCTAGAAGAGGCAGTAATTAGACAAATTGTTAAGACACATTCCGAATTTATTGCTTATCCTATTAAACTTGAAGTAATTCGTGAAGTACCAGAAGAAACTACAGAAGAAAGCAAAGATGCAGAAGAAGAAGAGGGTAAAGTAGAAGATGTTAAAGAAGAAGAAGAAGAAAATAAACCACTACCAAAAACAGTAAAGAGAAGTGAATGGGAAATATTAAATATGCAAAAACCACTTTGGATGCGTAAACCGGATGATATTACAAAGGAAGAATATGGTACATTCTATAAATCTATTTCTTCTGACTGGGAAGAGCATCAATCAGTTAAACATTTCTCTGCTGAAGGACAATTAGAATTCACAGCAATGTTATTCCTTCCTAATAGAGTACCATTTGATATGTTTGAACAACAAAAGAAGATTAAGAATATTAGACTATATGTAAAGCGTGTATTTATCATGGATGATTGCGAAGAGATTATTCCAGAATATCTTAACTTTGTAAAAGGTGTTGTAGATTCGGATGATCTTCCTCTAAATATTTCTCGTGAAACTCTTCAACAAAATAGAATTCTCAAAGTTATTAAGAAGAATCTGGTAAAGAAGTGTCTTGATATGTTTTCTGATCTTACTGAAACTGTTGAGGAATATAATAAATTCTGGATTAACTTTGGTAGAAATATTAAATGGGGAATTCATAGTGATGAAGCAAATAAATCAAAACTACTTGAACTACTTCGTTATAACTCTTCGGCATCTAGTGAACTAACCAGTCTAAAAGATTATGTTTCACGAATGAAAGAAGGACAAAAACATATCTATTATATTACAGGTGATGATCAGAAAGTACTTGAGCACTCTCCATTCCTAGAATCACTTAAGAAAAAGAAGTATGAAGTATTGTTTATGACTGAAGCAATCGATGAATATACAATGCAAGGTCTAAAAGAATATGATGGTAAACAGTTCAAGTCAGCAACTAAAGAAGGATTAGATCTAGATTTAACAGAAGATGAGAAGAAGGAAATCGAAGATATTAAAAAAGATAATGAACAATTATGTACTAAAATAAAAGAAGTACTAGGAGATAAGGTTACAAAGGTACAGATTTCTGATCGTCTTACAGATACACCTTGTGTTCTTGTATCTGATGAATATGGAATGTCAGCAAATATGGAAAAAATACTAAAAGCACAGGCACTTCGTAATCCAATGCAGAACTTTATGAAATCTAGTAAAATTATGGAGATCAATCCAAGTCATCGTATTATTAAGAGCATCAAAGATAGTTTATCTAGTGGTGATACAGATAAACGAACTAATGATCTTGTTTCACTCTTATTTGATACTGCAGTAGTAAGTTCAGGATATACATTAGAAGAACCATCACTATTTGCTAAAAGAATTCATAATATTATTCAAGTAGGACTAAATATTGATAATGATGATGAAGAAGAAGACGAAGAAGTAGATGCGAAACTTGATCAGGTAATTCAAGATATTAATGAAATTTCGTTAGATGATGCCCAAATGGAAGAAGTAGATTAGACCACAAGAAATTATTTTAGAAATTATAGGTAAAAATAAAAAAAATTGAAAGAATTAAAACTTATAAGTACTTAAGTCGTTCTCTCTTACTCTTATTATATTCCAACTTCCAAATGGCAAACTCCAACAACATGAGCTACAACTCTATGATCTGGACGCCCTCTGACCGTGATAATTTCATTGCTACTGCTCTGAATTCACCCGATGAGCGTGGAAACGAAAATAACTACTGGTTCAATGTTATGCCCAAGCACGAGAAGGCAGATGATGAGAACCTGAAGAAGACAGCAATCACAGGTGCTCTGATGAAGACCATCTTTGAGACGCCGAAGTTCCGTATCTTCGCTCTCAAGATGTATGAGATCTTGATTGGCAAGATTACTGGAAACCAGTACACTCGCCAGCACTACAACAGGAACATTGTTGTTATGCTGAAAGGTGGAACTGCTTACACCTATCTCACAGGTGCTGACAGTGAGATCTTCCCCTATTCTGATCTTGACATTGTGATCTATATCAATCCCTATCTTCCCCAGGTTGTGTTCAATACTATCAAGGACACACTAAACACGATTGTTCTGCAGACTATCTCGCAGTACAAGCGGTGCATTGACTTCATGTTCTTCAGCAACAAGGAGCGAATGACCGAGGATCAGATTCGTAAGCAGAGTGGAGAGCAGTTTATTCCAGACAATATCATTGCAGAGTTCAAGCACGAGTATGTGAAGAACCTGAATGAGATCTCAACAGACGAAGGCACTTTTGTGTCTCCTTTTGAAGGGAACGAGTTCAGGAACGCTGCTTCCAAGCACAGTTACATTATTGACAACAGTTGTGTTCAGGAAGATCATGTGGTTCGTGTGGAAGTGCCACACTTCCCAGCGTGCGAACGCATTCCCCTCAAGAAGACACCAATGTTCTGCTCATTCAACAGCACTATTAACTTCAATCGTGTTGAGGGAAATGAGAATCTGAAGGGTGTGTTTGATCTGTATCGTATCCGCTTCAACAACCTCTATATGTTCAAAGATCCCGAGGACGAGGAGAAGACATATAGGGAGAATATCACAGCAGACTTTATTGACATTTCCATTGCTGGACAAGATGATGCCGAGTTGAAGGACTTCTGGAACTTTGGGAGCACGCTGCTTATTAACGATTATACAGCAAATATGTGGTTGGTAATTCCAGATGCCCGCTCAATGCTGAATGATCTCTATAAGATGCTTACTCTTTATGAGTGCCCAGAGGGTAAGAAGGAGAAGCGTATGAAGAGGTTTGAGGCGATCAAGAAGATTGTTGAGGGATATACACAGGGACTTTACTTTCCTCCTCCCCCTCCGCCTCCACCTCGTAGGGTTCATACATTTGAGCAACCTCCCCCACCACCTCCTCGTACAGTATCAGTTGATCAGTTGGACATGAACCAGTGTGCGATTGTTGCTTAGGAAGTTTAGTCTAACATAGAAGAAAAACTAAAAATACAAAAAAATTATAAAAACAAAAAACACAAAAATATTATAGAAGACTTCGGTCTTTTATTATTCCATTTGATTTTCTAATGATTTTCGAAACAGTCCTAATGTGTTTTCACAAGGATCAATTACTTGTGAAAGAAATATATATCTATCTTCATCTTCACGATAGATTTCAAATGGCATAATTACACCTAAACATTTTTGGAATGGATACATTAGAAATTCATCAAATCGTAAATCTTCGATATAATATGGATCTTCTACAATTATATTATTTTTATTTTTAGGAATAGATAATTCTGCTTGTAAATCAATATTTACATCTGTAACAAATGAACCATCCTCCAATCCCATATTTTTCAATCCAAAATTTATATCAGCACTAACTTCTTCTATTCTATCAGGTTTAAGATAGATATATTTATGTGGGTTAGGTGGTAAATTATCCTTCACTCTATATGCCAGAATACGAGAATGAAAACCTATGATATAATTTTTGTATCTATGATTTATACAAAATAATCCAGATGAATTTTTTATACTATATATTTTATTATTCTTGATCGCAATTGAAGTCATTATATTCACTAAATAAAAAAGTCTTATATATTCATATTTTTATATTATAAATTTAAGAGTTTGAAAAACTACATAAACATATTTAGAATAATAAAATTATACATAATGTCTATTTTAGATGATGTTCAATTTTATTGTGTTTGTCTTGTAAATCGTCCTGAAAGAATTGAAAGTCTAAATAAAATTAAAGAGGTTATACCAGATATAGAGGTTATAGAAGCGTTAGATGGTAAATTTCTAACAAAAGAAGATATTATGCGTTATAAGGAAGAAGGATTTTTATTACCAAAACCCAATGGGAAATATACAGATGATTATATAAAAGGCAGACCTTTAAATGTAGGTAATGTAGGTTCTTTTATAACACATCGTAATGCTATGAAGGCAATAAGTAAACAGAAAAAGAAATTTGGAGTAGTAATAGAAGATGATGTAGTTCTATTAGATGGATTTTTAGAGAATCTAGAAAATATAATAGAGCATGTTAAGGATGTAGAATTTGATCTAATTCATCTTTATGTCTTTGAAAGTCAAAGAAATATCTTTCCGAAAGATAAACAAAATCTTGTAAAGACACCTATAGGTTTATGGGGATTACAATTATATATGATGAAAAATACACATGCAGATAAAGTATATAAATCACTGTTTCCAATGTTAGGTGCAACAGATGAACAAATAACAAGAATGGGTTTAAATGGTTATGTACTTACAGGACTGGAATTAATAAAGGGAGAAGTAATAAAATCATATACAACTACAACAAAAACAATAAACGCACTTGTTGCAGAAAAATAGTTTATAGTTTATTGATCATATGTATCATATAGAACACAAGTACCATCTGTACATCCTTCCAAAATTATAGATATTTCTCTACCAAGATTACCAAATGGTAATGCAACTTGCTCATCAAAGAAAAGTATGCTATATATATTTGAATTTTCTAATGATGTTTCAATTAGTCCTACATATTTACTTGTAAATTCAAAACCATTAATTTTTAGAATAGCTTTAGATATTTGATAAGTAATATAAAAAGTTTTTATAGATTTATTAGATGGTGGCATTTCTTTGACAAGATTATCTTTAACAATACCAAACAATTGAAGTTTTTCAATATCCATTTTACTATATACATGTATTATACTTCAACGGTCTAAGAGTTATAAAATTATTATGACCTTCCCAATATAATAATCCTCCAATTATATGTGATCTTTTACCATCATATCCACCCCTGGGAATTAATAATATTTCTAATAAGCAATTTTTAAATTTTCTATAATGTTTTTGTTTAATACGTAATTTATAATTTTTCCATGCTTCTTCTATTCGTATAATAGCAAGTTTTTTAACATGCTCATTCATAATAGAGAATGTACGCACATTAGAAGTATAATGAATAGTATCTTCATATTTGATAGAAACAATTTTCTTAATATATTTTTCATATATCGTCTTAAATAACACTGTAACATTATATTCACTCAAATAATGATATGTTTCATAGTTCTGATTAAAGTAATTATGAATTTTGACTTTGAAACAGTTAAAATTTTTAACATATATGAGTCTTATATAGATTGTATATATGAAACTCAAACTATTATTTGGAAACCATTTACAAACTTTTACTTCTAATTGTTCACTATCATTTTCCTTATTAGTCATATCTTCAATAATATGATTAATTATATGTAATGGATTACAAAATGAATATTTATTAAAGTTCCTTTCATATAAAACAAGTGTTCTTAAGTCTTCTTTTTTAGACTTCCAAAAATGCATATCAACAATTTTATCTACATTTGCACATGTGAAATTATACATATCTGAATTGATAAGATAATTTTATCCTTATAATTAAAACATGTACGGCTGGATTCAAAGTGGCTGGTCAAATACCGCCTTCAGCAATGTAAATAGTAATGATTTAATTATCCGAACTCAAGAAGAAGGACAAAGAATTGTATTGGGTTCTGGTAAAGAAGCAACCAGAAATGCTACTATGTATATTACAAGTAATGCTGTTGGTATAAATAAAGCACCTAGTAATGATGCTGTTTTAGATGTTGCTAATATCTTAAAAGTAAGTAGTGATGCAAATGTATATGTAACGAATACTCTTTTCGCTCCATTAGCAAGTGTCTGCAATTTAACAGTTGATTCTATTACATATTCTTCAGCAGAAGCAAATAGTTTATCAGCATCAAATTTTACAAGTGTATCAGCAACAATGACAACAGTAACAATAGATAGTTTAACTTCTTCAAATTCTACAGTTGATTCTAATTTATTAGTTGGTTCTGGTATTTACCCAACTACTAATTTATCTGCAACACTTGGAGATGTAAATAATCGTTTCGTAGATTTATGGTTAGGAGGACAATCATTCCATATAGGAGATATTACATTATCTCAAGATGGCTTGGGAAATCTTAAAATAATGGATACTACTGAAACAACCTTTAAAAGGATGATAATGTCAGATGTCCAAATTGGTAATTCTAATACGCCATTGCGTTTATCACAAACAACAGATGGTAAATTTGTTGCTTATCAAGTAATAGATGGAGTTGAAACAGCATTAAATTTAATAGATAGTTTATGGAGTGTGAATAGTAATATTGGAATTGGTATTCAAGCACCAACCGAAAAATTAGATGTTGATGGAAATTTACAAATATCAGGAACTTTCAAAATGAGTACTAGTAATACATTATCAAATGATCCTGCTACAAGTAATCTTATTATAAATCCTGATAATAGTTATCAAGATGTACATGTTAATGCTCAAAATGTTTATGTTCAAAATAAACTGGGTATTGCCAATTCTCAACCTCAATATACTTTAGATGTTGCCGGTTCTGCTCGTGTTGATAATATTCAAATTACAGCAAATAATTTACCATTTTTAGATTATGCCAGTTTTAAAGATGATGCTCAAACTATTCCCTGGTATGGTATATCTGTTACATCTAATAATAGTAATCTGTATTTAGTAGGAAGAGATGGTGTAAATATTGTAGCAAGTAATGTACCAGTTGTATTTGATCCTTTAATTACAGGTATTGGTGTAGGTACTACAAGTGTTAATACACTATTACAATTAAATAATACAGATAATCGTAGAAAAATTGTTTTAAAAGAGGTTGTAAATAATGATTATCAAAATGTCAGTATAGGAAGTGTAGTAGATTCTCTGATATTCCAAATTCCTTCATCAAATAGCGATATTTATTTCTATGCTGCAAATGATTCAAATAGTGCTTATCAAATGGTTACTATACAAGGAGATGGAAATATTCGTATTGGTGATAATGGTAATAATGAGAGAACAAATGTAAAATTAGATGTCTATGGAACAATAAGATCAGGTAATACTTTATTATTAGGTGATTCTGGTGATGTTGGCACAGGAGGTCGTATGATTTCAGCAGGTAAATCAGATCTTACATATGGACAAGATGTTACAATTACTCTTGGTAAAGATCCAACTACATATAATCAAGGTAAACTAACATATCTACATAATGGTGATAATAGTGATTGTAATATGCTAGTATTAGGTCTAATAGATAAAGATGTTCTAGCATTAGAAGGAAGTGGTAGAGTTGGAATTGGGACAACTTTACCATTAACTACATTAGATGTTCGTGGTGATACTTATACAGATTTCTTAAGAACAACTGAAATAACAGCTCAAGATGAAACTAATAATTTCTTAAATATAGGTTGTGATACTAAGACGAGTTTAATAAGTATTGGACAAGGACCAGGTAAAACAATTAATATTGGTTCAGTAGGTACAACTGTTAATATATCAGGAGATGTAGCATGGGTAAATACAACAAATACTGAAGTAACAGATAGACTTATAACTCTCAATAAAGGTGGAACAGATGCTATTGATTGTGGTATAGAATTTGAAAGTAGTAGTAATATTGTTGGTTATATCAAAACTAATAGTAATGCTAGTGGATTTGTCTTACAATCTCCATCAACTTCAAATATTTTAAGTATTAAGATGGATTCTGGTATAAATTTCAATGATGTAATAAGAATCACACCAGCATCCAATATTAGTTTAGGTGGTGGACAAAATATTCTCGATATTAAACTGGACTCTGGTATTAATCTTAATGATGTAATAAAAATTACACAAGAATCTAATATATGTATTGGTACTGCACCTACAACAACATATCATGTTCATATTCAAAATTCTAATGCCCCTACTGTTATGATTGAATCCTTATCAAATGATGCGCCTACTTTAAGTCTTGCAAATGCTGATGTTATATGGCAATTATTAGGTCCCATTTTAGAAAGTAATAATGCTTTACAACTAGCTTTATATGACAAATTAACAACAACATGGTCTGCTTCATATGTATCTATTCTAAATGATGGTAAAATCGGTCTTGGATTAGATACACCACAATATGAACTGGATGTTAATGGTACTATAAATGCAACAAGTGTATTAGTTAATGGACAAGTTATTACTGCAGGTGGTGGTGGTGCTGTTGGAGGAGGTAGTGCTATTGGATGGGATAATCAAAGTTCAAATGTTTACTGTGATTGTAATGTTGGTCTTAAAAAGCATGCACCTCAATTTACACTTGATGTAGCAGGTTCAGTTAATGCTTGTAATTTCTTATTAAATGGAGCACCATTTTCAGGAGGATACTGGCAAACATCTGCAGATGTAATGTATTCACTTTCAAATGTCGGTGTAGGAACAAATACACCATCATATACACTTGATGTAGGTGGAACTCTAAATGCTCTTAATATTCTAATAGGAGGCGAACCTTTATCATCAGGTTTCTGGCAATTAGTAGGTGGTAATATGTATTCTCTTTGTAATGTTGGTATTGGTGCTGCAAATCCAACAAATAAATTAGATGTTGTAGGAAATGCTAAAGTAACTGGTAATTTTACATCAACAGGATCAGCAACAGTTAGTTCAGTAATTTCATCTGGAAATGTAAGTGCTGGAAGTGTTACTTCAACTGGTATTGTTAATATAACAACAACTCAATGGGGTGATGGTATTATACTTAATAATGGAAGAAATAGAATATATGCTGATGCCAATACAAATAGTTTCGTATTAAATGTTGATACAACAAGTAATTTCTATATGACATCAACTGGTAATTCACCATATTTCTATTTAAGTGGTTCTACCGGTTATATAGGTATTGCAAATAGTACTCCAGCATATCAATTAGATGTTACAGGTGCTATTTCAGCAACATCATATTGTAATTTAGATTGGTCTGTAATTAAAAATAAACCAACATTCGCTACTGTAGCAACAAGTGGAGCTTTTGCAGATCTTGTTACGAAACCAGCATTATGTAATGTAGCAACAACAGGTAAATATACAGATCTTACTAATACACCTGCTTTCTGTAATATCGTCTTAAGTGGCAAATATACAGATCTTACTAATACACCCGCTTTCTGTAATTTAGCAACAACAGCAAGTTATGTTGACTTATTTAATACTCCAGCATTCTGCAATTTAGCTACAACTGGTAATTGGACAGATTTAGTAGGAAAACCAACTGGACTTGCAAGTATTGCCACGAATGATTTAAGTAACTTCTCTCAAGTTACAGTTTTCCAACAATCAGTTGGTATTGGTGTCACAACACCACAATATGCTCTTGATATAACAGGTGCAGTTTCAGCAACATCATATTGTAATATGGATTGGTCAATGATTAAAAATACTCCTACCGCAATAACATCCTTCTCTGGTAATTATAATGATCTAATTACTAAACCAAGTAAACTAACTGAATTTGCAAATGATTTAGTATCATTTAGTTGTAATGTTGGTATAAATATAGCTACACCAGAATATACACTTCATGTAGTAGGTTCAATGTATGCATCTGGATATTGTAATCTTGATTGGTCTATGGTTAAAAATGCACCTGACTTTGCAAGACCAAGTTGGTCTATGTTAACAGATGCACCATCTAATTTATCATTCTTTACAAATGATTTATCATTATTTACAAACACTGTAACTGTTAGCAATAGTATAACTGCAACTTCATATTGTAATATGGATTGGTCAATGCTACAAAGTAAACCTGCATTCTGTAATTTAGCTACAACTGGTAAATGGGAAGATGTAATAGGAAAACCAACAAATTTATCAGAATTTACAAATAATTTAACAAACTTCCAAAATAGCATTGGTATTAAAGTAACAGATCCTCTTTATGATTTACATGTTAATGGTACTTTATATGCTGCCGGATATTGTAATCTATATTGGACAAGTATTAATGATAAACCTACATTCTGTAATTTAGCAACTACAGCTGCATATAGTGATTTAATAGGTGCACCATCTAATTTGAGTTCATTTAATAATGATATAAGTTCATTCTCGGGATCAAATATTCAATTTACAGGGAAACTAGGAATTAAAACATTAAATCCATTATATGAAGTTGATGTATCTGGAGCAATTAATGCAACTACATATTGCAATATACAATGGGATATGATTAATAATGTACCAAATATAACTGATTATACTAATTTAACTAATACACCATCTTTATGTAATGTTGCAACAGGAGGTAAATATAGTGATTTAGTAGGAACTCCAACTTTATGTAATATTGCTACAAGTTCATTATATAGTGATTTGACAGGAATTCCAACTTTATGTAATGTTGCAACAGGAGGTAAATATAGTGATTTAGCAGGAAAACCTACTTTATGTAATATTGCTACTACTGCTGAATATATTGATATTGTAGGAATACCAGCATTATGTAATCTTGCAACTACATCTGAATATGCCGATATTGTAGGAACACCATCATTATGTAATTTATCAATTACTTCACTTTGGACAGATGTAAATAATAAACCATCATTCTGTAATATAGCAACTTCTGCAGAATATGTTGATATTGTAGGAACTCCAGCGTTATGTAATTTAGCATTAAGTAGTGAATGGGATCATATTAATAATAAACCGGCATTTGCATCTGTTGCACTTACAGGTTTATATAATGATTTAACTGGAATGCCTACATTATCAACTGTTGCAACAAGTGGATTATATACTGATTTAACAAATACACCAGTCTTAGCAACAGTTGCAGAAACTGGTAGTTATGTTGATTTAAATAGTAAACCACAATTTGCTGCAGTAGCATTAACCGGAAGTTATGATGATTTAGATAATAAACCGGCAGGTGCTTCTTTCACAGGTTCATATAATGATCTTGTAAATAAACCATCATTAGCAACAGTATCTACAACTGGTAAATATATAGATTTAGCAGGGAAACCTTCATTAGCAGCTGTAGCTTTAACAGGTTCATATGTTGATCTTAATAATACTCCAACTCTATGTAATTTAGCCCTATCTTCAACTTGGGCAGATGTAAACGATAAACCAGCATTCTCAACTGTAGCTGTATCTGGTTTATATGATGACTTAACTAATATACCAGTACTAAAACCTATTGCTACTAGCGCATTATATAGTGATTTAATAGGAAAACCTACATTCTGTAATCTTGCAACAAGTAGTTTATATAGTGATATTTCAGGGACACCAGTTTTAGAAACAGTTGCAACAAGTGGTTTATATTCCGATTTAATTAATAAACCTACATTCTGTAATCTTGCAACAACAAGTTTATATACTGATATTGCAGGAGCACCTACAAAATTAAGTGCTTTAAGTAATGATCTAACATCTTTTAAGGTAAATACAATAACATGTAGAGATACTGCAGCACAACTATCAATAGGTTGTACATCAAATATAGCAATCGTTAATCTTGGTACTACAAGTGGTAATATGACAATTAATATAGGAACTGGAGGTGAAAGTAATAAAGTAATTAATCTTGGTAGTGTTGGTGATACTGTAAATGTTCCAGGTGTATATAATATTGTAAGTACAACAAATACAACAACTTGTAATACAACTATTACATTGAATTCTGGTGCTGCTATTGGTTCTGCAGGTGGAGCAGGAATTCTAATTGAAGAAGGTGGAGCACCTACTTCATATATTAAATTATCAGGTGATAGAGATAGTTTCCTTTTACGAACACCAACAGCAACTACAGATATGGTCTTAAATTTAGCCAATAAGTGTATTAATATCAATAATGATGCATTAGTAGTAAATAGTAATTCATTTATTGGTATAAATAACGCATCTCCTTTATATAATCTTGATGTTGTTGGTTCTATTAATGCAACAAGTATATTGTTAGATGGAAGTGAATTATCAATAGGTGGTGGATTTATCCCTATAACAGGTAGTAAAGCATATACTAATTGTAATATAGGTATTAAGGTACAAGATCCACAATATGAACTTGATGTATCTGGTACTATAAATTCAAGAGTTATTATTGCAGGTACTTATTGCAATATATCTTATTCAACTATTCGTGGAATACCTACTTTATGTAATGTTTCTACTACTTCAGAGTATGCTGATTTAGTAGGAAAACCCGAATTATCAGCACTTGCCTATACTGGATGTAATATCTGGACAAATATTACTGGAAAACCAATATTATCAGCACTAGCATATTCAGGATGTAATTTATGGGGAAATGTATTAGGAAAACCAACATTCACAACAGTAGCTACATCAGGATTATATGATGATCTTGTAAATAAACCTGTTTTAGCTACAGTAGCAATTACAGGTTCTTATGATGATTTAGCAAGTAAACCAGTTATGTCTGCAGTAGCTGTAAGTGGAATATATGCTGACTTATATGAAAAACCTAACTTATCTTATGTTGCTACATCTGGTAAATATACTGATCTTGCTAATAGACCTGCATTCTGTAATTTAGCAACTACTTCATTATGGAGTGATCTGAATGGTATTCCTTCATTCTCTCCATTAGCATATGCAAGTTGCAATATATGGGAAAATCTATCAGGAAAACCACAATTCGCTATTGTCTCTATAACTGGTTTATACTCAGATTTAGCTGGAAAACCTACATTAGCAACAGTAGCTACAACAGGTTCATATGCCAGTTTAACAGGAAAACCAACATTAGCAACTGTATCAACAACAGGTTTATATTCAGATTTAATAGGAAAACCTGATTTATCTACAGTAGCAACAAGTGGATTATATAATGATTTAACAAATGCTCCTACTTTATCAACAGTAGCAACAAGTGGATTATATACAGATTTAACAAATACACCAGTATTATCAACAGTAGCAATATCAGGTTCATATGCCGATCTTACAAATAAACCCTCATTAGTAACTGCATATTCTAATCTCATTGGTGCTCCATCAGCATTAAGTGAATTTACAAATGATATTACAACATTCAAGGTAGATAATCTCACAGTTAAGGATGGTAGTTCAATTTTATCATTAGGTAGTTCAACAAGTGTTTCAACTCTAAACTTAGGTTCATCAACAGCAGCAATGACAATTAATTTAGGTACAGGTGGTTCAAGTAATAAAATAATTAATATAGGTAGTGTGGGTGATACTATTAATATTCCTGGAACATATAATACTGTAACAACAACAAATACTGCTACATCAAATACCACAATATTATTAAATTCAGGTGGTACAGTAGGTTCTGCTGGTGGTTCTGGTATTTTAATTGAAGAAGGTGGTTCAACAGTATCTTATATCAAAGTATCTGGTGATAGAAATGGATTCATTTTAAGAGCACCAACAGGTACAACTGATACTACATTAGATCTTGCCAATAAAGGACTTAATATTAATAATAATGCTATTGTAATTGATAGTAATGCCAATATAGGTATTGGTAAATCAACACCTTCATATAAATTAGATGTTGCAGGAACAATAAATGCAACTTCATTATTAATTAATGGAACAGCATTATCAACATCAACTGGTGGAGGATTTACACCCGTAAGTGGAAATAAAGCATATTCTATGTGTAATATTGGTATTGGAAATACTGATCCTCAATATACTCTTGATGTAACTGGAACAGTTAATGCTCATACTATTTATGCAACAACATATTGCAATATAACTTATTCTATGATTTCTGGAAAACCAACTTTAGCAACTGTTGCAACATCTGGTCTATATGCTGATTTAACTGGAAAACCAGCATTCTCTCCTATTGCTTTCAATGGTTCAAATACATGGACAAATGTAACAGGAAAACCAACATTCTCAACAATAGCAACAACAGGAGCATATACAGATTTAATAGATCCACCAGTTCTAGCCGATGTAGCTTTATCTGCTGCATATGCTGATTTAACTGGAACACCTGCTTTATGTAATGTAGCTTTATCAAGTATATATACAGATTTAGTAGGAGTTCCTGCTTTATGTAATGTAGCATTAACAGGTAAATGGGCAGATATATCAGGACGACCAACTTTCTGTAATATAGCTTCAAGTGGTAAATGGGAAGATATTGTAGGAACTCCCTCATTCTCTGTAATGGCTTATGCCAATTCAAATACATATAGTAATATTACTGGAACACCTACATTATGTAACATTGCTACATCAGGTAAATATAGTGATTTAGCAGGACTTCCATCATTATCTGTAATAGCATATACAGGGGGTAATACTTGGAGTAATGTAACTGGAAAACCAACATTTGTTTCAGTAGCAACATCTGGTTTATATACAGATTTAATAGGAATACCATCTTTATGTAATATTGCCACAACAGGTGAATATTCAGATTTATTCGGTAAACCAACATTAGCAACAGTTTCAGCAACAGGTGCTTATAGTGATTTAACAGGAAAACCAACATTATGTAATATTGCTACTACAGCTGCATATAGTGATTTAGTGGATAAACCAACAATATCAACAGTAGGTGCAAGTGGTATATATAGTGATTTAACAGGATTACCTACATTCTGTAATATTGCAACATCAGGTAAATATAGTGATCTTGCAGGAAAACCAATATTATCAGCAGTAGCTGTAAGTGGTAGTTGGAATGATGTTATAAGTAAACCAATCTTTTCATTAGTAGCAACAACCGGTGCTTATTCCAATTTACAAGGTGCACCCTCAAATATCAGTCAATTTACAAATGATTTAACAGTATTCAAGGTAGATAATATAACTTGTAAGGATGTATCTACACATATATCAGTTGGATGTACATCAAATGTAGTCCTATTAGATTTAGGAGCATCAAGTAGTAGTATGACAATTAATTTAGGAACAGGTGGTACAAGTAATAAAATAATTAATATAGGTGGTGTAGGTGATACTATTAATATTCCAGGAACATATAATACTGTAAATACAACAAATACAACATCTTGTAATACAACTATTTTATTAAATTCAGGAGGTGCAGTAGGATCTGCAGGTGGAGCTGGTATATTAATTGAAGAAGGTGGAAGTATAACTTCATATGTGAAAGTATCAGGTGATAGAAATAGTTTAGTATTCAAAACACCAACAGCAACATCAGATATGACACTTAACTTACAAAATAATGGTGTTAATATAAATAATGTATTCTATATTGATAGTAATAATAGAGTTGGTATAGGTAAATCAACTCCAGCATATAAACTAGATGTTGCTGGAACACTAAATGCAACAAGTATATTATTAAATGGAACAGCATTATCCACTTCCACAGGTGGAGGTTTTACAGCTGTAGCAAATAATGTAGCTTATACCACATGTAATGTGGGAATCAATAAATCAGACCCTGCATATAATCTTGATGTAGGAGGAACAATAAATGCTGATAGTATTTATGCTACAACATACTGTAATATAACTTACTCTATGATCTCTGGGACACCTGCTTTATGTAATGTTGCTACTAATGGATTATATTCAAGTTTAGTAGGAAAACCAACATTATCGCCATTAGCATATACAGGTTCAAATACATGGGGAAATCTAACAGGAAAACCAACATTTGCTACAGTAGCAACAAGTGGATTATATTCTGATCTATCTAATCTTCCTGTTTTCTCAGCATTAGCATATGCATCAAGTAATACATGGGTAAATCTATTAGGAAAACCAACATTTGCTACAATAGCAACATCAGGTGCTTATGCAGATATATCAGGAAAACCTGCATTATGTAATATAGCATTAAGTGGTAAATATTCAGATCTTACAGGAAGACCAGCATATGCTGCTGTAGCAACAACAGCAAGTTATGCAGATTTAAGTAATGTACCAGCTTTATGTAATATAGCAACATCAGGTATATATAGTGATTTAACAGGAAAACCTAATTTATGTAATTTAGCAACTACAGGTGCATGGGCAGATTTAACTGGTATTCCTGCTTTCTCACCACTTGTTTATTCAGGAAGTAATAAATGGAATAATATTATAGAAAAACCAACTTTTGCAACAATAGCTACAAGTGGTTTATATACAGATATAACTGGTGCACCTGTTTTATCATCAATAGCTCATGTAGGTTGCAATCTATGGGAAAATATAACTGATAAACCATCATTCTCAACAGTTGCAACAACAGGTTTATATAGTGATCTAAGTAGTATACCTTCATTCTGTAATGTTGCTACTACTGCAAGATATTCTGATTTAGTAGGAGTACCAGTATTATCATCATTAGCTTATACAGGATGTAATATCTGGGCAAATATCACTGGAAAACCAGCATTCTGTAATATAGCAACTACAGCACAATATAGTGATTTATTAGGAAAACCAACATATTCAACAGTAGCAACAAGTGGAGCATATGCTGATTTAACTGGAAAACCAGTATTATCAGTAATGGCTACTACAGGTTGTAATACATGGTCAAATATTATAGAGAAACCAAGTTTATGTAATGTAGCAACTACAGCACAATATAGTGATTTAGCAGGAAAACCTACATATGCTACAGTAGCAACAAGTGGATTATATAGTGATTTAACAGGAAAACCCACATTATGTAATGTAGCAACAACCGCTAAATATAGTGATTTAGTAGAAGTACCTGTATTATCAGCAGTAGCATATACAGGTTGTAATACATGGTCAAATATTACATCGAAACCTTCATTCTGTAATGTTGCTACAACAGCAGCATATCTTGATTTAACAGGAATACCAGTATTATCACCAGCAGCTTATACAGGATGTAATATCTGGGCAAATATTACTGGAAAACCTACTTTCTGTAATATAGCGACTACAGCGGCATATACAGATTTAGTAGGAGTACCAGCATTTGCAACAGTAGCAACAAGTGGATCATATACAAACTTAATAAATAAACCTACAGCATTAAGTAGTTTTACAAATGATATAACTTCATTTGGTACAACAATAAGTTTCAGTAATTCAATAGGTATTAAGACAAGTATTCCCGATTATGAATTAGATGTAAGAGGAACAATAAATGCTTGTAATATTCTATTAAATGGTGCTCCATTAGCAGATTCAATTGCTACAGGATATTGGAAATTAAGTAGTGCTATTCAATATTCATTAAGTAATGTTGGTATCGGTACTAATGATCCTAAAACATCTCTTCAAGTTGGTAATGAATTTGCTATAACAGCATGTAATAATGCTTGGAATAGTACAGTTGGTAAAGGTCTATTTATGAAATATTCTACAAATGCAGGTCAAGATGCTGCATATATTCAAAGTGTAGATAGAACTACAAGTAAATTTTATAATATGGCTTTCGAAGGAAGTAATATTGCACTAGGTGGAAGTCCAGCATTAACAAGTCCTACATTATATTGTCAATACGGTGGTTTCGTAGGTATAGGTAAGACTAATCCTTCACAAAAATTAGATGTTAATGGTGCTATTTCAGCTACATCATATTGCAATATTACTTATAGTATGATTGCTAGCACACCTACTTTATGTAATGTTGCAACTAATGCACAATATAGTAGTTTAGTAGGAACTCCAGCATTAGCAACAGTAGCAACAACCGGATCATATAGTAGTTTAACAGGAACTCCTACATATTCGACATTAGCATCTACAGGAGCATGGAGCAATTTATTAGGAGCAGCACCAGCATTAAGTATCTTTACAAATGATCTGTCAACATTTACACAGAAGGTTACATTTAATAATATCCAATTCTCAACTTCAAATGATAATCGTAAAATTATCTTATATGAACAAGTAGCAAATAGTAATCAGTATTCTGGATTTGGTCTTAATACAAATATGTTAAGATATCAAGTAAGTGCTACTACATCTGATCATGTATTCTATACAGGAGTAGATGCTTCAACTTCAACAGAATTACTTCGTATTAAAGGTACAGGTACAGTTGGAATTGGTACATCAGTTCCAGCAGAAAAAGTACATGTTTATAATGGTAATTTAAGACTTGACGGTAGTACTTCACCAACATTACGATTACATTCTAGTGGATCTGCAGATATGATTGGTAGTGAAATATTATTCTTAGAGTCAAATGGAAATGATGGATTTAAGATAAGAAATAATACATTATCAAATGCTATTGATATTATACAATACGCTACATCAGTAGAAACTTCAAAATTATGGATTTCCACTAATATAGGTATTAAGACAAATAATCCATTATATGATTTAGATGTAAATGGTACAATTAATGCAACTACATATAATAATGTAAATTATAATAATCTTATTAACAAACCATCATATTCTACTATTGCAAGTACAGGTGCTTATGCAGACTTAAGTGGTAAACCTACTAATCTTACACAATTTGCTAATGATTTAACTTCATTCAGTTGTAATGTAATATTCTCAGGTAGTATTGGTATTGGTGTAATATCTCCAACGGCAACACTTGATGTATCTGGTGGTTCTATTAAATGTACAAGTTTAACCATTTCTAATTCTAATCTTGCACTTCAAACTATTACATCAGGTGGTTCACTTTCAATTGGTTCAGATAATGCAACTACAACAATTAGTCTTGGTTGCCCAACACTAACAAATAATACTATTAATATTGGAACAAGTGCTACAACATCAGCAATCAATATTGGTAGTTCAGGAGATACATTAGTTGTAAATGGAGCATCACTTACATTAAGTATTCCAAGTTTAATAACTGCTTCACCATTATTAACATTAAATTCTACTGGAGGTGCAACTTCAGGAGGAAGTTGTGGATTCCAAATATATGAAAATGGTATTGAAGAAGGTTATATAAAGACTTCAACAGATAGAAATAGTTTCTTATTTAAGACACCTGCAGGAGATTCAATGTCAATGAGTCTTGTTAATAATGCTGTAGATATCAATAATGGTTCTCTATTTATGAGTGGTGGGATGGTTGGTATTGGAACATCATCACCAACACAAGCATTAGAAGTAAATGGTTCTATTCGTTGTGCAGCAGTATTAACTACTAGTGATGAAAGACTTAAAAAGAATATTACAAAATTAGATAAGTCAATGGATAAATTAAATGAAATAGATTCAGTATATTTCGATTGGAATAAAAATAATGCTGATACAGATAGACATGTAGGTTTATTAGCTCAACAGGTTCAATCTGTATTACCTGAAGCAGTTAGAGAAACATCATCCGGTATGGCTGTGGATTATAATGCCGTTTTAGCATTAGCAATATCAGCAATCAAGGAGCAACAAGAGCAATTAGATAAGCAAAAGACACTTATTGACGAATTAATAAGTCAAATGTCCGTTAGTATTATGGTATAAGTTTAGACTTTTCTGTTAGTTTTTTTATGACATATAATTAATAGTATAACAAATATGTCGAATATGGACTTTATTGCTTCATTAAGTAATGCATTTAGTGGAGTTGCTGACAGTGACTTTGTTATTAGAACTGTGAACAATACACATAGATTGATTTTTGGTACAGGTTATGGAAGCAATATAAATGCTTGTATGTATATAAATGATAATTGTCTGGGAATACAAAGATTCCCAGAAGGTGGCCATGCATTAGATGTCTTGGGACAACTTAAAGTGGATAATGAGAGTAATGTTAAAGTCACGAATAATTTAAATGCAAAATATATTAATGCTAGTAATATCTTTGTAGATGGTAATGGTATTATAAATGCTACATATACATCATCTTCAAATATTACAGCAACAAATATAAATTCACAATCTAATAATGATTTAATTATAGGAAATTTATCAAGTAATATTTATATAAATTCAAGTAATATATATATTGGTAGTGGTAAAGGTGAAATAGGAATAGGAGACAGTAATACTAATATAGATACAATTAATATTTCAGGGTTAATAACGAATATAAATACTACAGATTTAAAAATAAAAGATAAACTTATAACATTAAATAATGGTGGTGGCATAAATTCTGGAGGTGATTGTGGATTTGAAATTAATGAAAATAATGTAATTACGGGTTATATAAAGACTTCAACAGATAGAAGTAAATTATTACTTAGAGCACCAACCGGTCGTGAAATGTTTATAGATTTTACAAATAATGGTTTCAGTTTTAATAATGTATTGACCATTGATAGTGATGATAATGTTAATGTAGGGACAATAGGAACATTAGGAGCTTCTCATAATTTAAATATTAAAGGTGATGTAAATCATACATCAGGTGTATTAAAATCTATAAATATTGCTGCACAAAATATAAATAGTCTTGTTAGTAGTTCATCAAACGCAACTGTTTCATTTGTACTTACAGCAAGTAATATTACATGTTCTAATGCAACTATAAATTCTATTACAGCATCAAATATTGTATTTCCAGATATTAATGCTCATACTAATAGAAAAATAGTTTTTGCTCAACCAGCATTAGGATTACAAGAGCATCAAATGACTGGAATAGGTTGGTCAAATGATCTTATTAAATTTCAAGGACAATCAACAAGTACAGGATTTGTTTATTCTGTTGGTGCTACTCAACTAACTTCTACAGAATTAATGAGATTAACAGGAACTGGTAATCTTGGAATAGGTACATCTACACCGGTAAATAAATTAGATGTTAAGGGTAATATTGGTGCATCAAATACAGTATATACAACAAATGTAGTATCTAATTTTGGTCCAGATTTAAGATTAGATTCATCAGATGTTCAAGGTACTATATGGTTAGGATGTACAAATAGTAATGGAGCAATAAAGATGTTAGGCAGACATGTATTAAATTCAACAACATTATCAATTGGAGTAGCATTTCCTACTTCAACATATTCATTAGATGTAGGTGGAACTGGTAATTTTCAACAAATAAGATCAGCAAACAATAATGGCATATTAAATATATCTGGATTAAAAAATACAACTGCTTCTTTAGGTGAATCAACACTGATAGGAGAACATATAACTTATAATGCTAGCACAGAAAATTTCACAGTAGCATCAACTGGTCCAAATGCTTCATTTAGTGCTATTATTCCAACTATTAGTGGTATAAGATTTTTTACAGGATTTTTTGCAGGACAATCAAGTGGTTATCCATTATCTGCAGCATCTTTATTGACTTATGAACAATTAACAATAACAACTTCATCGATAGGAATGGGTACAGCAAGTCCTCAAGAAAAATTACATATAAATAGTAGTGGAAATACTAAAATAAGATTATCAAGTCCATCTACTTTTGTACAAGGTTTAGACATTTATGACTCTGCCTTACGATGGAGTATATTTAAACCTGCTAATTCAACAGATTTACTTCTACAAGGTGATGGTAATTTAAAAGTCACAACAAGTGCAGGAGTTGTTCGTTGGACAGCACCTGTATCTGCATCTGATCGTAGTCTTAAAACAAATATTAGACAAATAGATAATGTATTAGATAAATTAGAAAATATTAATGCTTATTCATTTGATTTCCTTCCAGAAACTAAATTATCAAATCGTACACAACTTGGTGTAATAGCACAAGAAATTGAACCAGTATTCCCTGAATTAGTTATAGAAGATGAAGATTCAGGATTACTAAGTGTTGCTTATGACAAATTATCTACTGTTTTACTTGCAGCAGTTAAAGAGTTAAATACGATTGTTAAAACTCAAGCATCTGATATAATTGAACTCAAAGATGAGATTGCTAAATTGAAAGCAGTTAATTCTCTTATGTAAGATCGTGAAGTTCATTTATTTCTCTCATAAGTCTCCGTTTACATACAAAGAATTTAGGATTAGCTATACAATTTCTCCATTGTCTTTGTATTTTAGTAGCATTATTCCAATATAGTATATACATTTGTGATATTGGATTATCCATCATTTCCAAATCGGCAAATATGACTTTAACCATATTTGCAACAAAACGATCTAATTTTGCTTTTGAATTAGTTGGATGTGTTTTTACATAAGCAACTATTCCATTCAATACTGATATATCAAGGGATTTCAAATAAATAACAATAGGAATATTATGTTCTATATTGTGAGACATATATAGTGGTAGATTTTCCATAATACTTTCTGTAAATAATTCTCCTATAGAAGCTAATACTTCAAATGGTAGAATATATAGACTTACAAAAGGAGTAAGAAAAAGAAAGTCTCGTTCCCCAAACCCATCTAAATATTTATCTTGAATAAATAGTTTTATTTTTGAAAGGAAAATTAACCAATCTTGTTTACAGATAGGATCTATAGTATTCATATATATGCATATTATATTTTGAATGGAAAATTAGTTGGGCATTCTTACACGATTGTGTTGTTTACAAAAGTCACATAAATGACTACATACAGGTTTCTTACATCTTTCTCCAGAATTATGGATATATTTACACCTATATGCAAATACACCATATCCTTTATGAACTTTATTTTCTCTCCATGCTTTTTGTGATTCGTCAAAGAATTCTTTTGTGAATTCCATAAAATATACTTACTTAAATATTCTTATGAAATCGCCTTATATATTTCCATACTTTTGCATGAAAATCTAATATAGTTCTATTACCAGTCATATTATCCATATCAAAATCATAGCGAAGCATATCACGAATACATATAGGAGGTATTGTGATATATGGAAGTCTTGTATGAAATAACATTTTTTTACTATTATGAACCCCAATATATATTTGTTTCACACTTGAATTATACATTTCATGATGTTTCTTCATCATCTCATTGATAATCATACACACATTAATCTTTGTAAATGTAAATCTACTACTGTTATAGAGTATATTATTGTCTTCAAGTAGTCTAAATTCATCAGGAACATTATATTTATTGTTGAAGCAAATATAGAAGCGTAGTTGTTTACGTTCTATTTCTTCATCATGGAGTTCTTGTGCTCTTACACAAATAAGATCAGCAATATCCATTATAAGATTTATTTAGTTTATGTCATAATATATTTCATATTTTTTGAATATATCATGATAAAATAAGGATGGAAAAAGTATATTTATATTTTATTATAGCTTTTGTAGTCATAACATTATCCGTTCCATTTATATTTCCGTGTAATTGTACAAAAAAATAAATATTAGGCACTAAAATATAATCTAATTTTTTTATCAATTCTCTTACGACATACCATACAAGAATAATTTACTCTATTACTACATTCTCCACATACAGTATGACCACACGGTTCTAAACATAAACTAACCTCATTTATAAAACAAATTGGACATAAATGTGTTTTTTCATTACCTACTTCTGTACTGACAATTTCTTTAACTCCCAATAATATAAATTTTCGTAAGGCATTTAAGTTTTCTTCTATAATTGTTCTTCTTCTTTCTAATGTTCTTAATTTATTTCGTTTATTATTTAATAATTCAGCCTGTAATATAGTAAGTTTTTCAATATAACTATTTCCTAATAATGTTAAATTGTCAGAGTCTTCATTACTAGTAATATTTGATAAAACAATTTCACATTCAAGTTTCATTCTGGCAATAGTAATATCTTTAAACATAGTATCTATATCTGTTAATTCTGTTTCTGTTTGTCTAATATTAGATTCAATCTCTTTTAATTGTTGTTCTTTTCGTTTAAAATCCTGGACAATATGTTTTGCATCTTTAGATAATTGATCTAAATCAATTGAACTTCTTGGTGTTGCATGTGAATTATCTTGACTATCTTGACTATCTTGACTATCCTGATTTAGTAATTTAATTATACTATTAGGCATTTCAAGTATTTGTCTAGTTTCAAGTGTCTGTCTAAATGCTAATGTTTGCTGAATATTAGGCTGAATAGTAGTATCAACATCATTTTCGGATGCCATTTATATAGATAAATAAAATTTTCCTTATATATTATGCAAAAGTAATACCAATAGATTCTAAATAAATAAATATAGAAAATGTAATCATAGCACATCGTCCAATTACTTTTTCTTCATATTGATCCTCGTAATCATAACCTACATTAATTGCAGGATATATACTAAGAGCCAAAATAGATAATGATAGTATAATTATGTTTTCAGGTTCACAATTAAATTGTGCTAAAATAGTTTTATGTTTATAAAGTTCGCCAACTGTTGCAGAACCTAATCCAATCATTGCTAATCTTCCTAAAGCAATCTCTATAACACGAATATGTTTAATGATTTTATCAGGTATTTGTGATTCAATATTCTGTATAAATTTTGGTGTAGTATACTTAGGTTTTACTAGAGGTTTTCGTGATGTCACTACTACAGATGGTTTTGGAGTTGATTGTTTATTTATTATAAACAATTTAGATTTCATTAAGTATATACTATAATCATTTATTTTCTTATATCTATTTCATGCAAGTACATTTGATAAAATTTCAGTCCTAACTTTCTTTTCTGAAAATGCTGTAGATACTGCAGACATCATAAGTGTAAGTCCTAAATTTACCCATAGTAAAGCCCATACTGCAGTTTTCCATTCTGGTTCAGGTAATTGAAAATCACTATCATTATGACTTGCATAAGTAACTACGGATGCTGATGATGCATATAGAGATGCCAATAATGTTATAAGAAATCCCTTAAATGAATTTGTTATTAAATGATCTATTTCTTGGAAAACATAAATAATTATATTAATTCCAATTCCTAATCCTGCAGTAATATAAATTAGTTCACAAAACATAATAGGATTTATTTTATTTATTACAGATAGACCAATAATACATACTTTTGGTGAAGTGTCTATAAATAAATGAAGCGAAGTAGATGCTAAAATAGTAATATTAGATCCTATTTGAAGTAATGTTAGCAATAAAAACAAAGTGGTTCTAGTTGAGAATTTCATAATATATTTTACTTATAATAGTAAATAAGTCTTTAAGTCTATTTATGGAATATTATTATTGTTATTGTTATTATTTTGAAGAAGTCTCCGCTCTGAAAATGCTGTAGATACTGCAGCCATTAAAAGTGTAAGTCCCAAATCTACCCAAATAAGTGCCCAAATACTTGTTCTCCATTGTTTTTCTGGTAATCCAAGTGTATCTCCATCTAAACTTGTTTTAGTAATAATTGCTCCTGCACCTGCATAAACCGATGATAGTACGCAAAGCAGCATACTCTTAAATGCATTAGTAAATGTCCTATCAATTGCTTGGAAAACATAAACAAGAATACATAATCCAATACCAATACCAGCAGTAATATAAGTGAGATTACAATACATAGGTGATTCAGGTTTATCACCTATAAGACATACTGCCATCGGATTTTTATTATAAAGATGAAGTGCCGTTCCAGCGAATATAGTAATATTAACTCCAATTTGGAGTAGGGTAAAGAGTGAAAACAGTCCTGTTCTTTTTCTAAAATGCATGATTATCTAATTTATATATGATAATAATGCTAAATCCTTAAGTAATTTTATCTTACCATTACTTTCAACTTGAAGTTATATGCACCATTAACTGCAGCTGTCCAATTAAGTGATCCAACCGATGTATAATTAATATTTGATGCATTATTATTTCCAAATCCAATATGAGGTATAGTACTTGCTGAATGACCATTCCAACTAAATACAGTATTAGTTGTAGTCATATCATATATTTGGAATGCTCCATAACTTGTATTTCCAGTTGATGTATTAAGATAATTATATGTACTTTGTCCACTTCCATAAGCATAATCCCAAGGCCAAATATTTGCTAAACCAGTACAACCAGTTCTAGCAGTAACTTGAGGATGATTACTATAAATATTCATATTTGTTAATGTTTGTGATTGTATAGTGAATGTATCATTTACATTAGGTAGTCTATATGTAGAAATATTAGTATTCCAAGCATCAAATGAAACAAATGCCCAATATGTAGTTTTTCCATTACCCATATTATTCTGCATATAATATGCTACTCTTGAGAAAGTTCCATTATAACTTTCATCATTTCTTTGACTATAAACTGTATTTCCATTTACATCACGAATACCTGAGGTGGTTTCATATATTGTTTGCCATTGTCCTACATCACTACCAGTAGTAAAGTAACCCATTATATCAGGTGAGAATATATTATATGGAATACTTTGAGTTCCATAGAAGTTAAGTGTATGAATAGATGCAATAGTTGAACCAGCAAACATAGCTGATTTTTTTATTTTTATAGCGAATGCATAATAGTCATCATTTACAGCATTAGCAATTTGATAAGTATTAACATCTGTCCAATTCTTCATAGCAGTTATACTTCTTTCATCTAATAAAGTCCATGTTCCAGGAGACCATCTAGGGACAGTATTAAAATCGAAATTACCACCTTCTCCTGTAGTGAATGTACTGAGAGTATCATTATTCATGTAATTTACATAAAGTGTTTTAACTTGACCACCCACAGGATCACCAAAATTGCCATAACCAGCATTAATATATGATTGTCCTCCTGCTAAGTAAGCAATATAAGCATTTATAACAATAGTTGTTACATTGGCGTAGGCATAATTAGCAATTCCATAATATGCACTTAAAATTGGCATATAATTTGTTGGCATATATGGATTAGGACTTCCATAAATTCTCCATGTTAAAGCATCTCCCCCAAGAGTATAATATTTAGGAATAACACCATAAGCGAATTGTATTTGAACCCATTGTCCACCATATGCATCATCTGTTCCTAAAGCAGGTGTTGCAGTTGAATTTCCACTTGTATCATATACTGCACTAGCACTTTGCCATGAAGTTGTAGTGGCAACACTTGTAGTTTCAGCATTTCCATCAAATGCATACCATGCCTTTAATAAAGTAGATTTTTCGGTTGATGCTGAAGCAACAAATGGAATACCTGATATAGTACAAGAATTAGCAGTTAGATTACTAGGGAATTTATCGTAATTAACTGCTAAACCCCATTTATTCATTAGTTGTGAATGGAGAGAGTTCAGTTCGGTTTGTGATAGAGCATTACGATAAATAATAAGTTCTCTTATATCACCATCAAATCTTTCAGCATTTCCACTTGTTCCTATATAATTTAATGTAGTAATTCTATTTGTTATATTTGTTCCAGGTCCTGTTATTGAAATAGTTGTTAATAGACCATCAACATATATATAATTTTGTGGTGGAGAACCATTTATAACGACATATGTCACAACATGCCATGATGAAATACCTTGATTAGAATTATTTGCTACGAAACCAGATGCTCTTCCTGCATTATCTCTACATACTTCACTACCATAACTATCTACATTATAATTTCTTGTTAGACAGATCATATTAATATTAAATATTGCTGTGGATAAATGTAGTATTCTTCCATAATCATTAGTACTTGTTGTCATTCTAAATACACCAGTTATTGTGAGACCACCTGTAAAGTTTCCATGTCCATCTTGGAAATGATTAAATGGAATACTACCAGTTATTTGGAAATATTGACTGTTTGCTATTGATAAATTAACATGCCAATATCTACCTTCTTGTTGTAATGTAGGTTTAGTACTACTTCCTCCATATCCAGTTGCATCTAAACGAGCACCATCAGTACCCAAGTTTCTCCATGTTGTAATATTATTACCTGCTGTTAAACCCATTGAATAAACTAAATCATTAGCATCAAAGTGTAATGCTTTATTACTTAATACTAAATCTCTTGTTAAAGATGGAGTTGTTGTATTAACTATACGCCATTTCTTCATTAAACTCCAATGAAGATTAGTAAGATCACCTGTAGATAATGCTTGTTTATATATAATCATTTCACGAATACCACCAGTTAAATATGGATCTGACCAGTTAGATTTACCAATATAATTAAGTGTTGTAATCCTATTTGTTAGTATTGTATTTGTAAGAATTGTATAAGTTGTTATTAAATTTCCATCACAATATACAGTAATTATTGGATTAGTAGCATTAGATATTACAACTGTATAAATATGCCAATTGGTTATATCAGACATATTTATTGGAGTAATAGATGTTATAACACTTGCACCATTTAATACTCTAAAATATAGACCATTTGAAGTATTATTATCTGCAAATACGATATTATCAGCATTTGTACCATTTCCAAAATCAAAGAATCTTTCATCAGGACTAGAATTAGTCATTCTACCTACAACTACTGCTGTAATACCATTTTGTGCAGTTGTATAATTTTGGAAAGTATTGAAATCTAAACTGGTATTTATTTGTAGATATTGAGACAAAGTTCTATTGAAATTTACATGATACAATCCATCTTCACTTTGTAATGTAGGTTGATTAGCACTTGTTGCTTGAACAGCATTAAATACAGTAGGTTGATAATTTGTAAATGGAACAATACCATATATATCCCATTCAGCTATTTGACAACTATTTCTTCCGGATGCTTGTCCAGTATTACCAACTACATTTACACATATGCGATAATAACTATAATAGTTTGTACTATTAACTACAAATGATTGTGCTGTGAGACCCCAAGAACCAATACCAGATTTAGAATCTATTAATGTCCAAGTATTACCATCCATTGAACCAGCAATACAGAATATATTAGGACATCTATATATATATACTCCACCATCTTGACGAGGTAGTATTGAGTAATATGTCATTTTGATAGGTATTGGAATTTGTATTTGTAACCATTCACCACTATAAGTTGTTCCACTAACGATTGTTGATGCTGAACCAGGATATGCACCAGTTGTATCAGTATAAGTAAGATTACTATGCCAGAAATCTCCAGTATTATTATTGAAAGCATAAAATCCAGTGTATCCACCGTAGCCACTAGATACAGTTGTATTATATACACCATTACCATAATTTTGTCCACTTAAAGTTGTAGCATCAGATGTCATAGCAGCAGGTGGCCAAACAACTTCTTGATTTCCATAGAATTTCATTTCTTGAATAGCAGCATATCCAAAACCATCTCCACCACTATTACCAATTTTATTGAGAATAATACGATAATATAAATAAGCAGTTGTAGAATTACAAGTAAATATTTTTGCACTACTAGTCCAATCATTTACACCTGTTCTTGAATCAACTAATGCCCAAGTAGTACCATCATTAGAACCAGCCAGGTAGAAAATATTAGGTGATCTTGCAGAATATAAACTATTATTTGTTTCTCCTTGAATACTGTAATATTTCAAACTAATTGCTTGAGGCATTTGTAGTTGTAACCATTCACCATAATAGGATGCTCCTCCTATTGTAGTTAATACATTTGCATTTTGATTTTGACCAGTATATCTTGAACCTGCAGTAGCCCATACATCACTTAATACCATATTAAAAGCCATATAAGCATCCCATCCAGTAGCATTAAAAGTTGAGGCAGATGCAACATAAGTTCCTTTACCCCATGTAGCACTACTTAAATTTGTACTTGCACTGGTCATTGCTGCTGGTGGGAACATCATAACATCATCTGCTTTATTCGTCCAACTACTTACTGCTTGTCCAGCAACTAATGAAGATGCCAAGTCATTTGCATCAAAGTGACATATCTTATATATAGGTGCTGGTGGTGTATCTGTCAATCCCCATTTCTTAATAAGAGTAGTATGAAGATTTGAAAGTTCCGTAGAAGATAATGCTGTACGATACATAATTAATTCACGAATATTACCTGTGAAATATGAGTCCCCAGCAATACATGACCTACCTATATAATTTGTCGTTAATGATTTATTTGCTATTGCTGTTGTATTTGTACTCTTTGTTATTTCAACAAGTTGTCCATCTATATAAGCATTAACAGTTGCATTATTTGCATTTGTAAAACTTATAGTATACATATGCCACTGTGTCATATCTAATGTATTAAAGTCAATAGGGAATACATATCCAGTCATATCATATGTTTTTGTACCTGATGGAGGCATAACTCCCATAATAGTTTCAGCACCTCCACTATTTTGACCTGACATAAAACGAATAGGATAATATACACCAGCTGTTAAAGATATAGTACCAGATTGCTCTGTAGTAGCACCATGTAATCCAGCATATTTTGCAACTGTATTCGAAACAGTATATCCTGAAAGTGCTGTAGGACCAATCCATAAATAAGAAGCATCATCTGTATTTACATAAAACGTCCATGTTCCTGTAACAGTAGCAAGGAAATAACCTCTCCATTCAATCGAATATAGAGTCATACCTTTTGTATATTGACTATTTGTCGCTGTTAAAACATCTGTGAAATTAGTACTTAATCCAGTATTATCATATGATCTTCCTACAAACCAATTAACATCATCATTTCTTCCATCGAGATTAGTTGGATCACCAAAATATCCTGAATATGCTTTCCAACTCAACCCAATATTATATTGCAAAGCTAATGTAGTTGTATTATAGCAAGAGAAGGATACTCCTGATGCAATACCACTTCTTGATAATATAATATTATTAGATGGTGTTCCTGTTCCAAAATCAAATAGTCTTTCCCAAGAACCAGCTGTACCTGTAAATTGTGCTATAACAATTGCTGTAAATCCATTAGTAGGTGTTGTTCCATTCATGAAATCACCGAATTCTAATGTTCCATTTAGATAGAGATATTGTGAATATGTTCTATCAAATGCCACATGGTAATATCCATTGACTTGTTTGAGAGTCGGATAAGTAGAACTTGTACCTGCTCCAGTAGCATCTATTACAGTATTATCATCACCTAAGTTTCTCCATGTAGTCACATTACCATTAACAGCAATACCCGCTACAGTACCTAAATAAGTAGCATCAAAATGAGCCACACACATTTTTGTATTTTTCCATAAACTCCATTTGTTTTGTAAATGTGATGTAACAGTTCCAATAGTTTCATTACTTAAAGGCATACGATAAATAAGTAATTCACGCATATCTGCTTGGAGATATGCACCAGTTGTAGTAACATAATTAGATTTTGCTATATAATTGAATGTTGTTGTATTTTTTGTTAATACAGCTGAACCTCCTGATGTTGGAACAAGTTTATTACCATCCAACCAAGAATCAGAAGTTGAACCAGAAGTAGTATTATGCATACGATGTATATATATATGCCAACTTGTATCTATCATATTTGCAGTATCTGCAGATGCTTGTGAAGTATCATTTAAGATATACATACCAAATGTTGATGTTGTATTAATTCTTGCAATAGCAATAGAATTTCCCCATACAGTATTTGCTGCATGATTCTGAAATTCAATAACTCTTTCAGCTTGTCCAGCACTACCATTAAATCTCATCACACTAATAACTGTAATTCCACCAATAGGTGTCATATCATCTGCTCTAAATAAGAATCTTAGAGTTCCTGGGATCATGAAGAATTGCTTGGCACTTCTTTCAAAATGAACATATGGTTGTCCCATAGCATCTAATTGCATTGTTGGGTTTATAGTTGTTGTATCATTATATGCTACAGCATCACTAACACCACCCTCTAATCCACTATTTCTCCATAATCCTATTTGAACTCCTGGTTGTAATTTAGTTAAATTCATAGCATCCAAGTCAATATAAGGTAAATGTAAAGGACTAAACTCTTGCCAACCACTAAATATCTTACAGAAACGCATTTGGAACTTAGCATAATGTGTATCAGTTCTTGCAGCAAATCCTAATTGAGTACCTGTATTAGTCAAATAACTTGAAGGTATATCAGCACTAACATCAACATTTTGACTTGGAATAGTCATACGGAACTTGCGTTTATTAAGATCTACATAATGACGCATAACTCTCCAACCAAGATCTTCAGTATAACCATATAAGTTCAATAATTCAATACCACATTCTGCACCTCCTGTTCCATTACCGTTAGCTTTTATAATCATTCTATAATAGTTATATGCAATTGTGCTATTAACAACAAACATCTTTGTAAGTCCTTTCCAATCAGTTACACCACTTTTACTATCAACTGTAAACCAATTAGATCCATCAGTAGAACCAGCTAAAATGAATATACTTGGAGCATACTGAGTATAACCATTACCATAAGGTCTAGCTCCATACATTTCATATCGTGTAAGTTTCAACTTATAAGGTAATTGAATTTGTAACCATTCGCCAAATTGTGCAGTTCCACTAACAGTAGTACTTAAAGTACCAGTATAGAGATTTGTAGTTGAACTATATAAAGCTTGACCAGACCACCAACAATTACCAGAAGTACCAGAACTTCCATCACTAACAGTACGATCAAATGCATTACAAGCCATAAATTGTAGTCCTGTTCCAGGCCAACTAGTAGATGATGATGCTATATAAGAACCTGCAGCATATTGTGCAGTACTTAAATCAGTTGTCATAGCAGTCATTCCAACAGGAGGAATTACAACTTCTGTTTGTGAATATATTGTATTTGTAATATTATCATAGTAACCAGAGTAAGTCATATTGAAATAACATAAGTCACTACGACTGGTACTACCAGTATTACCAATAATACTAACTGCTATTCTCAAATATAAATATGGCATTGATGCATTAATAGTGAATGTTTTTGATACACTTGATGCCCAGTCACCAATTCCATCGAAATATTTTAAGCTATAGAAATTTGTACCATCATTAGAACCACATATATGAAATCGATTAGGTACTCTTACAGGTGCTTGAGCTGGAATTATAGTTACTGTTTTCACACGGAATGACATTGGAAGTTGAATTTGTAACCATTCTCCATTAAATGTAGCACCATTAATTACTGAACTTGAAGAACCACTATATACACCAGTTGTAACACTATATTTACTACCTCCCGGAGAAGCCCAAAAGAATGAAGTACCTGTATTAAATCCGTGCCAAGCTTTAAAAGTTCCATCATATGTACCAGATGATGCTGCTGTATATATTCCATTTCCATAAGTTGCTGTTAATATAGGCATGGCATCAGCATTCATTGCAATAGGTGGAACTATTACTTCTGCTGCATTTAAGGGTTGTCTAGATACAAGTGCCTGTTGGAATGAAGCTGTTTTCATATAAATATCATTAATATTTTCATCAGTTAAACAAGTATTATATACACGAACATCAGCAAGTATACCAAGACAACCTTGAGTACCACCAGATTGATAATTTCCAATTATACCTAAACTCATTCCAGAGTTAGCATTATCAAAGAATGATGAGCTGCTCCATACATAAATACCATTAATATACAATCTATATGTTCCATTAGAACCAGATACAGTAAATGCAAGATGATACCATTTTCCAGGATAAAGTGATATACCAGAATCTACAAAATTCAAAGTAGGACTATAATAAAATCCAATTTTATATGTATCTCCATTCAAAATCATATGATGGTAATTTCCTCCAGTACGACCGAAAACAGTACTCCAATCATGACTTCCAAATGCATCTAAATAATACCAACAAGCTCCAGATATAGTTCCAGTTGATATTGTAGTAGCTAATGTACAACTAAAATTTCGTGCTGTAACTCTAATACCAGAACCAAATGGTGTTTGATTATCTAAAGTAGAATATGTTCCAGATGTGATAGTACCATTATTAGCAGTGAGACCAGTTGCATTACTTACAACATTACTTGATATATTTGCACTGTTAAATGTATACCATATTACTAATCCTGTATTATATGCTGGTTGTGTAAATGTTCTAAAGTTAGTAGCAACAACATCAAATGTATTTGCTGTATCGACAGCACTATAATCACTATTTAATGTTGTCACCATGTTATACCCTCCTGTTTGATCATGTTCCCAACTATATCTACTTGTATTAAATGTATTACCTATACCTAACCACATAGCATTCTTAGCTATAGTTGCATCACTACTACTTATAAGAACTTCACTTTCAACTGTATATGTATTTCCCGGAGTAGTGTATGTAAATGGGAAAACAGCACAACCATAATTCATAGCAGTATTAGCACCTACTAACGAGAGTGTTGCTCCAGATCTACTTGCATTTTGAGAAGCAGTAAGTAAGTTAGTGATATCCATCATATTATATCTCCAAGTTCCTTTGCTTGTCTTAAATCCAGGATAAATTGGTATAGGTACAGTTCTTTCAATAAGATACTTATTACTCAAATAATTTTCAACGAATTTAATACTATTTATACTCATTTCACGCTCAAATACAATAACTTCTGCCACAGCCCAATTACTTGTTTCAGTAGTACTTCTTCCATAATTAATTGATAATTGTGTTGTTGCTATTAAAGATGGATTTATATTTTCAAGTGATCCACGAGTAATACCTTGAGATCTAAATAATCGTTTTTGATCACAACCCATTGTCCAATTATTACCTGTTATATCTGTATTTACATTTCCCATTGAATAACCTACATGATATGCAAAACTACCAGAATAACCTTCTTTAAATCCAGATAACCAATTAGTACCATAACCATCAAATATACGTTGACTTGATGCTTGATATGTTGATGAAGTATATTTTGCTACATAGAATAGAGTATATGTATTTGGTAATATTGTTACAGGGAATCTTATTCCAGCACTTGTGTTTCCATATAAGTAAAGCAGACCATTTCTATCAGTGAATGGTGCTACATTAATAGTACCGGTTGTAGTTACAGCGTGATTATTATTACCAGAAGCATCAAACCAAATAGAATTACGCCAAGTATCACCTCTATACCAACCTACTACACTTGGCATACTAAATATATCATTTTGTAAAGGCATCCATTCAGGCATACTCATAGTAAGATTAGGGGATTGTTTAATACTAATTGTATTATACCATTTAGCCATTAAGTAAGCTTCAACAATACCATATTCAGTAGCAGTAAGAGTTCTATTATATACCATAACTTCAGCAACTGCCCAATCAGATGGTTCTGTACTTTGACTCGTTCCATGATTAATAGATATTTGTGAACTAGCACATCCTGTAGGTGTTCCAATTGTTTGATTAATACCTTGACCACGATACATATTATTTTGATCTGTTGAAACTACCCAAGCATTACCAAATGTATCAACACTAGATTGTGTAATCCAAGTACCATTATGATATGCAACACCTGAATGACCACCATGGAAACCAGAAAGAAAATTTCCACCTACTCCATCGAAAATACGCTGCCGAGTTGTACCATTATAACGAGTAACATGGAATAATGTATAAGTCGTTGGTAAAATAGCTGAAGGAAATTGTAGTCCTGATACAGTATCTCCATATAAGTATTTCATTCCATTAGTAGGCCATATTTTTGTACTAATAGTACCTCTTATAGTTGTAGCATGATTACCAGCACCACTTATATCTGTCCATCTGCTTCCAGTCCAAGTTTCACCTTTAAACCATCCAACTAATCCAGATATATCAATAACAGCATATAGATTATCAGGTTGATAATGGACATCTTGCATAGTACTCTTGAATGAAATATTAGTTGTAGTTAAAGCAGTAGAAATAGAAGGAACACCAAATAGACGCCATTTACCAAAGATCATTTGTGTATTAGTCGAATAATTATTTCTTAATAATGTAAGTTTGAATGTCTTATAAGTATTAGTATGTGCTACAGTTGTATTATTACATAAGTACATACGATTTTCAGCAATTGACCAATTAGTTTCACTATCTCTACTATCTAACAATATCCATACTACTTCATCATTAGAACCATATAATCTCCATTTGCTAATAGTTTGTAATGCTCCAACCGTAGTAAGGCTTTCATTTCTAGCCATAATGATATATTGACGCAGAGCAATAGCAACTGGTAGACGAATAAATATTTCTGGTGCTGGATTAGCATCTGCTGTATTTGAATATGTTCCTAAAGCGCTCACATATGATAAGTTTACACCTATATTTGGATCAAATATTACTGGTGGTAAATATCCACCTAAATAACTATTAGTCCAACATACATATTCACCAGAACCATAGGAATGTGAAGAAGGAACTATATTTTTGAACTTATAGTATGTACTTGCATCTAATGCTGTAAAACTATCATTTGTATCTTGTACCCAATTTGTTATAGTTCCAATCACATTTGGAGGAGGGAATTCAAACATTCTTCCAGCATCTTGAGGGCAACCGAATAAACGCCATTCCCCAATTGCTGTGAGTTGAGCAGTTGGATTATTATTACGATATATTGTAAGTTTATAATAGTTATATGCTATAGTATTACCTCTATCGATAGTATATATTCTTGATTCTCCACTAGTCCAACTAGTTTCATTATCTCTGGAATCTAATCGCATCCATGTGCTTCCATCAATAGAACCAAATATATTCCATTTAGAAGGTGTTAATGTTATACTAACTTCATTACCATGAATCATATAGTATTTTAATATAATACTATTTGGCAATTGAATATATAATTCAGGTGGAGTAATTGAATCTACTAATGATGTCATAGTATTTTCTTTTGAAGCCCACGCTTGCATTTGATTAGCTGTATCAATTTTATCAAAAGCACCAGAAGGAGGCCATTCATTAGAAGTATATGTAGTTCCAGCTGTATATTGTAGAATACTATTAGCCCATGCTATATATTGTCCATTACCATAAGGTGCACCATTTACTTGTGTCTTATAACGATAATATGTAGTAGGACCAATACCTACAAAAGTATCAGTACTATCTTTAATCCAATTAATAGTTGATGGTACATTTAAAGGAGGATATTCAAGAATTTCCAGATTAGAGGTGCTTGTTTCAGGTATTCCATATAGGTAGAAATTATTAAGTTGTACATATACTGCACTAGCATAATTATTTCTTGATACACTAAATTTGAAATAATTATAACTTCCAATACGAGTACTAACAGTGTAATATCGTGTACTTGTAAATATTAAAGGAGAATTATTTTCTCCTGTACGAGAATCTAATATAAACCAATTAATATTATCTTTACTTCCATATAATATCCATTTAGTAGGAGCACATTGAATTCCATTTCCAATCTCATTTCTTGCTAATAATCCATAGGAAAGTAATAATATATTTTGTGGAAGTTTAATATATAAGTCGGCTGTATAAGTAAGATCACTCGTATTATTCCATAAAGGATTAGTAGACCAAGCAACATCTCTTGATTTTTCAAAGCAAGCATTAGGAGTCCATAAAATATTACTTGCCCATACAGCATATTCACCTTGTCCATAAGGTATTGTACTATTTGTAGTAAATTTATATTTACTATATGCAAATCCTGGTGCTCCTGAAGCAGATGTTCCAATAAATAAATCATTCGTATCTGTGGTCCATTGAGTATAATATAATGTACCAACGGGAGGAGGATATTCCAATATAGCTGCTTGTGTTGTATTTAATCCTACATTATACATAATTCCATATAAACGCCATTCAGATATTACAAATGTAACTCCAGATGCTGAATTAATACGCATACATGTTAATTTGTAATACTGATATGCTACGTTGGAATATGTAGGATATTGTTTTTCTTGAGCTAACCCCCAACTAGTATCACTTGGCACGTAATCTATTAAAGTCCATGAACTTCCATTATTAGATCCCCATACTTTCCATTTAGTAGGATTATATACTCCATTACCACCACCCGTCTCTGAATTAGATTTTATATTATATTGTGTAAGGAATATCCTTGTAGGAAGTTTAATATATAATTCAGGAGCAGGTGAAGCATCTGCCGCATTTGTATAAGTAGTTCCATCAAATGAAGCCCAACCACTATTAGTATTACTTAATCCTTCACGTTTATCAAATGCACCTGCAGGACACCATTCGTTAGTACCAATCACAGCAGAATTAGTATAAGAATATATACTATTAGCCCAAGATTGATATTCACCAGTTCCATAAGGATGAGTAGGTGGAACGATATATTTATATTTAGCAAGATTGACAGAAGCTTGAGAACCCGAAATACCAGTAATAGTCTCAGTAGTATCTTTTGTCCAATTAGTCCCTGTGCCAATAGCTAATGGTGGCGGAAATTCTAATACAGCACCTTCAGTAGGCATATTCATCGTACCATAATATCTTAATTCAGCTATATGAGTATAATCTGCAGTACCACTATTATTTCTCAATATTTCAATTATATATGTGGAAAAAGGGAGCAGATTATTTGTATAATAAGATTTTATTGAAGCAGCAGTCCATCCAGTTTGAGATGTTTGTGTATCTACAAGGACACTTAATGAAGTTCCATCTAAAGAACCCCATACTTTCCATGAACTTGGTGCTTGTGTTTGTGCACCATCAGATCTACTTTGAAGTGTATAATAACGAAGTATAAATGAAGTAGGACATGTTAAGTATAATTTAGGAGTAGGAGAAGCATCTGCCGCATTAGTTAAATATACAGTTGAACTAACATGCCATCCTTGTCTATTTAATGTACCAGATGGTAATTTATCAAAAGCACCAGAAGCAGGCCATTCATCATTACCCCATCCTGTTGTAGCAGAGTAATCCCATATACTATTAGCAAATGCTATATATTGTCCATTTCCATAGGATAATCCACTTAAAGTAGTTTTATATTTAGCATAAACTACAGAACCAATACCTGTAATTGTATCTGCTAAATCTTTTGTCCATGTTCCACCACCAGGAACAGATGTAGGAGGGAATTCAAGCATACCTGATTGAGTAGCAATAGGATACGGAAAACCATAATATCTTAAGTCTCCAACTAGAAGATATCCACCACTATCACCATCATTTCTATACATTTTAAGTTGGTAATATGAGTAAGGAGTAATATTGCTAGTATTATAAGTCTTAATTTCATTCAAAGTCCAACCATTTACAGAAGATTTACTTTCGATTAAACTCCAATAATTACCATCCATAGAACCTAATAAATCCCATTTAGAAGGTGCTTTAGAATTCCACCCACTACCTCCACCTGCTTGAATAGAATAATATTTCAATATCAATGCAACAGGACATTTTAGATACAATATAGCAGGAGTTGCACTATCAGATGTACTATTATAAGTAGCTAATGCTGAATTCCATCCTGGTTGAGATGCACTTAGTGCTGTTAATTTATCAAAAGCACCAGAAGCAGGTTCTTCATTTGCACCATATGTTGCTCCAGCAGTATAAGAATATATATCATTAGCCCAAGCTACATATTCTCCATTACCATATGTTTGATTTGTAAGTGTAGTTTTATATTTCACATAAGTTGTACCACCTATGCCAACAATAGTATCAGTTGTATCCTTAGTCCAAGATTTGGCTGAAGGAACAGTTGTTGGTGGAAACTCTAATATTGATGACATTACTTTTATTATTCTGGAAGAAATTAAGTATATAATTTTTCTTCTATGAGAATAGAAATAAGATGCAAGTAGAAAAAGTCTATCAAGTTCTGGTAAAGGCCTATCATAAACAAGAAGTACCAAAACATACAAAATATTTTGATACTGAAGAAAAAGCAAATATTCATAAAGAAGAACTACTGAGTTATATATGGAATACTTCCGTAAGTGTTGAAGTAATTCCTGTTTATTCCGTTATTGACGGAAATACTAAATATGTATTAAATGGAAACTATGTTACTATTACACACTAATTATAGTCTAATTATAATCTAGCAAAGAGCACATCCCCTACCCAAGATATTACCAGTTGCTTTCATAGCATTAAGTCTTCCTCCACTCACCATTTTTGTTTTAAGTGCTACAATAGGATCTACTTTTAGAATAGCACCTTTAATTTGAGCAGAAGTGGCATTAACTCGTAGTGCTGCTATTAGTGCTGAAGCACCAGCAACATGAGGAGTAGCCATAGATGTTCCACTATATTGCGCATATCTGTTTCCGGGAATACTAGAATAGATACTTACACCAGGAGCAGCAAGATCCACTGTTTTAAGTCCATAACTCGAGAAGTATGCAAGAGTATCAGTACTATCTGTTGCTGCAACAGAGATAATATTAGGTAGATCATAAGATGCAGGATATGTGAAAGATACATCATTATCTACACCAGAATTACCAGCAGCAGCAATGAATAGACCCCGTGTATATCCTACATCAGTCGCTTTAATAGCATTATATAGGATTGAACTGAAACCACCACCAGCCCAAGAATTAGAATAAATTCCTGTTAGTTGATTTGCTACACTTGCTTTCCTCTCTCTCTCATAAATTCCCTTGCAGTAATTGATACACTTAATGGCATCTGAAATATAACCAGAACCACTTGCATCCAAGAACTTACAAGCGATAATCTTTACTTTCTGTGATACACCAACAGCACCAGCATTATTACGGATTGCTCCAATTGTACCAGCTACATGAGTACCATGATTATTATCATCAAAAGGATTACCAGTATTAGTAATTGCATTAATACCGTGAATATCATCCTTATATCCATTACGATCATCATCAACATTAGGAACTTTACCAAATTCTAGAGGGTTATTCCAAATATTATTTTTGAGATCAACATGATTATAATCAATACCAGTATCAATAATACATACCTTCACATTATTGCTTCCAGTTGTAGCCCAATCCCAAGCACAAGGTGCTTTAATCTTATCAATTCCATATAGGTTAAATGAACCTGGACCATCGGCATAGTTGATTTTAACTTTGTAATCATATTCCACCTTTTCAATATTGGACATACTTTTTAGGAGATTAATCTTATCTGTTGCAGTCTGATGATCGTTAATACTATAAGCAACAATATTTACACTTTCCAAATGAGAATTCTTATTATAAACATTTAGACCATATTTATTTAGATCAACTGCTGCAGAAGAACTTGGTTGGTCTTTGAATTGAACTAGAATTCTATTAGGATTATAATCTACTTTAGAGAGAACTCCAATAGTTAGACAACCAAGAATGATAAATAGTTTTGAAAACATTTCTATAATTAACAGATTAACTGTATAATACTATATGCATAAATACTTAAATAATATTTCAATTTTTTTTTTATTTTTAATAAAATTTGAAATACTTAAAGAAACTTTAGAACATAATGTATAATGTATGATATTATCATACGTAAAGTATATCTATTATTAGGTATAATTATAGTGGTGTTTATACTGAAAGAATTAATAAGATACTTTTTATCAACATGGATTACATTTTGTGTATTTTATACTATGTCGGATTTGTATAAAAAACGACGAGTTATAATAAAATATACAAAATTCATAACAAAATATGGTCAATTTTACTTTCCAGAATATATGAAACCAATAGAAAAACGAAAATATACAAAAGTTCAAAAAAGTTTAACGATGTGACAGATAATAAAAATATATTTTTATCTTGTTTTATAATAAACATAAATGTTTGTGACAAATCAAGGTAAAACAGTTCTATTTATGCAGATCGTTCAGATCATAGCAATTGTAGTTGCTATTATCATAGCACCAGGAGCAGCATTAACTAAAACTCTAGGAGTATTAGGTGTATTAGTATTCATGGGTATTGGTGCATTCTTGACTTTCTACGGAATCAATTGTATGGTTGTAGGTGAATGTAATGTATTTGCTTGGGCAATTGTTGGTATAATGCTTATATTCTTTGTGTTTGCTGTATTAGCTTCTCTAGTAGGTTATTCTTCTCTTAAAAGTTTTAAAGAACAAATTGAATCTGGTAAAATAGGTATGGCACCAATCATTCATAGTGATGATGGCAAGACTGCCACAGCAACTGTTACAGTTCCTACTACAGGTAGTCCTCCATTAATCGTAAAGAAATCAGATGATGTTAAACCTGCAGCATCAGCAGCACCTGCTACAACAGCAGCAACAACTACAACTACATCTACATCAACATCACCAAGTATTGATGCTAAAGCCGCCGTAGCACCACCAACAGTATCAACAACATCAACAGCTGCAGGTGCAGGTTCATCAATTCCCAAAGCATAAATTATTTAAGGATAATTTGATATTTGAATATTATGGGTTACCATATAATTCTAATTGTAAAATGTATCATAAAAGATAAATATGTAAATTGTATTGATTTTCTAAATCCTGATTATGAAGATTATGATCCTGCTGATCATTATGAATATAGATATAATAGGAAGACTCCAAAATATAAAGTGGTATCAGATGAAGAGTATGAATTATTGACAAAAGATGAAAAATGTATTCCCAAAAGTATAGAGCATTTACAAGATTTATACTATAAGTTAGACATAAGAGGTTCTTTTTATGAATATGGATTTGTAAAAGATAATAAAGACAGTCATCATAGTGAAGAAAGTGAAGAAAGTGAAGAAAGTGAAGAAAGTGAAGAAAGTGAAGAAAGTGAAGAAAGTGAAGAAAGTGAAGACAATGAATCAAGTAATAATGTTGAAGACAATGGAACAAATAATAATAATACAAATACGGTACATAGTAATGAATTTGAGATAAGAATAGAAATAAAACCCTATAATCACAAAGGACATCTTCCAAGTGATTACGAAAGATTTGTGAGAGAAATACTTGTGCCATTGACAACTGAAATTACTTATTTTGAAATAGAACATGATGATTACGATATAGCTTCAACTTTTTATACTGATGATCAACTTCGTGATGCAAAATATATATCTGCAGTTGTTTTACCAGATAAACAAGAAGTCCAAATTGGTAAAAGAAGACCTTTAGAACAAAAAAAACCAGAAGTAATTGATAAATTTAAAGTGTATCCAGATATATATGATAGTCCAGATGAAACATGGCCAGATGAATTACAAAATTGGTTGTATCATATTGATAATAGAGAAAGATGTCAAAAAGCCATTAGTAATTTACGGAAATATTATTTAGAAGATGAGTACTTAATGAATGTTGCAGATTGGATGGAAAAACATCTACAAAATAAAAATGTTATTTTTAGATGGCGTATTAATTTTTAGGTTTTTTATTATTTCTTTCATCAAGATACATTTGTAAGACTACAATGTATATTGCAAATCTACTTGTTAATAAGCCTGCAAATAATGATAAGAATTCTGCAGTTTCTATTGATATATATTTATTATGGTTAAATTGAATAATCCCTCCTAAACCAATAAAGACAGTTGCTGATCTTAACAGAATATTATTTAAATTAAACCGACCTATTCCATCAATATCATTTTGAAGTAATTTATGATGGATAAGACTTAATAATCCACCAAAAGCGAATGATGTAGGTATTTCAAATGATCCTGTTGTAGTCAGCAAACTACTACCTACAAAAACAAGTTGTCCAGTTGTTATAAGAATATTCTTTTTAAGTGTTTCATATTCTAACATACTCTCTTCTCTTTTATCATGATCTATTTCAAGTATATTAATAGATGGTAATACAAAGCATACAGTATTTTTAGAAAACCCATATTTTTTGATAAATATATTATTTTGATCTTGAGTTTCTAATGATATATATTCTATTTCAAATTCACAAGATTCAGGTGATACTAATATAGTTGATATATCTTTTAATATAGGGCCTGTAAATGTCACTGTTTCATCATTATAAGTATCATTCATTATAGGATTATAACTATGCCACAAAGACTCTCCATTTTTGCTAATAATACAAACATTAATAAACGAATTACGATCCTTTAAGTATATATTACGACCATTAAATTTTAATTTATATGTTGGTCCAATCTTATTAGCTCGTGTGATTGTATTAGGAATCTGCATACTTGCTTACTTGCAAGGTCTATATAAGATATTCTTATATGACTTTAATGCTTTTCTCTAATGTTTCTCGTAGATTATCCATTCTTCTCTTAAGTTCAATATGACATTTCATATTTGCATCATATTTACTAGGTGTTTTACCGTCAAATATAGTAGTCCAAAGGCGTTCTAAAACATAACCTCCTGTTGGTTCTGTTTCTAATAGGTATTTATTCATTTCTTCATAGAATTCTTTAGAGTGAAATAGTATATGTTCTTTAGATGCCATAAATATTCCACTATAATTACATCTAAATCTATTATTATCAGGTTGTTTAGCAAAGAATTTATTCCACCATGTTCTTATAGGTAGTAATCCATGAGCACTATCATCAAAACCAATAATTTCATTCCATCCATCTTTAACAGATACACTACTTAATCCAATATAACCTTGAGTTTCAATTTTAGTTTCCGTAAGTATATCTTTAATATTTTGTTTAAAACTTAATGTAGATTTAACATGGTCATCAATTTTAGCTTGTGTAAACAAAGTATGATTTGAAAAATTAGGATAATTGGCAACTATGTATTTTAAATAAGTATCACCTTCACGTCCTATATTAGAAAGTGTAATACAAGTGAAATTATTAATATCATCTTGACCTTTATTATATATATTACATACTGGTTTAAATTCATCTAACCAATCTAAGTCTTCATTAAATCTTGAAACAACAATCTGGAATTTAACTTTATCTTTATCCATTACTTATTTATGATAAATTATATAAACTTAAAAGAATAAAAATATCTAGATATAATTCAAACATAATGCCTTGTGGTACAAAAAAGAAAACTGGGGCAACAGGATTAGAAGGCATGAAAGTTGATGAACTAAAAGAGCATGTTAAAACAGCTTATCCATACTTAACTAAGGTTAAAAATATGAAACGTAAAGAATTATGTGAACTTTTAGAAAAAGATTGTCCTAATCTTGGAGGACTTGTAAATAAACAAAATAGTTGTTATTTAGATTCAACTCTTGTAGGTCTATTTCATGCTGTTAATCCATATGTGCGTAAATATATATTTGATAAAAATTTGGAATATACTGATCCAGAACTCCAAGAGTCATCTTTAGCAATTCAAAAAATGTTAAGAGGTGTTTATGGTGCTATTAATAAAGGTAATAAAGGTGCATGTACTTCCTTACGAAATGCATTCCATAAATTTGATAAAAGATCTGCTTCATTAGGAGCGAGATTAGAAACTTTAGATTGGAAAACAAGTCAATTAGAACCTGCAGATGTTATTAAGATATTAATTAGAGTATTTGATATACCATCAAATTGTAAATATAATATAAAACGATATACACTTGTAAAGAAACGAAAAGTATTTATAAACGAAGAGGATGTAAATACTACTTTTGCAGATCCAATAATAAGTTCAGACTTGTTATATGGTAAGAAACATTTTGATTTAAAAAAATATATTCCACAAGAGAAAAATAAAGTTGTATTTGACAATGATAATAAATGGAAACCATTTCCAGATACAGACCCTGATATACAATACAAGCATAAAATAACTGTTAAAACGTATAGGAAAGCATCAATGTTTTCGGTTCATATATCAAGGGCATTTGGAGATGAAAAAATTAAAACACCAGTAGTTCCGATGATGACCCTTAAATTAAAAGAGAATACAAGACCTCTTCATTTAAGATCTATAATAGTTCATCATGGAGATGATCCAGAAAGTGGACATTATACGTGTTATATAAGGTGTCAAAGACATTGGTATCATTACGACGATTTAGCATTTAATAAATTACAATTAGTAGGAGACCATGATAAAATGTTCAAAATGAATAAATATTATGTGTTAAAAAATATGTCTGATTTAATATTTTGGTGATTATCTTGGTGATTATCTTGGTTAGTTGTTTAACGAATTGTTTAAGGCAACATAATATACTTTACGACGGAACGAACCATATCCCCTTTCTTTTCTACATATTCTAGTTAATTTATTGTTTCTTTCATCTAGTCTATCAAGTTCTTCTGCTTGTAAGATTCTTTCACTTCTAGTCATTTCTTCATCTGGATCTATATTGTCTATACTATACAAAGTATTATTGTGTCTAATAAGAATCCGACATCCCTTATCAATAATAGTATCCAATATCTGATCTGCATCTTTATGTTCCCACTTTAAGTCTCCATCTTTTAGAATGCATACTTGTAATGTTTTCCCCATAGAAAGAGTTTTACCTAATTTTAGATTTTTATTTTCAGGAACATCATTATTGAAAAATATAGCCTTTATCAGGTCAGGAAGACCGTCATTTGATATATTTTGTAAACATTTAAGTAGAAACTCTGGATCTTCTTCAACATGGTCAATTCTTTCTTGTCCAAATGGACGAAGATTTATTGTAAGATTTTCAATATTGATATTATGACTATTCGTAGTTGTAGTATTATGACTATTTGAAGTATTATTACAATTATTAGAATCAGTTGCTACTGTATTTGCATTAGCATTTTCCATGTTTATGTGAGTTTTCTTGTGTCTAGATAAATTAGAAGCTTTAGTAAAATCTTTATCACATACATCACATACAAATTTATTTTTTGTGTGCTCTTTAATTTTTTTTATTTCAGGTGAATCTAGTAAATTCATAATATCTTCAATTGGAATATTACTATAATTTGAATCACATGTTTTTGCTTTATTAAGATGTTTTATAAAATTCCATTTGTGATTAGTAGAATGATGACAACGTGGACATATATATGTTGCCATTAGGTTCTTATTATATTATATTATACAATAATTCTTTATATCTTTTATTTGCAATAATAATGAAATTATAATAAAATGTAATATCTTTATAAAAAAAGTTGCAAAATTTCTATAAATCAACACTAATTTAACAAAAATGATAACTAATATATCATTTTTGTTAAATTAGATACAAACCGGAGGTAAATTATAACTCAATATTATATTATTCAGTGTATATAAAATTTAACGGAAATGATAATAAATTAACAAAAATGATAATAACTTGATTTGTATGTAATAAAATTTTTAGATAATAATATAAGTCTCTTCATGTCAGTATAACTATCATATTTTATATCAAGTCTACGTGGAATCATAATTAACGTAATGATATGTTATCATTTCCGTTAAATTTTATATACACTGAAAATTTTTTAATTACATAATATATTATATTCATTTGTATAGTAAATAACAAAAATGATATATTAGTTATCATTTTTGTTAAATTAGTGTTGATTTATAGAATTATATAAACTTTTAATAAAGAAAAATAATTTATTAGAATATGAAATGATAATGAGAAACTAAGCTATCATTTCATACTTTATAAAATATACACTTGTGTAAAAATATTATACTATAAATAGTATAAATTATATTCTATTATATACCTATCATTTAATACTATCATTTCATACTTTTGTATGTGTTGATATAGAAATAAAAAATTTTTTTCAATAAAAAATAAATCTCATAATAGATATAATGCCTTCAATAGAGAAACTATTCTGTGTCAAGGCAAAACCTAATTTTTATCAAGAAAGCCCCGAATATACTAAATATTTTCTTGATGAAATGAAAGCATTTGATTATATGGATGAAATATTAAATAGAATTTGGCATATACCAATTATGGTTATAATTGAAGAAGGACTTGCCATAGTTGAAAATATAAATGATACTAATGTTTATTCTTTATCTTGCAATCCAATTTAGATTTTATAGAAGTCTTGGTGCTCTATCGCATACAACACCTATAAGAAAAACAACAGCAATCATATAAACAAATAATAATATTCTATCTCTTATAAATGCTTGTTCAAATATAAGTTGTTCATCTGGTGTCTGTGATATAGAAATAATATCATATCCTACAATTACTTGTATGTCTCTAGGTTGTGGAGGTATATATAGAATTTCAATATTTCTACATGTTGGACATAACATACTTCCATTATTTTTGAGACTTGTGTCTTTTAATTTAGTATAGCATATAGAGCATACAAAATGCTTACATTTAAGACAAACACAATCTTTTTGTAAATTTTCTAAACACATAGGACAACAATAATCATCACAAGACATTCGTATTATTAAATTAGATTGGAAATTCTTTAAGTATTATTTTCCGATATATAATTTTTTAATTGTTATATTAATCAAAATATATCCTAAAATTATTCCAATCAATATAATTATAAACTTGAGACGACTCATTTCCTGACGAAACTGAGTAATATCCAAATGTTCATTTTGTAGTTCAAGAATAAATGATTCTGGTTCTGAAATGAAAACAATAAGATGTTCAGGAATTGGTTCCATACTCTTTCTTACCATAGATATTTCAATAGATCTACATATAGGACACCTCAAATCAGTTTTATTTTTATTAGCTCTCCTAAGAAGTTTCTTATAACATTTTTCATTCAAAAAATGATGGCATTTAAGCTGAACACTTTTTCTATTGTAATTTTCAAGACAAATGGGACACTTATGTTCATACATTATGTCACTTATGTCACTTTTAATACTTATATGACTGTATAGTCGTATAGCAGTCGAGTATCGTGTGAAATCTAATTAGAATATAATAATCAAATTTTTAAAGTTTAGTAGGAATTCTAAAAAAAATTTGAGAAAAATAAATAGAATAAATCATATACTCTATATGCCCCAAGTAGAGAAAACAATGAACCGCATTCAAGTTATTTCAAGGCAATTTTTATCTGAAAATGAAACTACTAAAGCGACTAAAGCAATGCAAGATATTACGAACTCTCTATTGGAAAATTGTAGGACTGAACGAGTTGTTAAGTCCCTTTCTATTCTTGATAGTTCAAAGGATGTAAATCCTCATTTGTTTCATCGTATGCTTTGGCAAAGAACCGAAATATTACTAGCAGAACTTCGTCGTACTTCACATAAAGTAGATACTGATACTGTTGGTAAAGCACATTTGGATTATCTTAAATACCAAAATGCTATGACAGTAATGCTTAAAAAACAAAATATTATTGATTATCTCCTACTAAATCTATATGGTGTATCACAAGTACTTAAGGAAAAAGACTTTTACTTAAAGAACGATATGATCACACAGTATGGAATTGATATTTTACAAAAATACCGAGATAATATATACGATAAAATGAGTGCTTCACAAATGCGGAGTGCGTTAGAACTATTTATGGAACTGTAAATTCAACAATATCATCAATAAAATCCCAGATATATTGATAAATATCTGGTAAATCAGTATCAACTCTCGTGAAATCATATTGATTCATATCTTCATAAGTAATATCATAATCACATGTGGTATATGTGCTAAATAATATTTCATCACTTTTATTCTTGAATTCCAATGATACTGTTGGTTTTACTATTGTATCTCTAAAATATCCATATTCAAGTTTGTGATTAATAAAAAACTGTTGGCACAGTCTAAATAATAAATATTTTTCATAGTTGAACTTAAATCCCTTATATTCAAGTGTAATATCTTTTTGTACCATCGTATTTTTATTAATCACAATGTAATCCTCTGTCAGACCTTTTGCAGTTTGAATTCCAATTAACACACGAAGTTCCATATATAGATAATAACATATTAGTTCCTTATATGTAATTATTGCATTTTGAATGTAAATATGTCATTAATGTATTCGTCGAGATATGGGAACATATTAATATAGTATGCTACTGATGTTTTTTTATGAATTATATTATTCATATGGACAAACAAATCACTTTCCTCTGGAAATACTTGAAAAAATCGATGAAATAGATTAGCATCATTAGTTAATGCTGTAGATAGTTTCATAGTAGTTTCAATTCCATCAAATAGTGATGGCAATTCCTTATGATAGAAATCAATAATTACATCGCAATCATAATCAATATATGCACATATGTAACTATCAATTACAGAGTAATCAATAACGGACATACCGCTCATCATATTTGATAGAATATCAGTATTCATTATTACTTTATGCTTCTATTTATTTTACTAAAATAATTTCAATTTTTATTTATTCTAATACAAAACCAAAAAAATTAAAACTCATATAAGATTATTTTATTATTATAATTTATGGGAAGCTTATATAGATTTCTACCTCATGATTTAGTAGAGAAAATATTGAACGAACATTGCGACTTGGACACTCGTATAAAACTTAAACTACCACCACGAAAATTAAATTCTGTGATTCTAGAAAATACAGAAACACTTTTTAAAAGGACTAAGGAAAACCTTACTATTACTTACGCTCATAGAGACATGATAGTGTCTCAATTTTTTTTATCGTCAGATGCAAAAACAATTTTTCATTTATGTTATATATATTCGCAATTGGATAATATTTACAATATGCGATTTTCTTCTTGGAAACAACTTGAATGCTGTTATCTTATTGATAATGGTTCTAAATTAGTTATTATTCCACAATTTCCATCACATAATACAGTCTATTTTAATTATAAAGATGGACTAATAGTAACAAGTAAATCTTATCGTGGAGCGTTTATTATTCCGAAAGAATTCAAAGAAACACTTATAAAAAATAAACTACTTACATATTAGATATAGATAGTAAGAATATGTTTTCTATTCTTAAATATTTTACATTATTTAATGTATTACTTGTAATAGGACATAAATATACACATCAATATATAAATATATTATTTACAAGTGTTCTTGTTTCTGTCTTTGGTTTTATGTTCTTTAATATATGCCCTGCAAAGTTAAAATTTAGATTATTCAATAGAGATGTGGAATTATCCGGAATACCATTATCTCTTCTTGATATTATATATCATCAATTCCCTACATTATTTGTGATATATTGGTATTTATCATACTATAAAAGAAATCCATTTGGATTATCATTCTTAACTGCATTAGCAGTAATAGTAATTTATCATCTAATAGTTAGAGATGCAATAGATATTTATGGATGTTATGATGAACAAAAATTAATTGTAGCTAATTTAGTAGTAATAAGTCTTTATAGTACACTTATTTGTGTCTCCGCTCCAAAATAACAAGTTCCTTATATTTACCATGCTGACTATGTGTTCCAATCACGAAGAAACCATTAGTTTCAAAGAACTTAACAAGTCCAACATTAGTATTATCAACCCAAACAAATAGATTTTTAATATCAGTATTTGTGTCAATATAGTCAAGTGCGTATAAAACTAATTTTGTTGCTATACCTTCACCACGATATTCAGGAACAACAAATAATTTACTAAACCATGGTGAAAGATTACTATATACTTTCATATCATCATTTTCTAAACAACAACAACAAATAAATTTCTTTGTATCTTCATCATATCCAACAAATATAGGATTATTAACACTAGTAATATTAGTGTAATATGTAGATATATCTTCAATAGTTTTAGTATCTGTTAATTCAATAAACATATCTCCCCATTCAGAGAATAACCATTGTGAAATATCATTACTATATTCAGGAACATTAGAAAGTAAATCTATTTTAAGTTTCATTTTTATATTATTCTATGAAAAGATATAAACAGACTAAACATATCTATATATAATAATTAATGGATATTGAAATTTGGAAAGAACTTCCACAAGATATATTAATGGTTCATATTCTTTCAAGATTAGATATAGATACTCGTATATCACTTAAGGTAAAACCTATGAAAATAGCTAAAGCAATTATAGAGAATTTTGAGAAAAATTGTAAAATTCAAATTCCCACAATAAACTATTGTAAAATCGATGAAAATCAATCTCTAACAGAAATTGAAATGAACCTTGAATTACCTAATGGGAAATACTTAGTACAATTCTTCATTAGTTGTAATTTTGAAGAGATATATGTTATTAAAAAAAGTGCTATAAATGGCGATATTGTACAAATTTTCATTCTAAAGTATAATTATACACTCAATCGTATAACAAGTCGTGCACATGTTATAAGAAGTGAATAAAATACTTAATTATCTCCTTATAGATTAATAATTGTGTTAAAGTAATGTTAAACTTCTTTAGAAAAAATATTGAGAAAGTAAGTAAGGTAAAGACTGATTATGATATTGTAATAATTGGTGGTGGTATGTCTGGTTTATATACAGCATATAGGTTAATGAAATCAACAAATTATAAAATAGGTTTATTTGAAAAAGAGAGTGTTTTAGGTGGTAAAATAGTAACAGAGAAAGTGGATGATTTTTTAATAGAATATGGACCCCAAAAATTAGAACCCGGATTAGAAACACGTGTTATGAAATTAATATATGAATTAGATATTGATATTAAAAAATTAGATAAAAAAAGGGGGGATAATATTATATTTCCAGATGTAACAAAGTTAAATAGTAATGAGATTGAAATATGTAATGTTTATAAATATTCGGGAAATAATATTCCACTTCATATTCTATTATTAAAAGATGGATTAAGTCTTATTTTAGGGGATCAATGGAATTTTAATTATGATATAGAATCTACTACTGATAGAGATATAAGAAAAAGTATATTAAGAAAATTTGGTAAATATAAAGAAATAAATCTATTTAATTATGGTATATTAGATTTATTAAAAAGTGTTTTATCTGAAGAATGTTTCAAGTATATACTTTCCGAAGGAGATTATTATTATATTCTTGATGAAAATCCAAATGCTGCTGAATATATATGTATATTATTAGATATAATTGAATCTTATAAATGGGATTATGTTCTTATTGAAGGTGGTATTATATCAATAATACATAAATTAAATAATATAATTCGGGATAAAGTGGATATTAAATTAGATTACCTTTTAAATAGTATTGAGTCTTATTCACCTAATGTAATATCTCTTAATTTTACAAATGTTTTTTCACAAAAAAAAATCTATTGTAGACATTTAATATTAGCAATTCCTCCAGATTCTTTAAATAAATTAAATGGTATTCCTATTAATATAAGTAAACTTATTGAATCTTCATTTTTAAAGATAGATTTAATAAAAATATTTATTGTTGTTGAAAATCCTCCTTGGGGAAATGAAAAAGTAGATTTAATTAAAATAATACCATGTAAACAAATTGAATATTTTTGGAATTCCAAAAAGAATACCACTGCAATATTATTATATTGTGATAAAGATATTAAAGATTGTATACTTAAAAATTCATATGAAGCAATAATAGAAAAATTGAATTCTTTATTTGAAGATAAATATCCAAATAAATCTGGATGGAAAATTCGTGTATATGATATGAATAATTGGAGTAATATGTGTAATAGAAGATTATATTTATGGAAACCCAATATTAAATGTGATGAAGTTATTATGAAATTATTAGCATTTCCAATTAAAGAAAAATATAAACCTCGTATTCATATATGTGGTGAAACAGTAAGTAATTTCCAATGTTTTATTGAAGGTTCATTATCATCTGTAGAAAATATTGAACGTTCACTTGTTCATAGAAAAGGAACTTCACAAAGATTTAGCACAGATACATTATATTTCTAAATATCAAATCTATTTAAGAATATAACAAATTATAGATATAATGTGTATTCACGAAGTATTATTTTATGCAAAATTTTTATGGAAGTTTCTAGATAAAAATTCTTTTTGTTTACATTGTGGTTGGAATGTACATTTACATGTAGAAGATAAATCAACACAAACAGAACCTATCGAAATTATGTCATATATTATGAAAGATATTGGAATTCAAGTGTCTCCTCTTGTCCAATCAAGAAGTATTCAAGTGTCTGAATGGGATGATAGTGATGTTCCATTTTATGATACAGATTCTGATACTGAATCTGCAACAGAAGAAGATAAAGAATTAGAGTTGCATGCTGATACTATAATTAGAAATGCAGCATAATGAAAATATGAAAATCTAAACATAGTATAGTATATGGGCCGTCGTAAAAAAGTAATAGAAACCGTTCTTCCTTTAAGTGCCGAAGAAGAGATACAGCAATACACAATAAATAAATTTGTAGAAGATAATCCAGATTGGAGATTGTACAATAAAGAATACGATGTTATACCGTTTATGAAGGGGTTTGGAAAAGGAGATTTAATTTTTCATAATAATATCGCAAAACGATTTCATATAATTGAATGTAAAAATCATTCACCAAAAGATACTCTTGAACAAGCAGAATATTATTCTTCTTGGACAAAATTACAATATCCTTTATTAAGAGTGACATATCAAGCCGTTGTAGTAAAAGATTGGTCAATTGTATATGAAATGGACATAAATAAAGCTATGATAAATACTATAACAAAAATACATAATTTAGTAGGATTAAGTAAAAACGAATTAACTACATTATCACAATTATATGTTAATCTATATGTACATAATGGTCTACTAAACATATAAGCATACTAAATATATACTTTATTTTTATTTACAAGAATATATTTGCCACCTCTACTACCAGTTCTTATAGTATATAATCTATTCTTATATTTGTGTTTCCCTCCACCACCCATCTTTTTCATTCTAAATTTGATACTTTCTGGAAATACTACTTCTTTAGATATATCCATAACCATAGATTTTTTTCCTTCTTTACTTTGGAAACCTAAACTTGCATAGTATTGCCTAAGTTTATCTAGATCAATTAGAGAAACAGGATCTAATTCCATTTGTAATTGTCCATTTTCTTGTGCCCAATAAATTACCCAAAAAATCAATAAAGCTGCTATATTAGATATATTACAAGTTTTACTATCTTTTCTACATTTACATAGTAAGTGTAGATAAGCCATTCTATTTCTATTAAACTCATATATAGCAAATGCAAGTAAAACATTATCTTTATATAATCCTGCATATTGATTAGTTGCAAATTGATTAGGTAGCCAATTATATCTTGCAGTCTCTAGAACAGAATGTAATTCTTCATTTTCTCCACAAAATTCAGGTTTCATTTTAGAGATTTCTATAGGATCTGTTATTTCTCTTATAGAAAACTGTTTATAACTTGGTACAAAGTCAGTAATAAATTTTTCTAATTGTTCTCTATTTGTAATAACATCTCTATCACTTCTGGGTTTTAAGAAATTCATTTCTATTATATAATAGGAGTTCATATAAAAGTAATTGGATTAATCAAATTAAAAGGTTTATATGTAAATAATGGTCTTATAAGCATATAGAATACTAAATATATACTTTATTTTTATTTACAAGAATATATTTACCACCTCTACTACCAGTTCTTATGGTGTACAATCTATTCTTATATTTGTGTTTTCCTCCACCACCCATCTTCTTCATTTCAAATTTGATACTTTCTGGAAATACTACTTCTCTAGTTATATCCATAATCATAGTTTTTGTTCCTACTTCATTTTGGAAACCTAAACTTGTATAATATTGCATAAGTTTATCTATATTGATAAGTGAAAATGCATCTAATCCTATTTCTATTTGTCCATATTCTTGTGCTCTATATATTATCCAATAAATCAACAAAGCGGCTATATTAGATACACTACAAGTTTTACTATCTTTTCTACATTTACATAATAAATGTATATGAGCCATTCCATCTTGATTAAACTCGTATACAGCAAATGCAAGTAAAACATTATCTTTATATAATCCTGCATATTGATTAGTTGAATATTGATTAGGTTTCCAATTATATCTTGAAGAAATTAGAACAGATTGTAATGTTTCATTATCTTCTCCACAAAATTCAGGTTTCATTTTAGATATTTCTATAGGATCTGTTATTTCTCTAATAGAAAACTTTTTATAACTGGGTACAAAATCAGTAATAAATGTTTCTAATTGTTTTCTATTTGTAATAATATCTCTATCACTTGTAGATTTTAAGAAATTCATTTATACTCTTATTATAATTATAATAAGAATATATAATGATTATAAAAAGTGATTGGATTAATGATCCAACAGGATTAATAAAATTAAAAGGTATATATCATTTGTATTTTCAATATTTACCCAAGAGTAATATATGGGATTTAGGGATTGGTTGGGGACATGCAACAAGTAAAGATTTGAAATCATGGAAAATGTATCATAATCGTGTTCTTACTCCATCTATAAAATATGATAAAGATGGTTGTTTCAGTGGTTCAGTTATAAATATCAAAAATAAGATATATTCTCTTTATACTGGTGTTGTAGAAGAAAATAAAATTTTACACGAATATCAATGTCTAGCATATAGTTCTAATGGTACAAATTTTATTAAGTATCCCGAACCTATAATAAAAAATCCTCCTGTTTCAAATACATATGGATGGAGAGATCCATTTATTTTCATATATGAAGATACATATTATATCCTAATTGGTTCTGGATGGGATAAAAAGGGTCGCATATTACTTTATCAAGGTGATAAACACTTCCCTTCTAAAAAATGGGATTATAAAGGCGAATTAATATCTATAAATGAAAAATTATTATTAGAATGTCCTTTTATTGCTTTCATTTCTAATAATATATGTATATTAGGTGCTTCTCGTGATAATAAAAGTCCAATTTATTGGATAGGTAAATTTAATGGTACTAAATTTATTCCAAAAAATAAAGAATATAAAGTCTTGAAATCTCAAGATGGATATAATATATATGCTCCTACAATTGTTAATATAAATGAAAAACCATATTTCTGGACTTGGATTAGAGATACAAATTCTTTATATGGTCCATGTAAAATTGAATATAATGAAGATAAAAAATTACTAAAACCACTTAAACAAACACAAGTAGAATAAACATTTTATTATGCACTATTTGCGTGCCAATCATCATATAATCGTGTCCTTTCTCTATTAATATCTTCTTCTATTTGAGCTTGTTCTTTCTCATCTTCTTTCTGCTTCTTTTCAGAGTTATTACTTTTGATTTTCTTTTCAAGTAATAGTAGCAATCCTACACCAACTAAAGTAGAACCTATAGCAACAAAATTTATTTTATTGGACATGATAATTTATTATGAGAAATTATTTTTTGGTTTTTTTCTTCGATTTCTTTTTCCCACCAGTTGTATTCATAGGTTCATTAGATACTTGTGCAGGTTTAAGAAATGGCATAAACTCATATAATACTCCCTTTTTAATTGAAAAGTGATTATAATTAATTGTTAATTCTTCTCCCTTTTTAATAATTCTATTACTCTTATAGACACTCATATCACATTCATCTGTAAATCCCATCTCAACATTAGGTGTATTAGAGTGATTTAGGAAGAATGAAACATCCATCATATTTGGTCCAAGTATATTTACAGGTAATCGAATTTGATTACCTTCTTGAGATAAATAGAAGTCTTTAAGATATTGTAAAACTGTTTCACCAGATTCTGTATTACTATCACCAAATATATTTAAGATCTCTTGTTCACTAAATCCTATAGGATGGTAATTTACACAAGCACCTAATGTAGAATCAAATAAAGTAACTCCTGCAGGAATATTTCTTATAGCTACAACACCAACACCATATTCAGATTTGAATATTCTTCCATAAACATGATTTTTAAGATTGTGTTCAATAATAAGTTTAAGATTACTTTTAACTTCTTTTTCACTTAATGTGATCTTATCATCCCCACTAAATGAAGTATAATTATTTTCAAGAAGTTTTTTATTATGTTCTGTATTGAGAACATCTAACATCATAAGTGGTACATCTGAAGAATAGAAATCAGGTATTTTAGATTTCTTTTTATTAGAATATTGACAAGCATATTTATTTACATTTTGAGAATTCATTTTTTATCCTTTGTTTATTATTAGAAATTTCTATTATATTAAACTTTTTTATCTAATAAAAGTATAAACTAATCATGGATTTCTTAGGAAAATTAAACCCAGCAAATTTATTTAAGACAAAGAATGCTTCAGTACCTTCAACTCCAAATGCGTCTGCGTCTGCACCTGCATCACAAGCATCATCCGCTCCTGTACAAACAGCAGGTGGTCTAAATGCAACATACAAAGGAGGTTCTTATAAAGTAAGAAAGGGTCCTCAAGGTGGTAAATATATTGTAGTTAAAGGGAAAAAAGTCTATCTCAATAAAAAGAAATAGATAAATGGATATAGTATATCCTATCTGTATTTTTATAGTAGTCAAAATAGGATTATGTTATTATTTTGTTAAAAATTGGTTTTATTATAGACATAAAGAAAAAGAACCTATAGAATAATATGGGTGGATTTCATAGTAAAGTCTATAATCAATCAATATCTTTTTTGAATTACCGCATAGATACACTTAAAGATGAATTACAATTCACAAAAGAAGAATTGGAATCTATGAAGAAAAGAATGCGTTTATTAGAGAAAGAATTTAGTAAATTTTCCCGATAAGAATTTAGTAAATTTTCCCGATAAAAATTTTTAGAGTTTATAGGGTGATTGAAAAAAAAATTGAAACGATATGTCCATCTAATTTTTATATGAGAAGCACAATCAAGTCAAAACACAAAATATTCACACATGGATACTATCTGGATTTACACGGAGGAGCGTCCTAAAATCAATGAGATTTCATTGATTTTGTTGAAGATGAATATCGAACATAATATATGTGATATTCATATCAAACCTATTAAGAATGCCATTCATTTTTGTGTTGAAAACATTTCTGTAAATGTTTTCATTTACATCGTGTCAGGAAGTTCATCCTTCGTTGATTATCTCGTATATCAACAAGAGACAAAACCTATCCCAAATGATGTTCCTATTATGATATTGGAGTCGACAAAGAATAATATCAAAGAGGCTGGAAATATGTGGTATCAACGGATAGTCAAATTTGTGAATTATGATGCATTATATCCCAATAATACAACAAAAAAGATTCTACTCTATAACACACAAATAAAAATCAGTGCAAAAACAACGAGTACTACTTGGAATATTGGTTGCAGATTGTGTGCTACACTTGGAGTAGAAGTTATTCTATTTGAGAATAACTATGTCATAGATGTGAACCCATACAAAAGTTTGGAAGATCTTGCAGATCACATAAATTCTACCAGAAAAAAAAGTGGTTGCGTTAATAATCGCATTCTGTTAGAAGAGAACTCTATTGAGATTCATAGTAATCTCAATAAAAATAATGAGCTTAATCATGATCCTAACAAGGGATTTGTAATAGGAGTATCTGCTGTTATTAGACAGTTGGATAAAAACATTCCGATTCTCATAGCGAATCATATGCTTCCAGAGACGGCAATCAATTCCAAAAAACTCAACAACAAGTTCTTTTATGGACTTAAAAAAGTTGGAAATGTTAAGATAGATAAATTTGATGTTAATTGGGATAATATAAAGTTCCCAAAATCCTATTATAAGTTAGATGTGACTGGTGAGAAGATTGTGTCTATTGTGATCGACATTGTGATGTCATATTACAACTTTGGTTTTAAGATTCTCTTCACAAATCATGCAGGTTGTGAAAAAGAATATCTTAAGATTGATAATACGAACATAATTATACCTAAAAAAGTCCAATTGCTTGATATGGCTATTGAAGATGAAGATCATATTTACTTTATAGAAGCAGAGATGTCAAAAAATGCAAATAATGGCATCAAACAACTCGATACATTTGATGAATTTGAGAAAATAATAAAAGCATATAGACCCAACAAGACGATTAAAAGAAATATAGTATTATATGGTGGTGATCATACGGAATCTATATTCAGTATAGATAAGAATAATATGTGGATTAATAGGATAAAGAGTATCGATTTAGATTTAGTTTCTTAATATTATAGTAATAATGAAGAGTATTATCCAGTGGGTTGGTGGTAAAACTAAATTAATGGATGAAATTAAAAAACTTGTCCCCATAAAATATAATAATTATTACGAACCATTTTTGGGTAGTGGAGCAGTACTGCTTTCACTACTTCCAAAGAAAGCAATATGTGGAGATCAAAATAAAATAATTATTTATCTATTTAATACAATTAAATCTAATCATAATTCTTTTATAGAGGCACTTAAAAAATTAAAGCGTGTAATGATAAAACAAACGAAACAAGAAAAATTTTATTACTATATTAGAGATAGATTTAACAAAGAGAAATCTCTAACTATTGAGAAATTAGCAATGTTTATGTACCTTAATAGGAATTGTTTTAATTCTTTATATAGGGAAAATAGTGAAGGAGAGTTTAATGTACCTTATGGTAAAAAAATTAGACTAAATTTTTATAATTTAGAAGATATTATGAATGTTCATAATTATCTTAAAAATAACAAAATAATATTCACAAATACCTCATTTGAAAATACACTTTCAAGTGTAAAAAAAGGTGATTTTGTATTTCTTGACCCTCCATATATAAAACAAACACAAGGAGCATTAACAAAATATACTAAAGAAGATTTTTCTAATGATATGCATAAGAGTTTAGCAGATTTATATCGTAGTTTAGATAAGAAAGGAGCATATCTAATGCTTACAAATAGTGACAATAAAATTGTAAGACAACTTTATAAAGGTTTTAAAATAAAAGGATTTAGAACAAATATGAATCTTAATAGAGATAAAGATAATAGGAAATTGTCATATAAAGAGGTTATTATTACAAATTATTGATTTCAATATTTCCTATATTAAATATAATATGAGGTATATTGGTAATAAAACTAAAATATTGGATTTTATAGATAAGGCAACAAATCCTTATTTAGATAAAATCCAAACAATATTTGATGCCTTCTCTGGAACAGGTTCGGTTGCACTACACTTTAAGAAACTACATAAAAATGTTATTACAAATGATTTCCTATATTTTTGTTATGTAATTGAAAAAGGTTTACTTTGTTTAAATCGTAAAATAGATACAAATAAGTATCTTAATGAACTTAATAAATTAAAACCTGTTAAAAATGGATTCATTCATAGTAATTATACTCCTAAAGGAAAAAGAATGTTCTATACTGAAGAAAATGGTATTATTATAGATACAGTAAGAAAACAAATTGAAGTTTGGTATAAGACTAATAAAATACCACAAGATTTATATTTTTATTTATTAACATGTCTAATATATGCTATAGATAAAGTATCAAATATAACTGGTGTTTATACTTCATATCTCAAAACTTTCCAATCTAATGCTCTTAAGCGTTTAAATTTAATTCATGTAGACTACGATATTATCAAAGATAGAAAATTTAAATGTTATAATCAAGATTTGACACAGTTAAAAGTAAAAGAAAATATAGATTTATTATATCTTGATCCACCTTATAATGCAAGACAATATTCTCAATATTATCACCTTCTTGAAACAATTGCTAAATATGATAATCCTAAAATACATGGTATAGGAGGTCTTCGTGGAGATAATAAACTATCCCCTTTTTCACAAAAAGATAAGGCTCAAGAAAGTATGATAAAAGTTATTGATAATAATAAATCTAAATACATACTTATAAGTTATAATTCGGAAGGAATTATTAGTAAAAAAGATATGATAAAATTATTAAAGAATTATGGTTCTGTAAAACTATATAGTAAAAAATATAAGAGATATGTTAGTAATAAAAATCAACATGAACAAAAAGCTGAATTTGTTTATGAATATTTATTCTTCTGTGATAGAACAAAATAAAAAAAATTGAAAAGATTATATTTAATTCTTACAAATATATACAAAATGACTACTATCAGTCTTCGTGGTTTTGGTTATAATACTTTCAAAAATGACAATCTTCGTTATGAAGCACTAAATAGTGCTTGTAATCAATATGGTAGTGCTCTTGTTATTGCCCGTCTCAATGAAGTTAAAAATTTGAATAGTTGTAATAAAACAAAAGACATCTTTCAAAAAGATATTAACTATTTGACAGTACCAGATGCTAATGTACCAATTCCTATTGAAGTCCCTATTGAAGTCCCTATTGAAGTCCCTATTGAAGTTCCAGCAGAAATCCCGAATGAAGTTCCTGTTAAGGATGATATTGAAAAATTACTTGATGCTCTTAATGAATTTACTCCTACACTTCTATCGGATTGTAAAACAACACTACAAGTTCAAGCGTTTAAATTCCGTGATACTGTTGTCAAACCTGCCCTTAAAGATAGACTTGCCAAAGAAGCGGTAATGGATAGAGTTGATGCTCTTCAAGAAAGTGTTAGGAAAGGAGAAATATCTCTAACTGATTTTCTAGAGGAAGTTAATAATCTTGTTCATCCATAGGTAAAGTATAGCATATAGCATATTATATTTTTTTGTTAGTATATTATTATTGGAATGAAATGAACTCCAATAGTAATATACTTCTAAAATCAAAAGAACCCGAACGAGAAAATGTATGCAATATATCTAAAAAATTAGATATAATTAAACATCAAATAGATAATTGCTATACATTAACATTTATGTTCCTATCATATAGTCTAATAAAAGATTTCTCTCGGTGTGGCAAATTCCATTAGTAATTTTAGTCATTACCTTCGTCATAGTCACTATTTACTGAACCTAACATCATCTGGAGCATCCATAAATCAGGTGTTAGGTCAATATTATTTTTAGCATATCTTTCACACTCTAGTTCGTAGTTTCCAATAGTATCAACATCGTCCTTAATATATGGATCAACATCAAGTTCATTGAGATATGCAGCAGCTGCTGGGTCTTTGCCAACCTGTGCAAACATAAAACTTACTGCATGTTCGCTATACCTTGATGATACAAAACTCTTACATTCTTGAATAACTTGTCTTACATCCTCTTTATTATCAGGTTGTCCATCTGTAATAATATAGATTACAATAGGTTTCTGTAATTGTTTATCATATACATACGGTCTTAAAATTTGATTACGAAGACTTGAAGCAAGAGGTGTCCCACCTGAATACTTAATTTTTGATACAATATCACTTGATTGTTGTGTTGTAGTAATATCATCAAATTTATGGTTTCCATTAAAAGTTCTAATACTAATACCGTCGTCATCAAATTCTTTTGCAATATCTACAATTCTATCAAGGATAAGTTTTACATCATCTACCTTTTCTTTAGATGGTTTCCATGATTCATCATATAACATAGAACCACTATTATCAATATGAATGAAGACATCATAAGGAGCAAGAGAAGCTAAATCAAGTGCTAATTCTACACTTGAAAATCCTCGTTTATTTGCTAAACCTACATAATCTACATGAGATGCTCGTAGAAGTGTATCTTGGTATTTTTGCACATATGTATTAGAAAAATATTGTAATTTCTTATCTACAATAGTTCTATCTATGCGTGTTTTAGCTGCATCATAAAAAGGTCCTGGTTGTGTTGGTACTGGTCTATGTGATATAGATTGACGACTAAATAAATCTGTAAATGTATTCTTAAACTTATTTATAGGTGTCTGTGGTGGTTGGGGTATAGGAACTGGATTGGATGCTTGCGGTTGATGTTGTTGTTTATAATTCATAGATGGTGCTGATGGTTGTTGGGAATATTGTTGTTGAGGGTATTGTCTTGGAGAATGTACAGATGGTTGTGATTGATATTGTTGCTGTTGCTGTTGTTGTATAGGTGGTTGCTGTTGTGGATAATTCATAGATTGTGAAGATTGAATTGGTGGTTGAGGAACTGTTTGTGCTACTTGTGCAGTCTGTGTATTCGGTATTGAAGTACTCGGATTTTCATTTATTTGCGTTAGTCGGTCTGCTAATCCCATAGTACTATTATATAACAAAAAATCTTTATATAGTTTTATTTTGATACTAAATTTTCAAGTAGTAGGATTTCAAATATAGAATGTTTATCACCTGGATTTATATATATATCTGCATGTAATCTACCAAATCTTTCAAAACCAAAGCATTTTACCCATACAGTATATATTTCATCTGTAAGCATTTTTCGTATTTCCTTTCTTGTATAGGCTATATTTGATGAAGATCTCACTATATCTAATAATTCTAATATTCTATTTCTTGCTCTTACAGCTTTCTCTCTATTAATCGTAGCATTACCATTTAGTTCATAGCAATCTATTCCAGGCAAAGCTACATTAAACTTATAGATTTTATTTAATAAAGGTAGAGCTACTGTAACTGTATCTCCTATATCTATTACTCTTGCATAACAACATTTACCATCTATAGAAAACGCTGGAGTACTATTAATTGTATATTTTGCAAATTGACTTGGTTGGTCTTTATTAGAATTACTATTATTATTTTGTTGAGGTAATGCAACTTCTATTTTTTCAACAACAGGACTTTTCTTTGTAAAGCAACACAGTTTATCAAACATAACTTCTTATTATTAATATTTCCTTACAAAATTCTACACAAAATAAAACATAACCAAAAATTATAATGTATAGTATCACAGAATTTAAAGCAGATTTATTTAATGCTATGAAATCACGACCCGATACTGGTTTGTATGGTGGTTTAGGTAATTCTCAAAATATCCTTTTATGGACACCTGATAAAATTCAAAGTTTCTATAATGGAATTATAACAGCACACAATCTCTTCTATAAAGAATTACAACTTATAGATTTTGCCAGACTTATCATTTGTGAAGCTATGCAAGAATCTACTGGGGATTTTAGATTAGCTGTGAAACCTATTGACTTAAATGACCATACTTCTCATGGTATTATTCAAGTTACTCCCGCTAGTGTCCTTTTAGATTACTACAACTATGGATTACCTATTATAGATTATCAAGGACATCTCGTTTTATCTTCTGGAAAAGTCAAAGGATTAGATTTAAGTGACCCTGGTATTGGTGTAATCATTTGGGCATGGTATACTCATAACTGTGTCGTTATGGGTGTTTCTATGAATGAATGGATGAATAGAATTGCATGGAATACTCCTACTAAAGGAGTGAAGCGTATATATAAGAATAGTCTTATCACATGGCTCGAGGGTCCACATAATGACTGTACTATTAGAACTGACCCAGGATTTGACCACTACTATTATAGAATTATGAGTTATTATACGACTTCTGGATTTGGTGATAAAGCGAAATTGGATACTTTATTAAATACTCCTTTAACTGATAGATTAATAGGAGTTTATCCGATGATTGATAATAAAATTAATAATAGAGATTCTTCTATAGGAATAATTTAAATTGTCTTTAAGTGAAATTTTTTTCTTTATTAATATTATATAAAAATATCATGCCTACCGGAAGCCCATTATCGCAATCAGCTGGAAAGAGACGCACTCGCAAAGTGAAAAAGGTAAAACGCAAAGTGAAGAAAGGAAAAAAGTAAATAATTAACCTATTTTCCTTAAGTGTTCCATTTTAAACAATCTAATTTTTGTTAGACTTATAACAAAATTATTTTACTGATTTATTTTTCCAATTGCGGAAAAACAGTCTATTCGTCGTAGTATAATTTATCTATTGTCACTTCTTTAGTAGGTATATTCTTAATATGGTATTCTATTTTTGATTTTAATGAAGATAGGCGTTTATCCCAGTCATTTTTATGTTTTACATATAGCGTCCCATTTTTCTTATGTGTGTCAAAACAAGAAGGAATAACTTTGTTTCCTATATTATATTTATCAGGATTAAATCTTATAAATACAATAGGTCTATTACCTAAATCTTGGAACAATTCCATAGTCCTTTTATTCTCACAGGTAGTATCATATAGGTCATGTTGGTTCTCATCAATCTCAACTATAATAGAGTGCGTTAAAATATCTATGAATATATCAGGTCTTTTTTTGGAGCAACCTCCTACAATTTGTTTATCATATAATACTTTTTGTTGTAAGAAGTTCTCTTTGATAAAATCATTAATATGTCGTTCTTTTGTTCGAGAGTTACGAACAATTGGTTCATCTGGATATAAATTTATAAAACAGAATGAACAATGTCCTCTGTATTTCTCTTTATTTGTTACGATAGTACCACATAGCGGAGTTATGCATCTTGAATGTGCTACATCAATCATGTGGTCTTCCTTACAGTGATAGCAGAATAATGGTTTAGTTTCTCCTTCGGTATTAAATGAAGGAGCTAATATATTACAAACAATGCATTTCTTGGATTTAACATCAATCATTCCATCTTTACGGCAATCTCGGCAAAAAAGTGGAGTAGATTCGGTTTTATAATTATATAAAGAACTCTTAATATTACACTCAATACATTTGGAACTAGTAACATTTACCATTGGAAAAGTCTTACAATCTTGACAGAATAGGGCTTTAGTCTCTCCTTCTAGATTAAAACAAGGAATTTTAATAGAACATCCAATACATTTAGGATGTAATACATCAATCATTATGTCTGATTTGCACTGGAAGCAGTACATTGGTTTTTCTCCAATTAAATTAAAACAGGGATATTTGACTTTGCATTTAATGCATTTCGGACCTTTTATATTTATCATGTTGGGTAGTTTACATGTTTGACAGTATAGCGCTACTGTTTCATTTTCATAGTTATAATTTGGCCTAACAATGTTGCATTTGATGCATTTGGGAGCTTTTATATTTATCATGTGTTCTAATTTGCATTTTCCGCAATAGAGTGGTTTTGTTTCATTTGCATAATTAAATGACGGAGTAGTTATTTTACAAATTATACATTTTGGACCAAGAATATCAATCATGTTTTCCAATTTACAACCCGAACAATACAGTGCTTTTGTTTCATTTGCATAATTAAATATAGGAGTAATCTTTTTACAAACAATACATTTCGCACCGAGAATATTTACCATGTTTTCGGATTTACATTTGAAACAGAACAATGCGACTGTTTCTCCTTCTAAATTAAATAAAGGTTGTATTCGCAAGCACTTGATACAACTTGGTCCTTCTACAATAACCATTTCATCAGTACAGCATTTATGACAATATTTTGGTTCTTGTCCAGTTAAATTAAATCGTGCTCTTCCTTTGTTACAAGTAACACAGTATTTCTCGTTCCCCATAATTCTATATATCTTGTAATTTAATCTTATATAGCTTTCAAATTTTTTTGTCATTATATAGTATAAATTAGTCCAATCATGAGTTGTGGTTGTAGCTCAGTGCCCCCGCCTCCTTCAATGTCCAATTCAATGTCTGGTGGTAAAAAGAAAGCAAAAAAACCAGTAAAACGAACCAAGAAAACTACTAAACCCAAGAAAACAACAAAAAAGGCCAAAAAGCATTAGAAATAATGCGTTCATATAAAAAAATATGAAAATTATATGAATACTTATTTAAGTATAACATGGATGAGCAACAAAATCTCGTAAATAAGTTGAAAGGAGACCTTCAAAAAGCAAAAGATAATGTATATTCTATAGAACAGGACCTTGAAGATGAAATAATGGTTTTACAATCGTTATGTAATCTACAAGGACACCAATATATAGCGGAACCTAATAATGATTATCATAAACCCGGATACTACTATGTATGTGAAAATTGTCAATATTGTTCTCTCTACAAACCCGAGAAATTTACTTATAAGAAAGTTAGTAATTATTAATTACAATTGCTAAATTTCTAAAAAATCACTTTTAAAATTTATAAGACTTAAACAAGTCTCATATTTTACTATTGTTATTTAGTGTTTAATTGGCGTCCAATTCGTCAAATTTATTTTTGTCAATAATAATAAATGGGATTAGCAGAATTCTTCCAAAAAGTTAAGGCATGGTTTATAAATGTATTCGGTAATAAAAAGCACAATAATGTACCCGTAAATCCACCGGCATCAACAGATACACCGGTTATACCTACACCAACACCAACACCAACACCAACACCTACTCCAGTACCAACACCAGACCCTACTCCAGTACCAGACCCAGAACCCGTACCAGTACCAGACCCAGACCCCCCAGCACCAGATTATAGCGACGAAACAATTATAGAACAATTACAACACGAAATTGATGCTGTTGAGGAACTTGTAGATAATCTTGCTCAAACAATGACAGTAGAAGAACTTACACTTTACAACGATGTAGACCCTGTAGTAGAAGAACCTGTAGCAGAACCCGTAAAACCCGTAGTAGTACCTGACTCATTACTTCCAAATAATCCATCAAAACCCGTTGTTAATGATGTCTTTTCACCTGCAGAAGTTATTCCTCTAAACGAACAAGAAGAAGTACCCCCACCAACTAAGAAAGAAGTTCGTTCCTTTAGATATTTTTAAGTTTATTAATTACTATTATTTATTTCTTCTAATGTTTTTCCCTTTGTTTCAGGTATAAAATATGTACAAAACAATCCCAAAAACATAATGCCTCCTAATAGTCCCGTAGCAATATTATCTCCTTGTATACTTCTTAAACTAAATGATATTAGTAATCCAATAATAGCACCTATTTTACCACATGCAGCACTTAATCCATGACAAGTAGCTCTATATTTAGTAGGGAATACTTCAGCAGGAATTACAAAAGTTGTAGTATTAGGACCAAAATTTGCAAAGAAGAATGTAACACCGTATAATAGAAAGAATGCCCATATAGCCTTTTCTTCCAATATATTATCTGTTAGAGCAATTATTATTAGACTTATAGACATTATAGCAAATCCAATATATTGTAATGTTACTCTGCCAATTTTATCTATGAAAGCAACAGCAAAGTAGTATCCTGGAACAGTTCCAACAAGAGATATAATTGTATATCCAAGTGCATTCTTATAAACTCTTTCATAAGCACTCATATTATCACCAGGTATTGAATCTGGAGCAAATCCTATAGCAGTCAATATATCCGCAATTAATAAATTTTGAGAATAGAAAGCAATATCTAATATTAACCATGAAGAACAAGTTCCAAACAATATTAATGCATGTTTTCTATTAGACAAATATTCTTTAAGAGAACTCCATGAAATTCTATCTATTTGTCTTTCAAAAACACCAGCATTAGGTCTTCTATCCAAATAAACATGTCTATCAAGAATTTCTGATACATCACTTCGTGCTCTCTCCAAATCATTATTAACATGTAAAGTATATCTTGGTGGTTCAGGTAAAAGAGAACGTGCATATATAGTAAGTATAGCAGGAATACAACCTAAACCACTAATAATTCTCCAAACTGTATCTAATGTATTAACATCTTCTATAATTTTATTTTTGAATATTAATATTAATACTAACGAGATTAATGGAGATAAAAATAGTCCCAAACCTTGCATTGAGAATACAGCAGCTATTAATGCACCTCTATGTTTACTATTAGAGTATTCCGATGTTATTGTGGCTGATAATGGATAATCACCACCAATTCCAAATCCTAATATTAATCTCCATATACAAATCATAGGCACAATTCCTAAACCACTTATAAGATTTGATGAGAATGATTGACCAATTATAGCAAATATCATTATGATAAGTGTAAATAAATAACTCTTTTTTCTTCCAATAAAATCACCAAACACACCAAACGCTATTTGACCTATAAGAGTTCCTACTAGTGCTGAAATACTTATAAATATATTGTAAGTATATGGAATAACTCCATTAAAATAAACAATTTCCAACATAGGAATTATTTGAACAATACTAAAAAGACAGTATGCATCTGTAAAGAAACCTACGCCTGACAATAATACAGCTTTAATATGGAATCTTGATATTTCACTTGTATCCATGATTGATAATACGAATTCTTCGTCTGGAACTCTTCTTTCTTGAGAAATGGAAACACCAGAAATAGAAGACAT